TATTGTATCTTTCGGCAATATCAGACATTACTTCTCCTATATGTTTTGGTTCTCTTTTACTCATCTTTGTTTTGGTTTAGTTAATACTATAGTAGCTATTTATATAACTACTGATTACCTTTTGTTACTGGAGTAGCTATTGATTTTGTAAACATATAAGTATACTTTTTTAGTTTTTTGTAAACGTATATGTATACTTTAGTCTTCTTTGTTTTGGTTTAATAGTTTATTAAAATCTTCTACTATATTACTATAGGCTGTTTTTATTCCACCTTTTAATAACGAATCTCCTATCTGTTTTATCTTAAAAACTTCTAAACAATTAATAACCATAGGAATGTTATTGTCTATTCTATATTGTATATCACCTTTATGTATTGGATCTTGATTAGGTTCCACATACAAACTTTCAGGATATTTTAATAAAAATTTATTTAATGTCATCTTTGTTTTGGTTTAATAAAATTCCACAATTTCTTAAAGAAATCAAATATACGTCTAAACAATGTTCTTTTTGGTGGTGTAACTAAATCATATGATAACAACGTATAATCAGTAATGTTACCATCCTTATCAATATTACCCATACCTCTACTTGCTATGTGTATTTTCTTACTCATCTTTGTTTTGGTTTAAATTCTTCTTTTGGATTTGATAAACAAATATCTGACCATCCACGTTTCAATACTCCATGGTACAAATACACTTGTCTGATAGTTATAGTTTCTAACCAATACCATCCACCATCAAATCTTTTTGGAAACCACAAGAACTTAGTCTTGTATCTATATTCTCCATCTTTTGGTCTATTAATTTTCATCTTTGTTTTGGTTTATTTCTTTAATAGTTAAATTAAACTGTTCTTTTGCGTGATTTAACCCATCTAAATGTATTTGAAACTCATTCTCGTCCAGCAATTTAGGGTTTATACACTCCACTCTACTTTCACCTTTGATGGGTATAAAATAGGATAAATGTTCTTCCTTATCAGAACTCATTTTTTTTACTACTTCTTCTATAAAAGTTGGTATCTCACTGTTAATCAAATTACCAGTGTCTATATAATGTACTAAAATTAATTTATCTTTACTCATCTTTTTTTTTCTTATTCTGTCTTTTTAAAAAAATCTCAAATCTATAATCCTCATCGGTTAGATATTTCCATATGTGTTTAATTACTCTCATCTTATTAATGTTACTGTTCCTGATTGGGATGTTTTTTTATCTATTTTAAGTTGGTAAACATAGGTTCCAATTGGGCTCGGTTTACCCCTATACGTTCCATCCCAAACTTCATTTAAATTTGGAGCGGTGAATACTTGTTGACCCCATCGATTATAAATTTCTATTGTGATATGGTTTAACCCCCTACCTATAACTTGAAATGTATCATTTATCCCATCATAGTCAGGTGAAAAAACGTTTGGAACAAAAATTGCGTGTTCTTGAGGTACTTTAATGGTATTTGAAATTGAATGGACATGCATTTCATTACTATGAGCCACTACTCTATAAATGTCATAGTTTTGTCCTAATAAGTTTAAAGATAATAAGGTTAATAGTAGTGTTAATTTATTTTTCATTTTTGTTTAATTATTTAATGGTGCTTTAATTGTTGGGTGTGATTGATAGTTTTCTATTTCAAACTGCTCAACCTCTAAATTTTTGAAACTCTCCATTCCTAAATCATCAACTAAATGAACAGTATATTTCAATGTTGGTAACTCCATAGGTTCTCTTGTCATCTGTTCCTTAGCTTGTTCAATATGATTCTTATATAAATGAACATCACCCAAAGTACCAATCAACTCATCAGGAACCATATTAACTTCTTTAGCTATGATTTCAAGCAGTAAACCATAAGATGCTATGTTAAATGGTAAACCTAAGAATGTATCTACTGAACGTTGATTCCACATTAGAGAGATTGCTCTGGTTGGGATGTTATGTTTATCACAATTTTCTTTATGTTTTTCTTCGCCATATCTTTCTATTGTTTGGGGTACAATGTTTTCTTTATACCCTAACAATTTTACCCTCTCTTCCAAACTCAACTCTCTTGTATAAAACTGAAAGAAGTTATGACAAGGTGGAAGTGTCATTTGGTCTAACTCACCTACGTTCCAAGCTGATACAATATTTCTTCTAGAATCTGGGTCTGTTTTTAGTAGATTGATTGAGTTTTGGATTTGGTCTGTTTTTTCTATCCAAACAGCTGAATTGTCTTTTTTAAGCGTTTCCCAATCCCTCCATTGTTTACCATAGATAGGACCTAAATCACCCCACTTCTTAGCGAATTCATCATCTGTTTTGATTTTTTCAATAAATGCCTCTTCCTTTGTTATAAATGGACCCCATTCAATTTCTCCGTTATGTTTTTCATAATTCTTTATGGCATCCCCATTCCAAATATGACAATTATTATCAACAAGGTATTTGATGTTTGTGTCACCACGTAAGAACCATAACAATTCTGTTACAATTCCCTTAAAATACATTTTCTTTGTTGTTAGTAGAGGATATCCTTCTGACATATCGTGTCTGATTTGTCTTCCAAACACAGATAATGTTCCAGTACCAGTTCGGTCTTGTTTCTCTACTCCATTGTCAAGGATATCTTGTAATAGTTCTTGATATTGTTTATCTAGATTGTTCATCTTTTATTTGGTTTGAGGTTAGTTCTATAAATTTGCCATGCTAGTTGTGTTGGTTCTATCCCAAATTCTTTTAATTCTTCTTTAAAAGTTATTAAATAAAATTTTAATTCTATTAATTGCCTTTCCCCTTGGAATTGTTGGAGGATGGTTTTTATTTGGTCTTGATTTATAATTTCGTTTAACTCACTTCTATTTTCCATAATTATACTCTTTTAGAATGTCCAACTATTTGGTAAAAATCTCTTTTACCCCCACAATAATCTTTAACTAAACATAACAATCCTTTAAACATAAAAGCCCCTGTAGTTTGTTTTTCACATTTACTAAATAATTCTATCAATGTAGTTAACATTTTAATAGAATAATAACCTGAATTATCTAATTCTCCAAACATATCTACAGCTCGTGAAACATACGTTAAAGTATATGTTTGTCTTTCTTGTTGGGTCTGGAATGGTGTTATTACATCATACATATTTAATAAATATTCCATATAACTCTGTACTAACTCTTTATCGTATTCACATTTAACTAAAAGGTCTACTATCCAATGTGTATGTGAAGGTGTTCTTAATCGTTTTCCTGGTGTTTTATATTTTACTATAAAATCTAAATCTGGTTTTTCCCCCCTATATCCTTGATAGATAGCTACAAGAGTATCGTCCTCCATTGTCCAATAACTTAGTGGGTAACTACGACGGTCTTCGTTTTTTATTTTATATGATAAATCCATAAAAGAAATATAATAACTTTTTATCAATAATTCAAATTTGTTTATATAAAAAATTTTTATTATCTTTGTAATAAGATAATACCTTCAACTATGAAAAAATTAAAAGGGGAAAGTTTTAAAACAACTAATATAATAATAAAAATTAGTGCACTTAAATTATTAGTATGGTCAAAAATTCCTACTAAACGTAAACCAAGTCAGGTAGATATTGGAAATAGGGTGTGGATAGCTGGTGACACTTCTACCAAAAAAACTAAACTTTTAAGAGTCCATAAAAAAGGAGAACCACAATGGCCTAGGTTTGGTGGTTATACGGTAATAACCGAAACTGGACTAATGAGAGATTTACATCAACGAGCTGTTAGACTTCATCCTAGTAATTTTATCAAGAAAAGAAAATCTAAACGTTAAAATATTTTTTCTTGATAAAATCAAAAGTTCTTTTACTAGCAACCAATGGCCACAACATTGCACTAAAAAAAGTTTCTAACACATTATTGTATTTATTTTTAAAAAAATACACATCGGCCACTACCCACAATAGCCCTTTCACAATGTAAGCCACACATAAGAATAATACCATCATTAAGATATCCACAATTAATCTTTATTTATTCGTCTATTGACATACATAAGTAATAGGCCTACCCCAAACAAAACAATAATTACAATTATATTAACCATTTGATTTTAATATTCTACTATAGGCTTCTTCCCATTTATCCCTAATTTCTTTATGTGAAAATTCTTTTTCACTATCTAATTGTTTTAACATATTAAAAAATTCTTCCTTTTTATCTATACTATTAATTTGTTCTGTAATTATAAAAAAAAAATCATCCCAATGTCCCATTATTTTTTTTCTTTTTCACATTTTATTTCATAAGGATTTTTTAGTGGTTCTTGGGTTGGGATTGGGATTGATAAATCATGCATTCTTTTTACTACCGCCCCATCAAAAGGCTTTTCTACTTTTTTATCAAATTTAACCGTATTAAGTGTATCTTCTATCATATCCCACGTTTTTTTGGTGGGTATGAATTGGGTGGAGTCTACTATTCCCTTTAACCAAAAAACAAATTCATTTGCCGTCATATCTTTAATTTTTTTAATAACGGTAACCCCATTATTGATTCATATAGTAATTGTATTGTTACCTTTATTATAATAAACGGTAATGAAATTCCTACAATAACTAAACATAAAACTATCTGGATAAAAAAAGAAATTAATTCTAGTATAGCCTTTATTATTTTCATCGTGGCAATATTCTAGTCACTTCTTCATTTATTTGATTTAAAATCTTATTATAGTAGTCTACTTTTTTTTGATTTTTACTATCATACTTTATAAGTGTTGCCGATTTGGATTGTTCCTCTAGGGATATTTGAGGTAGAGCCTTAATATGTTGGGTCACAGTGTCATGTTTTTTCATCAACCATGTATAATATTCTGCTTTAGTTTTTTTCATTTGTTACTTTTTAATTTATTAAATGGTTTATTAATTTTTAATTCTTTTTTTAATGTTTGGTTTTTTTTATTTATTTTAGTGATATATTCTGATATCTCAAATTCTGTTTTAGTTCTTAGTCGTGAATAAACTTTTATGTGGTCTAACGGTGTAAGAGAGGTAGCTAAAAAATATAATCTATGTGTACCATCTCTAATAATATATTCACTTTCACCCCACTCATTAATATCGTGTGTCTGGATTACCCTTATCTCTCTTACAATTCCTATTCTTTTAATTCTGGATTCTAATCGTTCCCACTTATAACCTTTTTCTTTTTCTTTAATATAACGTTCTTTTAATTTTTTTTTATTAAAATTTTTAATTTGTCTTAATCTAATTTTTTTAATTTTATATTTAAAATTAAAAAACATGTAAATTTTATAAAAAAATGCCCCAATAATTATTAAACTGTCTTTTAAATACTCTAACATTTTCTAAATATATAGAAGAAAAGAATTTTGTCTACTCTTCGTCCCATTCAATTTCGTCGGATTCTCTAGGCCAACTATAAGGAATATCGGTTCCCGGTCTAATATCCTGACTCCCATAAGAATCTTGTTGTCTTTTCCATGGATGTCCGGGGTCTCTATTAATAACGGCATTCTCTAAACCAAATAATTTAGCTAATTCCTTCATTTCATCTTTTAGGGTATTAAATCTTTCTCTCCATGAAGTTTCATAAACCTTCCCATCTGGATTAATATAATCCGAGTCTCTTCTATTATAGTCTTCAACTGCTTCAGGATGTAACTCTGCGAAGTCTTCCTCATACCTATAAAAGTCGGGCCATTTTGCATGGTATCCTATATCTCTCATAGGTATTTCTTCCATGGAGTAAGGGTCATCCAACTTCCCCACTATATCATTCCCCCAATCATCATACTCCTCTTTTTTCTTATAAAACTTTAAGATGTCCTTCCAAATATTATCCGCCGTTACACTATCGTCGAGTACTGGAACATAAACATCAATGCGTGCTTCGCCTGGCATATTCCCCGGCACCGTACTTAGATAATAATCAAACCCCAAAAAATTAAATGGAGAATTCTTCACCAAATAATTGTTCAATGCGGTCACTGGTTCCTGTGGTGTCGGGTCCACATTCATAGCATAATGTTGTTTACCTCTTCTAATGGACCATGGTGGTTCACCTTTGGGGTGGTCTAGTTCTTGCTTTTTGTTGTCTCTATTAAAGGGAAAATCCTGTTCATTCAATTCTTCTCTTCTAAAGGTGGGATTATAAATCCATGTATCAGTGGGGTATATTCTTTTCTCTCTTCCCATCCATTTGTTTACTGCTGTCCCAAACCTCTTATCTTCGTCGGTGAGGCCTATAGGTTCTATTTCATAATATTTTAAATCAGCATCAGGACCTTCCCAGTTTTCGGGTTGTCGAAATTTAATAGCCGTAACCACATAAGGTTCATATAAGTCAGGTTTTCTTCCCCCTGTCGTATATTTTCTTCTCCACCCTATACTCTCTATTACCATTATCTCATCTCCTATCATTAATTGTGGGTTTACTTTATCTTGAGATTGTTCATTTAATTCTTCTCCTCTAGAGTCTGGTCTTAACATCCATGTGTCGTTAGGATAAAGATGTGTCAATCTCCTCCATCCTCCACCCGCCCTTAAATCGGCTTGCATTTCTTCAGGGGTCAATTCTTTACGTTCTATTTCATAATGTACGTATTTGTCGTTAAAGGTATTGTTTTTTATTGATTCTTTGATTTTCACTACTACATAAGGGACATATATTTCTGGTGGGTTGAAACTTGCTCCTTCAGGTTGGTTGTGTTGAAGTACGAGTATCTCATCTCCTATCATTAATTGGGGATTAAGTTTATCTTTAGTATGTTCTTGTAATACTTCGGGGTCTTCTACTTTTACCCATTTATCAAAATAGGGTGCAATCACTTTATAACCTACCCTTCTCCCTTCTGTGTATCTCAATAACTCGTCCTCATCTTTCTTATCCATTAACAACCATAATAGTTGGGTACCTTCATCTATGTCGAGACCAGACCCTTCATATCCTCTAGTCCAGCCATATCTGGGACTACCTCCACCTCTTCCCTCTGTACTCCACTTCATTTCCTCATTCTCATCTATTACAGTATAAGTGTGATATAACTTGGGGAATCTTTCAGAAGTAATAATCTGCATACCATTCATAAACTCCCGTCTTTGGTCACTATCTTCATCTACATCTATAACCTTAATTTTATCACCCGGTTTTAAAGGAGGATTAACTTCTACTTTCTTACTATCTTGTTCTTGTAAAGATGGTGGTGTGGGGGACATAATGTACCTCACTTCATTAGGATACAACCAACGAAAATCGTACCCACCTTTTTTGTGTGACTTCTTCCACTTGTTAATTTCAGATAACGGTAAAAGAAGATATCTCTTCCCTCGTTCCTCCACTCTTTTTCCGTATGCCCGTTCCCTCCCGTGTTCCTCCGTTTCTGGCGTTTTTTGTATAATCCTATAAGGGACGAATAAGTCTGGTTGTGTAGTATGGGTTTCTATGTCATCTCGATGGTACCAACCCCTTCCTTCGTGCCACTTAAACCCCATTAACTCTGCAGTCTCTTCATAATTATGCCAATCTCCTTGCAAGGTATCTTTGACTTCCTGATTCTCCATAAATTCCTTTATTTCGTCGTCCGTCATATATTCAACATCTGGGTCTTCATATGCCACTACCGTTATCGTATCTCCCACATTTATGTAGGGATTAACTTTTTCTTGATGTTCTTGTAAAGATTTTGGGGTGGGGGGAGAAATGATGTATTTTTCTTCCGAAGGGTACAGCCAACGATAATCTAATCCCTTCACTCGTCCAGAGGCCCATATCTCCCTCTTTTCGTCCTCATGTTCTTCCACTTCAGGTAGTGTTAAAAGAAGATATCTCATCACATCTCCTTCTTTCCATCCTATTTCTACTTTTTGTACAATCCTATAGGGTACGAATAAGTCTGGATTCTGGTCATTTAACTCCTTTTTATGATACCATCCCTTACCTGGCCATCGTGTATAGCCCATTAACTCTGCAGTCTCTTCAAAATTATGCCAATCTCCTTCCAATGTATCTTGGAGGTCCTGATTCTCCATAAATTCCTTTATTTCGTCGTCTGTCATATATTCAACATCTGGGTCTTCATGTGCAATTACAGTTACAGTGTCCCCTACATCAATTGGGGGATTAACTTTTTCTTCCTGTTCTTGTAATATTTCTTCTTCCTTATTTACTATTATCCATTGGTAAGGGCCTGATGCCTTTAATTCTTCCTTTCCGTCCTTTTCCCACTCTTGCCTTCTCCCCCTCTTTCTTTCTTCTCTACTTATTCCATATCCCCATATATCTCCTTTTATTTCTCCTTTCCATGGGTCTCCTTGTATTCTCTTTCTTCCTGTTGGTGCCTCATTATTATATACTATATCCTCCACTACATAATTTACAAATAACTCTAACAATTCACCATCATTCAACACATATCCATCATCATCCACTATCTGTTCATTCCTATTAGTCCAATAGGGTAGGACTTCACCAGATGCAGCGTTGTCTATAAGTTTTATTACATCCCCTACCTTTAATGTAGGTCTACTTATCGGTTGGGATTCTTCATTTAAAATTTCTTCTTCCTCTCTTTTAAAACCAGGACGGAATATCCATTCATCTCCTACTTCATAAATAATCTTAGTAGTCATTGTCCATAACCCCTTCCTTTTCCCTTTCTCATCCCAATTCTCCACTTCCCACCTTTCTTTCTCATCGTCCCAATAGGGAAATCTACCACTCATAGGTTCAATGTGATAACTAAGTTTCCCTTTAGTGCGAGGTTCCCTAACTCTTTTTATTACCTTATAAGGTATAAAAGTCTCTGGTTCATTCTCATGGGTACCATCTACATGTAAAACAATAATCTCATCTCCTTCTTCTAAGTCTGGACTAGGATTTTTTTGTCTTTCTTCCTGTAGGTGAGCAATGGATGGCTCGTACTTACCTATTTTTAACCACTTATGTCCATTTACTATCATATCCTGATGTAAATTGGCATCGTTAAAGTCTACAAGTAAATCGAGCCTCATTACTACATACCCATATACTTGTCTCTTATCCCAGCCTTTATCCCCCTCACCTGTCACTATCCATCCTTCAGCACTTCCATCGTGCCATAATGGGGTTAACACCACATACTCATCCCATAAGTTAAGATAACTATCCTTGTCTGTCTTCTCTATTATTTTAATCATATCTCCCGGTTCCAATGGGGGACTAATCTCTCGTTCCTCTTGTTCTTGTAATACATCACCCCTCAATTTACGTTTGGCGTTGTCTTTGTACTTCGCTCTTTCTTCATCAGATAATTCTACCTTTAACCATTGGTGGTCACGGTCACGACTTAAGACTTTTAAGTGACGATGGAGGTGACCTGGTAATCCTGGTGTGTCTTGGAACTTTTCCAAATACCCACTCTGTTGTAATTTATACAGGTCCTCTATGGTAATAACAATATAATCTCCTTCTTTTTTTGGGGTCCCATATGAAGGATGCCATACCCAATACAATGCAAATGGTGTGGGCGTACCGAAAGGCGTTTGTTCTTTTCTTTCTGGTATATCTATAGGTCGTATGATGTCTCCAGATTTTAAAACAGGACTCACTTCTTCTTCCCTTTGTTCCCGTAATGTTTTCTTAATATCTTTATTTGTATCAGTTTTTACAATTTCTTTGAACTTATCCAAATAAACTATTCTATCCGAATCTACATTTATTAATTGAGTATTTGGGGTTAGGTATTTATCTTTAACTTTAATATAGTATACACCATCATCCTTTATACCCAAATCACTTATGAAACCATCAATATAATTTTCATCGTCTATGCTCTGAGACAATAACCCCTTTAACCCATTCTTAGTTAATTCAGTTGATGGGTCACCTTTGTTTTCATCAGGTTTTTCTTTTGTTGCCTCATACTTCTCTAAGTATTGGTCTAGTGCTTTAGTGGGCTCTCTCCAATCGGGGTCTTCTTTACCTACTTCATTTCTACCCACTATATTATTGATGAGCATATAGATGGGTGCATGTAAAAGTATATTATGCTTAATATTTGGAACGTACTTCAAAATATCATTAGTGACATCATCAAAAATTACCTTATTCCACTTTCCAGTCTTAAACTCTTGTGCCATATACCAAGCAGCAGCGTTTGCATTAGGACCACCAACATACTCATTTTCTTTTGGGTTTGGTGGTACATCTTCGCCAGCTTTCCTATAGAGTCCAGATGTTATTCCAAAATCATGACCCTTTGCCCAATCCCTAATACTTGGTGGGTCAAACGCTAATCTTCTTTCTTCATTTTCAGGAGTGTAACCATTGAAATCATCTGATGCAATAATAACCCATTGATTAGGGTCTGTAGCTTTATGAAAAGGTACCGCTTTTAATTCCTTACTTACCCATGATTTACCAGCAGATGATGTTCCATCTATTAATATAGTAGATTTATCACTTAATCCTTGTTCTCTTTGTTCCCGTAATGTTTTCTTAATATCTACCCCATGCTTAGGTCCCAATGGTGGGTCCAATAAAAACTTCTGGTTAAGATAATCTCTTAACAAATTTTCCACAAACCAATCTGGAACTGGTTCATCATCTGGTTGGGCTGCAGCAACATCTGCAACATATCGTGCAAATTTAAGTTTGTATTTATCCCTAATCATTTCCAGTAATCCATCCGAGACAAAGAAAATTTTACTCAAGGGGTCATCACCCAATGCAACATCAGGAATGTAATCCCCTTCAGCAATGTCCATGGCTTTGAGTACTACCTTCCCCCACCATCGTTTATATCCTTTGGTATCTTTAAGTGCTGGAGTAACAATTTTATTTAATGCTCGGGTAGCGGTAATCCCCACCGCCGCAAATAAAACCTGAGGTAAAAAGAAAGGAATAATTCTCCATAATGATTTAAAAACCCCTCTACCGATATCGCTTGCTATTCTTTTATTGGTAGCTGCTTCCACCAATGCTTTAAGTTGACCAAAGGTAATAGGTCCTTGTGCTTTACAAAATCCTTTTACATTACAAATATTTTCGGTTACGTCTCTTGATGGTGCAACAAAGCCTGATTCTGGGTCTGTCTCACTTCCTTCATATTCGTACTCATCTTCATAATCAGTTTCTTCATCGTCATCGGGAATCTCAATTTTTGCTACGTCTTCTTCCCATTCTTCTTCAGTATCATATGGTTGTAACTCTATTGGTTCTAATAGGCCTTGACCAAACATATCGGCTGCTTCATGGATGTACTCCTTGGGTGGGAAGTGGTCTGGTCTAGTAGCGCCCTTTACGGTTACATAATTAACCCCTATACCTGTTGCATTTAAAAGGTCTGTTATATTCTCCTCTAAAACCTCCACTATCTCTTGTCGTACTTCCTCTTTCAACGCTTCATCTGGTTCATCACTAACGCGATTAGCACGTGTAAGGTCATCCTCTGACTCGTCCCGTACACTTCTACGTAAACCACATGTTCTACATTCTTCTTCATAGTCACCATCTGACCACCACTGGTGGTCATGAAAAATGTCCCACAAAGTATAAGTGTCGTGTCCACCCAAAGCTAAATTGGCCATTCCACCACCATCTACTATTACAAATACCCCTATCTCATCCTCAACACTCCACCCTCGTTCTTTCCGGACTTTCTTTTGGTCTACATTCCATGGTAGTTCTTTCTCATCAATAGAAGTAACTACATACTTAAAATCATATCCACCATCCCAAACCTCCTGTATTCCTTTTAATTTTTCCTGAGCGACTTCGATGGCTTTCTCTCTCCCTCCATGCCATTCAACCAACCACTCATCTATTATCTTATAAAGTCCTCTTTCTTTACGGGTATCTAATCCTAATAATTTAAGTATATGTGGGTCATTATGTGGTCCTTTATTATCCCAATAGTTAAAAAGTGATTCCTTAAAATGTGCATATATTTTTTTTAGCTGGTTGGGCGATTTCGCTGGGTTAATATTTGGAAAATCGGAGTCTTCATTAAACAACATTTTTTTATGCTCTTCTTCCTCTAATAATCCTTTAGTCAATGTTCTTTTTTTATCTTCATCAAGTCGGTCATTTTTTCCTGACGCCGTTATCTTACCTGCGTTACGTTTTTCTCTCCAAAAATTATCTACAACTATTTGGGCTTCATGCCATGTCAAACCCGCGATGTGGGTAATACTTCGTATTGCATCCGTGAACTGTCCTTCTCCAAAAGGATAGTATTCATTAGGAACCACCGTAGGGAATTGGGTATCTAACCACTCATAAGCATTTTTAATATGTTCTTCCTTAGATAGGATATCCTCCAACAAGAGATTTTGTACCCACTTAATGACAGTGGAATGCAAACTCATTCTTCCAAAAGGAGAACGGTCCCAGGGAATGTACCCATCTCCAGTATAGTCCCAGACATTAGATTGACCTGTCCATTGGGGTATCCGCCTATTACTATATAAGATAAATTGAACTTCCTTTAGGAACTGTTTAATACTCGCATCACTAACTCCTCCCACCAGTTTTTCTCCATGTTCCTTTCCTAGAGTATAGAGGTTATATAATTTTAAAAATTTATCTTTGTAGTTATCATTTAAAAATTGAGTAATCTCTTCGTCAGTACGTCTAGAAGAAGTGGATTCGGCTAAACCTTGATAGGTAACATCACTTATCTCACTATCTATTATCTCGTGTTCCCCGTAATCATAGGTATCCACTTCACCGTTCCAATCATAAAATTCATCACGACCTCTCTCATATGCATCATCTTCATCGAACGCCATAATCTCAACACTTCCTCTTCTATATTCAGTTTGGTCCACCGTTTCCTCATAGTCGACATTATACCATTTGGGTAACTCTTTGAAGGGAGCTTTTATTTTACTATAATCCCCTAAGTCTTCCGCGAAATCCCAATTATCAGAGGCCCATTTCGCATACTTGGAGGCGTCCACTCTCTGTTCCATCCCACGTGTACCGGGGCTGGTTTTGATACCAAATAATTTCATTAGGTCTACCCATCGTTTGGCTAACTGGTTACCCCCATAAGCAAAAGTATTAGTAGAAATATGGGATAACTCATTTCTGGTAAAGGTGGATTTAAGTGTATTTAATATTTTACTCTCTACGGGAGTAAAGGCACTTCTGTCCATTCCTTCTGCTTCTTCATCGGTCCAACTATCCTTATTTCTATCTTGTTCGGTAAGGGGTTGTTCTTTAATAAGTTTCTTAATCTCTTCTGCCAATCCTTTATACTCTGCACTGGTGGTCTCATGCTCAAATCTTTCAGAATCTCCATAATCATCTACATCAGTGTTACCACCCCAATCAAAGAATTCCCTGTTTCCTTTATTCAAGGCATCGTCTTCATCAAAGGCAATTAAATCTACATCTCCGCTTTTAAATTCTACTTGACTTACCGTTTCTTCATAATTTACATTATACCATTTGGGTAAGACTTTAATTGGTTTGGTTACCTTGGAATAATCCATTTCCCCATCCTCTCCTCTAATCTCCTCATCCCAATTGTCTAATGCCCATTTTGCGTATTTGGATGCTTCAGCTTTCGGTTCCATCTCTCCCCATCCCTCAGGCATCGTATGCCCGAATAACTTCATAGCATCTTTCCACCTCTTACCTATATTACCAGAATAAGGATATAAATCCGTACTTGTAGTTATTTGAATCAAGTCCTCTTTAGTAAAATTCTTTGCCAGAAAATTTAAAATAGCAATTTCTTTTTTGGTGAAAGGACTGTATGAAATGCCTTCGTCTTCTTCTTCCCATTGGTCATCTTCATGAACCTGTTCCTGCAGGGAAGTACTTTCTTTACGTAGACTAAATGCTGTGGGGTCGGTTAAATTAGGCTCTTGTGGTTCGGGAATTTCTACATACCCACCAAATCCAACGAAAGCATCGGGTCTGTATTGTTGTGCAATATTTTCTAACCATTCATTTAATACATAAGGAACTGGTAATAAAACAGCATCTCTATTCCATTCTTTTCTATAATCTATTAATCCCAACTTAGTTAAACGATGGTCAAACTGAGTTAACTCGTGGTCAAATCCATCATACGGTGAACCGTGAGCATAAATCTCCTCATAGTCATCAGGGTCTTCTATTCTTCCTGCCGCAATCTCCTCTGCTATTCCTTTGTAGAAAGATTCCAACTCTTCCAGATGGTTCTTGACGAATTTCTCCACTTCCGATTTTTCATGTCGGTCTAAATAGTGAATAAAAGTTTCTACAGGTACCTCCAATGCACGGTTGTTAGGTTCTGGGTTATGTTCGGGAGAATTTCTAAAGGATTGTGAATTGGGTTCTCTAGTAGGGAGGAGAGGTACCATTCCCTTCATGTGTTCCTTAAGGGTTGTTTTTGTTGGAGAATAGGTACGGTGGGGAAATAAGGGACCTATACTGTCTTCATATAAATGTAACTTTTTTCTTAAGTCAGTACCCATAAGACCTTGGTCTAATGCATCTTTTATTTCACTTAGTGTCGGCATTAAGAAGTATATTTATCTAATGCCTCTTGTGCTTGACGGCCTCTTTTATTTTGGTTTACTCTACTTTGATTACTGGGTCTTTCAAAATTTACCATAAAAGAAGCGCCCGCATCTGATGCATTGGTCGTTGTTAATAAAGCATTATATGCTTTTTTCTCTTTTCCTTGGAGTTCACTCCATAAATATTCTAATTGTGCGTCGGGGTCGGTAATAGGTTTTTGTTGTTTTTTCGCAAAGTCATTTAATCTATATAGTCTAGTGTCATGCCATTGTGCGAGCCCCATAGACGTTCCTCTGTCTCCAATAGTACCCGTCTTAAAATTAGACTCAGATTTCATATTACCCGCAATTCCCGCCGCTTGTTCGGGGGTCAAACCTTTATTAATAAAAAATTTAATGACGTGATTAGAATCTATTTGTTGATTACCGGGGTATTTTTTCCCTTTCAAAGGTAATATAAAATTAGCGTCAGGTTCTATTACACCTTTTCTTTCTAATTTTTGTACTGTAGTGGGGTCATTTATCTCGGGATTGAGATTAATTTTCTTGGGGTCTTTCATCGCTCCCAACACATCAGGGGTTATCATATCAGTAATCTTAAAACCATAATCTTTCTGAAATGCATTCACCGCTGCTAAAGTTTCGGGACCAAATTTCCCATCTATGCCAAACTTAGGTAATATATAATTTCTCGCAATTAAATCTATTTGCATTTCTTTTACCTTATCCCTAACATTCCTTCTTCCCCTTCTCATTCCATCTGATAAAGTAAGATTACCTTGTGGTATATTTTGAATTTCTATTTTTTCTTTTGGTTTTCTTCCTATTCTTTTAATAGTTACACCATCTAAGTAAGGTACAGGGTCAGTAGTAGAACTCCCTTTAGCTTTATCATACACTTCATAATGTAGATGTGCTCCAGTAGATGAACCGGGACAGTAGTCTCTTTTTCCTCCTCCAGATAATCCAATAACTTGTCCTTTACTTACCGATTCACCTTTGTTAACCCGGATATCTTTAATGTGACAATAACGTGTTTTCAATCCTGCACCATGGTCAATGTATATATTACCACCACACGCCCCCTTGGTACATTGAGCTTTAATAATCACACCATCTGCTGGGGATAATACTTCGGTTCCACTTTTTGCGTTAATATCTACCCCATGGTGTTGTCTCGTTTTTTTAGTAATGGGATGCACTCTTATACCATAGGGACTGCTAATTTTAAGACGGCCAGCCAATGGTGGCCCTAAACTAACTTCTACCTCTTCATTTAATAGAATTCTATTTAATTGTTTTTCAGTTATTAATATTTTCATCTATTTTTTTTTAACACTCTCGACGCCTGGGGTTATATCTGTCGTCATTATATTGAGTTCCTCTATGGTCACTCCATACTAATTTTCCGTCTATCCTAATCTCATCCCATTCTTCATCACCTAAATAATCAGTATCCGTCGTCTCTATATATTCCGTTTCTGGGTCATATTCCCACCAATTAGTCTCTGCGTCACATATTGCAGATTGGAAATTGGTGTCCTCTATATTTATGGTACTTACTTTTAATACCGTATCCCGTTCAGTAAAAGTTCTACTAACCTGATAGTCAATAATAGGTGGTAAGGTTTGACCAATATATTCTTCAAAGTGTGTAGGAATATTGTTATCCCAAATAAATTGGACATATTGTTTAGCTAAGTTCTCCGCCTCTACACCTGAGATACCAAATAGTTTTAAAATTACATCTAACTCTAGTTCATCTGGGTGTAGGTGTAACATCTCCCTAATGCTATCGGGAGAATATTCTCTGACAATTTGTCTCATTACTCGGGCATCTAACTCAGTGAGGGTGTTGTCTTTCCCTATTTTTTTATCCACCTCACTTTCCCTTAACAACTTTTGTTCCTCTGACATTTTGTCACTCTCCTGTAAAAAATGAATTTGTTTTTCAATCATTTTCTTTGCTACCTCCAAAGATTTAATCTCTGACAAGTTGACAGGTATGTTAAAGGGTCCCTTATGTAACGCAGGTTTTAATACAGTTTTCTTTAATTTATTTTTGTCAGGGGAATTGTAGGTTTCTTCTTCGTCTGGACTTCTATCAGATAAATGCACATTTCCAAATTTATGTACAAGGTCAAATCCATCACCCTTGAATAGGTCAGTGGTTCCTAGATTCTCAGAGCCCGCTAAACAAAAGTATTCACCATCTTCTGGGTCTTCACAAAAAGTACGGTCTTCGTTTTCATATATTTCTCTTCTGTCATACCCAAATTTCTTTACTAATTGTCCTGCGACTGCATTTGCTTCATCTTCAATTTCTCCCCCAATGTCTTTGGGTAAATTATTTATATCAATTCGTCCATCCTCTAACTGTTTATGATGAACTAATTCATGTGCAATACTTCTTAAAATATCAGCTACAGCTCTATTTTTTCCGTATACTTTTACTGAATTGTCTTTTAAATTATAAGATGCTAGGGTAGTGAGGTCATTTCTATTGTCCACCACTTCACAATTGGTAGGCATAGAATATCCAAGTTCTTGTTTACAAAAGTCAACAAAATCTTGGACTACTTCGTCTCTATTAATATCTTTTAATTGTTCTTGAATAATATTTTTAAGATTAATTTCCATTATATATAAATACTATTCAATACAAGAATAGTGAAGTGTCATTTAACCTTATCATGAAACACTACCCCAATTTGATTGTTTGGGTGTAGCATCATAAATGTAATATTCTCATCCATCATTATTACTATATCACTATGAGAAAAAATAGAATTATATTCGTACCTATATATTGTACCTAAACTATCACTAATACTTTGGTGAGGGCCCTTTAATTTAAATACCCTATAACTAGATTCGTCAAAAAACTCTTGGTGTGAACTTGAAAACAATGTTAAGATTTTATCGTCTTGAGACGATATAATTAAAATACTGTCTAATAAAGTTATATGGGATTTAACATTCCATTTTTTTAAAGATTTTCCATCTATCGAGACCAGTTCCGCTACTTTCCACGTACGTTTTATTTGTGCGTTACTATCTAACGCACATAATAACGCTAACCCCATCATTAACATATACCAACACCAGATTTGCCATTTAGGTCGCTCCATCTATTTCTTGTTTTTAGGTGTTTTAGACTGTGTGTCACCACCCAATAAAATATTTAATCCTATAAGAATTAATATACTTAATATTATAAATTTAATTATTTTCATTTTTATTTTCTTATTTTATTCATCTTTATTTTGCCATTGTCGATTAACAATTATTGTTACAGTAAATGCAATGTAACATAATAAAGTGATTTCTATTATTTCTATATTACTCATCTTCGGTCATATCTTCAATACTTGCTCCAAAATTTGGTAAATCTAAAACTTCACCTTTATCTTTGGATAGTATAGTTTTTATTTGTGTCGTTAGAGCCTTTATTTCATCTTCGTTTTGGTTTAATACCCATTCTTTTATATGAGTTCTTTTTGTTCTACAATATATGTCTATGTGGTTATCCAATAGATACTTCTCAATAAGGTCTGTTTGTTTGTATTGTTCAACCGTAAGTTTTACTGTCAATTCACTTTTCTTTTCTTTACTCATCTTTGTTTTGGTTTTTAAATTCTTCAAACAAATATCTATCTTTAATAAAATCTTCTATATCTGTATTGTCAAACTTTTTCTTTGTCTCTTCTAATTCTTTAATCCTTTTTCTTTTAGGTGTCATACCTTCTTCATATTCATCTAACGTATTACTTTTTTCGTATTTCCACTTAATATGATTTTCTCTAAAATTAATTGTATTACTAATTGAATATATTTCATTTTCAATATTCTCTTTAATTGATTGGTAATCTTCTAACCTATGTTCTCTATGTTTCTTTAATTGTTTATTAATTATTTCTTCAGCGTTGTCAGGTAAATTCCTATCATCTATAAGTTTAAATAATAAATCTCTAACGACACACAAATCTTCTTCCATAGATTGTACATCATCCTCCAATTCACATATAGTAATTTCGTTTTTAGATTTTCTAACGGGTGTGTGTTGTGATTCTAAGTTTCTATAATCTTCTTCTGTCATTAGTCCCACTCCAGTCCCTTTTCCGTCTGCTCTACAAGGCATAATTTGTGTTTTTTTAATTTATTAATCTTTATGTTGGTTAACTATCTGCTATACCAAACTTGGTCTTATACCAAATTCTCTCATGAAAATAATAAAGTACCATTTTGGTTACTAATTCTGCTAACCCTACTTTTATTCCAATCATTGGGTTTCCACTAATTAACCAGCCTAATAACATCGTATCCATAGTGCCCACTAATCTCCATGTGAGGGTCTTTGCAATGTGTCTTTTTCTTTTTACTATTGGCATTCTTCTTTTTTAGAATTAATTTAAATCTAGAGCCCCTACCTGACACAATATCAGGTAGGTTATCTAGTCAGGCCGAATAAGAATTCAGCTCCACCACCCTTTCGGGTTAATAGAGCGGAAGGATAGGATTTGAACCTCCGTCCCCATACTGGTAGTATGGTGCTTTACCAATTAAGCTACTCCCGCTTATTTAATGATGTGTGACAGTCCATGTTCTATAGGTACTATCCTGAAAATCGGTATATGTTTTCATGGCCTGAAGAATATCCACCGCATCAATACCTAATAATTTTATAGCATCTTTCTCACTAAGTCCATACTTCTGTATAATCGAAAATTTCTTTTCTCCGATTTGAGTTCGAAGGAAATGCATCGTCTGGTCCCAATGAAGGAATGCCCCCGTGTAAACACTATCTCTATTTTCATTTTTCATAAGGCAAAGATAAGAAAAAAATATTAATAAACAAAATTTAAATTGATAAAATATTAATGGGGTAATTTATTTATTCCCCCTAATTTTATCTTATTATAAGAGTAGATAATAGTTCTTCTTAATGAATCCCAACCGTATAAAATCTATCCGCCGCACCTATATTATATTTTCTATAATAGTAGGAATTGTTGCTCCTATTTTATGCTATTGGTTAATTCCTCATTTTGACATAAAACACGACCCTTTATCTAAATTTGGTATCTCCGAACCCACTTCCCATATCTGGTTAGTCTCATTAATGTTTATTGCCATTGGATTATGGTTAAATGGGGAATATCGGATTGGGGAAATGATTAAGAAAAAAAAATGGCGTCCTTTATTGAAGTGGTTACTGAGAATTTCTACTTTTTCATTATTATTAATGGCAGTAATAGATATGAGTTGGCACTGGACACATAAAACTTTAGCTTTACTTTTTTTCTGTGGATATAATGTTTTTGTGTTTGCCTTTGGTATTGTGCGTTCTTTAACTTATGTTAGAAGAGGAATGTTTTCAGTAATAATGGCTACGCTTATGTTATCCACATCTTTATTAATTCTTCCATTTCCAAGTTATGGTGTTGCTGAAATATCATATATATTTCTGATAGTGCTGTGGAACACTAAAGTCTTATTTAGGAAAAAATTATAAGGTTTCTTTCCATAAATTTATTAATCGGTTAGCAGTTGGTATTATGTTGCGTTTGGCTTCTCTAAGAGTTACTTCTTTATTTTTATTTTTAAGAGAATGGATGGTGGTATCCCAGATAAGGTTTTTAATTTTATCACCATCTTCACTTAAGAGTCCACTATCCTTTTTTAATACAGTAGAATAGGTATCAATCCAGTCTTTTCCACCAATTAAAAAGTGGGAATAAAAATTCTCATTTGTCATCTCTTTATTTTTAACTTCACTTAAAAAATCAAAAATTAGTTTTCTTTTTTCAACTAGTTGGGCTGTGGTTACGTGTTGGGAACGTACTTTAATAAAAGCAGTTAAATCCATTTTATCAAACGACTCAAAGAACCTCCTTTTTATTAAAAAATCCTTTTGGGCTGCTTGTAAATGTCTGTTAACCTCTTCTGTCATATCTCCACGCAACTTTCCTCCCATTGTAAGGGTGTAGTCCGACTTTTTCTCAAAGTCTCTTAAATCGAAGATATTAATTGTATCTCCAATTTGAAATGGGATATTACTTAGGTTACCACTCTTTGCAATATCAACTATTTTCCCAGTTGGTGTCATATAAAGTAAAAAGGTCTGAGAGTTTTTACCCCAACCACCTTTGTATTCAAATCTTCCAATGATTAATAATCGTCTAATATAATTAGGAATGTTAGGTCTTTCTTCTTCTGGTAATTGTGGAATAATGGCTTCCGTTAACGGAGTGTTCCTGATGATAATCCATTTATCTCTCCCTCCTCCATCATCAGCATAATAATCATAGTCTTCTACTCCTTGATATAATCCCAAGTGTCCATCGTAAGTATCTATCTCGTATTTAATTCCTCCTCTAAACATATCACCTCTCGGTTCTTCGGATGCATTGCCTTCATATACATGTACCACGATTCCTACAGTAGTATTGGGTATCGTCAGTGTTGTAGTTCCGGGAGGTGCGGGGTCCATTTCTAAGTCCCAAATAAAAATTTTATCTCCTACTTTAAGTGGTGGACTTATTTCCTCTTTGGGTATTTTGGTGGTATCGATTTTTTGTTCCTTTAAAGTATTGAAATGATAGGCATCCGTAATCTCCCAATCATCCGATTCATAATCTCCATGCTCATAGGTATGCATTTCTCCGCCCCACCCATAAAAATCTTCCCTCGATTTCTCTTCCGCATCCGTTGCTCCAAACGCGGTGACGTTTGCGCTACCCCTTTTAAATACTTGTTCCCAACCACTTTCTTCTGCCTCTACTTCATATTCGGAGGGGTATTCTTTTCTTGCATTTTTAATTTGTCCATAATCTCCATCGTCTGCTTCGTGTCTATTCTCTAGTGCCCAGCGTGCATATTTGCTTATTATTGTCCAGATTTGAGCACTTCCCTCTCCACTGTTGGGTTCACCAAATAGTTTCATTACATCCTCATATCTAGAAGTAACTTGCCGTTGTATATCAGTTTTAAAAGTTCTGGTGGCAATTGCTTTTAATTCATCGAACGTAAATTCTCTAACAATAGTATTTAATATTTTAACTTCGAGTGCGGTAAAAGGACCATACTCTACATATAAGTCATCATCCTCTAATCCACTCTCGGCATCTTGTTCGTTCAATCTTCTGGATGTAATATTCTTGCCACTAGCATCAATTTCTTTTTGTCGTGCCTCTATCTCTTGGGGTATATTGGATACATGTTTTTTCACCATAATCCACTTATCGTTAGTCGTAAGGATTCTATTTCCCCTATCCCATTCAATATTTTCTCCTGTTATTGGTAACATGTTCCAATACAAATTACGGAAGGTGGGTTCATTTCCAAAAGTTATTTGTTCTGTATTCACGGGTTCGGGAGAAGTAACATAATAAGTCTCCATGATAGTAGGAAAAGTATCTTCCCCATGTAATTCACCTCTACTTCGCGTTCTATACATGCCAGAACCTGCAGATTGTTTATATCTGGTATCTTTATCTACATCTACCACTCTAATAACGTCTCCAATATTTAAAGATGGATTAAGTTTTTCTTTCTGTTCAGTAATCGGTTTTTTATGAACCTTAATCCATTGGTATATCCAAGGGTATAATAGTTTTGCGGTACCTCTACCTACCATATAGTCCCCATTTAAATAATCTTGATGTTTGTCTGCTGGAAGAAGTGTATATCTCCAAGGCCACTGTGCTTTGTGCCCAGCAGACTCTTTTTCTACTACTATGTATGGTGTTAATATCTCAGGTCTTTCCGCTTCTCCTCGCCCTTTCATCCTCTCCCTCTCCCTGTCTATATCTATTACTCGTATACTATCACCCACTTCTAACTCTGGACTTAATTGGGTTTCTTTTTGTTCTCTTAAAATATATGGTGTGTCACCACCCCATATTTCTACTTCCTTGCCTACCCCTTTATCATTTCCTTCCCACTCGCCTGTCAGTGCAACCAATTCCATGTTGTCTATCCTCTCTATTATTTGACGTGCCCAAGCTTTTACAACAGGGTTGGGGGTTAATCCTCTTAAACGATTATAAGATATGAAATCTCTTTCATCTGGTGGACCAATATTCGTAGTATCAATTAATCCTAATTTATATAAATCTTCATTGATGGTACCCCATAAATCATATAATTCCATTTGAGCCGTTTCAATTTTATCCGCCAAAAGGCCTATCTCACCTCTTCCTCCTTCTCCTCCACCGAATCCACCGTATTTAAAATTTCTTACTCCACCTTCAGTATATGAGTCCTCATAACTGGTGAGTAAAAGTTTAGCTGCTAGAGCTAATTTCTTATATATTCTGAAAACCTCTTGTGTATAATTCTGGTGTAAAAACTTCTTTAGGGGTAAATTCTCACTCTGTTCTTTTATGGTTTCCCGATGTGTAGTACTTTCTATCTCCCACCCATCAGATTCCCAATCTCCATAATCATAGGTCTCCATCTCACCACCCCAGTCGTACCAATCAGCTGTAGCCCTATCAGTCACATCCTGTGAACTAAATCCGGGTATATCAACAGAACCGTGTTTGAATATTTTTTCCCATCCGCTTTCTTCCGCCTCTACTTCAAAGTAAGAGGGATAAATTTTAACTGGAGTTTTAACCTGTGCATAATCTCTTTTTTCATCGACCTCACCTGCAGCTTCACCCCAGTTATCCACCGCCCATCTTGCATATTTGCTCGCTATTACCCAATCCTCCATGGTACGAGCGGGTATCGAAAATAATTTCATTATATCATTATATCTCTCTTCTAAGGCACGGGGTAAATTAGCGGCATCACTCTCCCCAATCATCTCTAAGTCCTCTGAGGTAAACTCTTGGGCTAACTTATTCAATAACTTGACTTCCATGTTGGTGAAGGGAGTAAAGTCATAGTATTGGTCGTCATCATAGAATCCTTTATCTTTACCAAATTCCATTTTTTCTTCGTCTAACTGTAAACCTCCACGGTCTATCTTGCTCAATGCATCTAAATTCCCAAAGGAAGGATGGTCGGTTATCTTATCTTTTTTACTTTGTCTCATTACATCCCATACTCTAGGCTTCATCTTCATGTGATTACTCACCATATACCCTATCTCTTCTGGGTCACCACCTAAACTCTCAATGAATTCACTATACTCATTCACTAACTGGGTGGAAACTTTTTCATGACCATGTGCGGTAGGTTGTCCTGTTTTAGGATTTACACCTAATGTGGCTAACTTACCTAGGTCATGAAAATATGCTGACAAAATTAAATTTATATTCTCAGGTTGTTCAGCAAACGCTCGGTTGGTTACCGTAATAATATGTTTAAGTACATTTCCTTCTGGATGCCATTCAGGATTTTGTTTGGCCTTCCATTGGTCCATTAATATTTGTTGTAATGGTCTGGGTGAAGCATTGTATAATTCTTTAAAGTTAGTCACTGATTCCCCTAATAAATCGATGTCATCATCCCACATCCCTTTATTTTTCTCCACCAGAATCCATGTATCGGTGTCGGGCATTAGATATCTCATGATTGCCTTATTTGAAAGAACACCGGGGCGGTCGGGGTAAGACACATCTTTCATGGGTCTATTAATACCATACCAATATTGGTCCCGCTTGGGTGTAGTGGTAACCCTATAAGGGACAAACAGTTCAGGAACTTGGTCGGGTATTTCTCCTTCTTTATCTTTAACATCTATTACTATTATCTCATCTCCACTTTCTAAGGGTGGGTTTACTTTTTGTTGGTCTATGTTCTCGGTGAGACTTGCTGGGTCTGTAGGTTTTGGTGGGCCGAAATTTCCCTCATCATCTTTTGCCGATGGTTCTTTACTTTGAGGGACCAATTCATACAAGTCATCATATAAGATGTCATTAAAATATTCTTCACTAATATCTGGGTACCAATAACCATCAAAGTATTTTCCATCTACCTCTAAGTGGTCTCCCCGTTTACCCTCATTATAGTCATCTCCTCGTCCAAACTCTTCTATCATAATCTCCCCAAAAAGTTGGTCTGGAGTAAGACGTGCCATGTCTCTCATTACATCTTCCAAAGGTCGACTAGCATAATCTTCATGAAACTGAAAGAAATCTGTATTATCCCAATCGTCATCACTTATCCACCTTTTTAAGTCACTTTCTATTATCCACGAATAACTTCCATTATTATTATCTCTTACCCATTTTCCTGTTCCGTCGAACCAGTCCTCTATCTTATCCCGAATATCGTCAAAGATGGCACGTTTGGTTGCATCTTCCTGTTCTATACTATAGGCGCGGGTAATCTTATTTCTAATTTCATCTATCTCACTCTCTTTTTCGGCAGCAATATCATCCTCAAAATCATTGTCTACATGACCCTCCAATAGTCTGCCGGCCACTTCTTTATCTTTAATCCCAAGAATTTCCATAATCATTTTCCAACTTCCATCATCGAGATTATCTAACATCCCCTCATAAAATTCGTTATGGTCATACCATCCATCCCAATCCCATGCGTCCTCACCACACAGATATTTCCGTATGAGTTCTTCATGATTGTCATCATCAAATAATCGAGCTAAATCATCACAATCCCATAATGATGTTACCGGAATGGGTGCTTGAGTATTCATTATGTATCTTTTGAGTAACATGGTGACACCATCTCCTTGGATGCCTTGCATCCCTAACAGTTTAAGGTCTTCCCAACTTACCCCATCTTGGTCCCATTTTTTATAAAGATATTTAACTGCATTTTCAGGATAATCTTTCATTATCCATTCTTTGTCTTCATCTTCCATTACTGAATCAAAAGGCCATCCTCCATGAAATAAATCTAATTGTTGTTCTTCTTTAATAACTTCTACCGAAGTAGTATCGTTGAGGGTATCTCTGTCTGGATAAAGAGCATCATTAAGGAGTTCTAAGTGATATTCCACCTCCGCATCGTGGTCTGCCCAATTAATAACCATACCCTCTTCATCAAAATCAAAATCACCTTCTAATTGGTACTCGGTGGTATCATAATATTGACTCATTAATTCTACTGTCTCCTCATTTGCGTTCACGGTATCAGTTAACTCATCAATGGTATTAAGATATTCCAGTTCTACAGTACTCAAATATTCTGCTTGTAACTCTTCATAATAATACTGGTCTACATATTTATCTTCCATTTGGTCACAGTCACACTTTCCTTCATCTTTTTCATCCTCCGTACATTCCCTATACTCATCTTTTTCATCATCATAAAACTCAGTCCACTGTATACATTCACAGTCCTCCTCACTTAATTCACCATAAAAATGACCCCCACTTTGGAGACACTCTTCTAATATTTCTTCTGACTCAGCCTCTTCAGCATAAAACTCTACAGTATAGTAATAGATATTCGGTAGAGGTTCCCATAATAAATTCGTTATATTCCAATCACTAAAGCCCCCACCTTCTTTAATTATCAACCATAAGGTCGCAGCTATCTGTTTTCCATCACTACTACTAAAAATTCCCCCCACATCTAGATATTTCCGTAAAGTATTGTAAAAACTATCGAAGTGGTATAAACTTTCATTTAAACGATGAGCGGTTCTTATTAGAGAAATTATCTTTGGGGTTATCTCTCCCCCATCATTGTGAAATTCGTATTCTTCCTTTAAATATCTTTTAGGTGTGGTGTCTTTGGAATAAACCCATGTATAATTGCCGGGATACAAACTTTTGGGGTCTACATTTAATTCGTAAAGAGTATCTAAAGTTATGTCATCCCAATTTTCAATTTTAATCCTTTCCTTCCCTACATCCTCATATTCTGTGGGGGTAAGAAGAGTATAGTAGGTGTTACGGTTTTCATCGACACTTACATTAACCACCATATAAGGGGTAAGTAATTCTGGTACGTCTTGCCACTCGATATCATCATCTCTATTATACCATCCCATCTGACCTGCGTCCCACCTATATCCAGCATTCGCAGCGAGTTCCTCTAGACCACCACCTACTACATAACCCTGTGTTTCTAATACATCAGTTAGTTCTTCATCCGACAGGTAATGACTACGAAACCCTTTACGGTCAATAACCACTATCTTATCCCCTACTTCTAGTTTAGGGTTATGTCTCCATAATTGGTGTTGGTTTCTAATATTTTCTTCCTTTAGGGTTGGTGGTAGGGGGTCATTCGTTCCTAGGTCCAATAAAGCGTAATGACCATTCTTCATTCCCAAATTACTAATTCCTATATCCAACCATCGTCTTCCAGTTGCTTCAATTTCTTTACGAATATTAACAATGTCGTCATACACTTGTCGGCATTCGGGAGACCCATCTACTGGTGGGTGAATAAGAGCTTTTCCTGTAGGGTCCGAATAAAAATCTACATAAATAGGATTGTCTTCTCTACAACAACATCTAGTGAACATCTTTTCTTCAGGTGTGGTTGGGTGGGTTAGGAGTTCTAAAACAATAATATACGCTTGACTACTATCTGATGTATAATAAGGAGTCTTAAAAGGGGCGGTAGCAAATACATTTGCTACATATTCATTTTGTTTACCTTTTAAACTTTGTGCTTGACGGTGTTCAGCTTCATCTCCAGTAATTTTAATTACTTTATCATCATCAAGAAGTGCAGCAATACCATTTCCACCACTAATAATATCAATAACGTCACCTAAATTATTATCAGTAATGTAATCCTTTAAAACCTTCTTAGGGTCAGCACTAAATTTAACTTTTCCGTGTTCAGCGTCTATTATATATTCTTCCGTATCCGGTACATCAATAGACTGATAAATGTCTTTACGTAACTCAGGGTCATTTCTAAAAGACTGGTCTATCGCAACCTGTAATCCCGGGTCTAATTGTTTGGGTGATTCTTGTAATATATTAGGAGATTGTCTCATTATCCATAAATATCTGAGACTACAGAAGATTTGCTCTATGGAAAAATTGTATTATTTTGTGTTTGTCGTTTTTGTTTTGGGTTTTTAAAATCTTTTCTTCAAATACTTCCCATAGAATTTCTTTTTGTAAGTGTGCATCAGTAATTCCAAATAATTTTAAATCATTCTTGCATTTAATTTTCTGGTGTGTAATACATTCATAAATTTTATCGATAATTTTATCATCAGCATTTTTCATGATTAATAATACCCCTTTCTTTCCATGGAAAAAAAATATTCATCTATTCGCATAACACGTTTTTCTCCTGAAGGAAAACAAACCAGTACTCTCCCATTTGGGAATCTTTTAGCTATACGTGGTATGTCGGTTTTCATAATAATAAATATCTAATATAATTTATTATAATACGTAGTTAATAAATTTTGTATTGTAATTGCTTCAACATTCCATTTTTTTAAAAACAAAAAAATATATTTAGAGATATATCTTACATGTTTTTTTTTATTACGTGAATGAGATAATACTTTTTCTAATTTTAATAAATCTGAAGTTATACACATCTAATTGGTGAGTTATTTTTCTAATCGTTGTTTAACAAAAGCCTCATTATTAAGTATGTTTTCCTTTTGCAGTTTCTTTAGGTCTTCTAGTTTACTTTTTCTATTTTCTTCTCCTTTTTTTAATTCTACAGCTTGACGTTTTTGTCGTTCAATAATTCCTTTTCTAATTTTTTCACGGTCTTGGTGTTGTAATATCTTATCAAATTGAGTTTCTAATTTATATATTTTGTCGCCTAAACTCTTTAACATAAACATACTATTCTTTATTAACTCCACAATCTCTATTAAACTGGTTTCTTGGCTTGGGAGGGATTCAATGTATTTTATGTAATTAACCCCCTCTTCTGGACTGTTAAAGTCTCTATTAGGTATAATATATTCTTTTCCAATAACAAAAGTGGGAAATACACCACTTCTAGTTAAAGATTTAATTATATCCCATTCTTCAGAATACTCTTTATAATCCCGTTCAATATATTGTATCTTTTCTTTATCCAGTTCTTCTTTCATTTTTTTACAATATGCACAACTAGTCATAGTGTACATTAATATTTGTTGTTTTTCCATAATTTATTCTTTTATAATAGAAAATTTATTTCCTTGTTTTATTTTATTAATTATATCTACCCCCTCCGTTATGTGTCCAAAACATGTATGTTTACCATCCAAATGTTTTGTGTGGTGTCTATTATAACATATAAAAAACTGTGACCCACCAGTATTTTTACCTGCATGTGCCATCGATAAGACACCGGTATTGTGGTATTGATTATTACCATCCACCTCACAATCAATGCTATAACCTGGTCCCCCACTACCATCCCCATTAGGGCATCCACCTTGTATTACAAATTGGGGTATTACCCTATGGAATATTAAGTTAGTGTAGAACCCGTCATCCACCAATTTATTAAAATTCTTAGTGGTGCTGGGGGCACCCTCATTATACAAAGTCACATTCATTTCTCCATGTTCAGTTATTATTTTTATTCCCATTATTAACTTATTTAAATTTATTTACTGAATATGTGTATATTTTTTTAATAATAAATTTATACAATTTATAAAAAATGTAAAAAATGGATATAAATAATATTCCTTGGAATATACCCATTATGAGTGGAATTACCAAATCTTTAAAATAAACAGTAGTGAAAACATTTGTATACGGTACATAGTGTTTATTTTTATAAAATTCTGCTAGTTCTTCTATAGTATCAATATACTCCGGTAAATTATTTGCCTTGACATCATCACAATTTACAAAATGTCCTCTATCCCATACGCCATACATAGTAAGTAAAGAAATAACCAATAGATATACCAAAATTAATTTACCTTTATTATTTGTAATGTAATTAACTATTCCTTTTGTCATTAATAAATTACCTAAAAATTCAGATACCCTATCTAAAGCTGAAACATATTCATCTATAATCCTATTATCTTTTGTAGATTTTGACATTAATATATTATTTTTTTTAATCTAAAATTTTATCCACCAACCCATATTCTAAACATTTTTCAGCATTCCACCATAAATCATGTTTTAAAATTTCCTCTAATTTAGAAACAGGAACTTTAGTATATTCTTTATATAACTTATTAATCATTTCCATTAACTTTTTATTATTTTCCATATCATCTACTAATTCACTATATTTTCCCCATGACGAAGAGCTTAACTGATGTATTAACATATAGGAATGTCGATGTATCCACCTTTCCTTGCCCACTACACTAATCATTGTTCCTGCACTAGCCGCACACCCCTCAATAATTGTAATGACCTCACAAGAGGTATTTCTAATTGTGTCCAGTGTGGATAAACCCGCAAAAATACTTCCACCATATGAGTTAATGTGTAAATAAATATATGGTAATGGTATCCCCATAGAAAGAGAATGTTTTTGTAAGTGAATGTCTAACTCTCTAATTGCTTTATTAAGTTCCAACATTTTAGACCGTTCCACTTCAGAATAAAAATATATATGGTTATCTATTGCTGTAATTTGATTGTTGTCATTATTAGAATCTAAATTATCAGATTTTGTTTTTTCTTTTGTTTTGCCCCAATATGGTTCTCTCATAAATTTTCTAATTTAATTGTATATTCATTTATTGTTTGTAGCTTAACTGATGGGTAACAAACTTGCCCATAATTATAATGTGGTATTGTAATTGTTGTGGTATCATAATCTATAAAGCTATATTGTGGACATTGGTTACATGGTTTTGCTTTTTTAGTTGTAGAACACGAACCAAGTACCATGGATAATACACACATAATAGTTCCTAAAATTAATAAAAATTTTAATAAATCTTTCATTTTCTTTTTCCTATAATTTCATCTATTACACCATAGTCTAATGCCGCTTCTGCGTCTAACCATAAATCTCTCTGGGCATCTTTCTCCACTCTTTTTGGTGTTTTACCACAACACTTTCCTAATATTTCAAAAAGAAGTTTATTAGTTTTTTCCCATTCCTCCATAGTTATTCTAGCATCTTGTATATTTCCGATTGCCCCACCACTAGATTGGTGTAACATGGTCTGACTATACCTTAAAGAATTTCTTTTACCCTTAGTACCTGCAGCCAATAATACGGACCCCATGGAAGCCGCCATACCGGTATTGACTGTTCTAATGTCACATTTAATATAATCCATAACATCTATTATACCTAACCCCGCTTTAACAGAACCTCCCGGTGAATCAATATATAAAGTAATATCATCGTTATTTACAGTATCTAAAAACATAAGTTGGGATTGTAAAACATGTCCAGTCATGGATGTAATCGGTCCAGCTACCCAAATAATTCTTTCCATCATCAATCTAGAAAAAATATCCATTTGTGTTACTCTCAATTCTCTTTCTTCCAATATATAAGGTGTCATGCTATTTTCATACCCCTGTAAATCTCCCTTATTAACACCATAATGTTGGGTAGCATATTTCTGAAATTCTTTATAATCTATATTCATCTATTTTTTTTTAATTTATTAGTAATTTTCCCCCACCAAGATATTTTTTTCTTCCCATAAGTCGTCTCGGGGACAATCGGTAAGACATCGTCTAAAAATTGTTTATACCTTTCTGGTTGTATCAAATTCATTATATAAGTATGGGTCCTCCCTAAGCTACGTAAGCTTCGATAAAAATTTCTATTAATTTTAGTAGATGGTGAAGTTATTTTTATTTTCATTGGGGGTAAATTATGTCTACTGTAATATGGTATTTTCACAATTAATTATTTATATATTGTTTATGATATTTTGTTCCTATAGTTACCAAGGAATCATGTTTTTGATAATATTCTTCTAAAGTTTCAAATCCGTAAATTTCTTTTACATCTTCTAATAAAATACTGTCTTTGAAAGCCTTTCTTTCTGCATCTAAAATAGAATCACACGCATCATCTTCATATGTTGATTCCTTTACATGTTGTATTTCTATAACTTCTTTTTCTATTGGGGTTCCTGAGTCAAAAAAATATATATAACATATGACATATATAATTCCTACCCACCCAAAAAAATAAAATATTAACGAATCTTTACGTTGGTGTTTTTTCATAAATAAAAAATAAGAAAATTTAAGAAAGAAGACAAGAGTATTTTATTAAAACTATATTAATCTTAGGTAGTTAGTATTACCTTGGGGTTCTCTTAGTTGGTTTGTGAAAATTTGTAGTGGTTGGTTTACTACGAGAAGGTGTGTAATTTGTTCTTACATTATTTGCTTTATAATGTGTTTGTTTTGTAGGTTTATATGAATGTGTTTTTACTGGTGGTCGTGAAACATTATTCCTAACAATCGGTTTGGGTTTAGAGTAATTGTACGTTTTAACTACGTTATTACTTGGTTTTGGTCTTTGGTATGTGGTTATTGCCTTTACGGGTTTATTACGATTTACATCTTTTTTTATGTAATCTTTTCCTTTCTCTATTGGTTTAGGTTTGATATTGATGTTTGAAGTTTGTGTAGTTTTTCTATTATTGGAGGACATACTTTTTCTATGTCCGTAATAATAGTTATTTGGGTAATAATTACTATAACAATAATAGTTTGAATAGTAACTGGGCCATGAGTACCAATAAGCGTAGTTATTATAGGGATACCCGTACCAACCATAATAACTGTTATATCCCCAATAAAATGAAAAATTATTATAATAACTATAAGAATACCAGTAGGGATTATAATATGACCAATAAGATGCGTAATATGACCTCCTATGAAATCTATTAATTCTTGAACTATAATTAGTGTAATAATTATTAGTCACATATACCGATTTCTCTAATGTATCAGATTCTAAAGTATCTAAAAGTTCATAATCATCTACGGTATAATATACATCATCATAATATTCTTGTGAATAAGTAGATAATGTAATTACAATAAAAAAAATCCCTAATAATTTTTTCATACTATTAGGGATTATACAATAATCGTACCACTTATTCTTCGTACTCTCTTTCTCTTTCGTATTCACAAATATCTTCTTCCCATAAAGGAAGGATACTGTCACAACATTCAAAAATAAAATCAGTAATGTCTACATCTTTTCCATCATTACAAATTAAGACTTTTTCTATCTCTATTTCAGTATGTGGGGGAGTACCACTGCCATCTGGATGATACCGCACACCCGGGTCATAGTCATAACTATACTCTATAGTTACTGTATTGTCCCCATAATCTTTTTCTAATATTCCCATTTTTTATAGTTTTATATACTCATCTTTGTTTTGGTTTATATATGTTAGATATAATTCCCATAGGCTATATCGTTCACCTTTCTTACCCATATCATATGAAAGTTCCATTAATCTACAAACATCATCTTTACCTAATAGTGGATATTTATTTTTTTCTTTATACAATATCTTTTTGACGTTTTCCATTTTCATCAGATGTTCATCGTACCAATTAAGTGATAACGAAGCCCATATAGTTGTAATTACAGTTACCGATAATGGACATACTAAATTTAGGTACCAACTTTCAGATATTTCATATACACCAACACCTAAAATTACCATAAGTGGGATATAAATTAATGTTGTTATTAAAATCTTATTCATCTTTGTTTTGGTTTAATAAATGGTTAAACGCAGTCTGTCTTCTGGTGTTTTCATCGGTACGACTACGTGAGTTAATCCGATGGTTTTAATTTTTCCGCACAACCATTTTTATAGCTTTATCTACTTTTTTTACCATATTAAATATTCCATACATTGTTGGTCTCTTTGTCCCTACATCTGATTCTTTTGACAGAATCTAGAATACTCAAAATGAAGTTATCCATTTCTTGTTCGGTGGCAAACTCTCGTGAGTTTAATTTACCATCTTGGTTTATATATGCTACTCGGTATCTCATAATACAAATATAGGTATTTTTTTTAGTTTTACAAAATTAATTTAAATTTTTTTCCATCTACCATCGGTAAGAAGTATAAAAGTCCCAACATAAGTTTGAGTCCATTGAGTAGGTCCAATTAAACTCAGAAAAAAAGTAGTAGAAGTTCTTTCATATAAATAATAAGGTTCATTAATCAAAGGATGAAAATTATAATCTGCATTGTAAATTATTTGAGTCCAGTGATATTCTTCCAATAAAGATTCATACTCCTTTTTAAATTCCGCAAACTTCCCCTCAAAAAAATTATGTGCTTTATAACTACCTTCCCTTCCCTTTGTTAAAGGAACAAAAGGAGGGGACCCTAAAGAAGTGGGGTAAGGTTTGGTGTGGCTGTCAAAACAGTCTTCTTTAGCATTATAAACTACATTATCTGGAATTTCTTTACCCATTTATTCAAAAATTAATGTTAACAAATGGGTGTAGGAACTATATGGTGTTTCATCATAAAACCCATCCGAGAAATAACTTTGGGTGTGTGTTACATTTAATTCATATTTATGGTGTATGTATTGTCCAAATCTTAAATGATGTTTATCTCTTCCATTACCATATTCGTGAATCCAGAATAAATATTCCTTTTCTAACCTCTTTAATGTAAGTTTATTTTCCGCTTTACTCATCTTTTTTTCTATTTCTTATTATTAAATTTCCATCCATTATCACTCTAATTTGAGAATAGGGGTATTCACATTGAAGCCAATCACCACATCCGTATTCATGTTTTAAAGAAATACAAAACCTTAATCCTCTTTCATATAAGGGTAACGCTTCTTTATATTTTCTTTGGTAGAAGAGTGTGTCTGCAACATTTATTATTCTGGTGTATTGTTTCACCTCATCTAATGATTGTGCAGATGTATTAAATATACCCACCAAAAATAATATAAAACTAATTTTTTTCATCTTTGTTTTGGTTTAATTGAGTCTTTCTTTAGTTATTGTTGTTATAAATCTTATAAAGTCACTAGCTAACCATAAATCTAATCTATTCTCCCCACATATCCTCATTGAAGTTTTAGTTCGTTTTAAAAACCGTTCACCTCTAGTATTCTTTACAAATGTTTCAAATTCTTCTTTACTCATCTTCTTTTTGGTTTAATTCTAATTCTCTGAATCTAAATTGTTTACTTGGGTAATCATCTAATTCTACCCAATTAAATCTACCATTAAAATACAACCATCCTTTCTTACCAATATACTGTTCATCATGTTCGGTTACATCATCGTTAATGGTTACACGTTTTCTCATTTTGTATATTGGTTTCATCACAACATCAAGGACTTCCCATCCGTTTTGTGTTATATCACCTTTTTTGTAATTACTCATCTTTGTTTTGGTTTAATTCTTCTACAACTTTATTATAGAATTCATTATCTGATTCTATTTTCTGTTTGAACTCATCAAATGAATGTAAGTAAGTTCCTGGTGGTGTTGCTGGTAACCAATTGAATCCCCATTTCATTAATGCCTGTTCATATAGTTTTTCTAATTTACTCATCTTCTTTTGGTTTTAATGGTTTAACATTCTAGAATATATTTAAACTTACCGAATGCGTTTTTAATGTGGGATTTAGGTACCCAAAACTCTAGTTCCCCAATTTCATCAATCTTTTCTTTAAGGTGTTTGTTGAACTCTGCGATGTCTGCTTGAGTAGTTGGTCTTTTGATTCCCATATATTTTGCACATACAGGGCCAATTCCACTGGCTTTGGAAACCCAATCAGTTAGGTCTTTACCACAACACCTACAACATCCCACATCTGTGAATGTCATCTTACCTTTTACTTTTACTGCTCTTTGAGTCAGTCCCACCACTTGGTGGATAGTAACAGTAATAGGGGTTATCTTTTCCAACCCATACTCTTCCGAGATTCCACGTGCCACATATCTTTTTAACACCACATCTATATTAACAGTGATGGGTTTGAAGACATCTTTTTTCTTTGGGGTGAAGAATTTCTTAATGGCATCCATTTGTCTAGGAGTTAAACTTCCCCATTTAGTGTAACCTGCTTTAACAGAATTAACAAATCCGTTAGGTCCTTCGTAGGAAGTCAATTTTTGTATGGTTTGTTGGTCAGTCATGATTATCTATTTTTAAGTGTTATTGTATAATACAAAGATAAGTAAAAATAATTGAAACTACAAACTTAATTAAACATTTTTTACTTTAGAAAATGTTAACCTCTTAATAAAAATTTTCTGCTTAGAAATCCCCAATAATTTGATTTCGTGGTGTAGAATATTACGGGCGATACTCCACTTAAACTGATTCTTTTTTTTATTTTGTTCGTAAAGAGTATCGTAATGACTTCTTAACTCCTCATCTAAAGTTCTGTCATAAAATCTGCCATCCCCTACAATACTTATATTAATGTATATAGACCCCCACGTCTTAACTTGTAATGAAGTAACTTTCAAGGTAACTTTATTATCTTTAAAATGTGGCGACTCTATGTTTTCTCTCCATTCTAAGATAGTTCCTTTTCCTATCAGACTTTCTATTAATGTATTATATTTGGGATGGTCTCTATTCATAATACAAAGATAATAAAATTATTATTAACCACCAAAATAAATTAGATTTATTAAATAATAAATCATATAAATAGAAAATACTAATTTAAGAAAAGTTCCCAAAATAAACCCTAAAAATGCACCTATAGCAATTTTCAAAGCTTTACTGTCTTCACCAACCTCAGTACGAGCACCTATAAAAGCACCTATAAAAGCACCAAGTAAAATACCTATAGGGGTAAAAAATATCCCAATTAAAATACCAACAATTGTACCTTTAATAGCCGCCTTACCACCCCCCATTTTTTTAACACCCCATATTTGGATATAATAATCCAATAAAAATATGGTTACGGTAATACCACCCATAACCCACATATCTGTAGGTAAAAATGGTGTATCTGTCATCCAGTAAAGTACTAATGCTCCACAATATGTTAAAAGTGGACCCGGAATAATGGGTATAAGGGAACCAATTACCCCACCCAATAATAAAATAGCTGATAATATATATGCAATTTCATCCATACCCTAATGTAAGAAATATTTATTAATAAAAAAAGTAAAGAAAAAAATATATTTTACAATATGCGAAAGTTAATCTATAATATTAAAATGTTAAAAATAATACAAGAAATGGTAGAACTAGAAGAAAAACAATATGCTGGAGTACTAATAAAAGTAAAAAATAAATTTCTATTATGTAAAAGGTCCCCAAATGCTGGAAAATACCCGAACATCTGGTCTATACCTTCAGGACATGTAGACTCAGGTGAAAGAACTAAAGAAGCCGCAATAAGAGAATTAGCGGAAGAAACCGAAATAAAAATAAAAGATTGTACACTATTAAGTATTGCAAGAGATGCTGGTAGAAAAAATGGTAAACCCGGAAATATGTTTATTTATCTGAAAGAATTGAATAGTGAGGTGGAACCAGTAATAGACCAAGAACATAGTGAATGGGGTTACTTCACTAAAAATAACCTTCCATCACCTATGTGGGATGAAATTTCTAAATTAGTAATTAATTTAAGTTAGCGTATAAATCTATAAGTAAATTTAAAGTATGGTTATATACCCACGATTGATTGTGGTTACTGCTACTAAAACTATGTGCTGTATCAAATCCAACTACCCAGTATTTACCACTAGGTAAGTCCCATTCATTTACCCCTAATTCATTTGCCCATTGACTGTATGTAACCCCACCCGGCACTGCACCAGTATCACTCAACTGTATATCATTATATGGAATACCATATAAAGGATGATTGTCAGTTAAAAATACATACCCATTTCCCCACCCATGAGTATCACCCGATGGTAACCACGTATTCTTTACTAAAGAAATGGGAAGTTCTACAATTCCTTCGGATTCAGCTTTTTTTAATATGCTTTTAATTTGAATATTATCGGTGATTCCCAATAATTTGAAATATGCGAGTCCATTAATTCCTTTCTCTTTAAGAAAAGAGAATGCTTTTTCTATTGTAGAGTTATACTTCTTCATTACGTGGCACTAAATAAATAGTCTTTAGTTGGAGATTTTTTCTTCCATTAATTCCCCACAGTTTTACCCATGATTCTACTTCCTGTCGAATACCTGTATTTCCTCTACGTAAAAAATTACGAATGGCACGTGGTCCGTATTCATGTAGGTCTAACCAAACCCCATCTCTAGATTGGACTTCTGATTTAACCCTAATGACTACATCATACTCTGCCATCCACCCTGCTCGTTCTCGACTTGGTGGGGTTACTCTCATTACTCTCACTTCTGTATTCCTAATAAAATTTTCTTCTCTATCTTTAGGTTTAAGGACTCGTGCTTTTAATTTTTTATTTAGTTCTCTGTTTGTCATAGTACAAAGATAATAAAAAATATTAAGTTTACCAAATTATTTTTCAGCTCTTTTTGGGTAGGGTTTTATTAAATGACTAATTTGTTTCTCTAAATATTTCTTGTTAGTTTTACTTCCACGGAAATAAAAATATCTGTGTTTATTATATTGGGGTATAAACTCCGCTTCAGGAAAAGCTTTTAAAATGTCTTCCTTTTTCTGAGACCCTAATTTACTTCTCATCGCGCGAGCACCATATATCTTCCCATTAATCTTAACACCAAACCTGTCTTTAGGTTTACTTTTAACTTTAGGGTTGGACTCCCTCATACTACCAATATAAGTAAAATTACATGACTGGTATATTGTTCCAATCTCTCCTGCCGCTGGGTCAATTGTGGCAGTTATAACATCATAGTGGAATGGAAGTTGTTTAATGCTTTCCATAATTAATTTACTACCACTATGTGGATGTGCCCAATGAACACAGACACCTCTACTAAGAAGTATAATTCTTCCAGTATAGTTATATTTGTCCCATTTACCCAAATTCTCAATGTAGTCTTTGGAAAATACAGTTACTCCCGCACACACCCCATCATAAAAAATACCAAAAAAATAAAGAGAAATAGCAGGCATACAACCCAACCATTCATACTCTTCTACTATCTGAGTAGCTAATTTTCTATCTATAGGTTTAACAATAGCATTAGAGATGTCTCTATTAATTGGTGGTATTTCCCCCTCTAATTCTTTCTGCTCCCTAATCTTTCGTTGGTGGGCTTTTCCTATGGGCAATATAATATTAGACATTGTTTTTACTGAGAACTTTTTTAAGGTACTTATGTTTACCTACAAATTTAATATAAGGAATTTTCCATTCGTTACTAGTGTCACATCTACAAACATTTTCCCATATACTCCGCACTATACTACTCCTTCTATCATCCAACCCCCAGATATTTTTCATTTGTAATAAATGATTCATTCCTTCTTGGTACAAATAACTCCCCCCATCTTTCCATATTACATCCTTGGATGGTTCCTTATCCTTCAGTTGGTAAAGTTTATTGGTGACATAATTGAAAAGGATTTCATTACGGTGAAACGTATCATAGTTAGCGGTATCATATTCACCACCCTGATTAGGATAATTTTTATAGGGATTAAGGATTTTTAATTGCATAATACCAATTATACGAAATTTTAAGTAATAAAAAAACCCCTAACCGAAATTAGGGGTTTAAGACTGGAAGGGGGTCGTTTTACATTTGATTGTTTGTATAAAGAGTGCTGTAGCCTTCCATTTTCTTTCAATATAATAAGTATCGGAATCAATGTTCCATCCTTTTATTTACTTAGAGGTGGGAACTAAGAAGTTTTTTACTAGTCCTTACGCTAGAAGTCTCTCAATTTTATTTGTTCATAAAGGTGTTTTAACTCCGTGTTTCACCTCTCTCTTTTATATAAAGAGTGCCGTAACGATTCCTTGGTTACTTAATTATATTGTGATGGCTTCATATCGAGGTGAGTCGATAGTCTCCATCATTACTTCATAAGGTGTAATATTCTTACAACTTAAAATGCTCCTCATGATTGAAGGGGAGAAACCTGACACAAGTGCCGTTCCGCTCTCGTCGAAACGAGTTGGACAATTATCGTTCCTACTCTGGATATTCCAGTAAACGATATCGGGTATTGTGTACCCAGCTTTCTCATACATTCCTTTAATCATTTGTTGTGCAGTTGGGTTCCACTCAGAGACAGAGTCCCAGTGAGAGGAGGTTGCTTCGTCAAACTCCATGTCCGAAAGAATAAGAAGTTTGGTAGGCATTTCATCCACAGGAACGTCATGTTTAACTGCTTGGTCTAGAATGAGTTTAAAGGCCTTTTGAAGGTCAGTACTCATTGCCCAGTCTGCACTTTTCAGTTGACTTAACCTGTCAACTAGAGGTCCGTTTAATACCTGTAGACTAGGATTACTGGAGAAAGTAAGGAACGTATCTTTAAATACACCTTCATTTCTTTCAGAAATATACAGTCCCAAAGAGACTGCTACATCCATACAAGTAAGATTGGGGTTGTTCCCCGCACTACATCCCATGGACCCAGATACATCTACTATAGGTAGTATACGGTCGGTTGAATCTTCCATATAATTAGGAAGAGACTCCCACTGTGCTTGTGACACAGTATTATCACCATTGAACTGAAGAGATTTAACCACATCATAAGGGTAGAGAGCTCCAGCGTTAACTGTAGTTTCTCCGTTCTCAAGAGCTAGTTTGAATTCCTCATACCTTTTGGTATCATTCTTTAAGAATGCTCGTTGGTACCTAGATGAGGCCAAGGATGGTAGTTTCGAATAATCGATACTAGACCAATCCTTAGAACACATAGGTGTTTCCACCACATTGGTTAACCTAACCAATAACTTTCGATATTGTTTAGGTGTAACCCCTAAGTACTTACGAATGATATTAGCTTTCACACCTTTACGTGGCATCCATTTTGCACATAACCCATCTTCGTTAAGAAGAGCGAGACGTACACATTCTAAAGCTACTTCCCAGCAGGTTGTAGACTTTGCTAATGTCAGAATATCATCCCATCTCCCATATTCACTAATTAAGTGAACATTTTTTTTCAGGGTGGTAGGATGTGTTTCTGCTAACCATGTAATGATATCCCTAAAGATTTGTCTTTCCCCGGCACCTCCACGGACATCACGTGCCCAGAAGAGAATTTTCATAGCGGTAAGACTATCTTCAGTGAAAGCCTTGGAAAACTTGGAAATTAATCTTTGTTTATCCTGTCCTCGTAATGCTCCAACTTGGAAAAACAGATTAACACACTCATTCAATGTAGTAGAATTTGTGGTCATTCCGTTCTCGGTTAGAGTATCTTGGGTTTGTATGGCTTCAACTAAATTCATAGGTAATAATATTTTTAATTTCTTTTAATTTTTAAAACGTTCTTAAAGTATACGAAAAAAAGTGGGGATGTCAACACCCTATACCAACTTTTTTTTATTTTGTGTTTCATAATCTCCAAAATGTGTAAAGAGATTATCTAATTTATCTGTCGCACTTGATAATTTTTCTAGAGCGGTCATTGCTTCTTCAACCTGTTGGGGATGTTCACCTATCCCTACACTATTGGTCATATAATTATTAATTGTAAAAAGAGCTTCTGCCTTTTCTGCTTCACATTGTGTCTTCAATGCATTATACATTAATTTTTCCATTTTTTTTATTTTACTTTAGTTCGGTAAACCCACTCTTTCCCAGTCAAATTTTTCAAATCCTTCATTACGTTTTAGTGAGACTGAATGTGCTTTAAGTTTATTTTCTTCATCGTTAATAAGAACTCTTCCAGTATCAGCATACCCCATAAGTAAAATATCAAATGGAATACCTAGACGTGTAAGTTCCCTTTCGGTTGTCTCTCTTAAGTTTTCTCTTCGTCCTGTTATTAGAATAATTCTACACCCCATAGTCTCCCACTTATTAAGTTTTTCGACTACTCCGGGTAATATATCATGAGAGGCGGCAACTATACCCGCGGTATCTCTTTTATAAAAAACTATAGTCCCATCTATATCACAAATTATTGTCTTCATATAATTTATTTAATGTATTGGGTAATTTTTTCTTTCAAGGAATTCTGCATTCGACCTGTTTTATTTAAAAATTCATATACCGGGTAAGAATATTCCTTACAAATATTCTCAGGTAAACAATTTACTTCATATATGGTTTCACCATCCTCGCTAATATAATATTCCACAATACTCATAGGATAGTGTATGGCTGATAAAAAGGTACGAGAGTTTTTTTTCATGTTATTTAATTTTTTTTAAGTTATTAACAAATTAATTGTAAGTAAAAAAAATTAAATAAACAATATAAATGAAAAAATAATTAATGAAAAATTACCATGCCACCTTTACGTGCTTGGTTGAAGGCTTCTTTCCACTCTTGGTATTTTGCTTGGAACCACTTTAAATCCTCTACTCCATATTCTTTATCGGGGTCTATTTTTAAAAACCATTTGTCTATAGTGTCCATTACGGTGTCTTCATACTGGACAAAATCTTGATATAATTTTTCACTCACTACTGGACCAATATATCCCTCAGCGTCAGAAAAATTAATTAATTCCATAAATGGGGGGCCGTAGTGTTCACCTTCTTCCCACGCTCCTTGTGCTCCACTTAACCAACCTATGGCCATAGCCAAATCATTTCTCCACTCATTATATCCACCATAAGAACCCGCACGAAAACCTCTAGTAGTTCCCACATCATAATACCAAGTATCTTCTTCTAAACCATCAGTATGGTTGGGCCACCACTGTTGGTGGTATACCCACCTTAGAGGGTATGGGGACTTTTCCTCCCAACGATAATAATCGTCAGTGTATCCTTTTACCCCAGAAGGCACATCTTCTATAGGCACTTTCTGTAATTCATCCGTATAAGAAATATCTAAACCCATTAGGACATTAAAATTTTAACTTTTTCTACAGCTTCCTCTATTTCATCAAAATCCGTGTCGGGCGCTAAATAAGTTTTAGTTTTATTTGTGTGGTCTACAATACATAAAGTAGGAATATATTCAGTATTTATCTCCTCACTAATCCTCTCCCATTCTTTACTATATCGGTCTATATCTCTTACTAAATATTTTATACCACTTTTTTTCAAATCCTCCTTAATCTTAGAACACCAAGGACATCCTTCTTCGGAATATATTAGTAATGTTTTCATAATTAATAAATATTATAATAAATTTTTAAGTTTTTCTAAACCTTCTGTTTCATTTTCAAAATCTCTACCAGCGGATAAAAATTTTCTAGTTTTTTCTAAATAAGATTCTACACATAAAGTAGGTGTAAATTTAAGATTGTCTTCTTCCTTCTGAACTGTTTTCCATAATGGTGTATGTTTTATAACATCTATAACTTTATAGGTTATATTTTCTTTATCCAAAACTTCTTTTAATTTATGACATGCTTTACAACCATCATGTGAAAATAAAGTAATTTTTTTCATATCAAACTTCTATCGTTCTAAATTTCTTCTCCACATTAACTAAACTTTCAAATATGATGTGGGTTAATTGGTAAGGGTCTGCGTTACTGGCAGGTCTTCGGTCTTCCAAATATCCTTTCCATTCGTTAGTAACTGTCGAAACTGGTATTCTAATACTTGCACCTCTATCGGAAACACCGTAACTAAAGGTATCGATATGTTGAGTTTCATGGGCACCTGTCAATCTTTTATTATTTCCTGAACCATAAACTTCAATATGCTTTTGATGTTTTTTACCAAAATCTTCACAAATAGAATAAAATAAATTTTTACCACCCAATTCTCTCATCAAATCACTAGAAAAATTTACATGTAACCCAGAACCGTTCCAATCTCCTTCAATGGGTTTAGGTGTCAAGTCTACAATTACATCATATCTTTCTGTTATTCTATATAATAGAAATCTAGACAACCATAATTCATCCGCTGCTTTTTTTGCTCCTTCTGCAAATAATTGATACTCCCATTGTCCAATCATTACTTCTGCATTTACACCCGTTATATTGAGGCCAGCTTCCAAGCATACTTGTAAATGTTCTTCTACTATATCTCTCCCTGACACATTTTTAGACCCTATACCACAATAATACTCACCTTGTGGAGAGGGATAACCCTCCGTGGGGAACCCCAAAGGTGTACCTTTTGTTGTTAAAACATATTCTTGTTCTAGTCCAAACCAATATTGGTTATCATCATTTAAAAAATGTCTTTTATTTGTTTTGTGTGGAGTACCATCAGAATTTAAAACCTCACACATTACCAAAAAAGCATCTACCCTTTGCGGGTCCATTATTGCTCTTACTGGTTGTAATAAACAATCAGAATGGTTACCTTCAGCTTGTAGGGTAGAACTACCATCAAAACTCCAAATAGGTAATTCACTAGGTGTAGGAATAATTCTACCGTTAGTGGCAATCGTTCTTTTACTCTGTATAGTAGGACTTTCAAGGGGGTCATACTCCCAAATCTTAGTTTTACTACGTAGACTCGGTTCTGGTGTTGTACCATCCAACCAAATATACTCTAATTTTACTTTCATTTAAAATTTAATTTTAATATAATTTATTTAGTTGTTACAATTATAATTACAATAATTAAAAAGGTAAGTCATCTAACGCATAATTTTCTCTTTTCATTTCTTCAGACACAAACCCATTTTCTTCATTCCACACCAACTTTTCTTTTTTTCCACTAACTTTATTAGAAATATGAATAATAGGATAAGCATATGGATTATGTTCTACATATTCCATCAACCGTCTTATTAATATCTTTTGTACAGATTGCCAGTCTTCACTTGGTGGTTGGTTAAATTTCATTTGACTTTGGATGTGGACAAAGGAGTTAGAAGAAGGGGAAATAACAAAACCCAACGAAGTAGCCCCATTTGGAGCAAATTCCGAAGTCATTCTCTCTTCCCCCTTTCTTATGGAAATAATTAAACTTTTATAACGGTCTACATAACTTCTTACACAGTGGTGTTGGTGTTGTCCTTCATCAAAATAATCTAAGTCACTTTTAAGAATTTTAACTTCGTAGTTTTGTGTGGGTTTACCCACCCTTTTCCCTATACGAATATTTTGCTCTATAGCAGTCACAAACTCTTTTTCATACTGGTACACAGTTTCCTTATTTCTTTCACAGAGATGAATAAGATTAGACCACTCTAGGTGTTCATCCTCAAATTGTTTTAAAGTTTTGGCTTTAATTCGTTTTTTAATTCCAAACCCCCATAATTTATTTTTAATCCTAAAATGGTCATACAATTGGTTTAAAAAAGAACTATTACTTACATGCTTTAATACTTTGATTAAATTAAGTTTTTCATAATTAGTTAAAGTATAGTCGTACATTTCCTCAACCCCCACTATAGATGACTCATATTTTATATCGATATTCGCATTGGTAGTCTTAATAAAAGATAAGGGTAGTTGTTTAACATGTCTTTCACCGAATATTTCTTCTAACTCTTTTAAGTCAGTTAAATTTAATGTACCACACGTATTTAAGAGTTTTATATAATATTTTCCTTTTAATTTTTTTTTATGAAGAATAGTTCTAACTAAATTCATATTACACTTACGTAGATATCTAATGCCGGGATAATGAGCGATAAGGTATTGATAATAATCGTTAGGGACTTTAATTTTCCATTGTTTTATAAACCACTTCATTAATGCGTCACCTAATCCTGTCCCAAATCCTTTTTTAAAGGATATGTTTACTTGGAGTTCTTCTTTTAATTTTTGTTGTAAGTTAATTAAGAAAAGTTTTAAATCTTCACTGAATGTATCGGGTGCCATCGTACCCCCATCAAACCACGTTAATTTATTTAAAATATTAACATCAGTCAAAGGATTTAAAGTAGAAACAATTTTTTGAAAATCATTTTTAGTTGTAGTTGTATTCCTTTTTCTACTACCAAATTTTGAGGTAGTAATAAAAAAATTCTTAGTTTTAAAATTAAAGGTAATGTGGATATCTTTACTATGTTTAGCAAAATATCTATGACCGACCTGTCTACTTTTAGCAAATTTAAAAATAGATAATTTAAGTTTATCTTTATTTTTTTCTAATACAATAGTAGTTCTATTAACTGAAGTGCTGTTGAAGACGTTTACACCTTCTTTAAGCCACGTTTCTTCATCTACTATTTGGGGGTTTAATATATTTCTATTGGGTGTAAAATAACCAACTTCAACATGTTTAGTATTAAAATCAGTCTTAGAACTAGGAATTTTTTCTATATAAGGTGTAGCCGTTCTTCCCTCATGTTTTTTATTGTCTAACGTTAAAAAATCAAACGGGTCATTCTCTTCAGTTTCTTCTGGAAGTATTGGATTGATTTCATTATAATTATGATGCTCTTTCAGGTCAAAAACCTCCATTTTATATTTTAAAATTAGGTCCCACTCTCTTTTTTTATCACTCTTTTTCTTCTTCATACCACAAAAATAACAAAAAAATAAAATAAAAACAACTAATTTATTGTCGTATATTGTTCTTTTTTCCACCCATATTAATTTTTATTTTAATTAATATTTCAGGAATGTTAGTTTATTTCCCATAATTTTTCCCATTTTTTAAAAAAATACGATAAAAATCAAATTATAACAAAACGTTTTTTATTATTTATGTTTTCTAATTATGGTCAGTGATTTCACATCATAAACCGTTAAAAAAAAATGAAAATATGAAAAAATTAATTTTAACATTTGCGATTTCTGTTACAACTTTACTGAGTTTTTCACAAACTAAAGGAACAACTCAATTAAGTGCCTTACATATATCGTCATCAGATGTTTCTATCAATGTTTCTTCACCTTCAGTAACCCATTACTTTATTGACAATATGGGTCTTACTTTAGGTATTGCAAATTTTGAAGATATAAATCTAGGTGCTCGATATTATGTAAAAAATAATAATTTCGCTTACGCTGGTTATGGAACAGGTTCTGAATCTTTAGATGTTGGTCTAGGTAAGACCTACGATTGGGGAGATTATGTACAAATAGAGCCAAGACTTAACTTCACTGATATTATTAGTGATGATAGGAACTTGGGTTTAAGTGTACATTTGAATCTTATATTTTAAACTATAACTTAATTCGTACTACAGTACATAAACCATTTAAAAATAAGAAAACATGAAAGATATTTTTGGAAATATTACTAGTTTCTTTAATGGAGTTGTCGATTTACTAATGACTTTTTTGTCAGTAGGAATTTTAGTTCAAGTACTTTTCGGAGGAGCAGTATTTGGTATGGATGTTGTAGGCAACGTAACTTCACTTATTGAATCTTTAGGTAACTCTGGATTTGTAGGGTTGTTAGCTGTTATAGTTCTAGTAAAAATACTAGATAAAAAATAACATAGCTTAAAAATAAAAACCCCGGTCAAAACCGGGGTTTTTTAATATGTAAGAAATACCTTAGTCCTTGAAAAGTTTCAGCTATGGGAAGTGTATCAATATTCAAGATTTTTTACAATTCCGTCATTACTCGTCTTAGTACGCCACTGTTACCTTATAAACTAAGTTAATAAATCAAATCAATGATTTAAGATATCTTATACATATTCTTCAGCGAGAGTCCAAAGTTTTTTATTGACATTTAATCTTTGGTCAATATTTGTAAGTTCCCTTACTGTTTGTTGTCTTCCTGAAGCTAAATTATAAGTAATCCCACCAGTTAAGATTTTCTCTTGGACAACATTGAAAACATTCCAAAGTTGATTTCCCTTATCGTCTTGACGAATAGGTGAAAGTAAGTCTTCTAAAGGAAGAAATTCTTGACCGTTTTTCCATCGAGCTAAAATAGCTTTCTTAGCAAACTCTCTCTTAGCTTCCTCACTTAAAACTGTTTTCTTAAAATCGTCTACACACCCCATTATTGTTGGAATGGAGGTCACTACTTTGTCAGTAATCTCCTGTACATCTTTCAATTCATACCACTGATGTTTAATTTTTACTTTCTCAAAAGTTTGGTCCGCGATTACCAAACCATTAGAACACACTAAACGAAAAAGTCCCGCGTGAAGATTAAAAGCGTTTCTTCCATCATGAGAATTAGTCAATACAATCTCAGGAATAATATCATCAATCATTGCAATATCATCATTTCTAAACCTTAACATGTGTTTAGTAAATAAACCACCATCACTTCTTGAATTACGTTGTGTAGCGTCATAAACTTGCCACCCACCTTTTCCTAAATCATCCATAATTGTAGTTGTGGGGATAAAGGTATATTTGGATGAAACATTAGTTGAAGGTCTGTTGGAATAAACAGAAGGTGCATTTAATTGGATTTCTTCTTTACTTAAGGGTTGGTTGAATACGTTTCTCATTATTATTTATTTTAAATGTTTTATAATTAACTTTCTAATACAAATATAGAAAAAATTTTTGGTACTACAAAGTAATTAAAGAAAAAAATTAATAAAAATGGGATTTAATAAAAAATGGTTAACTAATGAGTTAATACACACCACCTATAATAACTCGGGATTACTAGGAATTAAAAAAAATATAGAAACCGCAGACGCATTAATATGTGAAGAGGGTTTATCTTCAGAGATAATGGACTTACTATTGGAAGATAATGACAATACCGCTCATGTGTGGGATAAAATACTACAACTTATAATAAAAGATAAAAATGGACAATAAAGAAATTTTACAAAACCTACAAAATTTAATAGAAAAAAAATATGAACCTATCCTAGTGGTGCAACTATTAAGAGTGCCACCACAAAAAGAACTAACTGCATTTGCACAAAAGCTTGTTTCCGACTTTGGGTATAAAGTATTAGTATTGCCGGGAGATATAGAAACAAAAGTAGAATTAATCAGTGTAATGAAAAGTGAGGTTATAAAAATTGATTCTTTACAAGAAAAAGTTTTCAATTTAATAAGTGAATTAGAAAAAGAACATGAAAATTCTCTCCAACCAGTAGGGATTGCGTATAGTGGTGATGAAAGTTAAAAACCCATATAACGGTTATTACTTTATAGGTGTTATACTATATCTGGTATTATTGTCTTCTATTTATTCCCAAACCCAGCAAGAAGTATTATCAGAACTACAAAAACAAGAAGTGTTATTTCCCGAAATTGTATTAGCTCAATCTATTTTAGAAACTGGGTGGTATAAATGTAAGAATTGTTCTATGGATAAGAATAACTTATTCGGTCTATGGAATCATAGACAACAAACTTATTATCAATTTAAAACATGGCAACTATCAGTCACTGCCTACAAAAATTATATTCAATATAAATGGTATAAAAAAGACTATGAAGATTATTATCAGTTTTTAACTGAGATAGGATATGCCACAGATATAAATTATATTTCCAAAATAAAACAAATAGTAAATAAAATTACCCCCTAGTAGAGCCATATAATATTTATAGGTATGAAATTAATGGACCAGTTATCATATCTAATAGAAGATGTTAGTGGTACGGAAGAAACTCCCACTACCTATTCTGATAAACTTATTACTTTTTTAACTGATGATGAGGGTGTGGGTGGTGAACCACTTCTATACACCTATGATGACGGTTACTATAATGACCCCCCTATAAAATATGATAGTAGTAGATATAAAGGTGGTAAACCTAAAGGCACATTAACAATAGGTTATGGTCATACAGGTAAAGAAGCTTATGAGGGTAATGTAATTAAAAAAGAAAAAGCTTTAGAATTACTCAAAGAGGATTTAGTGTGGTTTGTGGATGGGATGAATACAATATTATCTTCCTGGTCTAAAGCAGAATTATCGGGAGCAAAACTAAATCAATGCCAGTATGATGCATTAGTTTCATTAATGTTTAATGGTGGAAGACAAGCTTTACGTATGTCGAACTGGATTCAAGATATTAAATATGGAAGATTCGATAAAGCCTCTGAAAAAATTAAGTCTTGGAATTGTCCTCTAGGTGTATGTAATAGAAGAATAAGAGAATCCAATCTATTTTCTAATTGTGTATATTGACACTATTTATATTAAATGAAATTACTTAAACATTTATCTAATATTATTTCTGAATACGCTATAAGCGATACTTTGGGGGATTTAGGTGCCGCAGCAATTGGTGCTACCGGATTTGTAGGAATGCCAGCAATGGTAGCATTAATCGCGAAGAATGTAAATGAAATTACAAATGGTTCTGATATTTTACAATCTGAAATGGATAAATTTATAAATGAACCAACGATAGAAAGTTTTAAAACTATTAAAAATAATATGGATACAGTCACAACCGATTTATTAGATTTAAGTTCTCGTTTAGTTCAATTAGTTCCAGACCCGACTGCTTTATCTGATATGGGTGCTTTTGCTGGTGAACAACTTTTACAATTAGGGTTAACTGAAGAATTACCAGCAATACTCGACAAAACACATAAGATTATTGATGCCGTTCCATTTGTGGGAAAAACTGAGGTTGTAAAAGCAATGGATATAGTTGGGTCCGCACATGAACTACTACAGACAGTAGGTGAAGCTTTTGAAGATTTTAAAGAATCTACACAATAGATACTTCATCACCAATATTAAGCCCTATTCTATCTACCATTCCACTTTTTAACTCTAATACCTTATTTCCTATACCCGTATAACGTTCACACTCACTTAAACAAGGCACAGCGTTCTTCACAATATTAGTTACTGTATTATTTTGGATAAAAATTATATCTAAGGGAATTAAACAATTTTTCATCCAAAAAGATAGTTCCTGTACATCCGGAAATATAAATAACATGCCACCATTTAAATTTTTTCTACCCATCATTCCTTGAGAACGTTTATTTGGGGTATCCATAACCTCCAAAGGAATTTCATGTCGTTTATATTGTAATTTCATACCTATAAATACCTTCTACATTATATTTATTATAAATGACAACTCAATCTTACCTAATAAATGAAACTACCCAATATCAGGGAACTACTTCTCAGATAGTAAAAGATATCTTTAAAGTAATAAAACAAAATATTACTGAAGAGGAACAGAAAACTTACTACCTTCCTGAGGAGTTAGATTTAGATAAAATGTTTTATGATGCATCATATGGGAGTGGAGTAAGTGTGGAATTAACCATCAAACGTGATACGGAAATGACAGAACCGTTTTTAGTGGATGCCATGTATGTTCCTGAAGAAGAAATACTAGAAATAACAATTCAACTTAATCCTTTTGAGGAACCTAAAAGTTACGCTCCTCTATACCAGTACTTAATTGAATATGTAAGACATGAATTGGAACACTTTGACCAAGAATATAAAGGAACTTTACCAGATGCAGAAGAAGGTCTTAGTACAATGGAATATTATTCCCAACCTCATGAGGTACAAGCACAAAGTGCTGGATTAAATCTTAAGGCCAAAAAAACCAGACAAGGATATGAAAAAGTTGTGGGTGATTCCATTGAACTTACCAAACAACGATATGGTTTAAGTGATGAAGAAGGTAATGACCTTTATAACCTAATTGTGGGAGATATAGAAGAAAGATATGGAAAGAAAGAATTAAATAAAGAGAGGAGATTTCCGGGAACATTCTTAACGGAACAGGATGAGTCTTTTACCCCTAGGGGCCATACTATCTTCGATGATGATGAATACAAAGTATGGGCAGCCTTAGATAAGAAATCTTTTTGTGAATTTGCAAAAGGTACTAAATGGTGTGTAGAAAAATCACATATGTGGGATAGACTGGGGTATAGTAAGGGTGGTGGGGGTGGCACCTATTACTTTGTCAAAGATAAAAAAACGGGTGACTTAAATCTAGTATCCGATTATAGTAGAATACCATTACTTAGAGACGGAGATATCCGTCAGGTATTTAATGAAGATGGGATACCAATGGACAAATTTAAGTTTTTCTCACAGAAGACCGAACTCCGAAAACTATTTGATATTAAGTATACTTTACCACAACGCATTAGGTTGGATATGCCCTTTACTCCTGAAGAACAGGACAAGTGGTATAAAGAAAATATCACCCCTCTGAGTACAGTTGTATATGCCTTAGCCCAAGGAAAAGAGGTGGAGAAAAATATGGCCCTACTCGAGGACCTAGTAGGGCCCGACCTTACGGTTATCGATGGGTATCGCTATCGTTCTCCCATCCGAGGGGATGATTATGGTCAGATTGAGATAATGAAGGATGGAATTCTGGTATATCTGGAGGAAGATAAATATACTCAGGATATTCTATGTATTCATGAAGATGACATATATTATTATAATCGTGCATATGATTCTTACGGTGACGATTACGAGGAGATGGATTCCGACGAATTAAATTACATGGCTTGTTGGTTTAGTGGTGAAGTAATGCAACGAGTGTATGGGTTAATGGAAAAATTAGATGCAGATTTTGATAAAGCAGCCTGTAGTGATTTTGATGATGGGGAGTTTACTGAATTTTTTGAAGGGCATTTCCCCCGACTGTGGGATGTTGTTACTGATGAATTACTTAATCATCTAGGCTATGGTATAGGTGAGAGTAGACGGGTAGAGATGCGAGAATTTTTAGAGGCGGAAATTATTATTCCTTTTACTTCTGAAGGTAGTGGTGAGGTAAGTATTTTTATTCCTTATGTTCAATTACTCTTCCATGTTACTAACCATAATATGAAAACCCTTTCCCCTCTTTTATCAGATGAGACTTGTATAGGAGAAGTAGATGGGGGTCTTTCCGATATATGGTATGATGCGTGGGATTGGCCCCAACATACTCATGAAGAAATGGATTATACTATGAATGACTTTTTAGATAAGATAGACGAAGCAGATGTATCGGTAGCAGATAGAAAAGCGGGGGTGGATAAATATAAAAAAACTATGAAAGATTTAAACTTTAAACCAATAAATTCATGGGGTACACAATATGAATTTAAACAACCTTGGGAGGGTGGTAACACTATTAAAGTAAGACATTATAATGTAGAAGATGATACGGTAGACCTCTATATTAACACTCCTGAGATGATATATAGAAATATACCAGTTCCTGGTATACCACTCGATGAGTTGGTTAAGTTTACACAACCTACATTATTTGATGATGTATGGAAAGAAATAGGAAAAGGGTATAATTAATACTCCTCTTCATCCTTTTTTTTCTGGACGTATTCAGCTTTAAGGATTTCCTCTCTTCTTTTAACTGATGGTTTGGTGAATTGTTTGTTGTCTCTTAATTGTTTAATAAGTTGGGTATTAATAACTTTTCTACGTAACTCTTTAATAGCACGTTCAATATTATCTTTTTTAACTTCAACTTTTAACATTTATATTTTTATTTGTTTTTAGATAAACAAAGATAAAACAATTATTTACAAAAACAAATAGATTTTCATTTATGTTTCCAACCATTCTTTAATTTCTGATGGGGAAGGAATTCCTTTAAGTGCTCCACATTCTACACAAAACCATCGTGGAAACCCATTAGAGTGGGAACTATTTTGGTCTACAAATTTAATGCTTTTCTTTTTATGTAAACAACTATTTCTAATATCGTTTACCTCTTTTTCTAATTTTTTTATCTGAAAAAGTAGAGACTCAATACGTTTTTTTGTTTCCATTAAACATCTCTCAGTCGTATATAAATATCGTATGGTATTCTAACTTCTACTGTTTCTCTAATTATATTTGTAGCGGGTGGTTGTGTTAAGGTATATGTAAACCCCTCTATAAGTTCCTCTTCTTCCAGAGTAAACTTATGAAAATTCTCTAAAAATTTATTTTCAATCCAAATGGTAATATACATCAATAATCTATATTTTTAACTAATTGTCATCTAACCTAAACCCATCTTTTTTTGCGTTCTCAATCATTTTATCCTTATTTTCATTCCACAATTCATTCATTTCTCTTAAATATTGGTTAATTAATTTTTTATTACCTTCTTCTTGTGCATTTTTAAGATTATAGAGTATGTGGTCTAATTCTTCTAATATTTTACTCATATTATTCTACTATTGAGAAGCCTGTGTTATGTATAACTAAGGGTGTTTTATGTTTTATGGAAAGTGCGGTGGATACTTTAATCTTATCTTCATTATCTGAAGCTAAATGGCTCTCTAGGGGTGCTCCGGTATCATCTATTAAATTTACCAGATAAATCATCTCTCCAGTTCTTTTTTTAAATTTGTGTGTAACTATCTTCATCATCAATTTTTTATAAATTTACAAAATTGATTACTAAGCGTAAACCTTATAAGGTGCTTAACATTTCCACCAATTTCGGTTGTGGTGATAAATCATATTTATCTTTTCTCACATTAGTGTGTGTCCACACCCCCTCTGCACCAACTAAGGCTTGTTTATTAACTAAAAAGGCGTTACCATCACTATCTTCATTAAAAGAATCTATAGCGTAATCAGTATTGCCACCAACTAGACCATCTTCTACTAATTTTTTTCCATTACTGCCTAAATAACCATGTAAATTTAACCATTGTTGTTTACCTAATGTATCTAAATTTATAGGTATCTTTAAAGATTTATTAATAATGCGTTTCATCCCTTTTGCTAAATCTATATCAAATTTTTCACCTAAACTTCTTATAAGTTGTTTAGTAGATTCTATTTGGGAGTCCGTATAAGTATGATAATAACGGTACCCTTTATATTCAAATCCTAAATCCACTACATCGGTGGAGGGTACCTTACTGTTAACATAATTGTAATAGGTGTCACCTTTCTTATGGAGAGGACCGTAATTACAAATCTCAATCCCAATACTTTCTTGATTTAATTTTTTATTGTTACGAGCCTTTATGCCTAAATGGTGAGCCCATTTTTCAGGGGGGTGACATTCTACTACCACACCATCCCAATCAATATTACCGTCTCTGGTGGATTTACCACCAATAATATAAGATGTAGCTATATGTCTTACACCACCCGATTTAGTTTTATCTCTGTCCCAACTCGCTACAGTCCAATCTGCACGATGACTACCAGCAGTGTGGTGAAGGTAAATTGTCTTTTTAGGTATGATGTCGTGATAGTACTCATCTTCTTCTAGGTAAATTTTTTTTAGTATCATGTTAATAGATTTTTCTTTATAAATAGTCTTGAAGACGTTCATTAAATAGTTCAGTAACTTCATCATCATCGTGTGGGTATTCATCTACATTAGGACATAATGGAAAAGTAGAATCACTGTGTTTCATTATCTCAGCAAAATTACTATTGTCTATGTCACCGGTCTGGTCAATATATTGTAAGAGAGTACGTTCAGCGTGTGGGGTCACATCATAAAAAGACACTTTCACATCTATGGGTCTATATTTAGCCTCGCTTGAATTATATACGAATTTCTTTACTGTTCCCCTGCCCATAGATGTCCCCACATTCTCATAAAACTCATCGTAATATGTGGTATAATAATTATCCATAATGCCTTGATTCCACGCATCTCCCCATGCCCACTTTATTTCATTTTTAACATCGTCTAATTCGTCTGCACTCTCCAATAGGACTGCGAGATTATATGGGTCTAGTCGTCTCACTCTCTCGGGATAAAGGAAAAAAGCATTATCATCTTCTCCAATCTGGTCTTCTTCTTTATAACCGTTGAATTCTTCTCTAAAGGTGCTTACCACTGCATTGGTATATTCATTCACCAAAAGATGTTTCAAGGCCTCTATGTTTTCCTCTGTCATTTCATTTTCTAGAAGGTAGTCCAACTCGACATTAGTGTCATAGGGTTCCCAACTCAGTCCTTCCTCACCCCAAATCTCTTCCGCTACTGCATGACAATCTACATCATTACGGGTACTGTCATCATAAAAATCTGCTTCCTCACCGGGTTCCAAGCTCAGTATATATTTTCCATCTTTATAAGTGAGATTAGTTATTAGGTCTAGAGCCTCTGGTATTATGTACTTATGAAGTAAGTCTTTATCAGGATTATATGCCCCACCAATTGCATCTAAAACAACAGATAACGGATTCGCACTTTCATCCCAATGGGTTATAATATTAGTTAAAAATTTGTCACCAAGACCTTTATGTTCTAAAGCTTGATATAATTGTTGTAAGGAATTAAAATGGCCCTCTCCTCTATGACCCCATATATCTCCTCCTCCACCAAAGAGCTTTAAAAGGTCTGCTAAATCTTCCATGTCTTCCGAAGCCAAAGCAACTTCATACCATGGACGGCTATCTTCTACTAATATGGATAATTGGGTAATGAGTCTCATTCCCTATAAATACTTACTGGGGTGTCTTTGGCGGAGTGGTTCCCTTTTGAATTTGTTCTACGATTTTTTGACGAATAAGAGCCTGCATATCTTTACTATTAAAATCAGTAGAGGATTTTTTTTCTTTCTCTTTACTACCTTTTTTTTTACATCCACACGCCATCTACTTTAAATATTTATCAAATGTGCCGGCTTTTATTTCTTCCATTAAAAGAAAAAACTGTTCTTTAGTAAATGTGGTATAACCTTCTTCTTTACCACCTAGTACCACGTGTTCACTCTCAGTATCGATATCTACGGAAGGACATTTACAGCTTCCTTTTCCACATAAGGTAATTTCTAGATGGTTATTAGTTTCAATAAAAGGTAAATGGGTATTAAGCATATTAATGTATTTTTTTATAATATAATGGTGTTCTACTAATTAATAAATATTAATTTTTAGAAACTTTTGTAATAATATATGGATATGGGTCAATTTTTTTTTCACCCACACTTATCTCATAATGTAAATGTTGGCCTGTACTGGACCCAGTATTACCTACAGTTCCAATCGCTTGCCCATCACATATGGTGTCTTCTTCTTTTACAAATACCTTATTAAGGTGCGCATAAGTACTTTGGTATTCCCATCCATGATATATCTCAATGCACCTCCCATATCCTCCACACCATCCTGAATGTAAAACTACACCATCCCCTGTCGCGTATACCGTATCTAAGTAAGTACCCTTTAAATCTATTCCTTGATGACGTTGCCATCGTTTACTGATGGGGTTACGCCTTACTCCAAAGGGGCTACTTACCTTTACACTATCAAGAGGTGCTCCCAAAGGAATAGCTTGTAATGGATTGGTAGATTCAAATGTTTTTACATGGAGAGTATGAAGAAGAGAATCAATATATACTTCTTTATTCTTTATCTCTTTTTGATGCCTACTATTCACTACCCCAATAATAATAATAGATAAAATTAAGAGAAGAAAAAAATAGACTATGATAAGTTTACAGTTCTCCATAACATACTTCATCTTATAAGTATTTATTGTAAAACTAATAGATGCTCTTAACAGAAGACCGAGTCTCACAAATAAAAGAAAAGTACCAAATTTCTGCCGATATCTGGCCTGAATTAATCAGTGGTAGTCAAGCTATTGCTCCTAATCATAAATACTTGGGTTGGATGGCAAACCTTATCCAGAGAATGGGTGGAAGTGAGGTGGGGTTTTCTCACGGTGCTTTAATTACCATTCTGGAAGCAGTCTCCCAGTTTGAAAAATGGAAATCTCACCTTCCTCAAAAAGACCTTTATCAATATAAGAGCTTAGAAGAGGTAGAGGAAGCGTTGGAAAATTATAAAAAAGAAAAAACTAGAAATATAAAAACCCATGACGAATCCGAAGTCGTATATGAAGATGACCGCTTTAAAGTGGTAGTTCCAAGGTCTCATGATGCTTCGTGTTATTATGGTGCAGGTACCAAATGGTGTACTGCAACTAAGGGGAATGATAATCACTTTAGTTCCTATGATAAAGAAGGGAAATTATTTTATATTTTAGATAAGCAGACCCCCACATCTAATCCCAATTATAAGGTAGCTCTTAATAAAACCTATAAAGGGGGTGAGTCATGGTGGAATGCGTTAGACAAATCTATGTTTCCTAGTGAGGTAGGACATATTGTTAATCACCCTAAGTTACTAAAAACTATAGAAGATTATTTTCAATTTACATATGCGGAAGATATCGCAAAAATAAGTGAAGAAGAAAAACAACAAGAATTAGAAAGAATAGCCCGAGAACAGGAGTGGGCCCAACGAAGAAGAGAAGCTCTTGCACGTGCTAATGCAAGTGCAGAAGAAAGAAGAGCGGGTGATGTGTGGAATCCAGAAGATACGGATAGTGAAGGAATGGCAGCCAATGCTCTCATGGAATGGTTAAAAGATAATGGAGACTGGAACGAGGATAGTGAAGTGGAAGAGATAGAATCCCAAATCAGCGAGATGCGTCTCGAGATGGAAGACGACCCAGAAGTAATTGATGACCCTAGTGGGGAACGTGCCCAAGAATATGGTGAAGACCTCAATGACTTAGAAGAAGAGTTAGAATTGGCACGTATGGAGGTACACGACGTGTATAATATCTTTTTAGAACCCTATGACCATTATGGTTTATATACTTTTGCATATGACGGAGCGGAATATGCGGTAGGAGATGATGATACTGCAGACGAGGCCGCATTCGAACAAGTTAAATCTTTAATAGATGACATAGGCATTGAGGGTTTCGGTGACTGGGTAATTGAAAATAATCTAGATGGTGATGATGTTGCGGATGAGTTTAGATATAGTCTTGAGGATGATATACGGGATTCTCCTGAATCTTATCTGGATGAAGATTATGATAAGGTATTAAGTTATGAAGGCAAACAACACCAAAATAAACTAGAAGAACAAATAGCGGACCTACAGGACCAATTAAGCGATGAAGATATGAAGGAAGAATGGGAAGATATGGAAACTCTTATCGAAGACCTAGAAAATGAACTAGAGGACATAGAAGAGGATGAAGATTGGATGGAATGGGATGAAGAAAAAATGGATGAGTGGGTAGAAGGAAGACTACAAGAAATACGTGATAATCCTTTAGAGGAATTACAACATTGGGGCTACGAAGGGGACCAAATCCTTAGATTTGTAGATGAAGATGGGGTAGCAAATGATGTGATAGAAGCGGATGGAAGAGGTAACGGGTTATCTGGTTATGATGGAGATGAAAATGAAGTACATTTTGACGACGAATGGTGGTATATTTATAGAATAAATTAAGATGAAGATAACTTATAAAAAAGGAAAGTTGATAATCCCCATTGAAGAGGGGGATACTATGTTGGTGGGGAGATTTAAAAATAAATCTGTTAAAGTTAAAAAGATTGAATTTGATGAAATTGGTCAGCCTCTGGTAAATGGCTCTCCTATTTTAAAATGTAAGTTACCAAAAACAATGTAATAAGGATGGAAAAGATTTTAATTGAAAGTGGCATACGAGATATAAATAAATTAGCTGAAAGGTACCCTAAAGCTGAGATTTATTTTCATCAAGATTTAGATGGTGTTGTCTCTGCAATTGCCATGAAAGAATATCTGGAAAAGTATGGTATTGATGTTATTGATACTCATGTGATACAATATGGTGATAAAGAATTTTCAGTTCAAAAACCCAAAGCAACGGGAGACGTAATGCCTGTATTAGTAGATTTTGCACACGGTAAACCCATTTTTACTATCCATACTGACCATCACGACACTCAAATAGGTGTGGAAGACGATACCTCTACCCAATTTAGAGGTGCGCGTTCTAACGTGGAAACTATTTCTCAAATAGTTAGTCCTCAAGATATTTTTCCCACAGATGACATCACGATGATTTCTACGGTGGATAGTGCAGATTACGCAAAACATGGTCTCACTCCTGATGACGTAATGAATTACATTTATAAATTTGAGAAGGACGGTTCTTTACCAGACAATAAGTGGTTGTTGGGGTTATTAACCAATAAACTTCTTTTAGCATATAAAAATAAACCTGACTTTCTGGAAGAACTGGTTAGGTCTTCATCACCATCCCTACTTAATATCTTTCAAAATATTAACCGTATTGGGGGAGAGAGAGATTTTGCCACACCAGAACAAATGAATATCAATCAACAACGTTATGTAAAATCCCAAGAAGAAAGTGAAAATTTATATTTAGATGGGGAAATTATAGTACAGTATGGTGGTGGTAAATTATTTAAACCCGGTTCATATGACCGTTATACACCATTCAAAATATATCCAGAAGCAGATTTTTTAATAATAGCATGGCCGTTGGGGTTAGTTCAAGCGTCTTGTAATCCTTTTAAAGAAGAACGTGCACTAAAAGGGATAAATCTTGGGGATATCGCACAAGAAGTATTATTAGAATTTAAAGAGGAATTAGAAAACTATATTGTTCCCTTTTCGGTATTAAAAAGAATTAGTGAAGCTAAGGTAAATGAAGAAAGTATTGGATTTAAATATACAGATTTAGAAGCTTTATATGGTGATAAAATTATTAATATGCCACCACCTGAAAGTGGGTTTGGTAAAATGGTTAGAAGTATTTTAAATATTCAATGGCCTAAATTAAGTGAGAAACAAAAAGCAATATTAGACAAATTAGGTGTTAGTGCGTGGGATGTGATTATCTCAAATTCTGGAGGACATAAATGTATTACTAATATTTCAGGTTTAAATTTCTATAAAAGAGGAAAACGTGACCCCCAAAGAAGAACATATGGTGGAAATAATGGAGATACACCATATGTAGATTTAATAAAAAGAATTCAAGCGGCTTTTGTTAAAAAATTAAAAGAAAAAATTAATAGTGGGTCATCATTACAAGAAACCTATCTCGTAGAAGCGATGGTGGATGATTTAATCCAAAAATACCCCACTGAAGAAAATATTATTCAAACCTTAAATGATGAATCTCAAAATATTGCAGGGTCTAACAAATATCTACCGTGGATGGTCAAACAATGGATGGATGCTCACGCTGATGAGCGTGCAGAAGATGTCTTGGAAGAGATTATTAACGCCACCAGTTCTTTTCATCAAGCCCTACCTAGAATAAATAGAGAAAGTGTAACAGAACTAATTGGGGTTAATGACTTCCCTAGTGTGAGTACCTACACCCGAATTGTTAATTCACCTAAAGATATCCATTCCTACCCTAACGCGGAGATACTGCGAGATATATCCATGCAAATATTAAGTGAACTCTCACGGGGAGATAAAGAAAAGTTTGCAAAGAGTGGAGCCGAAAAATTATACGAAGACGATAGATGGTTTTTAGTTAAACCTAAAACTCAAGAAGCCTCCTGTTATTATGGTGCAGGCACTCAGTGGTGTACTTCTGCAACCAAAAGTAATGCGTTTGGTCACTATAATAAAAATGGTAATTTATATTATCTAATTGATAAAAGTAGGCAGTTAGGTCCATATTATAAACTTGCTATCTATAGAAGTTATAATGGTAATACTGATAGTATCCATACTGAACGAGATAGGGCTCTCTCTCTAGAACAAACAGACCTCCTACGTAATATTCTTCCTCCACAAATATTTGCTTTAATTAAGGAGGATATGACTGTTCCAGCTCCACCACCCCAATATTATGAACTACCGGAATTTACAAAAAAATTAACTGACTATGTAGCAACTCTCACTCGTCCTCGTCAATTTGGTTCGGATAGTGGTACGTGGACTTTAAGAATAGAAGATGAGTATGGTTGGGTTCTGGAGAGTAAAGAATCAGGCATCATTCTACAAGCTAACCCATTCTTTGAGGGTCAGTATTATATTCCTGTAGATAGTTGGGAGATTGAAGAAAAACTTAATAAGGCTTGGCATATGGAGGTTGGCTCTCCACCGCTTCCTCCTTATGGAGACTTTAGGGAAAGCTATATGGAAATGGAAGATGATGAAAATTTATTTAACCGTAAATTAGGGTGGGTACTCAATCTCTATCAACGGATTATGCAACACCAAGTATTAAATGATGAGACTATAAAGAAAGTAGTGGGGATAGATTTTACCACATGGTCAGCTAATAGATGGCAAAATACAATGACATTTAAATATCCCCCTAAAGAGGGGTCTCTTACCCAACGATTTGTAGATTTTGTTAAAAAGAATCCGGGTAAAACTAGAAAAGAATTCTATGACTCTATCGGTAGGGAATACGCTCCTGGTCATAATAGTAGTTTCTTTGCTGCTATAAAAGATGCTGGAATTGTAGAGTTAACACGTAAGGGAAGACAATTTGTCTATACTATTGGCCCTAACCATCAGGCATGGATTGACGGAAGATTAAAATTAATTAAATAATGGCACACGGTTGTCCCCCAGGAAGTTATTGTTATCAAGCTAAACAGCTTAGCAAAAAATACGCTAAACAAGGACTACTGGATGGTCAACAATACTTAGATTGTATTGACCCCGTTTACCTCCCTTCTAGTATTGTTTGTAGTGCGATAACCCAATGTTTAAGTGGTAGTGGCAGTATCAATACTTTTGTAACAGGAACAACTTTCACCAGTAATCAATTTACTACAACAAGAAATGATGGTGTAGACGTATTAAAATTTAGTGGGGGGACTAATGTAACACTATCCAACCCATCTTCAAATCAAATTAAAATAGATGCAGAACAATCAATTGATACTGGAAATGTTCTTTGGGTTGATAACATATTTGGAAATGACAGTACCGCTTTAGTAGATAGGCAAGACAAACCTTGGGCTAGTATCGCAACGGCTATTGGTAATGCGGTTACAAATGATACCATTATGGTTAGACCTGGTGAGTATGTAGAACCTGATTTTACCTTAGTACCAAGTACTTCATTAATAAGTCAAGGTGGGGCTAAAGTAACATTTATTAGTGCATCCACACCAACAGGAAATTTTATAACAGTATCAGGTTCTTCTTATATGGAAGGATTTACAGTTTATACACCAACAGATGATTCAGCGGCATTATATTTTAATGACTCAACTGCGGGAATTGTAACATCATTTCACAATGTACACTTTAAAGGTTCTAGCGTTTCTGGTGGTACTGGTGTTACATTAGGGAAAGGACTTGTGATGGACAGTGGATTAGGTAGTGGACCACCTCCAGCTAAAATTATTTATACTGAATTAAGATATGGTGGTGGTAATTTAGATAGGTTAGTTGAGGTTAATAAGGGGATTTTTGCATTAGATGGAATGCACGTACCAGGTGGTGGTACAATTAATAAGGGAATTCAAGTAAATGGTGGTAGAGCACAAATGATTAATGTAAATATTGGTAACCCTGGTTGTGGTATAGCATTAAGTGTTAGTGGTACATCTTCAAACAAACCAACAGTTGCTGGATTTGGTTTTAATATATTTAATGTCCCAACAGGGATAGAAATAACATCAGATGATTATGATGTTGAGGTTCAACAAGGTAGATTAGATGCTGGAACTACAAACATATTAGTGTCAAGTGGTGTAACGGGGTCAAATGGTAAATTAAATCTAACTGCGTTTTCAATGGATTCAACAAAGTTGTCTATTCCATATGGTTGGGTTAATTCACCACATACATTTCAATTTTCAGATATTGGTGAGTCACAAAATTTATCACCAATATTACGAAGTTGGTCAAACTTTGAAGTTGGACACGCAAATAAGGGGTTTGAAACTAATCTTGGTCGTGGTTCTGAATATCAGAATGGGGTGCATGTTATAACAAGTGGTGCTAGTGGTCCCGTGGTTGTTACCACAACAGCAAAAACAGAAGGTGATTTATTTTCATTCCAATCATTAACTGCTGGAGAACAAATATATTTGGGTAGTTCTCAAAGGTATCCTAGTGGTGATTATCTTAATTTTAATGGTTTTGAGGTTGAGTATACGGGGTCAACTGGTGGAACATATACAATAGAGTATTATTCTGGTGGTACATGGGTAGATATAAAATATCAAGTTGTACACCATAATTTAGGGTATAATTATGCAAACACATTATTTTCAAGAAATGTTGGTACTTTGGAGGATATTAGATTTGGTGTAGAGGAAAATAATGGTTGGTCGACCACTACAATTGATGGTCAAGAGGGTAAATGGATTAGAATAACAATGGTTACACCACCCGCATCTTTACCACAAATTGATTTAGTGTGGTTGGAACCATCACATACAGAAGTTAATGATAATGGTATATTAAATTTTTATGGTAACGCACTTTATAAAGATAGTTTAATTTCTGCAGGTAATATATTTGGGGAGTCTGGTGGGGTAGTAACGGGACTATTCGATGTTGGTACTCCTATACCTAGTACAACTGGGTGGGAACATACAGCAAAAAACTCTGAATTAAATCAAAGTGGAGATGCAATATACATGCAAGCAATATTACCCAGAGGGCTCTGTACAGCATATCCACTAACCATAAAACCTTATTATATTTTAGAAGGGAGTGCTCCCATCAATACTACACCAACACTAATAACCTCTTTTATAACACGTGAAGTGTCCAGTGTAAAAATTACTGACCCAACGGGAGGAATTATTAATACACCCCGAACAGTAGCGAATACCCATACATTAACATCTAATGCCGCCGTCGCAATAACTTCTGACTTAGTTAGTGGTGTACCAACTAGTGATTATTCAGATAAAGCTCACACCCTCAATAATATATCATTTGATATTGATGAATACTACGAAGGGGATGCAATATTCATTAGATTAGAATTAGATGATGATGGTCAACCAAATCAAAATGTTATTATTTATGCAGTAGAAGTAGAAGTAGTAAAATGGGCATTAGGTGAAAGAATTAGAGTTGAATAACATTATAAAAAATGGCAGTAGCAAACTTATTATTATACGAAACAGGATTTACGGGAACGGCATTTACTGTAGTTCATAATCTAGATAGGTTAAATCTAGATTATAGAATTGTATGTAGTGGGTCTAGTAGGCCTGATTTAATAGATAAAATTAATTTTACTACCGGAAATGAAAGAAATAGTTTTAGTGTTACTTTAACATCATCTAATGTAGGTATAATTCAATTATTAGACTATAATAAATATGCCCTTAATTTACCATCCCCAGAAAGAATTAATATAGGTTCACAGATGGGTTTTGTTAGTGGAACCACCCTTAATGGTACCACACTAGAATTAGGCAGAACTGGAGGTCTACCACCATTTTCAACAAACTTATCAAGTATAGATAAAGATAGGTATGTGACGGGTGCAACATTAAACTCAACAACTTTAGAATTAGAAAGAAATGGTGGTTTGCCAGCTGTTACGGTTGATTTAGCAAATATTGATACAGATAAATTTGTTAGTGGTGGAACATTTAATACTGGAACAAGCAGTATAGATTTTATTGGTAATTCTTCGGATACGACATTTAGTGTGGGGATGGGGATTATTCAACACGATAGACAAAGCGTAAGTGCCACCATGGCTGGAGTAACACAGACAAGCTATACGGCAATACCAACACTTGACTTAACAACAGGCAATTTGGGGGGGACTGGAGATTATATTATGACTTTTAATTGTTATTTTGAAACGTCTAAAAAAGAGAGGGAGGTATCTTTTATAATGTCTGGTAATAGTTTTGGTCAATTATCTAATTCTGAAAGAGTTCAAAGAATTAGTAAGGATGAAGATAAGGACCCCTATACATTAGCCACCTCCGCTTATGTTGAAAATTTATCAAGTGGAAATGTAATTACGGTAGCATTCAAAAATAGTGGTAATGGTACTATCACCATATCTAATTCTACTTTAACCATAGATGGAATAAGAACAACAAATAACATATCATGATATGAATTATAATTTATTTGGATACGATATAAATGGTGAAACGGTGGGTGTTGATTTACAAAGTTGGCACTTAGAAGATTTAAATGGTAACGAGTCCTTTGTTTTGGTTAGTGGTCAAACATTAAGTGGGTATACAAATATTACCTCTATAGAAAATATGTATAATTTAGGTATTAAACCTTGTGATACATATCAAACATGGCAAAAAGGTGTGAGATTATGTGGTTATGAAACTGGTTGGTCAGCGATGACAAATACAGAAAAAGATTATATTATTGATGCATATGCTTATCCTGAAGGTTCTACAGAAATAATAACTTATTTAATGAGCTCAAAGGGAATGACACAAAATGAAGCCGAAAGTTATTTAATTAATAAGTGGCATACTTACTGGAATAGTTTCTTAGAAGATTGCCCACAAAGATGGAGTAACGCAGCTAAAGTTACTGTGGGGTATTTACCGTTTAGTGCATCATCACAATTATTAGACACAGTAAATGTTTTAGTTGATAAATACTTAATTGCTGGGAGACTAGGTATCGGCTATGGGGACACAAGTGATGGTTTAATGAATTTTATTATGTCGTCAAGTGGTTACGTTGGAAACGGATTAGAAGAATATTGTGTGGCACACGGTTTCATTTTGAAAAAAAATGATTATAATAGTTTTAGAAATGATTTACAAAATACAATTATTGACCCTTATTTTTGGTCAGAAATTGAACGGTACATCTAAATAATTTTTTAAAACTTTTTAAGCTAGTGGAAACAACAATTAAATTTAAAATGGTGGATACTTGTAGTATCCAACTGGGAGACCACTTTAATACTATGGTAGGTAATTATATAACCATAGCAAAAGTCATAAACCCAGATAGAGTAATACTTCACCACGATAATGAAAATCATAAGTATATTGAGGCTAATCAAAAACAATATTACGGTTTAATAGAAGCGTTAGCAAATAGTAATCTATTAAAAAATAATAGTAAAATTGTTGACTTAGGGTGTGGCCTATGTACAACACTATATAATTTAAGTTTACAATTTTTACATTATAATATAAATGCCAATTTTTATGGAATAGAACATAATAAAGAGTTAATAGATACTTTTACTAATTATTTAAGTCCCTTATGGACTAGTAATAAACCGTCTTTATCCTTAGAAGATATAATGAAAAGTGACCTAACCAATTATGATTTAATTTTATCATACCAACCACTTAAAGGTGATAACGTTAGAAACATGTATAATAAAATTTCTAATGAAATGAAAAGTGGTTCTATTTTTTATGAACACAGACATAAGGAGAAGGAATGTAGGGAAATATTAAATAATTGTATGTCTAAAAATAACATAGAACCTATAACTTTGCTATTTGGGGGTGAAAAACAACCTCTATTTATAAAAAAATAAAAACCACATAATTAATATATTCAATTAAGGCAAATTGGTCCTGTTGTGGATGGTTGGAATACCTTTAAAGACTGTAATTCTTCTCTAAATTTTTGTGTAAAAACTATTTTAGGTACACCATCTTCCCCCTTTTCAATTATAATGTCCTCATTCTCACTTAATAAATGCAAGCCATCTCTCATTATTTGTGCGTGAAGTATTTCCAACATATCTAATATTTGTTTTTTGGAAATTGTAGGGTCACCATACTCATTATAGTTAGATAGTGCCACCCTCTCTACCTCAACCATAAACATATCAAATTCAACACCAGGAAATTTAGACAATAAACCGTCCTGTGCTTGGGGATTTTTTTTGAAAAAATCACGTAACGTTTTCAAGTATATGTGAATATCTACTTCCATAATATATAAATATTTTTATTATTACAATAATAATAAAAATTTTCTATTTAACAAAATAAAAAATAATTTTTACTTAACCAGAACAATTTCTCCTTGGTCTATTTTTGATTGTAGTAATGGTGGAATTTGAACTTTGGGAGAATTACGTATATTGATTACCTCTAAATTTTTAAGATTGACTAAAGACTCTGGGAGTGATTCTAAATCTGGATTATTGGGGACTGAAATGAACTGTAACTCTTTAAGTCTATTTCCTAAATCTTCAGGCATTGACTTTAATATTCCTTCAACATGTAATACTTGTAATTTAGGGAAATCTAAAATTTGTGGATGTAAAGGCATGGAGGGTATATCCTCATCATCCCCTCTCCTGTTTCCTTTTTCAAAATCAAATCTAATTAATGTCTTAGGTAATTTATCAAAGAATTCATCAAAGCCATATAAAGCAATAAATCTAGAAACTGAATCATTCGGGTAGTTGATTTGGACTTTGTCTCCAAAATCCTTATTTAAGGACTTGGCAAATTCATGTTTAAAGAATTCTTTAAGTTCTAACCCGTCCTCTTGTAACCATTTTTCTAAACTAATTGACCTATCATCGTGGTCCATAAATTGATTACTGGGAAAATGAAATTGATATTTGGGTCGGGGTTCACCCATACCTCTACCACTTCCTACAATATCGTTTTTATCTCTAATAATATATAAGGGTCCTTGTTTAGAATAGGTGTCGTAATAATTCCATCCAGTTGAAGCTGTACACCATCTTGTTAAAGGAGCACCTGCCATATCACAACTTACTTCTTTGGTCATTGGCGCAACTACCTCCCAACGGTCTCCATCGTACATATAATCCACATCCTCTCGCTTTCTTCTTTCCTTTTCTTCAGATTTAGTGACCACTTCCTCTTCCATAGAAAAATCTTTGGTTAGGTCGTATAATTCATCTACATCATTAATTTGATTGATGTCTCTTTTGTTTGCGTCTATTCTACCTTTAAATCGGTCGAACTTCGCTAAATCCTCAGTCACTTTATATAAATCCTCAACAAATCTCTCTTGTAGGGTTTTAATTACATCATTCCATTCGGGGGTACCATAACTAAATTCTTCATCAGCTTTTTGTTGCAACCCTAAATATTGTTTGATTATCCATTGAGTGTAGGACCCAACTTTTTCTATATTACCATCATCTATATCGGCATCTTCCTCTGCCTTACTCGTTGGGTCAGCTAACATAATAGCTCTCATAACATCCAAAGGAACTTTGGCTGGTATAACTTTCCCATTCTTTTTCTTCTTAGGTTTAGTATACCTATCAATGAAAATCTCATACCGTGATACTTCCTCGGTAATAATTTCCTCAACTTGCATAAGAAGACTTGTAAAACTCATAAACGATTTTTATAATAAATATCCAGTTATAAGATAAATTCACTAACAACTTAAGTTATATCTCGTAACAATTTTTTTAGATACATTATCTTGATTACCTTCTTTACAGACCATAGAGTAAGCCTTCTTAATTGCTGCGAAAGCATCTGTAAAATTTCCCTTTACCAAATTCTTTCCTCTGTAAATTCTACCTTCGGTAGAACCTTTGGTATTTTTTGTACCCGCATGCCCCCTTACAGTTTTAGGCATTACCGTTTTTTGACGTACATCATACGTTCCGATTCTACATATATAAGAACCCATTTTTGTTGCTTTACTTACACGCATTTTTAATTTTTTTAAAGATTAATAAAGTACAAAGATAACAAATTTTTTTTTATCTACCAACTTCTTTTAAGTAATTTTTTTGTGTTAACTCCCACGACATATCTATAATATCCCAATAAAATAATTGTTCTTCTTTTATTTTTCCTTGATTCCACAGTTTTTCATACCGTCTCAAAGCCTTTGGTTTCCACCATTTACAAGTATATTGGACATCCTCTTCAAATTTTTTCTTTAATCTTAAGGAAGTCTCTGGTATTTCACTCTTTAAAAATTCATTTCCATTTTCATATAATTGTGCTAAAAATACCCCCCTTTTAAATCCATGGTCATATGTAGACGGTTTGATTCCACAATGTTTGAAAACTTTATTAATAATATTTTGTTTAGGGCCCGTCGCACTAATTGCTTTTTTATGTTCTTCTGGGTAGTTTTCTTTCAACCATTGGTTCCACGGTAAATAGACACCATCATCTGGTTTAAGTCTAACTTGCCCCGCAGTTTCACCTAATGTTTTAAAATGAGGCATTCCATTATACATTGAATGAACCCCATATAATGAAGTAGTCCCTACAGCAATTAATTTATCCCCATATTTTTCTTCCCATGCATCTCTAATGGTTTTACAGGTAGTAAGAGCAGCAATTAATTTTCCCATTATTAAATTATACCCTCCCGGTTGTGTGGAGACAATGGTAGTCGCAATACAGGTATTGTTCAATTTATGATTATCAAACTTATCTTTTTTGGTCCACCCTATATAGTGGTCTCTTACTTTAATACTAGTTACATCGGACCCTATACATATCTGACCTAAAATCTTTTGGGTAGGCCTGTCCTTTACCCAAAATTTCATATTCCTTCCAGGATTCGCTACCCATTCCATAGTATGAATAAGTTTGCGCACATTAACCCATTGAGTTACTCCTTTACCCTTTTCTGCTTTTTCAACATAGGGGTCCAACTCTTCTATTTCTTTTATAGTTTGGTGGATGTCCCAGATATTAGTAGGTGCCCACAATTCTTTTTTATAATCAAATAAAGTTTTTTTTATTTTGGACATTTTTCCTCCTTTATTCATTTCTTGCCACTTCTTATATAAAGTTTGTTCTTCTACTGTCATTTCTTTCAGCATATCTAAATTTTCTATAAGTTTTTCTTTCATGCCTTCAAAATCAAAGGTCTCTTCTTCTTGAAATAATTCCAACTGATTTTCCATACTATATAAATAAATTTTTAATGTCCAGAATTAAACTAATTAACCCATACCCAGTTAAAATAGTATAGATTATTATTAAAATAAAAACTAATTTTTCTTTTTTCCCTTTAACCACCTCAGTAGTATTTAAATCTTGGAGTGGTTTATTTTTACATCCTTTACAAGCCATAATTATATATTAAAATTTTCACTTTTTCTTAAATTATTTAATAATTCTTCTTCATCTATAGTTATAGAGAGTGGTGTAGTTGGCTTTATAAAGACAAATAAATTTCCCTTAAACCCATCTGGGGATGTAGCCGTGTAAAATCCCTTTCCTTTTAACTGAAGAGGTTTATCATAATCCTGATATTTTGGAGTTGCTACTTTTAATGGCCCATCAAAATGTGGTATTATTATTTCCTTCCCCAATATTAAATTAACAAAACTCATTTCTACCTCATACCTTAAATCTGCACCTTGTCGCTGGAAATGTTGATGTTGGTTAACTACTAAGATAAGAATTATATCTCCATCAATGCCTCCCCAAATACCGTGACCTTTTCCACGTAATCTCATCATGTGTCCTTCTTCTATTCCTTTAGGTATTTTAAATTTTATTTCTTCTATTATTTCATTTCCACCATTTAAAAATCCTACACCAAAACAATCATTACAAACAGTATTGATTAGTTGTCTAAAAAATCCGTTACCCGCCATTCTTTCAATTACACCAGCACCGTTACATATGGGGCACGATTTATTATTTGAGACTCGTCTATGGGTTTTTATTATTTTTTCATTTCCAAAATAACAATCTTCAAGTGTTACAGTAACTTTTACTTTTATATCGTTACCTTTTCTATGTCGAGGGCGTTGCTGCATTCCATCACGACCAAAAAATCTTTCAAATATATCAAAAGGGTCACTACCACGATTTGAGAAAAAATCGTGTAATTGTGGTCCTCCATTATCGTATTGTGCTTTTTTAGTTGTGTCACTAAGTACACCATACGCTTCAGAAATCTCTTTAAATTTTTCTTCCCCTTGGGGATTTTTATCTGGGTGATACTTTAAAGAAAGTTTACGATAACTTTTTTTTATTTCTTCAGTGGTGGCGTCTTTACTTATGCCAAGTATTTCATAATAATTTTTCATATGTTAGAAACTAAATATCAAATAGTAATTTTTAATAATCAATCCAAAAAAAGGATAATTGCTACATCTAATATCTATAGCAACATAAATAAAAAATATAACAAAATAACTAAAAAATCAAATGTTATATTTCCTATTAAATATAATAAAAAAAAAGAATGTGTGTTTGAGATAGCTTTAGTGTGTATAGGAAAATGTAAAACTAAACCAATTCATAAACGTGATGACTTAGGGAGACTTATCGAAATCACCACTAAAAATAAAAAATACCACATATTAAAAATAAAGGGTTTTGAGATAGAAGAAAAAATATATGACCACCAGCAAAGAAAAAGAATCTATTTTGAAGAATTATTCGTAAACTATCTGTCCAGTAAAAATATTATACAAATGTATAGTTTAAATAATAAAATTATTGTTCAAAACAATAATGAATATTTTCTTTTTAGTTTAAAAAATGTATCTGAATCTCAAAGATTTATGGATATTATACAAGAATATTTTTCTAATATAAAAAAATATAATTGTCTACTAAGTAGAGACTTGTCTACAGCACAAAGAAAAGAAATTTATAATCTATTAGAGGATAAAGGGTTTGAGAGGTCTTTATTGTATAAACACTACACCTACTAATCCTTTTTAAACTTAAACAACGCAGTCCCTATTTGTAATTCATACTCATCAGGGATATCTGTACTATGAATTACAATATCTCCATCGGTATTAATTTCTTCTATCTCTCGTAAAATTTTAATAAAGTCTTGTTCATTCACTGTAAGTTCTACACACACATTTTGTGTTTCAAAAGGAAACTCATCAATATTTTCAGATATATTTAAAAAATGAGCTAAATACCCTTCTGGAAGTGGTTTACTGTCCTTATATTTTTCTTCTAAATACTCATCACTAAATTGAGGCATCTTGGTGGGGGGTTTATTTATATCATCTTTATTAAAAGATTTAATATTATCAATTAGACTATTTTTGTGTTTCTGGGTTTGTTGATTGTCGTTCTCTATCTGTTGATTTAACCACTTTATCTTTTGGTTTATCTGTGCCATTTGAAGATTTATTTAAGTTCGGTAAGGGACTAAGTTTAACATTAAAATCAATATTCTTTAATTCTTCTAAATTCTTGGACTGGAACAATTCTTCTAATTCTCTAGTCTTAGCTTGTAATAATTTATCTTTTTCTTCTTTATCTTTATTAAATTTAATAATTCTTAATAATTCATTTTCCAGAAATTTTACACTCTCTAAGGCATATCCACAATAAAAAGAAGCTAAACACCCTTCAGTGCTATTTGTATTTACTTTTATCGCAATCTTATCTTTATCGTATAGGCCTTCATAAGCCCAATGAGATGGGAATTTTAAATCTATGATAAAATAATTCTCATGTTTTCTTATACCATAAAAGGTGTCTCCAAACTTTTGTATATTTTCAAATAAATTCATTAATATAAAATATAACTTAAAAAATAAGAAACTGAAGTAACTATAATAATTTCATCCACATAATTTAAAATAATTTTCTTAGGGGGGTTGCTCAATAGTTTAATCATTATTAAAACTAGATATTTTAACATTTCTAATGTAGAAGCAATGAATAGTATCAATAATATTAAACTTACCACATTCTTTTAATTTTTACTGTGATTTAAAATTTCCTTTCTAAGTTCTTGACAAAGCATCTTTAATTCTTGAGCTTCTTTTCGTGCACGTATTCCTGCACTTTTATTATCTTTTTCAAAAAATTTACTGGTGTCTACAGATAAATTCTCCACTAATTCTTTAATTTTTCCTAAAGTTTCCATGTGTTTTTAACTAATTTTTTTTATTTATTATCTAACCTATAATTATATAGGTAGTAAGAAAAAATAACTCTAGTGGTGTGGGAAGTCAACTTTATTGGAGAAGATTATTTTCTAATGTTTTGTATAAATCAGTATAAATATCTAATTCTGACTTAGTTTTCTTATCATCTATCTTAAATAGGGTGGAAAAAAATTTATCTACTTTATTAATTGTGTATTCATATTTTTCACCATAAAAAGATTCTAGAAAAAAATTCCAAAAATAATCATAGTGTTCGCCTTCTTTTTTAAAGAAAATGCCTTCCTTATTCAAATCTACAATTACTTTACACCAACACCATTTAAAATGATTTACAATATCTTCTTCAGTATGTGCGATATCTTTGCCTAAGTAAGTTTTATTAACTATAAGGTATAGTGATTTTACAAAGAAAAAAAATAATTCTGATTTTTCAACAATAATATCATTTGCTTTAAACCAAATATCCAAATCTTTCTTTGGAATGGGTTCGGTTACATACCTATAAAATTCTATTGGGGATAATCCTTTTGATTTGCTCATATTAAAAATGTAATTAAATTGTTAAAATTTTAAATATATAATTTAAACTTATTACAAAAAACCCCCAGAATTTGGGGGTTTTAGTATAAAAAAATAAATTGTTATTTCCTCAATATTTTTTTAAGGTAACGGTATATTATTATCATTCAAATATTGTGTAAACCACTCTAAAGCTTGTTCATCTCCCACAGCTTGTAAGTCCTCATAAGTTTTTTTAAGTACTGATGGGTTTTTCATTGCGTCTTCAGGAATTTCTATAAGTTGTCCATCAGCTGACTTATATTCCGCGTATGGAAATTGTTGCTCTTTACCAGCTATTGCATCAGCGGGTTTTCCTTTACCCATCGCTAACAATAACTCATTTTCATCATGTTTGCTGGCGTATGCTATAATTTGGTCATCCTCTAATTTAACTCTTTTCATCCACGCATATTGGCAATCTAAGGGTTTTGCTTGTAAAATTGCTAGAAAAACATCTTCTAGATATTGTTCTTTTGTTCCTCCAGTAGCATCATCACCACCAAAATTTTGCCATTTTTCAAAATCTCCTGGTTGGTTATTATACATTAGAAAATCTGATGTACAATTAGAGGTGTCATAAGGTCCTTCAATCCCTAATGATGCCATAACTTCTTCACAGGTAGGGAAAGGTAATTCATTTGGATTTTCCATACATGGGTTATTTTTGCTTATTTCTTCAAATTTCTCTTTCACCTCTTCGGATTCCCCTGTACTTTCTCCTTGACGGGCATCAGGAAATTTATTATCTAACAAACTATTAGCTTTCTTATTAGTTTCCAACGAAATCCAATCTTCATCGCCTTTTTTTCTTGTATGCCAAATACCGTCTATTACTGTATATTCGTAGGTGTTATCACCTTTAATGTTATATGCTTTAGTACTATCTTTAGATGCTGTATCATCTTCTGGTTTTTCCTCTGTCTTAACTGTAGTTTCTACTTTTTTAATAACTTCTTGTTTTTGTTCTGGAGTAACATTTCTCGGTACAATCATAAATGCATATACATCTTTATTCTTTCCATCTTTTCTGGTAGAAAATATCAACTGGTCAGGAGTTAAATCTTTAATGCCTGTCTCCATTTTAATGTACTGAAATACGTCATCATCTGCTTGTAAATTATCTTTATCAAATTGAAATCCTCTTTTTGCTACTAACCTCCAATCGTTATCCCCTTTCTTTCTAATTTTAAGCTTGTCCCCAAATAATCCACCACGTTTAACTGTAGTTTGTTCAGAGATTACTGGAGTACCCATTAATTCCATTATTCTTGAGTATTCTTCATTTAGATTTTGTTTTGTATAATTCATTTTCTTTTATTATTTAATAATGATTTTACTTCTTTAATAGCTTCCGCTACCATATAATTAGGATTTGGTTTTTGTTTCCCGTATCTATTTGGTATAGCTTCACTCCATTCATCACTTTTTAATTTATTGTATTTTCTTTTAACTTTTTTAATTACCTTATCACCCAACTTAGATGGTACTGTATTACCTATTGGTTGACCGTCAGTTCCTTTGGTTGTTTCGTTTCCAGTCATACTTGACCCTTCTATATAATCTCTAACTCTCTTTTTAAAACTATCTGAAGGTTCAGTTTGGTACTCTGCATCTTCTAATCCCATTCCTCTCCAGTCTTCTATATATTCTTCTTGTTCTGAACTATTTCTATACATAGGAGATTCATAATCCGTTTTAGAATTGTTTTGGTGTGGGAAATCAGGGTGAGAATTATTTTTGAAATTTAAATAGTCTTTAATTTTACCAGCAACTAATTTCATTGCTTCACTATTTTGTTGTCCTGCTGTCTTTAAAGTTTTGTCCGTTTCTACTTTACCGGGAAAATTATTAGAATCTTTAGCTTCCTGTAATTTAGTTTTAAGTCTCTTTTTTAATAAGTCTTTTTTAACCATAGGCTTTAACTCTTTTTCTAAAATTTTACTAACTCTTCTATCTAATTGTATGTTTTTTCTCATTTGAATGTCTTTTGTATATCATATAAATATATTGTAATTATGATTCGTACTTAGGTTTGTTACCTTTCATAGTATAATATTTACCAATGGGGCGGTCCATTTTTGTAACCCCAACTATGCCCGCGTCTGGGTCTGTAACTGGAGACTTATAAAAAGCTCTTCTAATCATCTCATCCATTTCTTCTTCATTTGTAGTTTTTTTCTTTTTTTCTGCCCTCATTTTCTTTTTCCTATTCTTTTCTAAATCCTCACGAAATTTGCTTTCAAGTTCAGTGATAATTATGTTTTTTAAATAAGAAACAGGTTTACTTGTTTTTTTAGAAACATTTTCAATTGCTTCTTTTATGGTCTTATTCTCATAAAATTCTAATGCGTTAATATCCCCCTGATTACAATAGGGGAAATGACTACATTTTTTCTTTACTCGTACATAAGTTCCACCAGGTCCACCCCATTTTGGGAAATTGGGGTCCTGAACGGCTTTCCAATTCTTATAGTTTTTAGCCCATATCTGTGGTTGTGAATATGACCCCGATGAACCCGCACCGGTCTGTTCATCCATCTCTTCTTCTTCATTTAAAGGTTTGTTCTGAACTGTCGAACCTTGTTTGTCTGGGTCCCAACCCATAGGGGGGGCATAGGCACCAGCAGAACCACTACTAGTTTGTTCACCCATCTCTTCTTCGCCTTGGATTGTGTCTTCGTGAGCCTTTGCAGAAAACGGAGAAACATTATCTATGTTTATTTCTTCATTGTTTGCGTGGTCTGAAATATAATCATGTAATTTTTCACCATAGATTCCATATAATCTTTTAATTAAAGCCTTGGGATTTTTCCTTAAATATCGTAATACTGGTGGTGGTACATCTTCACCATATTGTCCAAATACTCCTTGTATTTCTTTTTCTCTTGGTGTGGGTGTAAATTTTGATTTACTATAAGTGTCTTTCATTTCTCCCGATTCATTGGTTACTTGGGTAAGATTACTTCTAGCTTTAGCCCCCTTTGCTCCACCACCCATAGGGAGTTCATCTAATACATTTTGTGTCATATTACTAGCGTCTCTTTTATATTTTTGAACTGTATTCATATTATTTTACATTTTTTATCTGTGCATCCCAGAAACTTCTACGTAACCAAAATGTTTTATATAATTCAATTAAAACTTTAGTACTTACATCAACCATTTCAGCTCTGTTAGTTTTCGCTAATTTCCCATTCTTCTTTTTGAGTTCAGATTCAACCACATCCACCACATCTTTTTCAAATTTGGCAGACCCTAAGAAATCTTTCAATTCTTTTCTAGCAATTCTTTCTATTTCTTTTTTATCGGTAGCGGTTAATCCCATAATTACATTTTACTATAAATATAATGAAAGAAGAGAAGTTATAAGATGATTTGGAGAATAATAAGGCCAATACTGACTGCTGCACCACCCACTAGAAAACCGTTTTTTTGTCTTTTATATTTTTTAGCTTTTTTTTCTGACATTAAACGTAAATCTTCTTTATGTTGGATAACCTGATTAAGGTTTTGAATATCTTGTAAAAAGATTTGTTCTTTGGATTTGTATTGTGTTATAATACTGTCTTTAAGACTAAGTTGTTGTTTAGTGATTTCATAATTTATTTTTACTATGGACAGTTCTTCTTTACAGAAATCACCCAATTCAATTTCCTCAATAGCTTTTAATAGATGCGTTTTAGGAATACACACAATAGTGTCCCCATTAATCGTAACGTTTTGAGAAATACTCGGTAATATCGCTGCTATTAAAAGTGCCAATGTTATCCAAAGTTTTCTTAAATTCAGTTTTAAGGGTAGATAATTTATCATCATTTTCTTTAATATTTTTATTTAAACCTTCAATAGAATCTGAAAGTAAAATAATATTATTGTTATACAATTCTCTTTGTTTTGCATTAGTTTGTATAACCTTTTGTAGGCTATCTATCTTATTATTTAATATATATTCATTAACTGCTTCTGTACTAGATTCGGGTCTAGTCAGTATGCTAAAAACTAAAGCTATTATTAATACTACTATTAATATAAGTTGGTAATGTTTCAATACCTTGTTCATAATCTTATATTTCTGGTCCCAAATCTTCTTCGGTTGTTGTTTCTGTTTTTCTTCGACTTGCTAAAAGTTTTGCCCATTTTCCAGAAAATACTGTAAAATACGTTTTTAATTTTTCTAACAATTCAACAAATTCTACATCTATTTTTACCATATTAGCATTGCCAATATATACACCATCTACTTCCGCAATAGAATAGTAAAATCTTATATCGAACTTAAGAAGTTCCCCGGACCACTCTACATTATTTTTATATATGTTTAAAGGATGAAATTCTGCCATATCGGATACCTGTTCTACAAATTCATCCATAGTTTCTTGGTACACAGATTGTTCATCACCTGTAAGTTCTAATTCTTGTTCTGTCATTCCATGAACAATAATTTTACCACCACTTACCGTATATTCTTTAGTTTTTTCTTCTTTTTCTTTGGGTGTTTTAATTTCATCGTCTTGGATGGCAGTTTCAAAATCCACACTGTCTTCTTCTACTTGTTCTTTTATAAGCCTAGAAACATTAAGGATTTGTTTCATATCTTCGTATGCGGTGTTACCATATTTTCCATCTATGGTTCTTCTATTATAAGTTTTCTTATTCATCTATATATTGTTTTAATTTTTCAAAATCAAAAGAAGGACTCAAGTCTGTCCATAACTCATTGTAATTACTTCTAGTCACTATGCCTTTAAAATCTTCTACCCCATCTATTCTAGTGTTATGACCTATTAATTTTAAAGATATATTTAATTCAGTACATAACCTTTTAATAAGTTTTGCAGTTGCCTTTATTTGTTTATCTGAATATGCCGCCCAATAAGTGTGGTCTCTCCATCTTTTTTGGTAGACATCTCCTTTATAAATATCACCAATCCAATTGGCGTACTTATTATTTAATTGATTATATTTTAACCATCCCAAATTTTCTAAACAAATAACTATTACCTTTTTATCAAGATATTCTACCCCAATAAAATCTGAATAATAATTTTCATCAAAATTTTGAATTGTCTCCCCGTCATTAGAAATTATATAGGTGGGTATTTTTCTATAATCACCATCTAATCTATGAATCAAAGAATTTTTATAATAATTTAATGGGCGAGAAGTATGACATAATACAATTTGTTCTTTAAAATGTTTATCGTTATGACAAAACAAATTATCTACACTATGCTGGACCATCGTTTCCACTACGTTTTTTATATTTTAATATCTTTTTTTTGTGTTTATCAATATCCTCAGGGGAGGTAGGAATCGTGGCTTTAACACTCTCGGCTTTTCCCTCTTCCTCTGCCCCTGATTTAGAAGGTGTCTGAGAAAGTTGTGAATTTTCTTTTTCATCCCCCTTTTTCTTATTTAAACCTAACGTTTCTTCTAATTTTTTCAAGTCTTTTTCAGTAGGTTTTATGGGCGGTGGTTCCTTTATATCTTTTTCCTTACTCCCTATTATTGTACTTAAGTGGTTTTTTTGTTCTTCTGTTAGCTCTTCTGGTACTTTAGAAAAGTTATCTTTTTCTTGAGATTTGTTAGTTATAATTAATTTGGTACTATTAGCATTTCGACTAAATGCAAAATTCATCGCTACTATCATTGCTATAGCTAATGGGTCAAATACAAAAATAATTAATAATAAAAACCAGTTCACCACCTTATCCATTGATTTACCAGTTAATTCAGAAATATACTTTAGTGGGCCTAATTCTCTTTGTTCTTCATTAGAAATTTGTAATTCTACCAATTGTATATCTAGTTTTAAAATAGAGTCTTGGACCACTTCTAATTTTTTATTAAGTGTATCACGTTCTTGAATAGTTAATGTGAGTTCCTTTTTAAGGTCACGGCGTGCACTAGAAGAGCTTGTGGTAATTACTTGTTGTGTTTCTCTGTCAACATATTGTACTTGATGGGGGTTTGATAAAGAAACCCTTAAATCAGAAATAGATTGATTTAATTGTAATTTCTCAGTTTGGAAATCTTTTTTATTGTCTTGGTAGGTAATTTGTTTTTGTTGTAAAACAGCTAATCCTTTATCTAATAATTCAGATTGAACTGCGGTTTGTTGGTAGGCGTTAGAGAGAAATCCATAAATTCCACCTGATGTAATTACCATTAGGATGAATACCGCAACTACAAAATAGAAACGGAGAAATTTATTAATGGTAGTCCAGTATTGGTATAGTAAGGATGCAACCACCAATTTAGCCACTTCTAGACTTCCAGCCATTATAATGACTTCAAATTGTGCACCCGCAAATAATTTACTTAAACCAAAAACTGAATAAAATGCTGCACACCCCGCAACACTTAAAGCAGAAAGGGCAATAAGAATAGGGAATAATATTTTTTTCATAGACTTTTTTTATATACAATAAATATCTTTTACTGTATATAATCTAACAAAACTCTACTTTCGTTACGTAGTTTTCTTAAAGCCTTTTCTTTTATTTGTCTTACTCTCTCTTTTGTTAAATTAAAATCTTCACCAATATCCGATAAAGTTCGTGGGGTTCCACTTAATCCAAAATAATCAGATATGATAATAATTTCTCTTTCATCTAAAATACCCATTATCCTTTTTAATTCATTTTTAAATTGTTGGGTGGTGTCCCCGATATCTTCTGGATTTTTTGCATCCTCATTTTTAATTAGAGATAATAATGTGTCACCATCTTCATTAATAGGTTTTCCTAGATTAACAGTATAAGGTAAATTAGATAACTTATCGTTTAACATACCCCCGTCTTCTCGTTCATTTTTTTTAGCTCTATGTAATTCTTGAACTACATTTGCAGGTAATCTTATTGTCCGTGCATGTTCATTTAAACATTGGAGGATAGATTGTTTAATCCACCACACCGCATAAGAAATGAAACGATACCCCTTTGACCAGTCGAAATTATTAATGGCTTTCATTAATCCATAATTTCCTTCCGCTATCAGGTCTGGAAAATCAACTCCTTGATTTTGGTATTCTTTTGCAACACTAATTACAAATCTTAAATTACCCACCATTAATTCTTCTTCAATTTTCTTTTTTTGTTCTGGGCTTGGGTTATTTAACATAATATGTGCAAGACATTTTTCTCGTTCTACCGTTAATACATCTAATTTTCTCACATCTTTCAAATAATGTGAAATTTCATCTTGGTTAATAAATGGTCCTGTTTTTTTCATAAATTTAATTTTATTGTCATATACCTAATCAATTAGCATACCATATATAATTAACTGACATATTGTCATATCTGTATGTTATTTACCACTAACTGAATCTAGGAATTTTTTTTCATCTAAGGTCAATGAATCTATACCTTTATCGTAAATTTTTTCTAAAACCTCGTCCAAAGTATAAGTCTTTTTTGTACTTTTATTTACTGCTTTATTTATAAATTGATTAGTATATTCTTGTAATGTTTCATTAATGTGATATAAATTTTCTCCTAATTTTTCTTTAACAATATCTTCATCTCGTTTTAAAGTATTACCTCTTAAATTAGTTAAATGCTTTTCAAGTTCTTCATCTAACCTCATTCCTAATTTACGTGGTTTAGGTACTAAAAAATAACTAAGAATATTTTCATCAAAAGTAGTATTTAAATAAAAATGGATGTCTTCTAAAGTATCATAACTTTCAAAATGTGCCAATATCAGATTATCGTGATGAACATATTTTAAATATGGTCCACCAATAACAAACCCTAAAGTACTGACTATTTGGTTTAAAGAGGTTTTAATATCTTTAAAATCTCCTAAAATAAATAAAAGATAACTTTTTTTTCTTTTCATATCTATAAATAGTTTTATTTAACAAATATAGTAATATTTATTAGTATAACCAAATTAATTTTATAAAAATTATGTCCGATAATTTAATGCCACAATATCATTTTGATGATTCAAAAGATACTCACCGTATTGGTGTTAAAAAAAACAAATTAACACATCATCGAGACCCCGAAGATAATGTAAAGGAGTTTGAGTTAAATACGGGTGTACCCGTGGAAAAATACGGTAAAGATGAAAATCGTATAACATACGATAGTGCGTCATATGAAGGAGAACCATGGTTTATTAGTAAATCATTTAATGATGAGGAAACCAATAAAAGGCCTTTACACCCCACAAAAGATTATTTACACCCTCATGATAGTCACACAGGTGATGACCATTTAGAAATGGGGACTGGTAACTACTATCCCCAATATAAAGTGCCTTTTATGGATAATAATAATGTAGATAGTGTAAATTATGATGAGGATGGGAAATTAAAATTAGATAAAAAAATAAATGAAACCATTTCACCTTCTGTCAATATTTATAATAAAAATAAAAATAATAATAGTATGAGTAATTTAACTGAACAAATAGATAGAATTAAACAAATGATTCTATTCAAAGAAGGCATGAGTTTTAAGGATGTAAAAAACTTAACTGAACAAGAAAAATCCGACTCTACAGCTGTTGCACCATCTTCAGATGGTGGTGATTCAAGTGTTACTGTAGACAAAGCAGAACCTTCTGTAGGTGCAGCAAAAGCTGCAGAGGTCTCTAAACTAACTAAGTCAGCGGAGAGGGAAAAAACCCCATTAGTAGAACCCTCTAAGGAAGAGCCTTCTAAGGAAGAACCAAAAGAGGAACCAAAAGAGGAACCAAAAGAGGAACCAAAAGAGGAACCAAAAGAGGAACCAAAAGAGGAGCCAAAAGAGGAGCCAAAAGAGGAAGAGCCGGTTGAGGAAGCTCCTGAAGAAGCCCCTGCAAACCCAACCACAGTACAATTAACACAACCCATTATCGCGACTGTTACAGGCGTAAAAGAAGGTCTAGCATCTATGTTATCTGACCCTGAAGTACAACGAGCCATTAATAATATTAAAAACTTTAAAGCGGACCCAGAGAAAAAAGCCACCTTATATGATGAATTTATAGCGGCCTCCCGACATTACGGAGAGGTACCAGGTACAATCGGAGTGGACCAAGAAAAAACTGAAGCTTATAATGATTATGTTTCAAAATATGTTCCTTATTATGCACTAGCAATACCTGAAGGTCAATTAAGTAGAGCTAACACATTAGACGCTACTATGGAAAATGCTAATGTAGGGTTGGATAATATTATTGACGCTGGGGTGGGATTAGATTACGCATACACTCTGGGTAAAACAGCAGGTGCTAACGCTTGGATGGCGTATGCTGCGTTATCACAATTAGTAAATGCTAATATTTACATAGAAAGAGCAAATTATTTAGCTAGTGATGAAGGTCAAGCTGCATTCGAACAAGCAAACACAGATAATGTTAATTTTTATGGTACTTACATTACGCCTAATACCCAAGAGTATTGGTTACCTAATGTTTATCCAGAATATTCTACCCTAAGTAGTGATATCGGCACTATGGAAAGTAATTTTACCTACACCGCTCCTGAACCTGCTCCATCTGAAGAAGAGGGTCCACGAGGGGAGAAACCTACAGAGGAAGAAGAAGAAGGCCCAGACAAAGAAGAGAGCCCTAAAGGAGAATCATCTAAATCTATTATTATACCATTTCAGGGTACTAATTATGAATTAAATACTGGTGGTATTTCAAGAGATAGTAAATTTACAAAAAATGACGCTACAATAAAATCTGGAAAAGAAGGACCAGAATTAACTCTAAATGCAGAACACGCGAAATACGGTAAAGGATATTATAATGGTGTAATGAACCCAGATAATAATGTATTTTATGTAACATTTTATAATGATAGAGGTGATGGTCAGAACAAATATAAAATAGAAGCAAAATTAAGTAAATATAAAGTTAAGAGTAGACAAAAAGCCCCAGCTAGAACAAGTAAAACAGCTATGAGTCGTGGTTCATATGATTCACCAATGGGTATAGTTGGTACTAGTGGTAAATTTACCGGTGTAAGTCCAAAAGCCATGGGTCCTTTTAATCAAGACCCATATGCCCAACAATCATCCAACGCTGAAGAAGAAGGTGATGACGAATCTAAAAAGAAAGAAAATTTAGCAGAAAGACGATTACCTAGAGGATATTATAAAAATAGAAAACCTAAAGTTATGAAAAGACCTAAACAATTAACAGAAGCACCAATTAGAAAATCTAAAGGAAAAAAAATTATTAAACTTAGAGAATCAGATTTATATCGGATTGTAGAAAGAGTTCTTAATGAAAATAAAAAAGGTAAAGGATGTGCAGAATCTGAAGGTGGTTCTGGATGTATCAAAAAAGGAAGTTATACAGATAAATCTGGTAAGAAATATACTTGGCATATCTTAAATAATAAAAAAGGTGGTATCTGGAGAGGTTGTACTAGTAGAAAAGATTGTGAAGAAATATTAGATGCCTTCCACGCTAACTCTTAAATAAGATTAAAAACCAAAACTATTATGTGTGACTGTAAAGAATGTAACTGTGGTACAAAATGTAAATGTACTTGTTGCAATTGTTAAAAACTAAATAATTAATTAAAAGGGGATTGAACGATTCCCTTTTTTTATTTATATTTATAACTAAAGACCATGGAGAAACCATACATATCAGAATTAGACATTAAGAAAGCCGTCAAAAAAGTATTGGCAGAAGACAATAGATTGCCCGTAGACGACTATGAGTTTGAGATGGACGATTCTACCTATGATGACATTTATGAACACCAAGGACCTGTAAGACACTTTAGGGGGTCTATCTACTATGATGGGTATGTTCCTGAGACTGATGACGTAGAGTATGACCGGAAGGTTGCACAAAAACTTTTAGAGTATGAAAGAAATAAATTAGGAAGTGCTGAAACGTATGTTGGGGGTGTTGGTTTTAAAAATCGTGGTAACCTTATTGAGCCTTTCGATAATATGGATTTCTAAACAATACAGGACACATTACTTACTTTCTTAACAGTAATTGTCTGGTCTGACCATTCCTTAATTAAATTATTATGAGAAATTACAAAGATTCTTTCAAAGTAATCTTTAATCTTCATAAAGAACTTGCCCACCAATTCTAAATTTTCATCACTTACTTTTGCAAATGCTTCATCAAAGCAAACAATATTAGGTTTAGGTAATGCACACACTTTAGATAATACAGAGCGTAAAGCTAATGACGCTATAGTTTTTTCATAACCACTACCAGAAGACATTAATTTCTCAATAGATGTATCATTGTCTATCATCCAAAATTCCAATTCATTACGGTCATTAATTCTTAATTGTAATGTAAATTCACAACTATCCGATAGTAACCTATTTAATTCACTATTAAGATAGGGAATTGTATTTCGTAATATAAGTTTAGAAATTCCATTTTTCCCATAAGCAATTAAATAAGCCTTAAATATTTTATCAACCTCTTCTTCTTTTTTAATTTCATTAATCCTACCAACATTTTCTTTAATGCTAACTTTATGTTGTTTTATGTTTCCCTTAGTTTCACTAATTTTAATTTTAAAACCATCTATCTCAGCGGTTAATGTATCCAATAAAGTTCTAGCGGAAATAAGTTTCTTTTCTATTTCTTGATTTTCCTCTAATTTAATTTTGTTAGATTCCCACTCTTTGAGAGTGTTTTGTTTTTGAATTAAATTCAAACTTTCTTCTTTAATTTCTAAATCAATTTTTATTTTACGTAATTTATCTCTTTCATAGGTGTCCCACTTTATCTCTATATCACTTAATTCCATATTTTTTTCTAATAATTCTTTTCTAGATGTTTGTAAGGTAAGTAATTCCTCAGTTATTTCGTGAAGTTCTTTAAGTTTCTTTTCAATTTCAGAACTGTGGTCCACATCATCTAATTTTCTATTACACGTTGGGCAAATTTCACCATCCTCTAAAGCTTGTATTAATTCTTCTAATTCACTAACCTGTTTGGTTGTTAATTTTTCTTGTACTTCTAGGTTTGTTAATTCTTTTTTTAATTCAGTATGTTTTTCTTCATCGTGTTTGGTAGGAGGTTTAGATATGTGAATTTCCTCTAATCTGGTTTGGTGTGTTTCAATTTTATTCTCTATATTGCCAATTTCTGTTTTAATATTTGTAGGATTAACTTTTAATAATTCGGAGGCAATCTCATTATGTTTGCTATAAAGTAATTTTTCTTTATACTCCATTCCATTTTCATACCTCTCGTTAAGTTCTATAATTTTATTTTCATACTCTTCAATATTTTCTATAAATGCACCACTTTCATCTTCATAATTTTTATTTTCTTCTTTTAAAGTTTGTGTGTCATATAAATTAGAAATTAACTTTTTATTCCATTCAGAATATATTTCTTTAGCGGTTTCTTCTTTTTTTCTTAAATGGTCTAACCCTATAAATCTTGTTAATATTTGGCCTCTATGTGTGGGTTTAGCTTCTAGTAAGTCTTCCAGATTATTGGATGTTGTAAGTATGGTTAATAAAAAATCATCCATAGTTCCTATAGATTTTTTTAAAAACTCTTCTGTTTCTCGTCGTTGTTCTCCTTGTAAATTTTGTAAGGTGCCTTCCGCTAATCTTTTACTCAAGTTAAGTTCAGTCCTAACACTCCACTCACCCTTTTTAGTTAATTTTCTTATTATTCCTCGTTCTATAATGTAATTTTCACCATCAATTTCTACCTCACCCTTAACTAATACGATATCTTTATCGGTAAACCTATTAAAGACCTCAATAGCTTTATTGGACTTAGTAGTTACATTAAAAAATAAAAAAAGAAGAAGGTCTACAGTTAATGTAGTTTTACCACCAAAATTAGAAGGTGTAGAATCTATGACCGTTATACCATTATATTTAGTAAAATCTATTCTATTATTTTCACCAAAAGAAAGAAAATTATTAAATTCAATCCACTTAATAAACCATTTCTTATGTTGTGATATATCTTGGGTTGATACTTTTTCCTCCACTCTAGAATCTAACTTCATTAACTTATCCCAATTAACATCTACATCGTGGTCTTTTAAAAATTCTTTTACTAGTTGCTTTTGGTAGTTGGGGTCAACGACATTTTCTGTGACAGCTTGGGTTGTGGTGGTTTCTCCAATTCCATTAATGCGAGTCACCACATTAACCCTTTCAGAATTATATTTCTTTCTAAAATAAGTTTTTAATCTTTTTATTTTTTCTTGGGTGAAATTTTCGGGACTATCTTCCCATATAACTTTTATATAGGGGTTATCTAAAGTGGTAGGGTCCATTATATATTATTTGTTTGGTCGATTCTCTTCAAACCATTCTATTATAGCATTAATGGCCCATACACCACCACTAGCTAACATTCCATCAAAAAATACATTTAAATGGGGAATATTTGTTAATGGACTAGTGGGTGAAAATAAAATAAAAGAAAATAGAAACCCAACCCATGTAGAAGTACACATAACACAACCTAGTAAATCCCCAATAAACTTAGAGTGAGAGGTTAACCAGTTTCTACTCTTATCAAAAATACTCCCGTATACCAATATTTGCGTCATTCCATATGCTGCTATCATCCATATTATTAAATCCATAATTAATCTTTATATAATTCATCATCTAATCTAGATGATTTTAGGTGAGTTGCTTTAGTTCCACTAAATCTTCTAAAGTGATTTAAAACATCCTCATACTCTTCAATCTTTTCTTGAAGTTCTTTTATTTGTTGTTTAAGGGTGGTGTTATCATCAGTAAAATTTTGTAATTCTGATTTTTGTTTACCATATTCTTTAAACTTTTTAACCCATTCCTCATTATCTGTTGTTAATCTACCAACTTCTATAGTTAAAGAATTAACCTTCTCTGAATATTCCCGTAATTGTGTATCATCAGTAACTAATTTTTCTATTTCCACAATTTTTTCAACAGGCACTTCCACAATTTTTTCAACAATTTTCTCAACAGGTACTTTTATAATTTTCTCCACTTCTTTTACTATTTCTTTTTCCACCTCTTTTTCTATAATTTCTTTTCCAGCTTTAACTGGCGTACGTCCAAATTTTTCAATAGCAAAACCACCCTTTAAACATCCTAAAATTAAATTATTTTTATCCTCTATTTTATTTAATTCACAAAACATCTCCATTTCCTTATTTAAATGTGAAGGTATTTTAAAAATTTGTGAGTGTTTCGTTTTCATTTTCAATATCTGCTATATCAGTAATCTTAAAATTTAGATAGGGTGATTTATTATCTATATCTTTAAAAATATACTTATCCGTTTGGACTTCGTAAATACCATAACCATGATTTCTGACTGCTTCACCAAAATTCTGTTGTATTAAGGACCCTATCATATATGCTTTTTTACCATTAGGGATATCTACCACTTGTCGTTTATGAATGTCTCCCGCCAACACCAAATCACATCCAGAAAACTCTTGGGTGTTATATCCGTCTTCAAAAGCAAATCCCATATCGGTAACTAAACCTTGTATTGGCCCATGGAATAAACCTATATATGTATGTTCTTTTGTTGGTGTGAAAGCTGGCTTGTGGTTATGATTAACCAATGAATATATTACCCACATTATGTTCTCATCTTCCATAACACCATTTTCTTTTAAATAAATAATATTTTCATTATTCATAGTAAAAATTAAGGGACTCAGGGTGTCTAACCTTTCTAAATTATTTTCTAAAAAATCATGATTACCTATCAAAACTAAGGTTTTACAAATATTTGCACATTCCTTTAATGTCCAAATAACCATATCTACCAATTCTGGTGTCATTTGATTTTTAGAATGAACCAAATCTCCAGTAAATATAATCCTATCAGGTTGTAATTCTTTCCATTCTTTAAAGCAAGCACTTAATATTTCTCTATAATGTTTATGGTCTTTAAAGAGTTTAATGTGTAAATCAGAAAAATGTATTAACTTATTAATCATTTATTATCCTTATAATGTTCTAATAAAGATACCACCTCTTCCCTATAATCTCTACATTTAATGGGTTCATATTTTTCATTATTTTCATTAAACCACACAATATAAGAATCCCCCAATTGGAGGTTAGTGTTTTCTTCTATCAAATATCTATATAAAGATAGTTGTAATGAGTAGGTATTAAACTCACACACATCCAAATGAGAGATAGGCTCTTTAAATTGTTGCCACTTATTATTTCTTTTTATCTCTTTGTTAGTTTTCCAATCCCAAATTTGTAATTCATTAACTTTATTATTCCAAAATAACTGGTCTACCATCCCACAGACACCACACACATCATCACCAACAATTAATTCAGATTTGATGGGTATTAGTTTACCATACGATTCTTCATAAAATTTATCAAATAAATTTTTAATTTTATTAAAAGCAGTTTCTACGTCATTATTTCCTAACACTCTAACAATCTTTTCCTTGGGGTATGGAAACACTTTATTGTTAAAATAATTTTCAGCATAGTTATGTAATAAATTTCCCTTTTCACAGGAGTAGTCTGCTTTATATTTCCATTCTTTTAATATTTCTTCCTTTGTAATCCCCCTATCTTTAGATTTTTTTTCTGACCAGTAATCACTATCAAAAGGTTGTTTAAACTTACCTATAAGTCTAGTTGCGGAAAGCATTTCTTGTCCGTCAATATAATATGTGTGTGGTTCATCATAATATTTAATATTATTAAATACACTAAGTTCTATTCCAATATCTATCATGTCTCTAATTGTAATATGTCTTCATTTCTTATCTTACCATTAAGTTCCGCAATATCTTTATCTTTAGGCATTTTCACTACCCTAATTCTACCACGTAATTTACCTCCATTTAATTTTTCAAATAATTTTATAGAATCTTCCCAAGCATCGCCATCTAAACATATAATAATCTGTGCTGTTGCCTGTTCATATAATTTTTCCCATAAATTATCACTTACCACTTTACCCAATAATGGTATACTATTTTCTAAAAAAAACATATCAAATACACCTTCAACTAAAAATATATCTTTATCCCAATCTATATTCTCTTCATTAAAAATGATAACACTTTTTTCTTGTTCAGGATTTTTATATTTAAGTTTGGTATTAATATAACTCCTCCCAACAAAATATTGTAATTTTCCAGTGGGTGTATAACTAGGTACTATAATTCTAAATTTATATTCTCCTTGGGTGGTAAATCCTATATCGTATTTTTCTATTAACTCTTTTCCTATATTTCTTTTTTTAAGATAATTTAGTGCTTGTTTTGCATTTAAATCATAGGGGGACACTTCACTTAATTTAGTAAACCCATAAGGTAACTTTATATTCTTATTATATTTTTTTTGTTTTGGGGCAAATTCTTCAGGACATACAAGTTCAAAATTTTTAAATTGTGTGGTGTCTCCCCAGTCTTTAATGATACGTGAAATATGACCGTGGGTGTCATGTGTTTCAGTACAGGCCCAACATTTATATACCCCCATATGATAATTAATTTCTAAATTACCTTTACCGTCTCCTTTTTCTAAACCTTTAATGTCGTAGGAACAAACTGGGCAGTCAAATGATATTTGGCCTTTGTTGGGGTAGTGCTGATGATATTCTCCGAATATCTCTTCTAATATTTCTATAATAAGTTCGTAATCTTCCACACTTAATTATAATTTTATTAAACGAGAATGTCAATTACCATAATTCGTTTTGTAACATATGTCCTCGCACGCAAGTATATGCGTCAGCCATATCAAAACATTCTTTTTTTAAATTTCCTTTGGGGGTGAGGGGAGGCCAAATAATGTGGGGTTCTAATATTTTTACTTGTTCCCATACAGCTAATTTTTTATCGGTGTCTTTAGGAAAACCACCAAATAAGACTTTTTTACCTTTGTCATTATAACTGTATAACGCGGGATGTGCATATTTTCTAGAATTATAGGTTGATATGAATGTGGGTATAACCCCTAGAATGTCGTATACGGTTTTTACAATCATTGAGTTGTATCTTAATAAAGCACCTACCGTATATAGATTATTAGATGTTAATAAGGGTTCTTCAATTATAACTTTAACTACCCCGAGACCTTTTAATTCTTCTAATTTTTTTTCAAAAGCTTCTGCTTTTTTTAAATGTTCTTCTATTTTATCTTCAGGTCTAGGATTAACGCGTGGGGAAAAATGGGTCAATTCCAATAACTTTTGACTCTTTAAACCAAAAAGGGCCCATCCAATTGTTTTTGTAGAAATGTCTAACCCTAATACTTTGGGTTCGTTTTTTAATGCCATTAAAATCTGAATTTTAAATTAAAATATGATGAATTTGCCTTATATTTTTCAATTGGCCTATCTGGTTTTGCAATTGCTAACATGTCACCATTATCATCATACAACCCAATCGCTGTAATGTAAACAGGTTTGTTTACACTTCCTAGGTCATACTCCCCATTTGTGATTATGGGGTTCAAGGGTGCAGCGGTAGGATTTTTGGTTAAATAAAATTCATTTCCACTTGCAGTACATAAGACATCAAGTACCCATTGTTTCTCAAAACTATAGAATGTTACTTGTGCATCACTACTACTAAATGAAGCCTGGGTTATGGCACTATATACGTATGTGGTACCTGTACATCCAGTGCCCGCAGGTATACATGTAGCGGCCGTCGATGCAGACCAATTAATATTTTGTGTTACAGCAGAACTAGTTAATACTATAAAACCCTTATCTAAATAACATACACCGATAGGTCTATCTACTCCACTGCCCGCATCTGTTGCGGTTGCTACCTGCTTATCTTGTGCAAAACTAAAATAGGTTGTAGAGTCGGGATACCCAGCTGGAGGTGAGGTAGTTGTATACCCATCAGACCATGATGTTGTTGGATTAGTAACAGGTCTACCAAAACCGTCTGCAAATAAAAAAGATACATTAGTACTTGGTGTGTCAACAGCAGGTGTTAGATTTTGATTTAAAACTGATGGATGTCCAAATCTTTCAGCTTCTACACTAGGGTCACTAGAAGCATCCCAAGGTAAATAATAAGAACTATAACAGTCAAAAGTACCACCAGTCACATGTGGTAATGTTAATTTAATTGTCCTACCGTCTATTAATTCACCGTAGGTATTTTTAGGTATTTCTATTACTACCACATTAGTGGCGTCATCTATATCCTGTAATGCATTTGCACCCCATTCTAAATCCCAACCATTAACTTCAAAATTAGCTGCAGGTAATCCAAACGAAGAATATAAATTAGAGAATGGTCTTCCATTATTTGGGTTACGTTGAGCGACTGTGAATTTAAGTGCTGACCCAGTAACTTCGTTATACCCATTAAAATTAGGGTTTAATGTCCCAAACGGTATAATTTCTGACTCAACTGTCTTTGATGTTATTGGTTTAAAATCCATTTTTAAATATTTTTTATTTTTTTATTATTAAGGTATTAATTCGTTACCACTAAGTTTAAGAAACTGTACACCAGAAAAAAAGAATTTTACATAAGCACGTGCATCGATTACCTGATTACTTCCACTATCCTTACTATAGTTAATGGCTTGAGGTGAATAAACAAATAGGTTTACACCTTCTTTAGTGGTATCTCTAACTGGGTTAATGGTTGAAATAAATTTAGTAGACACTAATGTAGTCGTTGCGTTCTCCCCCGGAGTATGTTTATCTGTTGCTGGTATACGTGCACTTTGAGATATAGAATTATCTACATAATTAATTGCACTTTTATATGGTACACCCGACATCCCATTAGGGGTAAACCCAAAATTAGCTTTAAAGTAATTTATTCTTGTTGTTGTATCACTTGCCATTTTATACTGATTTAAATTCAATAAAAGTTTTATATCCAACTACCCCTGTTGTAACAAAGTCTGTCGGATTTGTTGTGTATTCAGACATAGTTGTGTACCCACCCCCATAAAATCTTGCTTCGGTCTGACTGGTATCTAACGCTCTATAAAGAATAGGTGAGGTATCTCGTGTAAAATTCTCGTACAAAGCCGGAAAACTTAAAATAAAGTTAAGTGTTAGGGTTGCATTAATTGTGGATGTGTCTGAAGCATCCGCAACTTGTAAATTAAAAGGAACCGTATAAATTTTATTAATTCCTGTTCCAGAAACACTAACAAAATTAACAAATTCACTTTCTAATGCAGTAAAGAATTTTTCTATTTCATATAATAATGTGGTTACCCCCATTTTAGGTTCTAAATTATTATTAACAGGATTAGGTATACTTTTAAATGTAGAAATAAAATTAGTTATCCCGGGTTGTTTTTCATATTGTGGGGTGCCCGCCATAAACATACCAAATGTTTCCCATGCAGATGTTGATTCTGTTGCAGAACGACCATCAAGATTACCAGACATAGATTTAAATAAGGTTGCGGTAGTGGGTGTTACATTAATTTGGTTTGTCTGTAAAATATAATACGCGTTAGTGTCGGGATTATTATCCAATATATATCTAGCTGTAGGGATTACAGTATCTAAATTAGTAGCATTATTAAACTGAGTTTGTACTGGTGAACCAGCCGTTTGTGCTTGGTATATGTTATAAAAACCACCCGTATCTGCGTTAAACCCATACTGGGGGTAATATACCACATTGGGTTGTAAAATTGAAGCAAATGTATAACCAAAATCAATTGCTCCACTAATATCTATCCCTAAAGCACCTGCACCCGCAAATTTACCACCATTCACTTCATATAAACTATTAGTCATAGAGAATGGTGAAGAAAATTTAATCGCTTGAGTTGAGACCCCGAGTTGTGGGCCATCACCAATTACTTCTTGTTGATTGCTATTCATATAAACAGCACCAAAGAATCTCTTAAATAAAGTTTCACTATTATTACCTACTAATTTTATTTTAGTCTGGGTGGGTGCGAGTGAACCTCCGGTTTTCTTAAATATTCTATGTACAACATTTAAATTCGTGTCCTTACCTTGTTCTTCTAATGTCTCAAAAAATTCTTTCATATTTAATGACCAAGCTGCCCCACTCCCATCAAAAATAGCATTAAAATAATCAGTAAATTGACTCATATTTAAACCACCAAATTCGTGATGATTGGCATTATATAAAGCTAATACTTTAAACATAGCTAAATAATCGTGTAAATATACATTTACTGTAGCTTTATTTGTCCAAGTATAGTTTCCATATTCTTTATACCCCAACATCATTTGACTAGTCTGTGTAAGTAAATCAGAAGCTCCTTCTATGTAGGTAATTTTATCTTTTATATCATATCCGTCATTAACGCCAAAAATACAATTTAAATGACTGCCTGTAACTCCAGGTACGAACCCACTACTTAAATTTTGACTATTTCTGTAGTCTTTATCGCTGTCTCCTAAAGCAAATTTAACAATTTGGTCGGCTAAACTACCTTGCAATAGAAATTTTCTCCCTCTTTCTGTGACGTGAAGGTCTAAATATTCTGTTGTTGCACTTGTAACGTATCCCATTTTTTCTTTTCTATTATATAATTATCTTAACTTTTATTTCCGAATAGTAAATCATTCTACATTTTAAGCTAATCTCGTATATTGATACCCATATTTCGGTGTACCAGTGATTTTATATCTATGTGTTTCAAAAAACATAAGATTATGAACTGACATAGCTAGTCCAATACATAAAATATAAGTATCCATACCATTATCAGTAATTTTAAATTCGTCTCCCAGATTTGAATGTGCTCGTGCATAGGACGTACTACCACCAATATACTTTGGTTTATTACTATTTACTTTAATTTTAGTTAAAGGTACACATGGTTGGGTTACTTTAATAGACCCACTAGTTTTATAACCACTTTCTATTACCCAATAAAAACTCCCACCATTAGCTTCTGTTATTCTATTATGCCCATATTGTCCTACAGAATATAATTCTAAATCAAATTCAGTATCTCCATTTTTATTTAAATAATTATGAAAAATTACATCATAGCCAATACTATATTTATTTGTGTATCGTGAAGAAAAAGAATTAGTGTCTCGTGCTGGTTCTAAACTCATTAAGTTAGCGTTGGGTGAATTAAGTCCACTCATTAAAGGAGATGTTTCGTCAGGAACTTCATATGTTTGGTGTCTGCTCAATCTTTGTGAACTAGTCCCATCCTCCCCAATGGGTGGGTCACCACTAATTAGTATAGATGTAGATAGGGGTGCAGGACCACATAATGCCTCACCGGTTGGTGTGGTGCTAGTACAACATTCGGGACTATAAGTTCCATCTGGACATAAACACCCAGCATTAGGGTCTGGAGTAATTAAAACAGGTCCTTTTATGTCTAAAAATACTGAAGGCAAACATTGGCATTCAGTACATCCAGTTGTAAGTACCATTGATAATGAAGTGCTGCCACTTAAAAACTCATCTAAATCCGCTGCAAAAGTACCACCAGAAAATATATCTCCTATATTTGTACACCTATCTAATGCCCCCGCCAATGGAGGTGTCGGTAATGTACACCCAACGGTTGGATTAAAATCCCATCCCCAATTCCTCAATCCTCTTACAGTATTTAATCCTGTTTGTGCTGCTCCAACATCTATTTGGCTATTTACCCCATAAGTTGCACTATACCAATCATTCCACCCTAAAGAACTTCCCAATTGTGATGGGTCAAAAGGCTCTGTTGCTGAACCTGGTTCATATAATACGGTGGGATTATAATTTACAGCAGTAATAGCACTATATGGATTTGAATGGGTTATTGCTGATAATGTACCTAATTGAGATATCACTGTTGGATTATCTCCCTTTGCGTTAAATGTTGCTTCTGAAATGGTATTACCATACATAGCACCATACAAATGTAAAGGAAATGCTTGTACCGATGAATTTTGACTACCGACTACAGGATAAACAAAACCTCTAAATGCATTATAAAAAGAATAGGTTTTATGAAATAAGTCTTGGCTATATAACCATGAAGGTGTGGGTTGTGGATTTTTAGCTGTATCATTAAAATAATCAGCGTCAAACCCCATACTATTATTATTACAACACGCCCATTGATTCCAATCATCCGCTATGCCATAAGGGGGATAGTGAGCTTGATTTCCAGTAGCCTCTGCCCCACATGTGGTATATCTATTCCCACAGGGTCCCCCCCTATTTCCACCATGATACCCTAAATTTTGATTAAGTCTCCAAGTTATATCATTGGGGTTAGTTCCTTGCATTAGACCATTATAAAAATTTAATAGTCCAAGAGTTGTAGTTTGTGTTTGAAGTGGCGTGGGATTTGTTAAATCATACCAAACCTTATTTCCTAATGCACAAAATCCACCATTAGAGAATCTTGGTTGTGCCTCTGATTCATCAAATATATTAACAATCATAACATTGCGGTCCATACCTCTATATTTTTCGCAAGGAACATTTATATGATTAACCCTAATAGTACATGTTCCCGCTGAAATACCGGGACTTAATTCGATATATGGTCCGAGAAAACTATCTGCACGGACACCCTCCACTCTACCTTCAGTTATGGTATTATCAAATGGACTACAATCTTGACATCCAAATAAGCCAGGTCCCTCATAACCCACATCAGGGCAACAATTACCTTCACATAAGTTAAAGACTTCCCCCCCATTTAAATTAAGACCAGAACTTAGGGGTGGTGTCCCAGGCCACGCTGCTGCCACAGATTCCGCAGTATATCCACTTAAATACGTTTCTCCTGAAAATACATTTGGGTCAAATGTCATACCAGGAGTTAACGTATTGGCAGTAAAAGTTATGCCCGTGTATTCTACAATACCTGAACTATAGGAAATAGAACCACCACCCACACCTAAAGTGTTAAAAGTACAACCTGTGGTCCAAAACTCCGCTCTACCTCCAGTTGCTGTAGAAATAGCATTTGGTGGCAGTACTGGAAACCCCGTATAGTCTCCAGTTCTTACCCCTCTACCATCCGCTTGTAAATATAATCCAGTAACTGGTTCTGGATATTTAAGGGTAGGAGGTTCATCCATACCGTTTAAGTTGATGGATGGTGGTGTAAAAGTGCCTCCGTAACCATAAGTCGTATTAGTACACTCATTGCCTGTTGAATAGGTGGTAACTAGATTTTGGTCTGCGCCACAAAATGTTATTCTTGTACTATGGTTATTATTAGGACCATTTGCTGCCCAATCCCACGAATCCAATTTACCATTCCAAGGATAATAAGATGTATTGAGCCACGCTTCACCATATACTGGTATGTGGAATATCTTTCCGGTGTAATTGGGTGTACTAGCCGTAACCCCAGCAAACCATTCGGTTAATCCATCTTTTGCTGCCTGAGCGTTATCAATACCCGTCGAGCTAACATCATAAAAACAATATACATTAGTACACGATAAAATTGTGGCGGTGGTCGCAGTAGTTAAAATACAATTAATTAATTTCTGACCTCTATGTCCTCTAACATCAGGCATATCGAACCAACAATTACCACTTAATGAACCATTTTCTGGTCTACAATCATTGTTGGGTGGACCTAAACCATCATCATTAATCAATCCCTGTGTGGTCCCATATACTGGGTCTAATGGGTACCCTGATGGTACTGGTGATATACCGTCAACCCAAACTGAGCTGGTACGTCTATAATCATAATCTCGGTCATCTAATGAAAATTGACTTACTAGGTCGAAGAGTCCTTTAGAGTTTTCTCTAAGCATTAACTCCTTTCCTTTGTCAGTTAAGAAAAGTTCTAGGGTATGTAATTTATCTAGTTCTAGAAACCCCATATATCTATATTAAAAATCAATTTTTATAGACCAAGTCTGGGTACCAACTCTTTTAGTGGGATTTTTAAGTTTTGCAATAGCCATTAAGTCTTTATCGTTATCAAAAAGACCAATTTCTGTTATACGAACAGCGTCACCTGTTGTCCATGTTGGATTAAGAGAAGTATTAAATTGGTTTTTAGCCAATGTAATATCATATCTCATTTCGTAAATAGTTGCCATTATATCCGTATTTAAACTACCATAAAAGAAATATTCATCACCAAACTGTAAATTAGTTGGTTCTTGGCTATTATTTAATGGGATATTAATATAATCATGTAAATTATAGGTTGAAGCACTTATAACAGTATCGTTAGTTAAATAAAATGGACAATTTGATATTAACTCAGAACCGTCAATCGGGGTACCGCCACTTGTATATGTCGGTATTTGAGATGTTATGTCTAAAATTTGCCATTGGGCTGGGTCTGGTGGAACACCGTAAGAAGTCTTTTGGAAAATAATATTAAATTTATCCACTTGGACACCTGAGCCACTATATGGTAAACATAAGGAATTATTATACGCTCTAATATAAGGAAATTCCGAACCAAAATTCATTACAATGTCTCTATTACCCGCGGATGTATCACCAATAATTTTATTATAGTAATTACAGTGAAGGCCTGATGTATGGCCAGAACTACTCTCCAACATGTAGGTTAACCAAACCTGTTCCATATTAGGTAACCCATTAAAGAAACCTAATGAACTATTATTAGTGTCACATCCAGTTCCTGCGGGAATTAATTCAAGTTTTGGCATTGGTAATGTCCAATTTCTATTTGATTTATAACTCAACGCAGCAACCAATTCTTGGTCATCTATTACTATTATTTGTAAATCTGGGAATACTTTACCGACTCTATTTGGTATTGAGGTGGAACCAGTAATTGTCGCTACATTATCATCCCACAAATGGAAATACCTAATACCGGGATAATTCATATCAGCATTTGGTGTAGATTCTATATATTGGGGGTCTGAAATGTTAGCAAAACCAGGTGGGCTCACATAAAATGTTTGACCTAATGTACATTCATCTCCAGCTCCAGTTCCTGTTCCACTCCCATCATTACCACCTTTTTTCTTATGCCACATCAAGGTTGGTAGATGTAATTTAAAATTTTGTTCTTCACCAACGGCGTTAGAAGCTCCTTGTCCTGTAGGTTCTAATGCAAATTTCTCACCATAAAAATTAGAAATAGTTTCATTACTATAATGTAGTATAGCAATACATCTTTGTTCTGATGGTAATATGGTTCTTATTTTTCCAAATGAATCTCTTATGTATGTTCCAGAACTTTGTGGAAGATATCCGGGTATAGGGGGGGTGGCTTGCCCATAAAAATCATTTACATTTGTGGTGTCGAATTGTCCACTATCACTATTATACCCAAGCCATTCTTTAGTACCACAATAACCACTAGAGCCATAATCGTTTACTGTCTCAAACAAAGCCGTATTTACTCCTGCAACCGTACCCCAATTTAAAGTAGTGTTACTAGTTTCATATAATTGTGTCCAATTAATATTCATATTCCACACATTCACATCCGCTACTGAAACATCACAATTATTATCGAAAGATAATGAACCTGGTGACCAATATGGTATGGGTGTATCTTCTCCATAAAAATTAAGGATTCCGCCTGAAGGATATATAATCACATGTGAACATCCTGAATTAGCGGGGAACATACTATAATCTGGTAAAGTGCGGTCTACAGGTACTCTAATAGTAGTTTCAGTATTAGCACTAGCAATGATAGTACCTCCAGTCATATCTGTAACACCAGATGTAACGGTATAAAATAAATAAGGCACTGGATTATTTTGTGGGATATTAAGAAGGTCTGTTCCACAATTTGGAACAGTGGTTTGGTATGGATTTATATACTGTACCATTAATATATCCCCCACTACTGGAGTATAATCAATACTATTACATGTCCCACTCATTAAAACCATTTCACTCCCACCTGTCATACTCGTAAGTGGATAACACCAATTGGGTGATAAAGCGTATTCCGCACTAGTAAAAGCAGAGTAAGGGATTGTGGTGTCCCCACTAAAAAACCCTCTTTGTCTTGCAGTATTATAAACTGTATTTTCTGAATGCATATCAGTTAAAACAGCATAAGTTTGACCACTATCTGCCCCAATAGGGATGGGGTATTTGACTTGCATTTTATTTCTTTCTCTTGCTTGGTTAGCAATATTTTGTGCATTCCATTTTGGTTCTGTAACGAAAATGCCGTTAGAGTTTGTTAAAACATCAGTGTAACAATTATAACACATTTCACTATCTCCTAACTGAAATAGGCTTAATGTTAATTGACCTTTAGATAGTTTTTTTCTGCCGGCATCGGTTACTCTCACATTTATTAAACCACTGCTTGCTGTTTTTAATATATAACTCATCTTTTATTTTATTTATTTATAAATATTATAACTATTATTTTTGCTTAAAGTAAACTCATTAACATACCATTAATATACTATTACTGAGTCACCATCATTATCATCAACTTCTGCTAAATAAAAAATATCTGGTTTAATTTCAAATGAATACGTTGGTGATATTTTAGAATTAAACATACTTGCTCTCTTCATCACTAACGGGTAATCATTAATTATTTCAACATTATAGGTGTAAGTTCCTGGTTCTGGGACTACTACCTTACATTCTACAGTCCCCAATCCTGTGACTGGGAATCCATACGCGTTAGTTCCAGTTTTTAAACTACCGTCTTCTTCTACTATTCTAGTAACTGGATATTCTTTCTTTTGTACTACATTACCATCTGAATCATAAACAGTAAAAATAGCGTTACTAGAATATATAAATGACATATTATTCACTTCTACCATAATAATTGGGTTTTTAGTAAATGCAATTCCTGTTAATGTGACATCGGTGAAATAAAATGTGGTAAGTACATCATTCACATCTAAGCCACCCGGATAAGTAATATTTAAAAGTTGTAGAGTATTGTTATTTAATCTCTTAAAATCCCCACCTTCTTGTAATACAACACCGTTTAAAGCTACACCTATGGCACCTCTAGGTATTGGATATAATTGAACATAATAGTTTAATCCGTTAGTGTAAATGGTATTTACGGTATCATAAGTTCCTGTTACGACAGGGACTGTTGCTGGAACTAAAATTCTATTAATCTCATATGATTGTGGTGTATTAGCTACACCATAAATAAATTGTAATACATCATCTTCAGATAGAACATTTGCTGGGAATGTAAAAACATCACCGTCTCTAAAATAATCAGCGTCACCAACAAAGGTACCTGGAAATAATGTAAGTCCGTTTAATGTTACCTGAACTTGTCCTTGTGCTGGTAATTCTAGTACAATAGTAAAAGGCTTATCTGCCATTAAAAATGGAACTATAGTATCACCAGTAGTGGTCCCTGAAGCAGATTTTACAATAGCTTGTTGTATGTTCAAACTAGAACACGCAAGGGGGTTACCATAATCGAAAGAATTGGTTAATAAATTTATCTCGGGTTCTGGAGGTAAAACATTAAATATAAAATCGGTCTCTTCATTATAAATTCCCAAAACATTGTTGGGGTCATCACTACTTACAAACGAAGTGTCCCACCAAGTATTATATTTATCTTCTGGTGGACAATCTGTAGGGGGTATAATTAAATTTCCTGTCCCTACTTCTAAATTCTGTATTTTAGATTTACTTATATAATTTGTTTTTATTAGGTATTGATAAACCTCATCTGCGGGTTCAAAATCAATAATGTCTGTAAACGATAATGCTTCACCATTAACTTCCCAATCCTCTCTAAGAGAATAACTATCAATCATACCACTATCTATTATTCTCCCCGTTATTGGGTTAATGTCAAATTTATTATCAATATAATTAAATGGATGAATCGTATAATAAGCTTTTACATCCTCATTTAACATATTAGTTATATTCTTATACCATTTAAAAGATAATGTTATGGGTGTGTCATCCCCCTCTATATTTTGAAATATAGATGGGTCATAGATAACATATTTATCTACACTATCAGTTATTTTACCACCACCTTTAGTCATTTCTACAGTAGGGTCTATTATAGTTTCCATAGTTGCTTTAACACCAGGATTAACCCACGGCACTGTTGGTTTTCCTATTCTACCACCCCCACCTAATGATTTAGTGTAATCGTTTGTGATATTTTTGGACATATCAATACCAAAAAAATTAGAATTATACAACGGAAATAATCTTGTTGCACTAGAACCGTATCCACTACCAACAGTATAATCCCCACATTGTGTACCACTCAAAGCAATATGATAAAATCGTGTTGCGGGTTGTGAACTTTGTAGGTACCCTACACTTTGAGCCCCTAAAAATCTCACTAAATCAAAATTGTCAGCATATGCGGGGGCACCACTTGTTTCACCAGTCCATGTAGTTTTATTTAATAAATTAAGATTCCATTCATAAGCTGGGTTGTATGCGTTTGGGGTACCTACATCGGCAAGAACCATAACGTCAGTCATCTGAATTCTGAAAATTTCACCTAGGGTACCACTCCTTTCAATTTTAACTCTAGTAGTTCCTTGGGAACCGTAAGTTCCCACACTAAAAGGGGAATTAGTTATTGGCCGTGAACCCACCAGTGATGATTCCGTAAGTAATGCGTCAGTACATGGTGAAGAAAAATCACCACAATATCTTACCTCCTCAATACCACTACTAAACCCATGCCTACTATCACCAGTATTAATTCGTATGGAAACGTTTGCAGCTACCCCACCTTGAGTATTGTAATATAATGTTAACGTATGTGTGTGATTAACTTCACCGTATAAACCTAACTCATCCCTAAATCCAGCTAAAACTATACCAATATTATCGTTATCGGTACCGGTCGCACCCATAGTAACTTCATGCGTATAGTTACAATATTTACAATCACTCATTACATTTATAGGTATATTATTATTACCCGTTAACTGAAAAACATCACTCGCTACCCCATTCCACGCAATTACATCATTAGTGCCACCCGTAACAGTATAATCCTTTTGTGCATCACCTAATGCGGCTGATGTGGTATATCTAGTAGCCGCGGTTAAAAGCTGTGACGCTACTGGATTGCCATCTATACCATAATCTTGTGTGGGATTAAATGTTACCCAACTATTAGATATTCCATCGGCTAACCAATTATATAAAAATTTATTTATAGTTGTATTATAATAAAATTTTCCAATATCCGATAAAGCAGCTAAACCTCCAGGCCCTACATTAGCGCCTTCTGTCATGGGTGTAGATAAAGTACCTAAATACCAATCAGTATTACCATCAGTTCGTCTAGTAGCTGTCGTTCCAGTATAAAACCAAGCGTCGGGATTATCTACCTCAATGGAACCGTCTTTTTTATAACCACTATCATATCTAATTGTAAAACCAAAACCACTATAGAAATTTGGTCCGTATGCTACTGGAAATACAAATGTTGGATGGCTGTATTTGATTACCTTATCCCAACCAGTTAATATATCTGATGGTGTGAGTCCCGTGAATACTACACCGGTACCACCAAAAATACTACTATTTAAAAAATAATCATCACTACATGTTCCATTAGAATTTAAATAGGTTGTGTCTACCTCTATCCCATCATACGCAGTTAAAGTGTAATTACCTGCGGGTAAATTTGAAAATGTGTGTTCTTCATTGCCGGTTAATCCAACATATGTTTTGTATGGAACACCATCCTGATAGAGAATATATGTAAACTCTCCTTGGTCGTGTTCAAATGAATGTACCTTAATTGTACAAAAATCATTAATATTTGTTGTGCATCCAGAATTTGTGGTGGTAGCGGAAAGTGCGGGTTCTGGTTGTGTTTCTATTACAATAAAACTGGTATTAGCACTGAATATAGAATCGGTAACTGTGCCCGAATAAGTTCCTGCACATAAATCATATATATTTAAAGTAGTTGCGGTATACCCACTGGGGCCCGCCCAATTTATATTATATGGAGAAGTGCCACCATCTAACGTTACCTCATCAATAAATCCAGTGCAACTATTAGATGTAATATTTTCTATAATATTTTGTTTATTATATGACCTAATATATGGTCCATCTGATATGTAATTAGAAATAGACATTATTTATTATATTTCATATTAAGAATATTGGCTTCCTCCACCATAAGTTTTATTATTTTTACTGGTACCCAATACGACACCTCTAACATCATTTTGTGATACTTTATTACCATATTTACTACCATCCCTACCTAACATTTTAATCCATTGACTTTGTGTTTTTTCTCCACAAGGATAATATTCTGGTGTCGTCTCCGTTGCACAACACCATACTTGTGCTCCCAAATCATCTTGTGGTGGTACTTCAACAAAAGTATCTGTTCCACATTTATAATATGCCTTTCTACCATAAGTTAATGATGGTTTGGTTATATTATAATATGACGATTCCGTATTAATAACTTCATCATTAATTATAAGTTGTCCCGCTACAGTGTCAATATTTACATCTTCAATATTGCTAGGTGTAACTGAACTACCCAATGAATTAAGAATGCTGGTACTCAACGGTATAGTATTTAATTTATTGGTGTTTTGTGTCGCTGTAGGTAATATAGGTGATATTATTGGAAACACTCGACTAGTCCCTTTAACTCTAACTTTAGTATCTAATACATACATATACTCAGGATTAGATAACATTGGAGTTGATGTATCTTTAGATACTGGCAAATTAAGTTGTACCGTCATATTATTAAAGGTTATCATTTTATTTGCATTAATTTTTAAATTACTGGATTCACCACTTTCTATTTTTTTAACCCAATTATTAGTTTTTTTAGAAGACTCAACTAAGGTGGTATTATCAATTAAAGTTTCTGACTTATTTGCTAAATCTACATATGAAAAAGATAATAAATTACTTAGGGTAATTGGTTCCGTCCTATAGTCTGTACTGATATCAGCAGTAGTGGTTTGTGTGGTGTATAAGGCACCCATCTCATTATTGGTATCTACTGGTTGTAATTGTCCATTAGTGTATAACGGTGTTATTTGTTTTGTAATGTCATTAGAATCCCAATATAATTTAATATCATTCACCAACGCTGATTGACAACTTTCTTCCGTAATAAGAAAATATGGGTATTCAGGATTACTACTATCTACTATGTTGGTACCTACGCGTACAGTCATTGTGGTTGCTGTTGTTGCGGTACTAGTCCATTTTGGGGTCGTTAATGATTCAATTTGTGCAGATGCAAATAACCTTTCACCTTCATTTAAAGTTATAGTTCCCGTATCTAAACTTGCAATAATATTTTTCTCTATAAGAATTTCATCTGGTAAATTTGTAGTTATTGAGTTATAGTCGTAGGTATTTCTGTTTTCTTCTGTTTTATTAACTGGTATTGTAAGGAAAGTGTCCGCGTTTGAATTATCTGTCTCATTAGCTCCAACGGTATAACTAGCTAATGTAGTAGTCGCTGAAGTAACACCAGATAAGGATTTTTGTATAGTTAATCTAACTTGGAAATCTAAAATACCTGAATCCGCATTAAGTCCATCTACTGGAAAATATGTATTACTTTTGGTTCTACTGTTAACAAATGTTCCTTCTGTATTTCTAGTGGGTCTGAGTATATTACTCTTCCCATTAATAATAGCTGAGTTTAATAATGAATAATATTCATAATCATTACTTGGTACATTACCCTTATCTTTTGTGTATGTTTTATATCTATCCAAATAATTCCACCATGTGGGGTCTTGATATTGGATATTAATTGTTGTTGTAAGTCTTGCCCTTAAACATATATCTTTAGTAGCTTGATAATATGAATATTGTGTTGGTGTTCTCTCCACATAATAAGGTCCACAATTAGTCCATAAAGCATTGGTTGGAACAAAGGGTATAAATCCTTTTGGGTTATTTATAAATTTAAATGGTTGTGATAATATTCTATCTGAATAAAATAATCGTGTATTTAAATTTATATCGTCTCCCACCATACATATGTCATGTACTTGGTCAGATGAAACTCTGGTTTGTGAAGTATCTGTATAAGCACTAAGATTTGTATAAGCTGAATACACTATACTTGTAAATGCACTCAATGTACTCCCTGTTTGTGTTTCCAAATAATCTCCCCAAGAACCTTGTGTGGTTAAGATAATGGAATTATTACCTGTGGGTATTGGTGCTTCACCAGATATGTTTTGTGAATTTGTAGCACTTCTTCTTAACTGAGTAGTTAAAGTAAAACCTTCAAACTCACCATCACTATTATAATTTATAGTCTTGGGATTAAATACTCCATTGGTGAGTCCTACACATCTGGTGGCCCACTCTTCATAATTACTATAAGTTCTGGTAGATGTACCTACTTTTTCTGTACCACCCGCTATTGATTTTTTTCTTAGACTAACACCAAATTGTTTTAAATCACTAGGTGTTGTAAAACTAACCACCGTATTTCTATTTCTTTGGGTTTCTATAGTGTCTAACCATCCACCCAAATAAGTAACTTCTTTGCCGTCTTCAGTTTTAAAAACCTCAGATGTTGGTCCTGTAGTGGTACCTACTAATGTGGGACTGTTATACGGTTGTGGTGCACTAGATGTAAATGGGTCGAGTGTTGGTATTAAATAAACCTGACTATCTACAATTTCATAATCATTTACATTTAATTCTGTTTGATTTTTTAATAATTCTTTTGATATGTCTACTTCCAGTCTATTTCCAGTTACATTCCCTTTTGCAAAATCTACAACAGTACTTTTAATTACCCCAGTTTGATGTCTAGCAGCTGCACCTAAATTTGTTGGACATGAATTAGTTACTGGTACAGTTGTAAATATCTGGCTATTATCTACACCAGTATTCTGAAATTGTAAATAAGTACACTCATGTGTTCCACACACTACTTGTAATTGCATATTATAACTCCCAACTCTATCGTCACTTATAAAATTATAGTTAGGTGTATCTACAATCCAATCCATTTCTTGAAAAACTAAAGCTCCATTAACACCAAACTGGCCTTGTGGGGGGATGATGAAATATCTATCACGTATGACGGGTGTGGTTTCTATAGCATTAGTACCGGTTCCATTATCCGTTAAATAAGTGCTATTACTTAGTTTTTCAAGATAAAATTTATTTCTATCTGAGGACATACTTTGAATTTGAAAACTTAGTGTGGTTGTTTCTTCAAACAAAGTTTTTAGTGTTGTTGAAAAACCGGCATAAGAGGTGTCAGATGTATCTATGATTGTATTTGTTTGGACATCTGGTATGTGAAGAAAATACCTTACTGCTGGATTATTGGTGGGGTCGGATATATCTCTATATTCCCATCTATAAAATTCTATTTGTGTACTATCAGTAATATTTAACTCATATTTTACCCTTCCTTCAAATATAAATAATTTATTTTGTTGGCGATATCTATCAAAATATATAACCATCTCATCTGCCAAACAACAAGGGTTTAATATTGCTTTAGACCACTCAAGAGACTTTGCTTCATTAGTTATGGCCCAAAATGTATCATCGGTACCTGTAGTCCACCAATTAGGTGGTGAGGTTTGTCCCGCATCTTCATTCATTTTGAAACCTTGTATATGTGCAGGAACATCATTAACACTAATTAAATAAAAATCTAACTCTACATTTTGTAATATAGAATTGCCTTCACCACTATAATCTGTTTCTTGGCATTCACAAACCGCAACGGGGTCTTCACCCGGTGAAGGGGAATCTGGATTACATGCGTCTTCAGTGTCGTTGGTTACTACTACTATTTCTTCCGCCACACATTCCACCCAACATTTTGAGTGTCCACCATCACATAAACTTAATGGAAATTGTGTGGTACCACAGTTATTAATGTTTGTCATTGTAAACGCATGACCCGCTAATAATGTATTTTCTGGACAACATACCGTATCCCCTTCTTGATAGAAAATGCCAGCGTTCTCTCTACTCCAAACATTATTCCCAGTGCACGCACATGGGTCAACCATTTCCTCACAAATTTTGTATGTGGACTCAAAACAGTCTTGCCCTCCTACATTAAAAATACCATCTTTAAATGTTACTGGGTCTACAGTATAGGTAAATCCTGTAGGTATTGGGTTTTCTGGTATAACTATTTCCTGATATGGGTCACAATTATCACCTTCTGTAAAATTATTTCCACCTAAGAATGGTATACCACCGGGTTCAATATCTACTGGTTGCCACCCACATGGTGGAGGCCAACAAGGTGGACCTGCAGGTGGTCCGGGTGGACCCCCCGGAGTAGGACCAGTAGTGGATGGTGGAGTTTCTTCTGGGTCTGGGTTGTAATTATCAGGATTACCATCAGTACCACTTTCACCACTAACCCATTCATAGAAATTACCATTTTGAACTATTATATCTCCAAACTCATACGTATCATTTATGTTCCATAGTGGTGCTGTAAATTCTTCATTTCCACAAACTCTTATACAAATATCACAGTTTACTAATGAAAGTGTACTGTTACCTTCTAAGAAAATAGCTAAGTCTTGTTGGAATTGTTGTTCAAAAAATAAAGCTGTGTCGGTACATACATTACGTGCCTGTGCAGTACACGTATTACAAATATTAGTAACACAATTTGGGGTGCCATTACATCTATGACATCTTTGGTTTATACATGGATTAGGTGAAAAATTTGTGGGACAATCAGGACTAAAACAATTTGGGTCGGTACAGTCCCCACACAGTGTTGTACATCCAGATACACCTAAATCATATTTTGCTCCCCATCCAAAATTATTAAGTCCAGAACCGACATAACCACTCATTGTATTTGTAGCGGTTAATGCGGTATATGGGTTATGTAAGGTTATTGCTGTTAACGTTCCGCCAACTGTTGTTACAGTGGGATTTTCAATTAATTGTGATGGGTCTACAGTCCCAGAAAACATTGCACCATAAACATGTAATGGAAACATCATTGTCTCATTCTGGTCTTGGTGTACAATGGGATACATAAACGAATTAAATGTTGTGTATGATGCATGTGCAGAAGTAAAAGCACTGAAATCCTCAGAATATGGTGGAGTGGGTTGTATTACTGCGGTTGTTGTATTAATAAGTGGTGAGTTCCAATCATCCATTGGATTGTAAGGTAACCCTTGGGCGAGCTCCCACGCGGGTGGTGACCCCGTTTTGTCATTTGCCTCACATTGTGCCCCCGGGTCGAATGTCCCACCCCTACTTCCGTGGTAAGCGTTAACCACAGCCCCCGAAGATTCAACAACAAATGTAAACATTAAAACATTGGTAGATAAATTAGGTGGAAATGTATAAAATCCACCACTAACACCGGTCCCACCAACACAACTACCAACACTTGTTCCAGTATATGTGGTACCACTTGGTAAATTAGAAAAATTATTTTGGGAGCCATATAATGTATTTTGCCAATTACAACATGTCGGAGTGTCAAAGGTCCCACCTGATATCGGAATAGTTGCCCATCTCAACCACCTTTCATCAGCTAAGGGTATGTGGTAAACATTACCTGTAAAACCAGATAAAGAAGTTGCCCAAGTGTTTATGCTATCTCTGGTTGCTAGAGCTGTATCAAATGGGTTTGATGATGTATCATAAAAAGCGTATATATCTGTATCTAGAGGAACTGGGGTTACTTGTACATTTGTTACATTTAAACAAATTTCTGACGTAAAATAATGTGGGTCAACACCGTTATCTGAATTCCACGCGTCATTTCCAGCTGGATACGTAACACATTCTGTTGGTACAGTACGAATACACGAATCGGTACATAAATCGTAGGTGTATCCAGAGGGGCATGTGTTGGTTTCGGTATTAAATATACCACCTACCTCATCTAAACTAGAAAAGATGGTGTTGGCTGTATATGCACTCACCCCTGCGGGCGTAGCAAATATATCAAAATCTGTGTTTACAGTAAAAGTACCTACAGGGAATGGTCCAACTATTTCACAACCAAAAGACGCTGGACCAAATGCTGTCGCGTTTGCACCTTCTAATAAGAGTGTATTACTTCCAGCATTTAAGGTAACGGGCCAAACCCACCAATAATTAAAATTTTGAAGAGCCCCAGCTGTACCATCCCAAGGATTTTCAACTATCTGTGTACCATTTAATGTAGCTCTTATTTGGTTATCCCCCGCCATTCCAAAAAGATATTCCCCATCAGCTGGTGCAGTTACACATCTTGAAAACCCAAAGAATTGAGTGGTACTAGTCATTGTTGCATTATTAACTCCGACTTGATTTAGTCTACCTTGGGTGGTTGTTCCAGCGGCGTCCCAAAACGGATTAGCCACCGTACCAATTACATTAAAATTAGCAGCTGTAGCACCACTTCCACATGTTGTGTAAGTACCCGGTATACAAAAGCGGGCACCAAATTGGCCATAACTACTAACCCCATCTGCCTTTACAATAGTCTCCCCTGTGGTTACAGTACTTGCGGTGTAGGTGACGCATGACTCACTTACTTCATCATACGTATATCCCTCTGGACAATCACATATCTCTTCTCCCGTACCACACGGACCTTGCACAATTATACAATTTGGGTCTGTTAAGTTGGGTATATTTGGGTCTGTAATATCATTTATTAAATAATAACTTAATAGGTGATTTGGGTCCATTACATCTTGGGTAATACCACTTAGGATAGAGGTCATATCACCTAACCAGTCTGAGGTGTCTGGTATATCATATATTGTAGTACTACTATAATATATGTCGCCCATATATTCAGTACCACCTAAAGTTATTTTATTTTGCCATGTTGCACCACTAAATAAAAGTCCACCACAAGTATTTGCCGCTTCTACTAATATATCATTAAATATGGGCTCACAACATGTTACAAATGAACCAAAACATTCTGTATCATCACATAACGGTTCGTGTTTATAGACAAATTTATCTCTATGGAAAATAGAATTTTCATACTTAATACCACCCGTCCAAATAGTAGTTGCTGGAATAAATTGTTCCACTAATCTAATCCAATAATCTCCAAGATTTTCTACATACGCAATCATTTTTTCGTATGTGTACTTATTGCTAGGAACACCACATACATTTTCACTATCTAAATAATTTAAGTATATATTCAATAATGTGGGGTATCCACCACCATGTCCGTCATCTATAGTTAATCTATTTTTAACATTTATTAAAACTCTCCAAAATTTTTCAGCAAATTCAAAGAAAGATAATTTAGACGCATCTACAACAATTTCTGTCCAATCTGGACCACCTATGCCGGGATACGGGGATGATAATGCTGTAGGACCAAATGGACAACCATACCTTTTAGATAGATTCCACACATCCCACTCTAAGCCTTGACCAACATTAAGATATAATTCAACATTTTTAACATTTAATACAAGTTTATCTGTATTGGTGTAATAATAAGTTCCTCTATCTCTTAAATTATATTGTCTTAAATTGTAAGTGTCTTTTTTTACCCATGATTTTTTATTGTCTGGCGTTCTAACAATTGGAAATCCTAAATTCATATCGGGAAATTTCCTATATAAATCCAAATATGGTTCTCCGTAAGTAAATTTATTTAATTTAGTTTTTAAAACAGGCGTATTTCCAGTAAACACGGAAGTGGCGGTATCAACAACCCTTTTACCCCTATGTTCAGTAGTCTCTTCAAACCACCCTTCTCCAGCTTGAAAATAAGCATCTGGACCATATCTTGGTTTTGTAGGAAACCCTCTTTCATCCACAGGATAAGCATACCTACCAACCTTAGTTTCTTTAACGACTGTTTCGTACCCGTATGTAAATCCAGTAATGGTAATGGGTGGGAATGTACCCGATAATTCAGTGAAATATGAATCTCTAACTGGTACTTCTTCAGTGTAGGTTCCATCAGAAATATACGCTATTCGTTCATTAAACTGTTTCATGTTAATTGGTGCTCCCGCCACATAAACATGTTCATTAAATTCAATTAGAGCTTCAGGTGCACCAATAAATCTAAGCATAAACTCAATGCTTTTTCTGGTACCCTTAGATTTAAATAAATAAGCGGTATTAACTAATAGTCGTCTATATAATTCTGTATCTAATTCAGCTGGTGTGGGATTAGTAACTTGCCCTTCATATAACGTATCTGGATTTCTAGAAAAAATAGAATCTAAAAATCCCTTGTTTTCAATTGCTGACGGTGTTTTCCAACCTAGAGTTCTTGCAAAGTTTTTAAGTAAGGTATTGGGCATATTATCTACACCATCATAAGTTACATTGGTCATGTAAACTAATCCGTCTATATATTTCTTTATTACATCAAAACTTCTACCATATATCTTCAATACCTTATCTACTTTTTCATCTATAGTATCAAACTCCTTAAATGCTGCAGTAGTTAAAAATCTAGAAATTAAATTCGTTTTATATGAATCAAATGAATCACCAATATCATATAAATCTTCCAAATATTTTTCAAATGGGAAACCATTTATCCTAATATTCCAAAAATCTGTAGTAGGCCAAGTAATTGACTTAGTAGCTTGTATTATTTTTCCACTATCTGTTTCGGTAGGTTGTTGGAATTTAGCGGTGTACTTGGGTGTACTTTTTCTTTCCACCAAAAATTTCTCCATGTCATTCAACTGGTCAAATGCCTTTTCTGTTTCTGTAGTGGTGGGTTTAATATAAAAGGAATCTATTGTGGTAACGGAATTACCAAATGGTTTTCCGTCAACAGCTATAGTTAAAAACCCATTTGTTGTATTTCCTGATGTGGGTTTTAAATATTGTAAGGGATATTCTTTATCGTTATAAAATAACGCATATTTCTTAAAAGATAAAACTAAATTTCTAAGTTCAATACTATCACTAGAAGTTAGTGTATCTTTAGCTTGTTTGGTATAATCAATACTAAAAGGATTATATATCGTATATAGATTTAAATCTATGAATGTTTGATTGTCACTGGGTTCATATGTGATATTAACTGCGGTGTCTCCAGTATTATAGTCTGACCATGTTCTTACATTATTAAATAAGATGGCGGCAGGAAATTTCTTAATTACATTTTGGACTGCAACTTTAATTCGTTCTCTTAATGAACCATATAAGGCGTAATTACTTACTTTTGACCTATCAAAATTTATAAAAACCTCTAAACTATTACTAACATATAACTTTGCTTGTGTTATATCCTCTATCTGTAAGGTATCTAATGTTATCGGTTCGGAAAAATTACCTAAGGAAAAATCTCTGGAATCTTTTGGTGCGGCATTCGAGTATATGCTAAAATTACCCAGGGTAAATTGAGAAGTGCCGTCCGTAAATTGGTTTCCAACTAACTTATCCCCAAATAGGTCTGCTCCATTACCCGGAATTTGTGGGGTATTACTATTATAAATACCGTTCGCCATTATTGTTGTGCAATATTATTAAACGCTTTTGTAAAGTCTATATTATTACCTCTATCTTGTCTCACCTCATAAAGTGGTGCTCCAAATTGGTCTCGTGTTTCGTATAAATTATATTGCTTATATATATTATTATCACTATCGTAAATTGTATATATCCCATCACTAAGTGATTTAGTTTGATTTCCATATAACGCGATTCCTAGACTATCTACATCGTAGTCTACCATTTCAATTTCTATAGTTATTGGATTAAAATGTGTATTCGTTATAACCACATTCTGTGCTGGTTGACCAATGTAGGGTAAGGCTGTAGGTTTATTGGATGGGGCTGAGGTGGGTGTTAATGTACAAAAAAGTAAATTACTACCCCCGTTAATATACCTATATCTAATCGCTTTTTGGTTACTATTTGTTAAATTTTGAGTTATTGGTTCACAAAAGAATGAAGATGTTACAATTCTATAAAAATTTGGTATCTTAGTTCCATCAGCATTTAAATATTCTATGCGGTAACCAACCAAACCATTATTTACAAACTTATTTCTAGAATTTAATGGTACATTATTAATATCAAAAACTAATCCTTTTACATTGGGTAATGATGATAAAACACCACAATCAGTAATAGTTGTTCTGATTTCTAAAGGTCTAATAACCAAAGTATATATACCTTTATTGTTAAATTCATTATTAGGTAATCTTAAATTATATACCCCACCTAATAACTCAATACCATTATTTCCACCAGTATTTGCATTATGATAATAAGGACTTAAAATACTTTTTGCATCCAAAGTCGTTATTGTTGCCTGTTCTACACTTTCCCTAGAGGGGGTATAGAGTGATAATATTTCTACATCTTCTGGAGAAACATCTGATAATCTTTTTATTCCGTAAGTACCTAAAGCCATATTAAATTATATTTGTCTTTTTATGTTATAAAATCCATAACCGTAAATTTCTAATCCACCAATTGTGTTTATTTCTCCTAATCTTTGGTTTGGTTCAAAAACCGATTGTTTACCTCTTTCAATAAATACTTCCGATTGTATTTCTGTGGGTTGGCAAACATTCATTAATACCTCTTCTTTTGTTAGGGGGTCCATACAGAGTTCTATCTCACTCCCATCTAAAAAATTTGTACCTTCTTCAGGAAAATCTGTAGAATATATACATGAGCCATCATCTATTGTCGCCTCTGGGTTATAATTTAGTGCCACAGGGTCCGTACATCCTTCTTCAGAATAAAAACATGAGCCATCATCAAATATCGCTAAAGGGTTAAAATTTAAAGCTGAGGGGTCGGTGCAACCTGAACCAGAACCTGGTAAGTTATAATCACAACACTGTGCACGCGGCACTAAATTATCTTCTACAAATTGTACATCAATTAAAGGTAATGGTGCGGCATCAGGGTTGGCTGGATTATTAATATTAAAAACGACATCACTGAAGGACTGTCCATCACAAAGTGTTTGGAAATTTGTTGCTTGTGGGTCAATGCAACCTAAACCATATTCACATAATGTTTGTACATGAACTGTAGCGTCTTCATTAAAATTTAATGCTGAATAACCAGGATATATAGGTGCTGGCCAACTTCCACCAATACTGGTACCACCATCATCCATACAACCAGGGGTAATATCTATATCACAAGAGCCATCCTCTATTATTTGTACTGTTAAATTTTGGGGAAATTGGGTTCCATTACTACTCAATGGAACACCTCCAGTCGAACCACATGATGTCTGGTCACACGGTATTCCTGTGACGGGGTCCATACACCATTGAGCGTTATCGGGTATTCCATCACCAGTTAAATCTATTACACAAAAATAATTATCACTGGTGGAGACACTACAACCATATTGTTGACTATAACAACATGTTTCATTTCCAAATGGTAGTAGTGTGGTTATGGGCTCCCCTAAACAGTCTTTGGTATTTAAACTAGAATAATTATCTGCAGCTGGATTCATACACCCTTCATTTGTACAAGAACAAAGAGGTCTTTCATTAGAAGGCCAAGTACCACCCTGTCTTCTAGCAGACTTATCCCAAAAGTTTCCCGTACCATATAATGAACTGCTGGGTTTTTGGTTTGTCATTTGGTTCCACGCACTTAACGATATCTCCCCACTACCACCACACGCCAACCAAATATTGTTTGTACATACGGTAGCATTTCCATAATTATCTAGATGGTTAGTTACAGTCGAAGGTTGTGGTATGTATTCATTGTTACTATTAAGACATACGGAACAATCTAAATTTCCCTCATAACAAAAATCATCTGCGGTATCTAAATGATTAGTAGCGCCTCCGGGAGCATTAGGGTCGACTGGTGGGTCAGCATACTCATAACATGTTTGATTACCAAGAGAATCATATACGTATTTATTAGTTCTTAATTTTCCATCACAATTCATAAGAGCTAAAGGGTCATAACTGCCAAAATTTGGGTCTGTACACCCAAATGATACATAACCACAACAGAGGTCTGCTCCTTCTCGGTCTGTCGTGGAGTTATCTAACGTATAGAGGCTTTTCCTTCTCCACATAGTAGACACAGTATTTTGTTGTGCTGAACTTATTCTACCGAAAGCATTACCTACGTTCCATCCTGTATGTAAATAACCTTTAAAACCACCATTCACTAATTTGTCTAGATTTCTACCACTCGGGTATGCAATATTAATCTTACCGGCACTCCCCTTATAAGCAGACGAAGGAATATTATGACTTCCATTCCACCATCCGCCCGCATAAATTAATTTTGGCCCTGAATTCGCTTCACCGTCTACTACAGTTTCACAATCATACTGATTTTTATTGTCAAATCCTAAAGCAGACACTTCGGCAGGTATAGAAGCATTTCCATATACTGCAAAGTTGCTATAATAGCTTTCTAGTAATTGCATACAATTTTGAGGACACGCTCCATTTGCATTGCCTATATTTGTAGATGTTGCATTATTCACAACATCTTGGGTAATTAACCCGTAAGAGTCTGGATTAGTACACCCAACATTTATGTTTGTACTAAAATAACAAAAGCTCCACTTATTCTTCCAGTCATTCCTTACACCTACACAGTGTCTGCAGGGCTCGTTTTTGGTGGGAGGTAAACATCCACTTCCTGGTATTGATTCGTGGGCCGACCAAGCTTGCATCGGACAACCAACACACTTCCCTTTTGTTGCAAAAATTAATTGCCCTATTTCATAATCATAATATTCTTGCCATGGAGCAGCAGTTCCAATTCTTCCAAAAAAATCACAACAAAATCCTTTATTCTGGTAAGTTCCAAGACCACTATGGTCAGGCACACCTCCCTCATCTTCACATTCATCATTAAATGTTGGCATAGCATTCCACCACATATTTGAGGGGCTGGGCCCGTGCACATATGCACCACACGGATTTTTTTTTCCTCTTGCCATTATAAAATAAAGTTAAATATAAGTTTATATATGTTATTTATTTCCATATTCTTTTTTTTTTAATTATACACTACCCTTCAATTTCCTCCACAACATTACATGGAACACATGGGACCCATAATGTACTTTCATGTGTTGGTTTACCCATACACTCATATAAGTTAGATGTGGTGGGATTACAATACCAACAACACCCATTATATGAAACTGTAGCTTGTCTAACATATGGTTTAATGTTGCTCCATTCACCAGAGGGAATTGTTTCACCAAACTCCGCACATTGACATGGGTCACTAGCGGTTTCATCACAACATTCCCACTCTAAATTATCCACATTCCACCCACTGCTATATGCTTGGAAATAAGTTTTATCATCTTTAAAGTCTGTATATGTAATATTATTAACCGTATAAGAAGTAAAGCTATCTGTAACTTCAATTATCTCACCACTTAAATCTTCCACTAAAACTTGAGTCATTCCTGTAGGTGGTAAGGAATTGGGCCCATAAGTTGTAAACAACGAAAGTCTACTATCTGTTGTATACCCAGTAACCACATATGGGACATCAATACTATTAAAACTAAAAAAGTCATATACGTCGGGATTACTATCACCACTATAGATATAACTTTGATAAATAGAATCACACGCAATTGGGTCCCCCATATTTGGTGGATGTATTTCTATTACACCAAAAGGGTTGGGTATATTTGCTTGTGATGTGTAGGGTAATGAAATTATTTTTTTAATCGTCGTAGTGCCCCAGGGGTTAACTTGTTTTAATGAAATCGTATACCCTTCTAAATTAGCTCCAGCATACGTATGATTTGCACTCGTAACTCCCACAGTTAATGTAGTCACAGGTGTGTTGTCACCCCAATCAATTATATAATCACCAAACGTTAAAAATCGTTTAAACTCAGTATCAGAAGTATTATGTACTGTAACTGTTAATCCTGTAGCAACATAAACAAAATTATTAATAACATCTCGTTGTACTATCAGACCATCAAATGGTGTGTATACCCCAATATCATTAAAATCTTCAGTTAAAATAATTGGAACTGTAAACCCAGTTAAACAAGGGGGGTCTTTTGGTAATTGTGATTGTTGTGAAGCTATGGAACGCCATCTATTACATATATAGTCTTCTTTAATCTGTGCTTTCCAATATTCACAATATCCACCGTTATTAAAATAGCAATTTTCACATTGGGGTGTGCTGGGAGATATAGGTTGTGGTAAGGCAGTATAACTGGGTGGTAACTGGGGGGGTATAACCTCAACCTGACCAGGGTAAAATCGTCGTTTAATTATGAAAGAGTACTTTTCCATTATGGTGAATTAAAATATTCGTAAAAGTTTAGTGATGTATTTTGAGTTGCACCAACCCTATCATTAGTAGCATTATACATAGTATATGTGTAATTATTTTTATTTAATTCTACTCTATAATAAAAATAATTTTGTGTGGGAAAACTATAAGGTGTAGGTAAACTAGTCTGTGGTGTATTTAAAAATGAAGTTACTACACCAGTTTTTCCATTATAAAATTTACATGACATATAAAATACAGACAAATCTAAAAATGTATTTTCTTTTAACCAATAAATGTAATACCCATCATTATTATTAAATGGGTCCAATTCAAACTGAGGAATGGGTGAATTTTGTTCATCTAATGGTTTACAATTCCATCTTCCACCTAAATTTCCGCTACACCCAGAGTTTAATGTAGGCATAAATAACTTTTTCCCATTAATCGGGTTAAGTAATATACTAACATACAATTGTTGTTCATTTCGTATTGGTGAATCGTATAGGTCCAGTTTAAAAAAACTTTTAACAAAACTTTTTTCATTCCTGTATGTTTCTTCCACAGTGAAATCTTGTAATTCATAACCGTATAACCCCGTATCTCCAGTTGTTATTATCCCTGACGGTATATACATTGGTGGTCCATCTGGTGGACCCGGATATGCTTCTTCCCACTGGTCAGGGCATGGTGCAGTAGGATTTAAAGTAGCGTCATTAAATTGAAAAGTCTGATTTGGGGCTTTTCTATATGTAACATCAAAGCCTGTATTAGTGGAATCCAAAAGATAGCCAAAATTAAAATTATAAAATATGTTTGGGCTTGGGTCTCCATCAATAAGAGGAGCGTGGGCATATCGTGTAACCTCATAGTCTTTCTTTAAACCTAATAATTTAGCTAATGTTTCCTTTTCATAATCAGCTACCAAATCTCCCCTTCCCACTTCATCAGTTGTATTTTGAATGGGTATTATTAGGTCTCTATCAAGATTGTCGTCTTGGAGTCTATTAAGTCTTAATTTATATTTATTCACAGCCATCTATAACTAAATTTTCTAATGTGTCCGATGCACCACTCACACTAATGGTGGTATTAAATGCAGTGGACCTTAATCTTCTATGGACAAAAAATTCAATATCCCGTTTTGGGTAGTGTGAATTATTTAAAAACGGATAATCTACCCCATGACTTCCCTCAACAAATCCAATATCATATATGTCTCTCCATTTCCATATTTTTTCATCCTCAAAATATGTGGAATAGCTCGGTATATTTGCAACAATGTCTGATTGCCCTGTTTCGATATAATTTGAATATACTCTTATGGGGACATTATAATGTGGTTTATAAACATACCCCCACCCACTATCTAGATTATTACCAAAAATTGTATTCTTAAAATTAAAATTATGTCTAATTTCACTAATTGTTCTTTCTTTTAATTCATACATATTATACTCGGTAAACGCACCTCTTAATTTATCACCTACTTGTAACGCTTTTCCTGAATTAATGTTGGGGTTTGGTGGGTTAGGTAAGATAATACCAGAAATTGGTTGTAAATCACCGGGATGTCCTCTAACAATCTGATTAGATAAATTATCGTGAACAAAATAATATGGATAATTCCACGACCAACCATATGTGGGTGGATAATCAAAATACCCTAAATTATTTCTTAACATTACAGTAACAAATAAAGTAGTTAATGGCCTCTGTAAATTGTCCAAGTATCTTTTTACATCAATATCTTCAATAAATGAATATAAATACGTAGGGTAGTCCACCTTAACACTTTCTCTTCCCACACCATCTGGATTATCTAAACCTTTTTGAAACTTGCTTACGGTTTTAAATATTCCTTCAGCAAATGCACATTTATTTAAATTATAATCCTTAACATTCGTAATAATTTCATGTTCTATAACATAATAAGAAGAAATAGATTTTGTGTCATTAGGATTTAATTGTCGTTTAAATGTACCCAATGAATTTTGTGGTATTGTAGGTCCCACTAAATTAACTACAGGAATAAAAACTGAAAATACATTTTTATCTGAATTTCTTGTTTGGTTTCCGATACTATATACCGGATAAGTGTCTACATTATTGGGAAACGTATAACCATCAATGTTTAATTTAACGTATTGCCCCATTTTTAATCCATGTGGTGCCGCACAGTTAAATTCTATTAAAGTTTTACCACCCTTTCCAATATTATTAACAGAAAATGGAATTCCATCCGATGCCGTAAAATTTAAAACATCGCCCCCTTCTTCTGCTTGATATACCATTGGTTGTGTAGAGTTACACTCTGTGGGAATGCTTATATATAAATTCCAATTAGTTTCATCACCAACAGATTCATCTACATCTGTTCTAATAAAATCAAATTCTTGAAACTCGGGAAACCCATTCCATGTTAAATAATTTATTGGTCCTACACTATATAAATTAAAAAATAATCTTGACGTAGTTTGAAATGCGGTCCCAGAATATGCGTTATCAATATATGGTTGTAATTTCCCGTACACCCTATATAATGAAATGTTTTGTCTTTCATCATTAAATCTTTCACCTAAATTTAATGGAACACTTATGTCGCCCTCTATTAATTCGAGAGATTGTTGTTCTAACTCTATATTCAACTTCTGGTCTAATGGTGGTGCGCCTTTAAACTTTTGTTCCGCGGGTATTATTTTTATATTTTTACTCATCTTCTTTTGGTGGTAAATACTCATTTAAAAATCTATCGTAAGCTGATGCTCCTTGTCTCAACCCAAAATAATAAAATAATGTAGTACCTAATCTAATATCTTGGTTTGATAACGGTGCTGGTAAAGTAAAAACAAACTGTCCTTGGTCTGGTGGTCTTAAGTCTCCGCCATAAAATGATGGTGTACTCCAGTCCCCATCATGGTCACCTTCTGGGGGTGTGGGGTTAGGTCGTGGGTACAAATTACCTTGTTGGTAACCAATTACTTCAATGGATGTATTATCACATATAGCCTGTGCTCCTTGATTAAACGCATAATCGTTATTGAAGTTACCATACCCAATTCCTGCTTTTTGCCAAACATAATATGGGACTACTTGTGTATTTTCAATACCAAAAGAACCGCCCAACAAACAGTTTATTAAATCATAATCTTTTGTTAATAAAGGGTATACTGACGATATTGTTGTAATGCCGCCAATACCACTGCCGTAGAGTGATTGCCATTGCCCACCTCCAGGTCCAAAACCATAGTAGGGGTCCTGAACGTCAGTAGTAAAAACTGACACTCCCGCCATATTATTTGTTGCTAACAATTGTGCAATATCCCCATCAATTACTCTTCCTCTCCAAACTGCAGTTCCCATAGACCCTTTTCTCACATTTCCAACATTTCTATTGTAGGTCGCACCAGGTTCCGCGTCCGCTCCAAACCATTTATTAAGGCCAGACCACCTAAAATTATCAAAAACTTGTATGGATATTTTTCTTTCTATTTCTCTCCCTAATAATTCTTCACTGGGTTGGAAACTACTAGGTGTTAGTCTATCTATAAAAAAGCATTGTGTGTTCTCATTTGGATTATTTGATGCACAAATAGATGTTATACAGGGGTCCAAAGGACCTAGTTCACAAATAGTTGTTGGGAAATTAATTCCACAGTGTGCTACAGCTATAGCGCCAAATGCTTGAGAACCATGTACAGGCCAAGCCGTACTGCTGGCAATATTTGGGTTCTGATGACCAAAACCCGTGGCTAATGAAAAGGGGGTACTCCTATAATAATAGTTTATCCCTTGGTCATCATCTTGTCTCCACACTACCCTATCAGGATATAAGTAAATGGGGTTTGGGACTTCAGTTCCATCATCTAGTGTTTTTCTCCCTTTATTAGCAAATTTAAAATGATATAATGTACCATTAATCCAATTATTACTAAATTTCATATTAAATATGCCTTGACATAAACCAGTATAAATATTCGCTAATATTCTCCACCTATTCAAAGACCTAAACATCTGCCATATATCGTTAAATAACCAAACAACTATTAATAATAAGGTAACTATCATATATATACCGAAAGCTATACCACCATAAGGGGGTGGTATAAAAACAGTTCCAATCATAAAACCAATAACGCCCTTAACTCGGTCAGTTAAGGCTGGGTCAAATTGTAAAATCCAACAACCTCTGGGGGCACTATTATTTAATGCTCGCCAATGCTCGCCATTGCCCCCTCCTTGGGCAAATCCCAACATATCACATTTACTTATGCTATTTGGGTCATCCGCTATAACTTCTTGCATTTTACCCTTAACAGTAGTATATCCGGCAATATCCCATAGTGGAGGCATTACAAATTTATATGGTGGTCCACAGAAACATGGTTCACAATTTGGATAATCATATAATTTCTTTTGGATATAAAATGAGCCAAATAATACATCTATTAATGGATACATAACAAAAATAGCAACTAATATAATCATAACTATTTGGCCAATCCAAGACCCCAAATAAACAGCTAAACCAGGCGCAAAAGGATAGATGTATATCCATAATCCCATTAAGTTCATTGTATCCTCAGCATAAGCTGCAAAACTCATTACCGATAGAATTGCACCAAACCCAATAGATAATGCCGCTAATAAAATGGTAACCATTTGTACTATTCTGGAAATTTGTTGTTGGGCAAAAAACGTATTTCCACCCCTAAAAGAATCATTGACGGGAAATTCTTTATTGGTATCGGTGCATCTACTTTCTGCTGGAGGATTAATGGATTTAATTCCTATAAATCTCCATCTATTATTTGATTGGGGATAAAGTGTCTCTGTGTCAGGTTGAACATTTTTCCTATAATTGTCTATAAAACTTGCAATTGTATATACTTTATTAGGTCCAAATTCATAAAAATAATCTTCACATTTATAAGCTGGGGAGTTTTCCCACGATAAATTAGAATCTAAAGGATAGTCCATAATATTATCCGAAAACGAATAACTAGGTGATGGCGAACCCGGTTCTGTATCATCTACATATTCTCTAATGTTTGGAATTAAATAACTTGCATTTCTTACTTCTGAACCACTCGAATCAAAACTAATTTTAAATCTATATTTTGCTTTAGTTGGAACGCCTTTTTTTGGGTCATTAGATATGACCTGTTCCCCATATTCGTTAGTTATTATAAAATCTAAGTTCATTGGTAACTGTGTAACCCATGACCCATTACCGTCAATTACTTTACCCCCTTTTTCTAATGCAAAATATTCTAATTTTGGGGTACACCCATCATCTTCAGTTAAAATTGTATGTCTAACAGATTCAATCACACCAGTTCCTGTAGTTAAATTACATAATTGTCCTTGATTTTTAGCTGGTGTCCCTTCAATGCCAACAAAATTACTATCATCATCTGTAATTATAGAACCCATAAATGTCGCACTCGGGATTATTTCTACACCAGAATCTCTTAAATCAAAATCTATTCTTGATATTCCTATTTCACATAAATTATCATCCCCCCAAAAAGGTACAACCTCAACAACTTTATTTTGTATTACTATTTGGGGTAACGTATCTAAATTTTCTGACTCTTTAAATTCTAATGCACTTTCAAATTGTGAAGCGTCGATGCCTTGATTAATAAAATGATATGGTCTCATAGAATAACAACCAATGTTACTAACATCAATACTTGTATGGATTGTTTGGGTTCCTGTGGGAACGCCCCAAATCATAAAATCACCACTTTCATTAGTTTTTGTGGTATATTTATAATATTTTTCAAAAACCTCCAATACCACTGGATTATTTACAACTTCATCCGCGGTAAAGAAATTACCGGTTGGGGTGTGGTTACATCCTTCAGAAACTTTAGGTAAAAGATTATATCTATAACCTTCTTCGTTTTTATCTGTTACTTGCTTATATGGGTATAATGTGGATATTATTGGGTCGTTTTCATCTTCTTCTGTAAGGGGAACAAAAACGGACACTTTAGCGTTAGGGATACCAAAACCACCATTAGCTATAGCTCTCCCAACTACCACACCATAATCTGCACACATTCTGTTGTATATATCCGACTTTGATATTTTTAAACTTAGGATTTCAAGCAAATCAAAATCCTGTTCTAATCTTAGTTGGATATTCTTATCGTCGTTTACTGTAGTTCTTATTCTAACTGATTGAGGCATAAAATATCTTTAACAAATAAATAGTTATCCTATTAAAATCAAATTTAATTAAGCTTAGAAATATGTAAACTAATTACGAAATAGTAGTTTGAGTAGTAGTTTTAATTCTTACCGCGATGTCTTTGGTTGGAAATTTAACTTGAAATGACTGGTCTGGTTGTGCAAATATTATCCCGTCTATCAATTCAATTTGTTTTGTAGCTTCGTCTAAGTACCGTTGGGATACCTCATTACTAGAATATTGTCCACCAACCTTATTAAAAATTCGTAAGTCTATTAAATTAACAACCCCATCTTGTAATGATATATTTCTACTCAATTCCCCAATATAGACATCTTGACCCATTTCCTTATTATCAGGTGAAAAGAAATCGTTTACAGTGTCAATTATATTTGTCACTAACTCTCCTTGATTAAATGATGGCTCAACTACAATATCAACATCTATTGATAAATCAATTACTTGTGCAGGTTGGGTAACGATATAATCGTTTAACATCCTATAATCAGATAAATATTCGGCAATATTCTTCATTAGTGTGGTACTAACTTTTGAAGTTAAACTCCCATCACTCGCATATGATAACAAATTTACTAAAATTTTATTCTCTTCTTCTATTATTCCTGTTTTTGCTGGTGCACCAAAAATCCCCGGCATTCCGTTTATTAAAGACCGGTAATCACTTACGGTTACTGCTCTTTTTTGTGCTGAAAAATTAAATCCAATATAATTTCTTATTTCTTCTATGGTGGGTTGATTTGCACCACCAACAGCGGCGGTCACATTATTGACATTAAGTGAATCTAAAACAGATGTGTTTATATTTGAATTGGGCCCATTAATTACAAAATCTATAGTGCCAAAGCTATTTATAGTATTGGGTCCAATATTTGTAGCTTTTCCCCCACCAACTCTATATTGAATAAAAAGAGTGGTATTTGCTCTGGGTGTAGTACCTAAAGAGATATTATTCATATACCTACTTAAATCCATATTAAACCCTTGTTGGGTAAAATCACTTAAACTATCTTGTGCACTATTGGTACCACCACCCAATGTTAAAAAGAAAAATCCTTCTGGTGTATATTCAGTTATAAACCGTTGGTCTACAGTTTCCCATTTTCCCACTTTTACGCCAGGCATATCGGATTGTTTAGTACTATCTATGGTGAATACCTTATCTTGTGCTAAGGCATCTACCTCATACCATTTATTTTGTGAGGTTAAAAATTCTGTGGATTTGGGAATTGCTTGGGTTGTTGTACCATCTTTTTGTATTATTGCACTCACACCAAGTATGTTTTTCTCAGGTAAAAATATTTTTAAAAATGGCATTACATCTGTCTCAGTAATTGGTTTTCTAAATACTTTTGTTACACCATTAACAACAACTTCTCGTTTGGTTATATTATAACTAACTATCGTACCATTAGAATTAAAGTTAGGTATCTTAGTTCGGTTAGGAAATCCAGTGGCGTCATATGGTGTGGAAAAATCTACATCATATATATTTTCAAAAACTTGACCCGCTCCCATTGCTTGTGAACCACGCCTCAACGTTCCTAAATACCTGACATCTTCTTTATCCCCACCACCAGTAACTTGTGCGACTGGTACGGTAATAGTAAAATCACAAACCGAGACAGATGGTCTATTAGATGGTATTTTTAATCCATAAGTTCTAGCTATATTAAAAAGAGAAGACTTTTGATTTGCATAATCTAATACTGTTTCTTGTAAACTTCTATCTATATGATAATGTAAATTATCTGCTACAGCAGCATTTAAATCAAGAAAAACAGAAAAAATGGATGCATCGTTTGCATTTTGTATTAAATCGGGATATTGTTGTTGGACATAATTTAAAAGTTCACTTCTAATACCAACAAAATCTCTTTCAGTGTAGGATATCTTATTATTTGCCATATTATATATTAATTATCACAAAATCCTTAGTTTCGAAGGCATTATTACTAATAGTATAACTAATTTTAACTTTAGCTGTATTTTCTTTAGTTCCTTGTCCAGCAATTCTATATACTCTAGGGTCATTATCACTCACAATAGTTCCTGGTGTCTCTTCAGCTTCTAAAGCGGGTTCAACAACAACAGAATTTATGGTGAGGTTTGGTATATATTTTGTTACTTGTTCTCTTATTTCACCTTCTATGGAATCAAATGTTGGAGAATCTAACGGTTCGAAAATATACTCATACAATCTAGTTCCAAAATCTGGTAAATAATATCTGCTTCCCTTTCTAGTTAATAAAAGATGAATTAAATCAGCTTTAATTTCTTCTTCTGCATTATCTGTTAATTTCAAATAATCACCGACATCACTGTCTTGAAATGGGAAATCTATTCCATATGTTCCAAATTCAGGCATAATTGTTTTTTATATAAATACTCGTAACTTAGAATCTATATTGATATTATCAAAACTTGTTTATTATAAAAATGTTCTTTATAGTGAAGACCATAATTTTCAACAATCTCTGTTACTATCCTTTTAACATTGGGGTTAGTTCCTGTTACAATCTCTAACTTATTTTCACCAAATAAAATATGGTCATCTATAAAACTTTCTACCACCTCTTTGGTTTCATTTATAGCATAACCATATAAACTTAGTTTAGACATTATCTCTTAGGTTGGTATTTTGCTGTTGGTGGGGAGGCCAGTATGGGCAATGTCTGCAACCACTACCACAACAATAACCCCTATTAATTAGATATTCTTCAGTCATTATTAACTTACCATTTTCTTTGTAGAACTGGCGTTCTCTCATTTCTTTATGGTATAAATCTGTAATCCAATCATTTCTTATTCTCATCAGTAAATTCTTTTGTTTTACTTCTTTGCCCACAATGTGGACAACTAATCCAATTATCTGTGTCCTCTAATAAGAAATGGTGGTCACCAATTGTCCACCATTTAGAACATTTACCACATATAAAGTGGTATAATATTTCTTTACTTACTATATGTGAAATCACTTATTACTTTTTTTTTTATTTTACTAACATCAACATCAATCTCACATTGTCCACCAGCACAAGCTAATTCACCAGTTAAATTTGTATTATCATCGAATTCTACTACGTTAGTAAGATTAACATCTTTTAAACTTTTTAACATTTTTTCATACACTTCTTTAGTGCAATCTTCAAACGGTGCTTGTTTATATGTTCCACCATTATAAGGTAATACTGAAAGTCCATTATAATGTTCTCTGTTATCCCACATCCATTCTCCAGCTAATTCCCAGTCTTCGTCTTTTAAGGATATTGTCGCTGATACATTGTGGGTGTTACTACCTTTCCTGTGTCCAGCTTTTACCCATCCTTCTGATATGGTTTTAACCCTCTCTAGTAATTGAAATGGTGATTCAGTTCTCATTATTGCTCCTTCTGGTGCTTTTTGTGGTATAGATATTACAGCTGTATCATGTGGTCTAAAATATTCATCTTCTACTAATTCTGGATGATTATTGTACAAATAACTATAAATCGATTCATTTTTACCAACACGAAGTCTTCTAACATAATACTCATTATGCCAAGCATGAATTCCTGAAGATGTCCCTAACGTTAATGATGTTGTTCCTGCTGGTTTAACTGTTGTACATCTCGCGGCAGGATTTATATCTAATAATTTTGCAACTCTTGTATTTTCTCTTTTAACTAATCTACCAGCGTGTACCATATCATAGCCTAAAACAGCACCACTCGCAATTCCAGTCATAGATACACCAATTAAGGCTTCTTTTTCAGTTGTTTCTTGCCATACTTCTCTAAGATAATGAAATTCGGTATATCCCGCTTGTAATGTGCCTATAAATGCTGCGGCCTTAACTCTTCTATTTAAATCTTCTTGTGATTCTACATTAGAGACATTAACTTCACATAAATTACAAAATTGATAAGGTCTTAAAGCTATCTCACAACAAGGATTGGTTCCCCAATCTTTGTCATTACTTAAATAAATTCCCGGTTCTCCAGCTCCTGATAATTCAACCCTTTTCCACAACTCCATAAAAAAGTCTTTTGTAATTTTATGTCTTATTAAAACAGCGGAGTTATTTGCTCTCCCTCTTTGTGGGTTTAATTCCCACCAATTACCAGATTTACACGCAATCATCTCATCATCATCAGCAGAAAATAAACTTATTAATGCAGCCCTCCTAATTCCTCCCGCTAGTACTGCATCTGCAATATAACATACAATATCATGAACTTCTATCGGTGATAATTTATCACCATCTTCTTTTTCACTTAATAATCCCTCAATTTTCACCAAACATTCTTTTAATGGTTGGGGTCCTGGGGCTTTACCTCCAGAAGTAATTAATCTAGCTCCTTTGGGTCTGATATCCGAATAATCAAATTCAATTCTTGAACTCTTGCCATTTAAATAAGACTTCATCAATACCTTTATAGAGTCAGCCCACCCCTCAATGGAGTCCCCTATAAGGAAACGTCTTTTTCTTTTCGGATAAGGTTTGTTCACCGGTGGGAGTTTTGCTACATGATGTTTCTGTACTGAATATCCAACACCAGTCCCACCTAAAAGTAAAAACATACATTCACTAAATGTATCTATATGGTCTATAGGCATATAAGCACAATTATAAATTCTATTAGGAGATATCTCAATAGGTTTACCACCAAATTGCATACTTCTCATCGACGGTAATACCTTTTTATCGTATACTAACTCATAATTTTTTTCTATTTCTTCCTTTAAAAAAGGATATTTTTTAATATGCATATTTTTATTCCTTGTTACTAATTCAAACCAGGTTTCCCTTCGTTGAATTTCTGAAAGAAATTTTGCATATTTCATATAAACGGTAATATCTGATAAAATTCTATTCGAAATTTCCATATAATTTAATTTTTTATTGATTATTTATTGTCTGTCTACGCCTTTCGAGTGCTTGTCTTACTCTTTCAGCGTTTCGTTGTTCTCTTTGGTGTTCTAGGTCTAGAAGGGTTTGTGCTTGTTCTGTATCTATATCTAAAGTTTCATTATTAAAGGTACAGTTCTCGAAAACCACACCATCTTTTCCTACTCTAGATTTTGTTATTGCAATGGTTGCAAGACCCATTTCTTTTTGTTGTAAGGTTTTTGCTACAGTAATAATTACATGTCCAACCTGCGCTTTTTTAATGGAACCACCCATCATGTCTGTGGTCACCACTTCAGCACCAATTGAGGTCCTATTACCCTGTGAAGCTGTCCATCCCACCACGTCTAATTCATTACACATGGTCTCGAATTGTCTCATTACAAGACCTTCACCTTGCCATGATTCATTAAAATGCTTATCTGGTAATACACAATCAATATAATCTATAACAATCATATCAAACTTATTACCTTCAGCTATTAATTTTCTAATTCTATTTTTTATTTTAGATATGGTCATACTATCGGATGGTAATTTTTCTAAAATTAATTTACCTCTACCTTCTCTAAACGGAGCTAATTTTTCCAAAACTTCAGTCTTACGACTAGCTTGTTCGATGGCTGGAATCTTGGTCCAACAAGTTAAATGTTTCCTTTGTATTACTTTTGGGTTATCCTCAAAAATTATCTGTAAAACTGTAAAACCTAAATTATAAGCTGTGTTGGTTACTTTAGTTAGTATTGTAGTTTTCCCAACACCTGTAGGTGCAAGAAAAACCCCAATTTCACCTTTAGCTAACCCACCATCCAGTAAATTATCTATACCATTAATACCTAAAGGAATGGGGTGTCTAAAGTCGTCAATTAAAACCTCATCTAATTCATTAAAAACATCTATCGCTTCATCATTGCCCTCACCAACTTGGATTGCATCTCTAATATATTCCTCACACTTATCGTAAGATTCAAAATCCCCTTTTTCCAAAATCTTATTAACCCTATTAATTGCCTTTTTAAGTTCTTGTTGTTTACAAAATTTTAAAGCTTTCTCTTGAATCCATAAATGGTCTTCAGCTGTACAGTCTCTTATGTCTGATAACATATCAAAAATAGTTTTCTTTGCCATTTCTGAAGAAACTTCTAATCGTGTTAATTGGTCTAAAGCATCAAAGCTGGGTGGGATGTCATACTTCTCATGATATTCTTTAACCATTTGAGAAATTAACTTGAAATACTGATTGTCAAAATATTTTGGGTCTATTACATCCACAATATTTTGAGCAAACTTTTTATCTGTTATTAATTGGTTTATTAACTTAAGCTGGAACGAATGTCCCAAATATCCAAAACTTTTACTTTCCTTCATATAGTTTACTGATTTAGGTATATTATAAATATCATTAAAGAGTCGTTTCTAAGTATTTTCTTTGAACTTTTTCTGATGACAAAACGTCACTCAAGTCTTTTAGAAATTGTGAAACAAAGGGTCGGATATCTACTGTGTATCTTATCCTTGATGGGTATATCCAAGCAGGGAATATTTTATGTGTTATTACTTCACTATTTAATTTTAAATAAACATGAAACATCTCATCTTGCTCAATATTTTTATCCTGTTCGGACAAATTGACATGATTTGTATAGCGATTATATTGGTCCATTAAGTAGTTCATTGATTTAATTTTTAAATCTTCTTCAATTACTACTTCAATCCATTTTAAATTCTCATATAAATCTAAGCATCTTCTATTTTCAGGTTTATAGCCTTTAACATTAAAATATCTTTGACAAATAATATTGTCTTCTAACGACATTAAAAATTCAAACTTTGATAGTTTTTTTTCTTCCATTTTTAAACTTTTTTATTATTAAAATAATTAATTTCTTTTTTCTTTAATTTTAGTAAGGGCTTTAAAAAAAGTGTCCACCCATCTTCCTTCTTTGGTAATACTTTAAACATTCCATCTTCCATCATCATTTTTAACATGTTCTCATCATCTCTACCTTCTGGGTCTAAAGATTCTTCTATTAACATATTAATCTCTTCTTTTACATTAGATGGTAAAAAAACATTGTCTAAATTAATTAATTTTTCACTTATGGTGAAAAATTCGTCCCCAGACCTTCCATCCGATGAAATACCGTTATTAAGATTTTTCATACCTCTTTCTTTATTTCCCTCATCTATTATCTCTTTAGTTTTCTGTAATATAGATTCTAAAGTCAGGTCTTTTTCTTCTATTTCTGGAAAATACTTTAATAATGATTTCTCACCAAAATAAGAAATTCCTTTTATATTGTCACTCTTATCACCCAATAATGTTTTAACAATTATTACATTACCTATTGGTACGTTTAAACCACCAATTTTAATCTTATCAGAATTAGTCACTACCTTATCTTCTCTAGGAAAGTATAAAGTTACTTTGTGGGATATCAATTGAGCTAAATCTTTATCGGTAGTAATAATTGTTTTATGTTCGTCTGGTGATTGCTGGCAATAATATGCAATACAATCATCCGCTTCACAATTTTCAAAATCGCCTTGCCTTATAAATAATTCTTCTAAATATTGGGTAATCCGATATTTTTGACGAAACATGTCGTCAGTTTGAGATTTGGATAATCTCTTTTTCTTTTTGACTTTATATTCGGGGTATATTTCTCTTCTATAATTACGATTGTTTTTACCATCCCAAAAAACAACCACCTTATCGTAATTAATCTTCTCTAGATGTTTTTTAATGGTATACAAAAAATGAAAAATAGCCCCAAAATGTTTACCTTTGTGGTAAAAATCTTTGACACCGTGAAATCCTGTTTGTAGTAGGCTATTCCCATCGACGACTAATGTCTTTAGCATGTTTTATTTTTAAAGGGTTAAACACTATTTTTCTATTTCTACTAATTCTATTTCAAAATTAAGTTCTTGTCCAGCTAAAGGATGGTTTAAATCTAAAACAATTGTAGATTCTTTTAATTCTTTAACCTTTGCTATTACTGGTTTTCCATCTATTGTACTTCCCTGTACCATTTCATCTACTTTTGGTTTAAAATCGGTGGGAAATGAATCTGTTGGTACCTCAGTTAAAGCTTTTGGGTTAACTTCACCATATGCTTGGGCTGGTTTTAAGTTTACTTTTTTAGTATCTCCTGTTTCCATACCCATAACAGCGGAATCAAAACCTTCAATCATTTGGCCTGTACCAACTTCAAAATTTAAGGGTGTTCCTCTATCGTGAGAACTGTCAAATTTATTACCGTCATTTAAAGTTCCAGTATAATGAACTTTTACTTTATCTCCTTTTTCTACTTTTTTCATAATTATTATCCTTTAAAACCACATGTGGTATGTGTACCATCACACATTGGTGAATTATTAGTTTGTCCACATCTACATAATGCGAATTGTTCTGATAACTCTAATTTTTTACCATCTTGAGTTACTTGAGTTTTGCCATTAATTAAAATTGGGCCATTTTTTAAAATATTAATATCTACTTTTTCCATTTTTCTACTTTTTAATTTAAAATAATTCACCAGTATCTTCTACCGCTAAATTGTAATCACCGTCGGAGCCAATAATTTCTCTCCAATAGTCAGCATTTTCATTTTTATAATTTTCAATCGACTTTTTTTCCTCTGTTGGGTCTTTACCTTTTAAAAAACCATGAGGTGTAACCATAATCTTCCCGTCTTCATATCCTAAACCATTAACATGATTTTTAAGAATAGAAACTTTAGTTCTACTTGCAAATTTAACCTTTCGTTTATCTTTAGTAGCGGTTATTTTGGTAACTCCCGCATTTTTCTGATTTCCATATAAAAATACTAGAGTAGAATTCAACCATAAAGATTCCCCACCTTTGGCTTTAATTTTTGGTTGACCAAAAGGATTATCGGGTAATTCTACCCAAGGTTGGTTAACCACAACCAAAGTATTTGTAAACTTGGAACTCTCTTTTCTACTTCCCGAAATTCTTTGGTTGATTCCCATTCCTATTTTATCAGCTAAAACTGAAGCGTTATGTTGTTTACCACCTTTACCATCAAAAGTCATTTTACAAGGTACAGAACCTACGGAATCCCATAAAAATAGAAGTTCATATTCTAATTCCCCCTTTTCTTGTGCGTTCAATAACTCATTAATATAATTAGTAATTTGTTCAATATAATGGAAATCATTATTAAATAAGAAAAACCCATCCCATTCAATTTCTCCCGTATCTTTATCTACATTTTCTTCACATTCTAATCCCAATAATTTTGCATGACTAAAATCCCATTTTTGTTCAGTAATTATAAAAACTGGAAGAATTCCTTTTCGTTGTGCATCTCTTGCGGCTTTAACTAATGCTGTGGTTTTTCCCGTATCTGTATGACCTAAAAACATATTTATATGTCCCATGGCCGGACCAGGAATGCCAGTAGCATCTAAAAAAGCTTCACCTAAGTCCAAAAATCGGTCTGGTTTAAATGAAGCTTTTTTAGAAAATTTTGCTTTGATGTCTTTAAAGTTTTTCTTCTTTATAGCCATAGTTTACTTTTATTAAAATGGTAAATCCGTATCTGCTGGTGAATCTTTTTGTGGGTCGGTAGTTGTGGTGGTACCGTCTACACTTACGGTTTCTGTTGTGTCTCCATAAACATACTTCTTTAACTGAGAATCCCAAACTGGTGTTTCTCCCCTAGAAATAGCTTCCAAATACTCAACTGGTTTTTTTGCGTAAACATCCTGCCAAGTTTCAGTATTACCTAACCATTCTTTAATATTAGTTTCATCTGGAGATAAAGGACTTGGGTCTTCCGCCATTACCATTGAAACTACAGTATATTTACCCTTTCCACTTGGAAGTGGAACAGACTTAAGTGTTAGAGTCAAATCTCTACCCTCCTTAGGGTCACTAATGTCTCCTCTCTTTTGAAAAATAGGTATAATTTTATCTATGATACCATCACCCTTATAATTCCATTTAAATCTCCAAAACTTAACGCCGTCCTCTTCATTTTCTCTATCTATAACTTTTACTATATAGAATTTTTTTGAACGATATTGTCTAGCAATTTCCCTATCTTTTTCATTGCCTGTCATTTTCAAAGCTTCTTCAACTTCATTTAGTGGACTTCTCTCACCTGTTGGTGTACCGTCTCCATTCTTACCCGGGTCTAATAGTTTAGTCCATTTCCCATCAATCTGTACCTCATGATAGTAAACTTCTTTAAATGGTGAACTACCATCGGAAGTGGGTAATATTCTAATAAGTTTTTCACCGTCACTTTCACCTTTTGGTAAAAAGGCAGCGAAATATTTTTTTAATCTTTCTTCACTACTAAGATTATTAGTCGAACTACTGTTGACTTGATTTTTTTCATATTGTTTTAAAACTGCATCTAAGCTACTCATAATAATATTTTTTATTTAAAATTGTTTTTAATAGTTAAAAGTAACGCAAAAAAATAGGGAAGTCAACAAACTTCCCCACCTAAATTTACTATTTTACTTCTTAAATATTTTCTTCCTCATCTTCATTATATGCCCAACTTTTCTTGATGTCAGAGTCATTATAATTATCAACCTCCTGTTGTGTTAACACGTATTCATGCTTATCTTTTTGTTTGGACATCTCGCCTTGTTTCTCATCCCAAAAATCACTTATTTTTTGGTTGAATGGTCCACTATCCAAATATCTAAGGTCTAATTTTTCCTGTGGTGTTGGTGCACGGTATTTTTCAATTTTACTTTCTAGGTTTTCTACCGATGATACGATATTGTCCATATCGTTTAGTTTAGTCTCTAAATCATCTATTTTAGACATTAAAGAATCTATACTACCTTTTTGTGTTTCTATATTTTGTTCGAGTGAGTCTGTTTTATCACCAGCTTCTTTAGTCATAGTAACTAATTCCGTTACATCTAATTCTTCAACATTTTCTGTTGGTTCTTCATCTTCAATGTCATCTCCCAACACTATCTCATCACCAGTATCTGTAGTTTCTTCTTCACCAGCTAATTCAAATTCATCTCCCGCGTCGTCAGTTTCTTCTTCACCAGCTAATTCAAATTCATCGGTAGTCTCTTCTTCAGTATCATCAGGTTCAGCTAAATTTAATTCATCATCTTCTTGTTCTAATTGGAATGCTCTGGTACCGAGCCCTAAAAATTGTTCATTTAATGGGTCAACATAACCATTAATGTTATTAAATCTTTTAACTTCTTCAGAAATTAAATTCTCGACAATGTTTGTGTGTTTGCTCATCTTAATCCATTAATAATGTTCTACCGTCTTGGGTTACCATTTTTTTATTAACTCTTTCAATAAGTCCATCTTTGCTTTTTATTGTATAACACTCACCAGTATCTTTATCACAGACCTCTTCAAAACCTTCTTCTTCTACTTTAAGGTCTTCTTTGGTTTTTATTTTTTTACCAAGAAACTTATCTAATTCTTTTTCTAAATTTTTCATAATGTTTTCTTTTACTATAAATATATGGTTAGATGTGAAATTATCTAATTATATAATTCTTTTATAGTTATGCCAAATTATTTGCCCAAGTGGTGTCATTGGGGTATGGGGTGGGTGTGTATCCATGTGTATTTTTAATTTTAGCGTTTAAACCGGTTTTTACACGACTCATCGATACGTTCCCGTTGTTATCTTTCTTATCAAATAGTATCTCTATATAAGATAAGGATGTGGGCTTTGATATCAAAAATTCCTTTAACTTATCGTTAAGGTTTGTGGTTAATGTACCAGTTGTTAAAGCTTCTTTCATTCTAAAACACGGACATCGTTTATTTGCAAATTCATTATGCCCTTTAATCACTTTTTCCCACATTGTAGCTGGAACCCCAGAGTCACCCGAAACCCACTTATTATTCTTTATTTCAAAAAGTGCAACATCATTATTGGGGTAATCTCTAAATTTTAAAACTAACTTTGTTGACAAATCAATGAATTTGAGACTAACTACTTCTTTATTAAATAATAACCATAACAATAACCACTCTAATGAGGTTTTTTGTGCTGTTGTGGGGTAATCCCCCCCTTTAGTGTCGTATGTTCCCATTTTTGAACAGTTAGCTATCATGGAAACTCCCATAGACTCCGAATTCTTACCTGTTACATGTGCCCCACTTAAATTAGCTGGTCGTGCACCTAACACGTGTCCATCTGTTGAGGAGCCCCCAGTTCCCCGAGAAATTAAATAATGGTATCCTATTCCAGTAAATCCTCTATCTTTATGTTGTTTATTTATATTTTCTACTGGGTCTGCACCATAATCAATACCTGCCGTCACATGAACAATGACCATTTTAACATTCTCTTTGGATAAACTAGAAGCTTGCCCTGAACTTTTTTCGTTTTCTCCTTCAGGACCAAACCCTCCTCTAGCAACTTTAGTTTGTGTTTGTGTTTGTTTTTGTCTAATTTTACTTATAAACGACTTATTTACCGTCCCAACTAAATTATCTACTTCTGGTAATCTATGGAATGGCACTCTTACACCAGTAAATGTTGTACTCATAGTGTTTGGTTGTATTTGATGTTCCACTTCCAATATTAAATAAGGCCCACTAAACATCGGTACATGTCTTAAATTAAAATACATTGTTGGTTGTATGCACACATTTCCCATAGCTTCTATCTTACACATATAAGACCTACTTTTATAAACGTTAAATAAGCTAATTCCTTGTGTTTTAATATTATTATCATTAGCTGATTGAGCCATCATTTCTGTCACAATAAATGATTCTGAAGTATTTTTAAATTCACTTTGATTTAAACTTATGGATTTAAATACACCCTGATTTTGTATACCAAAATCAACCGCAAATGATACTACTTTATTGCACCGTGCTGGGTCATAACAATCAGAAAATAATGGGTTGTCTGCTGTTCTTCCAAGCATAAATGAATCATTATTATATTTTGTTTGTGGACCTAAATCTGATAGTTGTGTTGAGGGGTCTCCGACATACTGGACAAGAAACTTGGGTGATGAGTCTAGGTAGTCTACTTCTAAATGAGTCCCAAAAACAGCATTTGCTTCATCTTGTGTACTTAGTTTTGGGATTTTTCTATTACCATCAGAAGTTATACCATAAAAATTAATATAACTAGGCAACGCTAAAAAGTTAAAAAAGTTTCCTTGTAAAATAGAGCCAACCATGGTATATACACTATTATTAGCGTTAGCGTCATTACCAAAATTTTTAATTGCATCTGTAGATATAATAGCGACATCCCCAATATCACGATTCGCTCTATCTAAAAATAGAAAATCTTTAAATAATAATTTATTATTAAAATTCTCACCAGAAATCCACTTATCATTTAAAGTTTTAAAAACCAGATATTGTTCTAATTTATTTTCATCTGTATTATATATTGCTTTTTCTTGAAATTCCTCACCTTGAGTTAAGGCAACTGTCGGTAATTCTGATTTTAAATCAATAAAAAACTGATTTAAGAAATTAAATTGTGCTTCATCAGATTTGTCTATAATATAAGTTTTAATATTACTTTTAAAAATATCTGGGGTAAATGGTATTCCCGTTTCTTGAGCTAATAATTTTTGGGTTACATACATTCTTATTACTTTACGTAGCAATGTAATGTTGTTACTTGTAAATTCGATATCCATTTCTTTAAAGAAATCTGTAACCAAAGACCCACTATCACTATAAGATAGACCTTTAGTGCTTCCAGATGATGAATCATCATAAAAACCTACTTCTAATTGTAGTGTTTGCCATGTTTGTGGATTTCCTAGTTGGGAATTAGCTACTGTAAGTTCAGGCGGTAAATTATTGGAATATGAACCAAAATTAAAATAGTCTGCATCACCAACAATAGTTCTTAATACTCTAATATTGACATCTTTAGGGTTATAAAAATTAAAAGCTACTTGTTGTTTTAAAAATGTAGTTAATGTGGTGCTAATTTTATTTAATTGTATCTTACCTAAATTAAAACTAAATTCTGTAGTATCTGCTGCCGCAACCACTAAATCCTTTTTAATTGTTAACATTTGTCGTAATACCGATTGAAAGGTCTGTACTGTTGGATTAGTAACGAGACCCCCACTAACATCCAATACACTATTGTTGTCCGATTCTTTTTTACAGAAATCTAAAAAATAATTTTCAAATACATCTAGTATGTCTGGGGTAAAAATATCAAAAAGTTCTTCTATGCTGCTATATTCAGTAGTATTTGTAATATTAAATGAATTTTGACTATCATTTTCATTATCAATAACTTTTAAGTACTGCTTGGGTGTGGGATAAGTGTTACTATTATGTTCAAAAAATCCATAACTTGACATTCCCCACGCTAATCGTATAGCTCCGTTATGTGTTATCGGGTTATTAACCAGTTTTTGTGGGTCATTAACTTCAAATTGTAGTTGTTGTGTTTTCATTCCACCAGCTGACGGAAATAAAAAATAACTAGGTGTTGTATATCCAGTTAAAAATGAATCTCTGGTTGTATCATAATAATTATACCAAAAAGTACAATTCATATCCGATGTATTATTTGGATTTGCACTACTATTAATAATTAAAGCGTTTGCTTGAGTAACAACCATTGTGTCATCATTAATAAATGCATTAATTTCATTACTTGTTATTCCGCTACCGGTAATGTTACTACCATTATATAATAACCTTCCCGTTAAAAAATAACTCATATAGTTATTTAGTTCTGGGTAAAACCCTACATTAATTTTTGTAAAATTACCACCAATATTCCATTCCCCACCAAAAATTATTGGGGTTTTATTGGGTCCTAAATTTAAATTATATTGTGTATTTAAACCTGTGTTATAATTAAAATATTGGTTCGCGTCAAAATTATCCCATACTCCAGCCAACACATCATTTCCTGTTTCTATGTAAGTTTTATAACGATGCCAAATACTTCCATATTTTAAAATCCACGCATAAGGTAACGGATGAACCGCAGATACCTGATTAAGAACTTTAGCAATATAATCACCATATGCATCAACAGATGATGTACTACCAAGTAGTAAAGTTTTCTCCCTTAGGGTTGACAGTGGTAATGAATTTAAAAATAAATAAGCCGAACTGATATATGGGTTTGTAACATCATTAATTTCATTCTTAATTCCATCAATTAAAGAATTTAAAAAATATGGTGTATTTAGAATTGATGTGATTTGTTTTTGTCCAACACTTCCACTGTATGTTATGCCATAATCTATAGTTCCTTCTGTTAGAAATAACGGATGGTTTTTAGCTGTAGTTAAATTGACGAGTTTAGAATAAAAATTGGTGTAGGATTCTACAGTATTTTGTAAATCCACATTTCTAGTGGTAATTTGTGCATCAATAAGTGGGGTATAATCCGAATACAACCATTCAGCATCATTATAAAATTTAGGATTAGTGATTAAACCTTCTATGGTTCCATAGGAACTATACATTTTTTGAGATTTAACAAACGATAGACTTTGACCTATAGAATTCAGTTCTTGGTAGGTCCCGATATTTACCCCGCCAGCTAAATTACTTTTAGTCCATGACTCCTGAGTATATTGTACAGTAAGAGTACATGCACTATTAACACTATCCCACGTGCCTCCTGACAGTAAACACTCAGTTTCTGTAGATAGATACGTAGTCGATAGTGATGTCCCTTCAAAATCGGAAAATGGATATGTTTCTAAGGGAGCTTCAAACCCTTCTTGTCCCGGTGGGTTAAAAAGAGAATTTTCGAATACTTCTATATCTGGACCTATATCCCCGTCATTACTATAATAATTTACACTACCAAATCCTATATTACTCAATAAAGAAAATCTAGAATCATTAATTTTTTCTCTAATGTATGGTGTGTTATACTCATCTCTAATTAATAATTGATAGGCTGTTTGTGGTGCTAATTTTTGTAATTCCTCTAAAAAAGTATTATAATTAAAATTTTGATTTTTAAAAAATTCTTGTAGGTCAAAATACCCTTTAGTTTTGGTTACTAAATTTAAAGATTCAAAATGGGCTAAAGAATTTAAAAGTAGTTTTAATTTATCTGTCCCCAACCTATTTATCATTCCAGAAAAAAACATGTGAACTGTGCTCCTATCCCATATTTCATAATTCATAGAGGTATAAGTTGCTGTCTGATATAGATTATTTTCCAATAAATCAAATGAAGTAATTGGTAACCAATTTTCACCAACAGTAGCAACGTCAAACTCTACATTAGTGTTTGTGTCTTTTATTTTTTGTGCTTTAAAAAATTCTTCCACAAAATCAACTTCAGGCCATAACACTGGGTCATATGCTTTTGTAGCACTTATTACTTTTACACTTCCGGGATATGTACTTATAAATGAAGGCACACCATTAGACTCTTCTCTAATATAGTAATGAGGCCACGGATAAATAAATTCATCTTCTGGTAATTCAGAACTAAGTGTCTCTTTACCACCACCTTTTACCGCTTCTCTTCTATATGGTGAATTTCTAACAGCAAAAGCTTTTGTGTGGGTGTCATCCATTAATCTTAAAAAAGTATCGGCCTGAGCTATAATAATAGCGAATATGTTTCTCACCGTAGGTTTAAACCCTAAAGCTTGAATTACTAATTTATTAACATTTTGTGTTAAATCTTGTTCAATTTTATTCCTTTTTGTATTAAAGATAGAAAAAACATTCCCTATTTTTTCACCAAAAGTCTCAGCTCTAATGTCAAATACAAACCACTCAGCTGTATACTGGTCAAACCCTTCAGGTCTAGGAGCGATAAAATCTTCATATGTTATAGTAACAGGAATTGAGCTGTCCCCATTTTTACCAAAGGTTGGGTTTTTTTCTAATAATTTATTGAATTTATCTATTGTTTGTTTCAATGATTCAATAGCTGATTGTCTATTGGTTTCATCGTCTAAATATGCTTTTTTCCATCTATAATAAACTTCCTGAGTACCAACATCCTCATAGGGATGATTTGCTGAATCAATAGATGTATCCATATATGTATATTTCCAACCACCTGGGTCTAAAATTTTTTTTCTATAGATGTCCACATTTTTATCATAATCTTCAATATCATCTAAAACTTTTAAATCTTCCTTCTCTAAGCTTTTTTCTATATCACCTTCTAAACTATTAACTCTTTTGATTAGTTCATCTAAAGTTAAATGTGGTAAATTATCGGGAACTAAATTTAATGATTTATAACTGGTATAGATATCCTCCAATACTTGTCTACCCCTGCTAGTCATTACAGTTTTAGGTTCCTCACTGTCGTCGTTTGGGTTATTTACCGTATAGGTCTTAGAAAACATATATGGAGCTGCTCTTAATTCTTGTAATGTAATATCATTGAGTAACGCAGCTATTCTACCAATAAAAACACAACTTACAATATAGTTTCCTGTCGCTCCATCAAAAGAAGCGTTAAATGTTTGTAACATTAATTGGTATTTCACGGCTTTACCATAATATCCTTTTAAAATTAAATTAAATAACGGATAAGGTAACTGAAAAAATGCAGCATATGGAGAATTTGGTCCTTGTTCAAATAAAGTTTGACCTCTAACATCAATAAAGGTTATATTTACTTGTGGTATAAACCCCTTTTTAATTGTGACGGTAATATTCTCAATTCCAAAAGATTCACTATCTGGTTTTTCTCTAGAAAAATCTTGTCCAGTAAGGGGGTCTTTATACGTATTAGAATAATTTTGATTAAGCCCACCTCCGCGAGTACTTCCAACTCCCGTTTGCATGTCAGTCCAATTTGTTGTTAAAAAATCTTTGTTACCGGGTTTAAGAAAATTTATATCACCTTCAAATATATCAACAAAAGATTCTGGATTTTGACTATCTAAAGCTGCTCCAGAAATTAACTTACTCCTAGGCACAACTCTAGCTGTTAAATTAGCATATATTGTTAAATTTTCTGGTTCGACTAATCTGGGAACTGCACTACCATTTTCATAAACCTTATTGGGGTCAACTAAAAGTATATTGTTCTCTGAAAATTCAACTAAAACATTATTACCATTTGAAATCTCATTTGCCATTTACTTAAACTTTAAAATGGGGTTCCCTTATATGTTATGCCCACCTGTGTTATGGGTTTACTTCCAATATCTGGTACACTGTAATTATTTGTAGGTAAATTTTTACCATAATAAAAGAAATAATCGTCCGTGGCTTTTTTATAAGCCTGTAACGAAGCTACTAAAGGATACGGAACAATCAATACTTGACCGTCCCTAATATTCCATTCTAAGCCACCAACCGATGGATTAGCTTGTAATATTAACCAACCAAAATACGGACTCTCATAATATTGTTGGCTTATCTTATCCAAACGAGACCTACCTGCCTTATAAACTACTTTTTTATCACTTCCTTTTGAAGGTAATTTTAAAAATGGTACAGTAATATTTTCACCATTAATTATAAAATCTGTATATCGGTTATAATAATTTGCCATAGTTAAGTAAATTTTAAATTAAAGTCTGGGGTAGAAGGTTCAGCATTTTTATTAGAATTATATTCTCTTATATTTTTTTCTATGTCTGTGTTGGTGACTTTAGTGTATCCTAGTTTTCTAGTTTTTTCATTTTTAATAACAACACCCGGTGTGTTAAATTCTGTGGCCGTCGCTAATCCTTGTGTCAGGTAAGATGTACTCTCACTTATAACTTTTTCTATAAAATTATCTTTAACAGATACAAGTTGTTCCAAATAATAATTCTCATTTAGTGGTATCCCTTTATTTAAATTAACTTTCATATAAACAATCCAAGGTGGGTTTGTTGCGGGGTCGATATCTAAGGCATCCTTTAGGTCTTCAAAAAATTCCCCGTCACCAGAATACCCCAACGAATTTTCTTTAAAATAAGAAATATCTTGGCTTACTTTACTATCTATAACTGATTTATCTAATATTCCATTAGAAAATAAAAGGTACTCTGTTTTAAAATCTTTTAATCTAAGTGCTTGTTTATTTTCAAAGTCTACTTCACCATTTGTCAAGCTATAATTTCCAGTAGCGGTTAAATCTGTGGTAGATACATCAGATGTTCCGTCTAGAAAAACTTTTGGGCTGCTACCATTCATTAATTTAGAATAACAACTTAATAGGTTAGTAAGATAAAAATAATCGTTACCCAACTCAACTAATGTATTTGATGGAGTGCTTGGTTGGCCTGGTTGTTGAGATGTTGCGTCCACTGGTGTGCCTCCACTTAGTTGGAATGTTGTGGTTTTTCCTTCTTCTATATAACCATCACCCCCTCTATTAACAACATTTAAGGGTGTAACATGTTTTAAATATTCTAAGTGTGCACTTCTTATGTTAATTTCAGCTTCTTCTAACTCTCCAGCCACACTGACTCCACCCGCGGTTGCTATATCTAATTGTTCTTCTAAAAAATCTTTTACTTTTCTTTTTTGAGCGTTAGTGGGGTTCGTGGTATTGAATGCTTTTTGTACACCAGTAGTTTCATTTTCTATTAGGATTCTATAATTCGCAACTAAATCATTAAGTCTTTTTTGATAATCTAGTGGGATACCCACCAATTCACCCTCTATTGTATCATACGTTAATGGTCCTGTAGCTCTATAATATTCTCCTGTTTCCCATTGTTTTTCCGCGTACAATAATTCTAATAAACCATAATTATAATTTGTGACTAATTTAAATATTGCCCCATTAACTTCTTTTAAATATTTGTAGGCTTTTTCATTTATATCTGTAAACGTTCTTTCGTATTTTACAATACCCGTTTCACCTGTTGATGTGAGTTGTTGTTCTTCCCTATTTCCAATCATTATACCATCATTTGGCGCTGTATTATCTTCTTCAGTTTGTGCTGCTTCATCTTCTGGATTGGGTGCACCAGTCGCTTGTGTTGTTTTTATTAAGTCTTGGTTTTGTTTTATCCAAGCTGCCTCATCTGGGTCTTCATCTGTTACCGTAAACACTGCTCGGTCATCGTACATTTCAGTATTCGCATAATAATTAAACGATAAAGCGTTTTGTAACCTTGAAACGGGCTCTTTTAATCCTTGTCCACCCAAATATTTAAATGTTATTGCAACACTAGCAATCATTGGTTGTACCCCAATACCTTCGGGATTTAAATCCAATAAATTATCATCATAAGTAAAACTAACATTATCAATAGCAATTTTAGTGTGGTAGAAATCACCAACTCTAAGTACACAAATTGGTGGTGCACCAAAAGCTGTGTTCTTTGCGTCTACAGCTGTAGTAGTCCCACCACCTTCTAATTTGGTGGGTATGGTAGCTCCCGGTCTAACACATTGATTTAAAAAAGTTAACCGGCTATTTAATCCTTCTGGTGTAATTGAATGGAAGGCTGGTTGAAAGAATTTAAATTTTTGTTTTAGGGTATCATAAATAAATTCATTTTCTTCTTTTATTAAATCGAAATAATCACATTCTGTAACCATTTTTTGTAAAATTTTATTAGCTATTTCTCTTCTAGTGTTTTTGTCTTGTAATTTAGCTTCTTTTTTCTTTTTAGCTAAGGGCCTATCTTTTCTTATTGCTGATTTGGGTGGCACTGGGTCTAGTGGTGGGGAGGTAATTTCAATATCAGACATAGCGACCTTTCTACACTCAGCTGCTGCTTGAGAAAATACAGAACTACTTATTTCAGCATCGTCTTCTGAACTACACTGGGATTCTCCTAAAGCTTGTGGGGTTGGAAATATTAATCTGCTATCCTCCATTGCTGTTTTAAAAACATTTTTACCTCCTAAAGTATAGTTTTGGAACATTTGTCTGACGGAGTCTAACCGTCTTTCCGACAATTTTTTATTATACCCTGAAGAAGCAAGGGAGCTCGCTGTACCCACAAAAGATAACTTAACGGTGTAATTATCCTCTAAAGCTTTATGTAATTTTTCAGTAAATTCTTTCCACCTAACATTATAGTCATTTCTTGCATCAGTAAACCAAGTAGTTAATGGGGTCTTTTCACTTTCAGAAACTTGTCCTAAATATCTATTTTCAGTAACTTTATCCTCCCCTAAATAACTTTCACCATTTTTTGACCCACCACCAACAGCTAATACATTAAAAGGCACTGTGCTGGTAACCCTGTTGGTATCTGGGTCAGGATAATCATTTTCAAAATAAAACGGTAATCCCTTATAAGCTTCAAAATCTGGTTTCTCTGTAGTTGTTTCTTTTAAGTCTGGTGTGGTCGTGTCTGCTTCCGCTATTGTGGACGCTTGTGAATTTTGGTTTACATCTCGACTATTCAAAACTTGTGTTATCTCAGCTAATTCATTTACTGAAAATTGTTTCCATTTTCGTGCTAAATCATATATGTCATAATGTTTACATCCAGCAAAAAAGGAATCAACTATCGCGTCTGTCTCTGCTGGTCCTAATTTTTCTAATTCTTTTCTTACGATAAAATTTAAAATGCTTGGGTGGTCAACTACAATTTTAAAATTTAATGTTCCTGTTCTATTTGTATTATTATACGTATAAACCGGTTCCGGTCTTCCCACAAAATTATTTTCTGTCCAATTCGCATTACTGCTTTCATCAACTTTTAAATCATATGGGGGGAACCACATTATTCTACCACCATTTGGCCCTTTTTCACAAGTGGATAAGTCATCATAAGTAAATCCTTTTTCTGAACTTGTTCTCCAAGCTAAATTTTCTAGAGAAAACATGTATTTTTTAACTTTTCCATTTACTATGTTAGTGGACCCTTTACCACTTTCATCGGTTCTCCATGGTGCAATATTTAAATTATATGGACTATCCAAAACAGAATACGTTTCTTTTCTATGGTTCATTTCAGACCTAACTAATCGTCCGTAGGTATAATACGGTATGTCTTTGGTCCATACTCGACAATATTCTGTAGGTACTTCAGCTCCTCTCCCCACACCATCTGGCTTGTCTGCATTAATTGGGTCTGTGTTAATATATCTTTTAACTCTAGAACCTTTAGTTAATTCCTTATATCCGTCATTAAAAACTTTACTAACTTGATTTATAGAGTGGGATACCGATTTTAAAGCTGCACCACCTTTTGGTACCGAATCAATAATTTGTTGGGTAACATCCATAATACTATCTTCCCTAAAATCATAATTTGTAGATTTAGTGTTGTCATAATTTGGTGGTGTTTTATATTCTGTGGTGTTGTCGGTAGAACCCTCCATTCCTTGTGATGTACCCGGAACTTGGGGCCCCACTCTTTTAACATCATTATTAAATAAACTTGCAACACTATTTAAAAACCCACTTCCTGGTGTTTTATCAGTATACCATGTAAATCCTCCCGGTACTGTCCCTTGATTAGCGTAAGCGATTCCTTTCATTCCAAAGTCATACTCGTTACTATCAAATTCTTTAGCTACTGCATCAGGGCCAAATTGTTGTACATAATTTTTTCCAGCATAAGTGTTATCGGGTGGACTAGTCATGTCTGCAACTCTATTTCTAGGTCCTCCAATATATTGTGGTGGATTTGGTGGAAAATTTCCAACACCCAGTATGCCACCCTTAATAAAATCTATAGCTTCTCCAAATCCAGCACCAATCGCTGTTTGAGCTTGGGCTCCTTCACCGTATTGTGGACCATAGGTGTTATATCTAATATGTTTAAATAGCTGGGATTTTGTACCCCCTCCAGTGTATTCCAAAAATCTTTGTGACGGGGATTGCCGTCTACGTGGGATGCCTATTAAACTACCCAAAATTCCTGTAACATCAGAAATTATTTTTTCTGCGGTACCGAGTCCTCTTGGTGGCTCCAAGTCAAAATAGTCTCCTGGAATATATGAATAAGGTACATATACGCCCGTAAGTCTAGAAACAAAATCTAATCCTTTACCCACCAAAGACTTCGGTGTCGTTATATTGTTGTCTCGTTCAATAAGAGACTCTCTTCCAGTTATAATATCTAAAGCGTTAAATGGGTCTTTTAATGCGTCAATAAAATTAAGTCTACCCATCGTTTCTTGGTAAAGTTCCTGTGCAATTCTTTCTTGAAACTCTTTCCGTAGTTGGATTGCTCCTTGTTGTTGTAATTCACTATCTTCTAATAGCGTGGTAGATAACACCCCTTGTACCGTAACACCCAATAGTATATCCATCGGGGAATAATATTGGGCCACTTGTCTAAATGGGTTTTCACCAAAAAGTCCAGTACCTGTTTCTGGTGCGGTAAAATTAGGATAAAATCCTTCATTTACCTTCGCCGCGTTTCCAACTCTTATATCGTATATCTGAATCCAATCACCATACCCACCTGGAGGACCATAAGCGTTAGCTAAATATGCTTTATCTATATAAAATTCTGCCTGTTCATCAACTGATGGTTGGTCGGTAACGGCCATATCCCTTAAATCTTGTACCCTAGCAAAATTATTACTAAAATCTGCTGGACCAGTATTTCTTTTATCAAAATATGGAGAAGTTGTGGGATTAGGCAAATTTTTGACTAGCATAATATCCCTAATAGCTTTTGTTCCACCAAAGCTTAAATTAGGTTTTCTGTTATCGTTTTGTGGTAATCCCGGCATTTTTTATAAATATCTATTAAAAAGTTATATTATTATGTAAGTCCTCTTGAGGATAATACACCACCACCATCATTTATGTTTTGGTAGTCTGGTGTTCCAGTTAAGTTAGTTTCATGTAATTTTTGTTTTAAGTTAGCCATAAATAACGGTCCGTTTGGTCCTGAAATTAATTGTTGCCAATTAAAGTTAGCTAATTCACCCACACCTTTTAATGTTATTGGTATATTGGTGGGCATTCCTTCAAACTTTACAACTATTGGTGTGCTCGTCGCACCACCGCCAATAGCACTATCCATTGTAGACGCTAAATTTTTTCCTCTATATCCACTAATTATATCGTCAGGAGCACTTAAAACTGGTCCTTCTGGTCCACCAAATATTAATTTAGATTTTCCATCTGCGGGCATCATAAAATCTTCCTTTTTCTCAACTTTACCACCATAAACCACAGTTCCATCAGTTACATTAATTGTAGCTTCATTAGCTGTACTAATTAAATCCCCAACAAGTTCTAATCCAGTCATACCACCGGCTTCAAGAAAATTCCCACCTTTAGATGCACCACCTAATATATCATCATAACTTGCACCAAATATTGTTTCAATGCCAGCTTTAACACCTTTACCTACTTCATCCCCAATTCTACTAAAACTTTCATCTGGTAAAGTATTTTGAATTGTTTCAATGCCAGCTACTTGAATTTTTCCTAACTCTAAATTTTCTATAAGTCCAGCTTTCATAGCCGCTTGGGGAGTAGTTATTAATGAGTTTTTAATCGCGTCTAAAGCACTTAATTGTTCTAGAGCAATCTCATCACTAGTCATTTCTTGTTGTTCCCGTACCTTTTTAAGTTCGTCCACCTGTTGTTTGGTGAGGTCGGAAAGATTTACCATTTCTTTATGGCCAGCTTTATCTTCAAGTTCTATCTGATATCTACCACCTTCACCCATTTTAGCCATACTGGTAACAAACTCTTTCATTCCTTCCGCGTCTGGGCCAGTAAAAGCCGACAAATTCATTTGATTAGAAGCCGCTTCAAATTTAGCTTGCATTTTAACCATACCAGCAAATTCTTCTTTATTCATTCCTAAAGCATCTGCCATTGCTCTTAGTTGTCGTTGAGCTGTTGGTGGGAAACTGATTTCACCAGTTTCATCATTAAATACAGCTAAGGACTGTCCAGCGTCAACAATTGCATCTTGAAGACCACCTAAATCATTGGTGGCCATATACATTAATTTAAATGGGTCTGCTAAATCACCCACAGCACCACCTATCACTTGTAAGTTTGCCGCTAAATCAATTGCCCCTTCTGGGTCCATAACTTTTTCAGCTAATGCAGCGGTTGTAGACATACTAATACCCAACCGTTCTGATTGTGCGGCCATTTTTGCAAATCCTTTTACCCCATCTGCAAAATTGTAGGTATTTAACATGTCCATATTTTGAACCATGTTAGACATAAACCCTTCCATGTTAACACCCATAAGTCTAGCTACATCAGCCATCTCCTCAGCACTTTGAATTGATTTTTCTATGGTGTACCCCATTTGGTCAAATTGTTTGACCATGTCACCCACTTGGTTAACACTAAGATTAAAAGCCTTTTGAAAAACAGCTAATCGTTCTATCTCTTCGTCAGTAAAAGAGATGTTTCTACCCACCACCTCACCAACACTTGTAAGGGTTTCTTGTAATGATTGTGCATTTATATCATATTTTGCTGTAGCAACAGATGCGTTAAATATAGCTTTAGTGGTACGTTCTTGTAATATACCGGTTTGGCCTAAGTCTTTTACAATTTCACGTCTAATTCCAGCTTCTTCCTCTAAAAGATTTAATGTAATACCGGCTACAGTTCCCATGGTATTACTCCCCAGATTCTCTACGGTTTGTTGTACCTCTTTCCACGCGGCTAAAACATCATTTAACTTTTGAACTCCCGGACCTACACCGGTTACGTCACTCTCTAATTTATCTGCCATACTAGAAGCAGATGTATTTATAATACCAAGTAAGTAGCTCGACCTTTCCCCTTCGGTTTTGTAACCATTATACTTATCCTTCTGGTCATTGGATAATTTACTCCAATATCCACTTTTTACGTTATGTGTATTTTTTGTGTTCACTTTTTACTCTATTTTACTATAAATAGATGGGGATGAATTTTTTAAGCTCTGGATTTGTTTTTTGATTGTTCTATAGATTCCTTTTTTTTCTCAAATTCTTCTACAAGTTTGCCAACATAATATCGTCGTTCATATATCGGCATTTGTAAAATATCGTTGTGTGAGAAATGTGCAAATTTGATGAGATAGTAGAATTCATCAAGCATAGATTGCCTATACTGCGAAGAAAGGACGAAAAAAGTGGGCGCCAAACACCACTGATGTTGTGATGTCTTCTCCTGATGGCGCTTTGGTGGTGACTGATAAATCTAGTCCGGGTTGATTGTTTCTAACAAATTTTTTAAATTCTTGGGAATCTTTAATAGGCATTGTTTGGATGATTTGGGCTAATTTTGATTTATCCCTTTCACCGTCTATTTCTTGAATTAATAACTCTAATTTACGAGTAGCTACTGGAGCTATCTGTCCGTTGGTAGAATATGATTCTTTTAGTTTCTCTAATTCTAGTTCCTCCCTTGATGTTAAAAACTTAAATTTAATTGGTTTTCCAGTTTGGGGTAAGGTATATAAGAACTCACCTTTTTCATCTGGTACTAAAACAAAATCTCTCATAGTCACATTACTCAAATCATGTGTGTACTTAAAAGATTCTCCAGTCTTTGGGTCTTTAAGTGTAAACTCATATGTGGGTCCATAAGCGGTATTTCTTAAAAATATTAAAACAGCTTGTTTATCACATTCCAACATTTCCTCAATCGTTATATCACTTCCTAAAATTTTTCTACGTAATAACTCTTCTATTAGATTACCAGATTGGATTATATTTTGGGAACTTAAAAGATTTTCGTCAGAAGCATTTAAATAAGTTACTTTTAACTCTTTAACTTTGTTATTATAAAACATTCCCTGTGATGGTAACGGTACTACATCATAAGGAATATTTGCTTGTGCAATATCAGAATATTGTCTTGGGTCCATTTAATCTTGTTTTTATTTAATTTTAATTTTATATTTCAATAAGTCAATGTTTTATATAAGTACTTAATGATTAAAAATTTTAGCATAACAAAAATAACCAAAGAAGAATGTAAGTCTATACTTAAAGAATACCATTATTTATCAAAAATAAATAAGGGTTTTAGAAGTGGTATTAATTTTGGTCTAACATATAATTCTAAATTAGTGGGGGTTTGTATTTTTCATTCACCATCGGTACCTGAAATAGTTAAAGGGTGTTTTGGTTTGGAGAGAAATAATCAAGAAGGCATATATGAATTAGGTAGGTTGTGTTTATTACCTTCTATAACTGAAAAAAATATATTATCTTGGTTTGTTTCAAAATGTATTAAATTTTTACGTAAAGAGACTAATGTATATGCATTACTATCGTACGCGGATTCTTCCCTACATAACGGGTATATATACCAAGCCACAAATTTTGGATATTATGGGTTAACAGATAAGAAAAAAGATTTTTGGTTTGACAATGGTGACGGTACATTTACTAAACACCAACGAGGTCCTGTAAGGGGATTTGTGGGAGAATGGAGACCCAGAGAAAGAAAACATCGTTATTTATTAATATATTCCGATAAGTTAAAATGTAAGTGGGAAAAAGTACCCTACCCAAAATCACCAAATAAAGCCCCATTAAATAAAAAACCCACCGCGTAGGTAGGTTTAATATAAAATTATGTAAGTTACTTTTTAGTAAACTAGGATACACCTATCAGGTCTAAGGGTTGCAGTAATAGTAGCAATTGCATCATCACTATATCCTAAACTATCAAAGTTAACATCTGTTAAAAATGTTCCTTGTAAAATCCATTTTTCAACAACTACACCAGTCGGGTCTAACATTTCTAAGTCAATGTCTTTTTTGTATCCCGCAGCATATCCCATTCTTCCTGTTACAGATTCTGCGTGTAATCTAACCCATTCCATAAGAGCTTGTGCTGCTGATGGTCCGATTGGGTCTCTAAATGAGACACTTATAGTATTCCATACAAATCTACCCGCAACATATGTGGAGGTATTTAAGAAAGGAATTTCTACAGAATTAACTGTGACCTGAGGTCTAGAAGTGCTTTCCACATACCACTCATTAATACCCAAAGAAGAAGGAAATCTAAGAATAAACCTATTTTTCTTTTTGGGTTCATACGGTATGGGCATTTTCATTAATAAATCAGCCATGGTAATATTTTTGTTTTTCTATTGTTATTTCTTAATAAATATATGGTTTTTGAAAAACCGAGAATAAAACTCTTTACTTTAATATTATAAAATTATAATATGCAAAGCATAAAGCTATTCTAATATATAAATATCATAAGCTTATTCTTTAGCATGCATTACAAATAACTTTTCACTTAATTCTTTAGGCAAATCTCTTTTAAGTAACATCATTTGTTTTATATTCTTCATATCATCATCAATGAATACTATTTCATCATAACTATGTAATAGTTTTTCTACCACTTCAGCCTTTTTTTCATAATCTGTTTTAGATTCCAAAGTGGTGGCTCTATTCACATCATTAATAGCAAAAACGTTTTCTCGATTTATACGGTCACCCAAAGGAATTAACTCACCATACTTATCTTTATACATCAACCAGTCCTTCAAACCCTGATAAACTATATCTTCATTGGACCTTGCGGTTAATATCCCAATTTGATGTCCTTGTTTTATAAAACTATCCATTATAGCAAGATTAGCTATTATGGGTTCTGCTTGAGAAATGGACCGTCTAGTTTTTTCTGGGTCAAGAAAATCCCTGTAATCATAATATTTTTTATTTTCAGGTGTTACATGTTCCAAACCATACTCATAAGGGGTCAATGCTACCTCCTGTTCCTCGTTTGGGAGTTTTCTATAGATATATACCCCAGTGGGTTTTAAGAGTGTGTCGTCAACATCTAATAAGATTAACCTATTAGTTTTTGCATATTCTATTAAAATTTGTTTTATTAAACTTTTCATAAATAATTATAGTTCTACATAATAAATATATTTATTGTTAGGTATGTTAACAGAACAAATAAATAGAATGAAAAAATTAATGTTGGTTGAAGCCAAAATGGTAACCTTTAGCCAACCAAATGGTAATTTTGTTATTTTAGCCGGTGGACCCGGTGCAGGAAAAAGTTACGTTAATCAAAACTTTATAGACTTAAAAGATGTTAAACCATTTAATGTGGACAACTATCGTGTAGCGATAGCAAAAAAAATGTGGGGCAGTGATTGGGAAGAAATGATTTCCACCGATGAGGGATATAAAACTATTTTAGATTTAACACACACCACTTCTGACCCAAGAAATGTTACAGTTAAATTTTTAAAAAACTTTTTAGAAACTGAAAGAGACCAACCGATTAATGTGGTGTATGACGCTGGTGGGGGTCAAGAAGAGGTAATGAGAGAAATAATTGGATTGGCAGAAGAAAATGGTTTTATAGTGACTATTGTACATGTAGTTACAGATATAGAAAAAGCTTTGGAGCGTAACCAACAAAGAGATAGAAGTTTACCCACTGAAATGGTTGTTGATTACCACGATAAAGTTAAATTAGCTGTGGGAAATTTGGTTCCGTTTGTAGATAACTATTGGGTTATAGATAACACACAAGATTTAAAAGTAGGTGAGAGAGCAGCCGGAAGAATACACCAGCTTAAGTAGGTATCTTATTAATTTTAATTTTAATATCTGGAAAATCATTTAAAACACCTAAAACATCTATAATGTGTTTTTCTTTATCTTCCCAGTACTCTATTTCATTAACTTGTGGATATTTTTTCAATAACTCTAAAACTCTTTGACCTTTTGACCTATTACCGTTTTTTCCTTTTATCGGTAAATATTCATCAAAAAAAACTAATCGTGAGTCCAATAAAGTTCTTAACTCATCTTCTACATCACTAATCCTATTGGTTAATAGGACCACTTTCGTTTTTCCTACTTGGCTACTTAAATATTCGTTTATATAATCCTCCAACACATCTTCTTTAGGTTCAAATCTCCATTTTCTTAAACTAAGACTTTCAGGTGTATCCATATATGACCAATCTTCGTCATAAGGTGTTTCAAATAATGTGTCATCAAAATCAAATAATGATAATTTCATAAAATATATTTAAAAGTTTTAAACAAATATAAGAAAAAAAAGCCAATAAAAAAACCCACAAAGTGGGTTTTTAAAATAAAATAATAACTAATAACTACCATTCATGACTTTGGTCGTAACCCATGTCACTCTTTAGGGAATGTAAATGAGCTTCTAAATCATCTTCTTTTCTTTTATCTGCACTCTCATCTTTACCATAATTCTTAGTCTCCCTATCCATAGAATCTTCTTCTAATTCTCTTTGTTTATCTATATTTGAATCTACACCGATAACCTTACTTTTTCTACCATCAAACTCATCTCTATCACTATGGTCTATATCTGTATAATCTTCATAAATTTCATCTTCTCTAGATAATCCAGTTAAATCATCATCATATGCACCGACTACCCTAGATGGTCTACCATCATAAGTACTCCTATCTGAATGGTCAATTTTCTCATATCCACCTTCACCACACTCTTCTAATTGTTGATTAAAATCTTGGGTTGTAAAATTATCTTCCGGTGAAAGATTATCACCCATCTCATCACCAAAATTCATCTCTTCTAATTCTTTATCTTCACCCTCCATATATCCCTCAACTAATCTTTTGAACTGAGATTCCGTTAATTTAATGTTCTGTGGTTTTTTGCCATAAAAGGTGGGGAGTACTTGGTTATACCCCATACCCTCTACTAAATTTGATTTTTTATATTTTAAATTCATTATTTTCCTTTTTTAATAAATATTATACATTCTCGAAAGATGCTCCCGTTGGTGTTATTAGGAATTCAATATCAATGAATTCAAGGGACCTTGTAGGTTTAATATAAATCTTACCCTCTAATGTGTTCTGGTCAATTAATTGTGGGTCATCAGAAACAACAACTCTAAAGTCAGTTAATCCTCGTTCTCTTCTAATCGAATCTAATATTGGGTTTACCAAGTCTAAGAATTCGTTTCTAACTTGTTCATCGTTTTGTTCAAACAATAATTTAACTGCCACAGCCGAAATAAGTTTTCTAGCTTGTAATAACAATCTTCTAACATTAATTCGGTCAAGTGCGGATTGTCTACTTTGTAGTGTTTTATTACCCCAGATAATAGTACCTACGTCTGAATATGTAGCAATTGGATTAATTCTACCTTGATAAAGAGTGTCCCTTTCATCTAAAGTTAATTTCTTTCTAGCTTTAACCGCGTTTACAATACCTCTAGTATATCCAGCAGATGCAAACCAAGGGAATGAAATATTATCAGTTAATGCGATATTTCTCATAACGTCATATGTTGCTGGTAACCACACCCTTGTATTATTTTCTTGGTCATTATACTGAACCCAAGGATAATAAGTGGCGGTATAGTTAGAGTCTATTCCAGTAATATCTAAATTATCTACCGCTTCAGTAGCTTGGATAATATTAGTAGGGTCTGTCGGGGTTGATACAAATAAATTGTAATCTGGTGTTGTTGTAATATACAACGAATCCGCTCTTTCACTTTCAATCATATCTATAGTTTCCTCTACTAGGTTACTATTAGTAGTATAATCAATACCGGGAGTCGCGAATACATTTATGTTAACCGCTTCAGGGTTTCTAAATGTTCTTATACCAAAGTAATAAGAATAATAATCTGTAGTTGCAAAATAACCAGACTCACCCCAAGGTGTTTCACTTAATAATTTAAACGAACCATCTCCAGAGGCGTTAGGGAATTGTGTGGAAACACAAGCTCCATTTAAAAATCCTGATTTACCTCTAATATATTGGTCACTATTACTTCTGTATTTTCTGTAAATATCCCAACCATCGAAACCACCATATGGTGCTAATGTAAATTTCCTAGCTTGAATTTTGTAGTATGGGTCATTCATTGCTGTTGGTTCACTACGGAAAGCTGCGGCTCCAACCTCGAACTGATTTTCAGTTGCCGTTGTTCCAGTTGGTCCACAATTTTTACATAATGTTGTAATACATAATTCACCCAGTGTGTTTGAACACGTAGCCCCACTATCTAAGTGGAATCCTGGTGTTATACAACTCCAGTCATCACCATCTAAATCAGAACAAGTGTTAGTGGCGGGTTGTTTTCCTTTGTATTGGAAGAAGTCATCATCATAAGCTGAAGGTTCACTGTCTGAAAGACCTAAATAAACTCTTCTTATTTTATCACCAGAACTAGTTGTTGTATTATCAGCAGATGAACTTAAAGCGAATGGTGGGTTCCATATTGTCTCACCTGGTGTGTTATATGCTGTTTTATAATAAACTGTTGGACTTTGTTGTGCCCCATATTGTCTAGTTGTGTAACCCTCAAAACCACAAGGTACAGCATCATATCTGTTAACATCGAGTTCTTGTTCTGGGTCCACATCTACCATGATGTATTTACTTCTTAATTCATATTCACCATTAGCTGTCCCAACCTTTACACCAACGTAAGAATTATTGTTAAGGTCCATACTACATCTAGTGAATTTCTCTAACACTGTAGGTGAAGCGTCTGTGTCGTAATAATCTCTAACTAAAATATCAAATTCTTTTCTTTCAAAACTAATGTTGATGATTGAAATTTTAACTGCCGTATTAGCTGCATTTCCATCAGCTATGGATATACACCTAAATAATTTATAAACTTTATTACCACGTAACTCAGATACTAAGTATGGGGTAGCTGGTGTTTGCCATTGTTCCTGATAAAAAGCAATGGTGTTTGTATTTGGTGTTGCTCTATATGCTGGTAAATCAATTAAATTACAATTAAGTCCTTTAATGTACCCTTTATTATAAGCATATGTTAACATATTTGGGTACGATTCCTCTACGAATACGGGAACCTTCTCCATATCTTTATCAAATGGTTGTATTCCAAATACTCGTTTTAAATAATTTCTATTAGTTGGTGACATTGAGGTTTCAAACCTAAACATGTCCCCATCTATATCTGTTACATCAATTCCAAAAGTTGCAAATGGATTTGTAGCTATATCACCAAAAGTACTTCCCGTACACACCATTGAAACATCAGTAGCTCCAGTGACTTGATACACTGGACCACCAGAAGATAGTGTACTTTCACCCCTAGACCTTAATGTTGCAACTACTAAATCATCATAATTACAATAGGTTTGTCCTGTAAATAAAGTATACGAAAAATCTGTAAGACCAGAATACAATGTGGTGTCCGCACTTGTACTTAAATCTGTGACGTTGGTCGGATTAACACCGATACTTAAAGCAAATCCAGTATAGGAATCAGTTCCTGGTATATTATCGAAGAAAGTGTACAACCAAGGGTCGTTAAGGTCATCACAATAATCACTACATAGTGAACCTAAGCGAGCTGTTGTGGTTGCACTATATGTTGGATAATATGTTGATGTTATGACTGTTCCATTATCTTCAGCAAATGCTCCACCCGTTCCTACATAATTACATCCCCAAGAATATGCTATAGATGCTCCAGTTAATGTTTGAAAACATGGTGTTCCTCCAGTTGCACATGTAAATGGATGTGTAAATGTATTATATGCAGCTTTAAGTAAAACATCTAATTCTGCACTTAAAGTCGTAGTACTACCATCTGTTTTTTTAATGTTAGTATTTAATTTTGATAAGATTGGGCCTGGTAATGAAGAACCAGCATCTACAAATGAGGTATCACCAAAAACACTCCCACCAGAATAAACAGTATCGATAGTTCCAATATTAACATTAGCTGAACTTCCCGTTGTACTTTCCCAAGTCGTTCCGGGATTACAAGTATCACCACTAAAATCAGCACTAGTTAAAGTACTCATACACTGAGTTCTTATACTATCACAATCTACATTTCCAATAGTCGTAATGGACCAAGATGGTCCCGCGTCATATCCTGAGTAACCTAATACCCTAGTTATAAATAATTGATTTGATTGTTGTAAATATGCTTTTGCAATGTATGATAATTCATATTTGGGTATTTGTGTACCTACAAATTTTTCCGGACTAAGTCCACCAAAGTAGGTTTGGTACTCACCGTATGAACTAATAAAAATAGGTTCAAAAGCAGGACCTTGTAAGGTTTCACCCGCAATACCTAATGTCGTCACACCCACACTTTGGGCGACGAAACTTAAATCTTTCTCCGAAGTGTAAACTCCAGGTGAAACAAATACTTTAGACTCTGATGCCATTGTTTTTAAATTTTTCTATTGTTGTGTTATTTTATTTTTTATATAAATATAATCTCTAAACCCAAAAGATTATAGGTATTAGACCTATTATTAGGTTGTGTAGGAAAAAAAACATACTTTTTTCATACTTATATATAGTATGAGTGTCCATAGAACAAAAAATATCAAAATTACACCTAGTTCTCACAAAATCTTAAAAAACTATTGTGAAAAGAATGGTTTAAAGATGTTTGCTTTTGTGGAAAAAATAATAAGGGAAAAGTGTATCCCTAAAAAAGACATATACGGAGATACCTAACTAATATGTATCCCTAACACCAGCGTTTTAGGATAACCAGAAGGTAAACAACATACAGCAAATTCTACAGAATCTCCCCGTGAAACATCAAACTGACCTATGTTACTTGTTAGTATAGTACCATTTACTGTAACCACATAACTATCAACATTGTCTGCTTCTAAAATTTCTATTCTACCATTATAGTCAAAAGTCTTTGTAAGACTTAATCCTGTACCTACAGTAAAATTTAATGTTTCAGTAAAACTTTCAGGGCTATCACCTACTGGTTGTAACCTCCTTTTTTTGTTTTTGGTACCCACTTCAAAAAGACCAACCTTTCTAGTGATTGCTGGTGTTACTACAAATTCTTCTTCATCTATTAAAAATCCCTGTAGTTGTAAGGTGTAATTTTGACTATAAAATTTTCTTTTCTCTAAATCAGACATTTGACTTTCGTCACTAATACTGTCTAGTACTATTGGTATGTAGTGTCCCTTCACGAAAGTGTAGGCTTGTCTAGAGGTAAAGGTTTGCATTATCACTTTATTAAACCTATTTAATTCACGCATTCTATTACACACAATTTTCAAATCATAAACTATATCAACAGGTACTGGTTGTGGAATTTTATACAGGTCCATCCCTTTTCTTTGACCGTCCCACGTCGGAACTTTTGCATAATGAAATGCTCTTCTATCTGGTATAGTGTAATTTAAAGCTGGGTTAGTCCCATACTGTACATCAGGTCTTCTTATTACCACAAGAAAAGGTATCTCAGGATTTAAATCTTTATCTGAAAAAGACCAAGTATCTGTAAACTCCGCCCATCGTTGTAATGTTAAAATTTGGTCTACAAACGAAATTGCTTTTCCATTAATAGTAATCCTTAATCTATCTTTTACGAAATCTATCATACCCAAATCTAAATCTTCGTGTAAAACACTTTTTGGTAAAAAAGTACCGTCCTCACTAATAAACTCAGCGAGTTGTCTTCTTCGTACAGGTGTAGACGCCCCATCATACCCAGAAGGATAGTGTGGTTGATTCCTCACTACAGGGTATATATTTAAAGATTTTTTTATTTTTTTATTAATTTTACCCATAATTAAATTCCGTTAAATTCATCTTCACTAGTAGGCACACAAACTATTGTTCTATAAAATCCTTTGTATCCAGCTATTGTATGTGCATTATCACTAGTTATCTTTCCATCATTAGCTACTGTAAAATATCTGGTAACATCTTCAGTTTCAGGATAACCTATATAATCCCCATACTTAATGTCAATATTTAATTCTTCTAAATGTTTAATATATACCCCCAAAGTTAAATTACCATTTTCAACATATCTCATTATACCATTACCGTAGGATTCATTAGTGGGTCCCGCAATTGTTACCATCCCATTAAATTCTACTGGGGGGTAAAACCTAATTTCTTCAGGTTTAGCTTCACCATACACATTATCAGTTTTAGTTTTAGATACATCAACACTAAATAAAACCAAAGTAAAATTTAAATTACCGTGCACATATTCCATACCTAAAGATTCATGTAATTTAAAATCTTCAGAACCAAAAAACTTATTTATTCGAGTTATAGGTACACGTTTATTGCTCATATGTTTTGTTTCTTATTTATAAATATCATAATTTTACTTATATTTTTATATAAAACTATATGGTTTGGAAATAAAGATACCAGAAAAAGAAGCTAATAAACTTATTGGTGAATATGGCGGTGCCAATAATTTTATATTAGAATTAAAAGAAAAAATAAAAAGCAAATACTACCGATTGGGGAAATCCCAAGTAGATTATGTTTTATCACATTATACTGAAATCCCAAAAATAGCCAGAAAATATGTGGATATAGACCCTTATTTTTCAGAACAGTTACAAGAAAAACGGTTATTACCATTACAACCTAAGAAAATATGGGTGGAAAAAATTTTAATAGAAACCCCTAAAGCTTACCACATTTGGGGTAAGATAATAGAATCAGATGACTTATATGCTTTTTGGGTACCTAAATCTCAAATAGTCCCTTCAAATACCAAAGAAATAAAAGTAGACTATTCTCCATTCAACCACCGTCCCCCTATGGAACACCAAAAACCCGCAATTGAAAATCTTTTAAAAAATGATTTATATATCCTTGCAGATGATATGGGATTGGGTAAAACAACCACCACCATTATTGCTAATATCATAGAAAAAACGGAAAAAACCCTAATAATTTGTCCAGCCACACTAAAAATAAACTGGAAAAGAGAAATAGAAAACTACACTACAGATTCTATTAGTATAATAGAAGGAAAAATATGGGAGGATGCACACTATGTTATAATTAATTACGATATCTTAAAAAATTTCCACAGTCTGGAAGATGAAAAAATAAGAACGATAGTAAATTCAAAATTTAAAAGGATAGTAATTGATGAAGCCCATTATATCTCTAATCCTAAAGCTCAAAGAACCAAAATAGTAAATCAAATATCAACATACGTAGGTAAGGTTTGGTTGTTAACGGGCACCCCCATGACCTCTAGACCCATCAATTATTATAACCTATTAAAATTAGTAGAAAGTAGAGTCAGTAATAATTGGGTTAGTTATGTCCGACGGTATTGTGACGCACACCAGTTTAGAGGGCCAAATGGTAGAAAAATATGGAATGTCAACGGAGCTTCAAATTTAGAAGAATTAAGGGAAAGAACTAAGGATAAAATAACCCGTAGACTAAAAGAAGATGTTTTAGATTTACCAGATAAAATAATAACCCCAATCTATCTAGAATTAAAATCCAATGAATATGAAAAAGAAATGGGGGAATACTTGTTATGGTCAGATGAAAACCAAAATCAAAGTATCTCTATTCATTTAGCTAAACTTATGAAAGTAAGACAAATAATAGCAAATGAAAAATTAAAACATACAAAAGAATTAATTAATGATATATTAGAACAAGATAAAAAAATTATTATTTTCACTAATTTTACAGCTCCATTAATGGAATTGGGGTCCGAATATGCCGATATTTCAGTTTTACTTCATGGCCAAATGTCACAAGACCAAAGGCAAAAAAGTGTAGACTCCTTCCAATCCGACCCTAAAATAAAAATTTTTATATCTAATTTAAAAGCTGGTGGTGTGGGCATCACATTAACGGAGTCGGAGGTGGTTATTATGAATGATTTAAGTTTCGTTCCTTCAGACCATTCACAAGCTGAAGATAGAGCTTTTAGGATAGGACAAAAAAATAATGTTTCGTGTATTTATCCTATTTATGAAAATACCATAGAACAAATAATTTATACTATCTTACAAAAAAAGAAAAATGTTATAGATACAGTTTTAGGAGATAATATTAATGAAGAAGATGTATTTAGTGAAATTATGAATGAATTACGTTCCAAATAAAACTCGACACTAACATAATTTGTAATATTTATAAATAAAAGAATTATGGCACAAATAACCATTTTAGATAAGGAAAAACTTTTTACTCGATTAAGGCACCAGTTAGGTGCACCAATAGTGGGTGTTGAATTAGAAAATGAAATGTTAGATTCTCTATTAGATATAGCAATTCAAGATTATGGTATGTATGTCCAAGATTGGCTAATTGAAAATCAGTGGTCTTCCATTTATGGAATTAATGTAGACGAGGCCGATTTAGCATTAGCATACACCACCAAAACATTAGACTGGGAAACCTCATTTACTTATGCTTATTCCAAAATTGTAGGATTACAAACTGCAGGTCCTTGGATATTAAAAAAGGATTACGTTGAATTAATTCACAACCAACAAATATATCAAATCCCAGCTGGGAGAGAAATAAATGAAATATTATGGTTTACAAGACCAGAGCTAAATGAAATGTTCATTATGGGAGGCTTAGGTGGTTTTGGTGGTATGGGTTTGGGTGGAGCGGCTGGAATGGCACAAATGGGAATTGTGGGTTCTTATTTTATGATGCCTGCTTATGATATTCTATTACGAATGCAAGATAGAAATCTTAAAAATCGTCTTATCGGTTCGGAGTTAACCTATAGAGTTACTGCAGGTCCCGAAGGAACACGTTATTTACATTTATATAATGTCCCAGGGGGGAACTTCGATTTTGGTAATGCAGAAATGCAGGGGTCCCGTGTATGGTATTGGTATTACGATGTTAATCCAGATAATGTAGATGACTGTTTAGCACAAAATAAAGATATTATTAGAGTACCTTCAGATGCCCCCCTTAATGAAATGACTTGGATTGATTTAAATCCACCAGCTAGAGCGTGGGTGAGGAGATACTTTACAGCTTTAGCAAAAGAAACATTAGGAAGAGTTAGAGGAAAATTTAGTGGAGCGTTAAAAATTCCAGACAGTGAATTAACTATGGACTACTCTAGTCTATTTAGTGAATCCCAAGACGAAAAAACTAAATTAGCTGAAGAACTTATGACTAGATTAGAAAGATTAAGAGAAGATAAAATGATGGAACGAAAAGCATTAGTTGCTGAAAATCTCAATAAGTCTCTAGGGTATCGTCCCTTTCAAGACCCTTATAACGTAATTTAAAATGGGATATCCGTACAATGGAAGTGGGTTAAGAACACGAATAGATTTACCACGACAAGTCTATCAAAAATGTGGTACCGAAAGTCATCTTTCTGGTGGTACAAAAATAGACCAAGGATTACAAGTAATGTTATCTGGAGCATGTGCAAGTATGAGTGCTGCAACTTACGGTTTTACTATTACAGCCACTACCGGAGATACTATGGTAATTTCTATGGGTCAGGAGGCTGATACTACAATTGGTAAATCTGGATTACAAATAAACCCAAGTATGTTAGTGTCCTCTACTGGTACAGATTTAGAATTAAATATGTCCACTGGGGAAGTCTACACCTTTTCGTCCTCGATAAGATATAAAAAAGACGTACAAAATCTGGATTATAATGATTATAAAAACGTATTAAATCTAACCCCAGTTAAATTTAAATGGAAAAGTACTAACGAAGAATCTGTAGGGTTTATAGCTGAAGAAGCACATCAGTTAGGTCTAGATAAATTTGTAGCTTACAATACTAATGGAGATATTGAAGGTCTTAACTATAAATTATTAACTGTAGCACTAATAGGTATTCTTAAAAATGGTGTTAGCCCTAAACTTATAACTGAAAAAGTTAGCGAATCTATAGAAGATATCCCTATACTTATAACTGAGAATTATACAACCAACACCACTAGATATATTATAGCTAAAAAAGATTTATCCATAACATTAAATGATTCTAAACTTAAAAGATTTTATATTAAATCAATGGCAAATATTTCTGTAATACCGTCAAAAGGATTAATAGATGAAGACTGGGAAGAAATAAGTATGGGGCCACAAAGTAGCATTGAATTAATTTCTCATGAAGGTAACTGGTATGTCTTATCTTCAGACGGTCTCAAGAACTCCTAAATCCTCTAAAAAACTGTTAGGGTGTAAACCAACCTTATCCCAAAATATTTTTTCTTCATCAGATATTGTTAACACATCTTCTAACTCGTCTTGGTCCCCTTCTTTTCTGGGAAATCCATTAATTAATTCACATTGTTTTGCAGTAAAGAATTGTCTATCTTTTGGGTCTTTTACTATTAAAGTATCTCTAACCTCTGATTTAAAAACCACCAATAAAGGCTCCACTCGTTTATTAAAAATATTAATATATCTAGGAACATTATATTCTCCTGTTAAATTAGGATTGGTTTCGATATCGTCTTCTTTAATCCTATAACATCTTAATATAGTTTCAGATGACCCATCTTTTAATTTTTTATTTTGGACATCACCATGTGATAAAGCACTACCATTGTTTACATAATATATGGTATCACCCAAACTAACCTTTAAATTTTCATTAATTATTAATTCCATATGAGCCATTTTCGACATTAAATAACCAGCTTTAGTCCTTTTCTTAGCTCTTTCTTTGTACTCTCCCACCGTAAGTTTAACCCGAGACTTATTTGCTATTTTAGCTAGAGGTATTTCTTGGTTATATATTTTTTCTAAATAATCATAATAACTTTCTATAAATTTCTTTCCATCACCCTGTAATAATAATTCTAGCCCAACATCTATAAAGTCAACTAAAAATTCTTGTAAAGTTTTAGACTTTATAGAATTTCCAGTTAATTTAATGTCCCCATCATTAGTTACTAAAGCATAATTTTTTCTTGCAATATTAATACATGCAGGCCACATACCATCCGTGTCTAACCCCATCTCATTTCTCATAAATAAATCATTATATTCAGCTACATCAGCTTCACTACCATAATATATTTTATCCTTTTCCACTAATTCATTATTACCCTTACCCGTGTATTCTCGAGAATCAACATCTTTAGGTGAAGAAAAATTTACACCGTCCGTATCTAACACCAACGGTTCGTAATCTTTTTCTATAAACCATTTTATCATATGCCTTAAATATTGTCTCCCAATACATGTAATTTTTTCACCACCGTCCATTTCACCCCAAGGAAATACTTGTGGTGCCGATAGGGAACCGAACATAGAATTAATAAAAATCTTTAATGGTAATTGTTTTCTACCAAACGAAGCTGACTTTTTATTATCTACCCCATAATATTTTGAGGACAATTTCTTATATTTTATTCTAGTATCTCTAAAATACTTTAACATTGCTTCCATAGCTCCGGTTATATCACAATTAGGAAATACTTTATGAACTAATTGTATCGCTGGATATAGAGAACTAAAATCTAATTTTAAAACATTTCTAGAATAACCAGTTTTAATAAGTCGTGATAGTCCACCCACAAATGGTCGTTTTATATCTTTTTTTGGTATCGCTAGTCCCTTTTTATATGACCATGTTAGCATTAGCATTTTCCATAAAGTAGCAGTTCCCATAGTTGAAGCTCTTTCATAGGTGGTGGGTACCATAGAGGATAATAAAAATGAAGCTTGGTTAAATTCTCCATCTACAGTTAAAGTCTCTTCGATATCACACTCTAAATATTTTTTAATTATAAATTGCCCATCTACTTCTTCATATACTTCGGGATATTTTCTTAATAAATCTTCTAAACCTTCAGTTTCAGCTAATTTATATTTTCCGGTTCTAGGATTAAAGTAATATGTTTTATTATCTTCATAAATCTTGGCAATTTTATCACCTGGAACGTATACCCTATTTTCTTTATTGGCATTAATATATTTCGTAATATATTTTAAACCCCAAGATTTTATATCTGAATTTATTGTTTGGGTGCGTCTAACAGCATGAGCGATATCAATTATATTATAACCCCACATTAATGTTGAAGTGTAATCTTCCATTTCTGCTCCTAATTTAAGGATAGAGTCCTTTCTTCTTATATTAACATTCGGATTTAAAGTCTGAGCAATGTCAGTAATATTTAAACCTAAAATTTCTGCTCTTTTAAAAATCCAATCCCAATCAAAGAAAGCTGAGTTATAACCACCAATTATTGTTGGCCTGATAACGTCCAAAGTTTCGAAAAATTTTCTAATGAGTTCTCTTTCAGATTCGTCATCATGTGCGTAAAATATGTGACTATTTCCTCTATTGTCTAACATACCCAATAAAAACATCATCCCATCTTGTGGTCTTAATGCCGTAGTTTCAATATCAAAAACTAATCTATGAATTTGGTTGTAATCATCAAAACCCTTAAATAATCTTTTTTCTTTTTGTACTAAATATTGTTCTACCGGAGTTAAAATTGTTATGTGGTCTCTACAATTTTCTGCCCATGGATTTACACCACCTTCTCTAAAAAATGAAACTAGATTTTGGTAAGTTTTAGTTGTTTTTATTAAAAAATTAAACCCCTCAACCAACCTAGTGTTGTCATGATTTTCTAATTTTTCAATTACAATTCCATGTTTAGATATAGCTTCTTTTTGCCTTATTTTATTATTGCCATAAAAATTTAAAGGTCTTAGGTCCCCAACCCAAGCAAAGGGTATAAACTTATCCTTATGGATTTGTTTTCCATTGATTGGGTGTTCTTTAATTTTATAAATTGAATTGCTTCTATAATCGTATTCGACTGCTACGATATATTTTTCTGGGTCGTTTCCCTCTAGAAATTGTTTAATTTCCTCTTGTGTAATCTTCATATTTTAAATTTTCCGTTTGTAACATTTGCTTCGTGTATTCCACGAATTTTACTTAACATTAATTTAAATATATGAACTAAATCCTTAGGTGTCAATTAATGGACACCAAAACTCTCTTGGATATTAATAAATAAATCCTCTCGTATCGGAACTACCAAATCGGTAAATTGGTCTAATAATTCTATTGTAAACTGGCCTTGGTATCTTCCGGTTTCTATAACATCACTTGTTTGCCACCTATAATAGATATAATACTCTGGAGTGTCCGTAACATCTAAGTCTGTTTTTTGAACGATACCTCCAGCATTATTAAGTATGACAAATTCACCAGTGCCTACCTTTTTCATTGAAAAGCTTATAGAAGAATTTCCTAACTTATCATAAAAATCCATATAATCATTACGCCCATCTTGAATGAGTTGCATTTTTAATATTGGTTCTAATGAGTTTTTTCTTATAAAAAATTCCATAATATATTAATTAAAACTGATATGCGTTAACTACAAAATTTATAACTATTACAGGCTCATCATCATCCAACACATATGTTTTATCATCTCTAACTGACATCTCAAAATCATAGAGGTCCCCCTGTACTGTTGAGGTGAGTATACTGTAAGATAATGGAAATTCTACATTTTCCTTTAACTGAGCTTCAGTATAACCACCCGCTACGTCCACACCGTTTTTTCTTAATTGTAGTGTAAATAATACATCTTTATTAACATTCTTAATATGTAATAGATTTGTATTTACTGAGAGGAAAAAATTACCATCTATTGCACTATCATAAGTCATTGAGCAGCCAGTTGTATTTCCACTCATTCTTTGTGATATGGGAAATGTAAGGGGGGTAGTAAAGACATTACCAATAACATTTGTACTTTTAAAAATTATTGGATTAGCAAAATTAGGGTCACTGGTAAACGTCTGTAACCTATTTGCATTATCAAATAATTGCATACTTGATTTTGCGTTTCCACTTTGAAGTCCCTGATTTGCTTGTATTATGTAGGTATTTTGAATATCATAATTAATGCTTGCTAAAGTTCCACCGGTTGGATTCAATCCATGATTTATAAATGTATTGGAAGCTATTGTCCCAAAAATTGTGGTTGAGTTAGAATTTATAGTTAACCCAGTTTGGTATTGTTCTGGATGAATAATATTACCATTCATGTTTACAACTGCAAAACCAACCTCATTTCCAGCTTCTGTACCAATACCTTGTGCATTTTCTTTTAAATCTATCATTGAACTAATGGAATACCCACTAGTGGCCGGATTTTCTTCATGAGACCAATTAAATACCTCACAAGAAGACATCTCTAAATGTCTAGTTGCTTGAAATTCACAACCTGTTGACCCGGTAACAAACCACATTAAAACATTATTTAAGTCAACAAGTTCAAAACCAGTTATTGACATTACATCATTTGTATTTCTAATTTGTGCATTTGTTATATTAAGTATGTTTATTCTACCCCACTTATTACTACTATCATCTAATGTGAGATTAGTTGCGTCTAATATTTTTCCATAAGGTGCACTAAGTGTTATATTTGCTATGGTAAAATCTACATCCCTTACTGTTAAAAATGTATCAATGCCGTTATAAGTTAAAATATCTTTGTGCTGGTCTCTCCCTATAAGAGAACTTCCTGTTGTTGCTGTAATTGAGTTACTTGTTGTTACTGCCCCGTTAACAATATAATTTGTATTTGTCGCAAGAATTGAAGGCAAATCAGAAGATTGTGTTACCTCAACAACATTTGGTGTAAGATTTGTTAAATTACTACCGTCACCATAATAGGTTGTTGCTGATACAGTATTAGCTGTTAAACCTCCATTTATATTTACAGATTGGTTAAATATAGCTGGTGTACCTATCGTTACTGGGGAACATCCAGATATGGAAGATACCCATAATTCACTTAAACAAGTAGCACTAGATGCCCCACCTACGGCTTGCCATGTAGCTGTGCCACCACTATTTGAGGTCCAGACATACCCATCAGATGCCCCATATGGTACTGTAATAGTATTGTCAAAATTAATATCTATAATTGGTGACCCACCAACATTATTAACTGTAAACACGCTTCCAGATAAAGAATCACTGATGGTTAGTTGTTCAGCTCCTGTGGATATACCTATAAAAGAAACTCTCCCGTCATCTTGTACCTCTAGGTTAATATTTCCTGCAGATGCACCACTAAAATTAATTAATGCGTCTCCTGGTGTTATTAAAATGTCTTTTCCCATTATCTGTGTTTTTTAATAAATATCATCATATTCTTAATATTATGTTGGCACATCTGTTGTTCTTCCACTTAATGCTACATTATAACTTAATGCGTTATTTTCACTATTAGGTGCACTACCCACTCTATTGTAAATATCCATACCGGAACTATCACCATTTAATGTGGAGACATTATTGTAAACTAAATTTTGTTCTGTCATACCGATACTTGTGCCGTCATTTCCGTTTCCTGAAGCGTCTGGAACTGTCCAATCAGTGGAGAATGTAGCTGTACTATCTAACTTCCACCAACCCTTTAAATTAGCACTTTGTATTATTGTAGTGATTGGAACACCATTATTGTAAAGTTCAGCTACTTGACCACCAGCGGTATCACCAATAGATGAAACCATACCATAAGTTAAATCAATATCCCAAACTGATATATTGGATAATTTTCCATCGTCACCAATAGTTCCACTTGTAAACCCCCCAAAATATTTACCCACACCGTAGACACCTGTAGTGTCTGAAGCTGTCGCCCCAATGTATGGTCTTGAATTTACAGATTGTTGTATGGGCCCTGCGAAGGTTGATGTGCCTTGTCCAGCTAATAAACCGTCTACAAATATTTTTACACCGTTGGTATTTGTGGTGCCGTCCCATAATGCTAGAATGTGGTGCCACTTATTATCTGGTAAAATTTGGGATGATGTTTGGTCTAATGAAAAATTTAAAGAGCCGTCACTATTAAAAAAATAAAAAGTAGCTTTTCTATAACCACTAGCCCAGTCTGCTCCTATATTAAGATTCCAACTTCTATTATATGTATAGGTTGAATTATCATTTGAAATTATGGTTTGTTGTACCCCACCACTCCCCGTTATTTGAGTTTTAATCCAAGCTGAAATAGTTATGGCGTTTTCTACATTTACACCTTGTAATGGTAGTTCAATTATTTTCTTTTCACTTCTATTACCATAATTAAAACATTGTGGATATTCTGAAACGTCATTTGGTATTTGCCAATTCCCAGAACTATCTACTTCCCAGTTTGCACTCTCAGCCATTCTGTACCAAGCTAAGGGATTTAATAAAGATAAATCAGAAGGTTTTCCGTTATTGTAAATAGCGGTTACCTCTCCGACTGATAGGGCAGTATCAAAAATACTCACATCATCAATTTGCCCTTCTAAATGCCAATTAACACTATTTGTTAATGCTCCTATGGTTGGTTCAATGTCAGGATTTGAATAGAGAATTGGACTTACTGCTGCCCCGGTAAACTCTGTTTCATCCACATATAGTTTTACTGCTTCTGAACCTGTTGTGCCATCAAAAGTGCCCATCACGTGATGCCACTCCCCATCGTTGGGGGTTATCCCTGTTGATACCGCATTTGAGGATGATGTACCATCATTTGTATGAAATACTGTAAACGAAAAACGATTATATCCCGTACCTCTCCATGCAAGTATCCAATTTCTTTGTGATGGAATAGTTGTAGATGTTGTATCCTCACAAACTATAACCTGAACATAAGGAGCTGGACCTCCTGTATTTGTTGTAGGTATCTTAACCCACGCAGAAACAGATATTGTAGATGTAATTCCTAATGATGCTGCGCCACATTGTACACTATTACCAGTACCATTAAATTCTAAAGAATAATTACTGAATTTATCTTTATTTTCATTATTTGGAATTAACCATTGTGGGTCCCTATATATTGCATTATCTCCCATTCTATACCAGACAACTGGATTAAAGGTTGCTATTCCTGACGGGATACCGTTACTATAAATTCTTAAAACTTCAGAAGATGATAATGCCGTGGTGAATATCGCTACCTCATCAATGTTACCAACAACACCACCATAATTTCCATTTCCTATTCTGTTATTAGCTTCTGTTACGGCACTCGTTCCGCCACCTGACCCACTACTTGAACCATCTACATAAGCAATCATAGTTGGACCAGGTTCTACCGTTATACATATATGGTGCCACAGCCCATCATCTATTCTTCCAGCAGTTGGTAGCCAAGAGTAAACCAAACCTTTAGATGCACTTATGTTTCCATATCCAAATGATATTGTACCACCAAGACCATTTAACAAAGTAAATCCATAAGGACGAAGACTAAGATTTATTATAGTATCAAAATTCCCCATTGAGGTACTATTATACCACAGACTAACAGTATAAGAATCTCCCGCAGAATAATTAAATATGTCTCCTAAGTCTCCAATATCGACATAACCAGTCGTACCGTCAAATTCCATTGAATAGTTATTATAAAAAATTGGTCCGTGTGTTACTCCCATACCTTTCTTTTTTTATTATGTAGGAACATCTGTTGTCCTGCTATTTATGTCCATTTCCATGCTAAGGGCGTTATTGGTACTACCAGGGGCGTTTCCTGTTCTTCCACTTAGTGGAATATTTACGCTACTTCCATCATTCCCATTTCCAGAACTATCGGGTATTATCCAGATATCTCCTGTCCCACCACTATATGCCATATCTCCCAGTCTCCAGTAACCAACAAGGTGGCTCTCCCCTGATAGGTCACTCGGAACACCGTTGTTCCAGATGGCAGTAACTTCTCCGGCTGAAAGGGCACTATTAAAGATGGATACATCATTAATCAGCCCCTCAAAAGGTGACCCCCCATTAGTTCCTGACCCTATCCAAACTTCTTCTCCATTAGCCATAGCATCTGTACCTCCATCCTCATCACCATCTTCTAAACCATCTACATAAATTTTTAAACTTCCAGCCCCTCCACTTGAATCACGCACTCCTACAATATGATGCCAATTTCCATCTGTAACAGATGTACTTGATGTTGCGTAAGGATACCCACTATTGCTTAACATTATGGCAACTTGATTGTTAGTTCTTACAAATAATGCAAACCCATTCATAACCCAATCTAGACCTCTGGTTACTATCTGTTGTTGTGTTGAGGTGGTGCTTGTTTTTATCCAAGCCGAAATAGTAACATCAGCAGTCATTTGTAAACTTGCATCATTACCACAATTAACATAATCGTCTGTACCATCGAAACTCATGGAATAATTGCTCACATTATCCTTATTGCTATTTTCTGGCAATAACCATTGGGGGTATTTAAATACACCATTATCTCCCATGCGGTACCAAGCAATGGGAGGTATTGGTAAATTTCCTACATTATTTGGTTTTCCAGTTCCATCATTCCAAGTTGGATATGATACCCAGTTTGGTACAGGATTCCCAAGACTGCTTGGTCTTATTCCGCCATAAATTGTCAATACCTGTGCGGGTGTTAATTCATAGCTAAATATAGCAGCCTCATCCACTTTGCCACCAAAGGAACTTGCGGGTGTGCCACTATAGTTCATTCCCCCAATATATAAAGAGCCAGAGTTGTTGAAGTCGGAGCTTGGAGTTCCGTTGTTAGACCTATAGTAAGACACGTCATATCCATCAACATACAATGTCATCCCTGTTTCCGAGCCAGTACCATCGTATGTTCCTACTATGTGATGCCACCCATTTGTTAAACCTTGGGAAGGACCCCAATAATTGTTGTCCCTTACATACATTGAATGAGAAAAATGGCTATCCAAATTAAATACAAAAAACAATTGATTATTAAAATTAAACTTATACCCCACCTCCCATATAGCGCCTCCCCTGTCCTCTATTTTGCTTATTGGTATATTGTTGACTGTTGTTGCTGGAATATTTGTCCATAAAGATATTGAAAATGGTGTTGATTTGTTTTTGTCCAATACATTTCCGCAGTCAACAAAATCATCAGTTCCATCGAAACTCATCGAATATTCATCATTAAAAAGTGGTCCGTATACTAAAGGCATGTCTCTATTTTATTTTTATGTTGGAACATCGCTTGTTCTATCATTTATGGTCATTCCTGTACTAAGACCGTTATTGGTACTATTTGGTGCATCTCCAATCCGACTATCTACTGCCATCCCGACCGCACTACCATCATTACTATTTGTGGAACTATCTGGGACTACCCAAATATCTGCCGTTGCTGCACTATATGCAGTATCACCTATTTTCCAATAACCTACTGGATTTAGTGAAGATAACTCTGGTGTTACTCCATTATTGTAGAGGACCATAGCTTGGGCATCCGTTCCGTGGTCGGTATTAAATATAGCTACATGATTTAGACATCCTTCCATTTGATGGGTACCCCAAAGATATCTTGAACCTAAGTATAAATCCGTTGTATTATCATACACTATGGGACTTGATACTGTTGTTGTATTTCCTGCCGATACTCCATTTACCCAAGTTTCCATTTCTGTACCATTATAGTTACAGAGTAAATGAGTCCATACTCCTAGTGGAACATTACCACTAATTAATGGATTTGAACCTCCGTTACCTAATCTAAAATAAACTTGTCCAAATGTTGTAATGTGAATAGCATAACCTTTATTGTATCCAGTTCCCCCATCCATTCCTCCTGCTATTGGATAAGGACCACTTGCACCATAGGTATCTAATTTAACCCATATACTAATTGCTAATGCCGTTGTTGGATAGATACTTGGATTTGTGGGTACTTTAATATAATCATTTGAACTAGTAAAACTGAGGGAATAATTTGAAGCCTTATCTTTATTGCTATTTTCTGGCAATAACCATTGTGGGTCCTTAAATACACCATTATCTCCCATTCTGTGCCACGAAATTGGATTAAAAGGTGGGTTGTGTAATTTTATTGGTCTTCCATTAGAATAAAGTGCGGTTATTTCTGTTACTGAAAGAGCCCTATCCCAAGCGGAAACCTCATCAATTAATCCTGGATAATACGAAGTTGCAACAACTGTTGTATCAACATAATTTCCTAATGCTCCAATTTTATGTAATCCTTGTGTAGCATAACCACCAGTAGTTCTCATAGTTGCTGTCACCTCTGGTATAGGATTACCATCAACATAAATGTTCACAGTGTAGTATGTAGTTACACCATCGTATGTGTAAGTGTAAGCTATATGATGCCAACTCCCATCGTTAAGAACCGTAGTTCCAACACCTCCTGTGCCTCCAACACTGCCTACAATTCTAACTACAAAATCTGTAAATGGAGAATTGTAGGTAGCTATATGTACTGTTTGGTCTAACATTGTCACAGATGTAGAAACAGATACTGGATGCTTTCTTATATATCCCGAATACGCATCTGCTTTTATCCAAAATGACATAGAGAAATTGCCTAACATAACTGATGGTATTGTCAGGTCTATATCAAGGTACGAATCCGTACCATTGAAATACATAGAATATTCATCTTCTAATGTCCATAGTGGTCCAACTACTGAGCCCATAATTTTTCATTATTTTTCTGTTTGTAGTTTATCGACATCTTTTCGTTCTCCTTGTATTAAGTAATAACAATGGGGGAGACCATCGTCACAATCCACATATACTTCATTATCTGTAATCTCATCTACATAATGAATACATGCTCTTCCTATGGATGTTAATTGTACAGTTATGGTAACCTCATCCACTAATTCTTTCCAGTACTCTGGTAAAGTAATAACATTATCATCTTTTAATTCTCCCCTTACATAAATACCGTGTTCTGGACCTTCTAAAACTCCGTGAATTAGTTTCTTCCCTTTTTTGGTTGGGTGGTCAATTTCAAAAGACTTAGTGGTGGCCGCTAAGTGACCGTCTATGGTGATATCACCATCTATACGGGTTACCCCAGAGACGTGTAAGGTGACTGCAGTAGATGGGTTAGCAGTCCCAATTCCTACAATACTATTTATCATATGAATGGCACCGTACCTATATGGGGTACCACCACCAGTAGGTGCATTACAAATAGCGAATCTTTCTACGGTCGCACCACTTAATGGGTGGGCGTCGTCGGGGTCTCCTACCCCATCCCAAGTAAAAAATCTCCAAACTTTAAGGTCATTGTTTGTAGTGGGAAGTGCCCCCATTAAAGCAAAATCCACACCTCTGGACATATTACCGGAATTTCCTACCTGTACTTTTAATCCACTTCTGTTGTCCAGTCCCGCAAAATCCTCCATATAAGGAAAAAGATGGACACCTTCTTTAACTGTAGCCCCGTCGGTAAGTCTAAAATTTATGGCAGTCAGGTTATAACTACTACTGTATTGGGGTACAGAGATGATGCCCGCTGGAACTGAGGAAGATTGGATTTGGATATAGCCGTCATTATTTAGTGTTCCAAACTCTATTTTACCCCTTAGTCCATTTGGTGCACTACAAAAAACTGATGTACCATCATTCTTTACTGTCAATAAATCTATTGCTGGAGAATCGTTATTGGTTATCTTTAAAGCGTTGGTCGCGGAGGTGTTATCGTTGGTTTGTATGGTGGAATCACCAAAACAATTAAACCCGTGTTTAATTACAAATTCGTTTGCCATAATTTTTTCTTTTTTTCACTGTCCAAAAAGAAGTCTCTTGTTGGTTATATCTAAATAAATATTTTGTTATAAGTTAAATCTAGATTTTAAAGCATTATAATTTTGTTGTACTTCATTATATGATAATGCACGGTCATAAATAAAAGTGGGGCCCATGTAACCACGCCAATAAGAATCGGCACGAGTTCCCATCCAAAATTTAATAAATTCGTTTCTACGAGCCATATTTCCAGTCGAAATAGCGTCATACATTGTTTCTTCATTAAAGTATTGGGTAAAATGGGTGGGGGTGATAACTGTACAATAATAATTCCATTCCTCTAAAACGGTTTCTAACCTACTCCACGCAATCGTTCCCCATGCCACGGTCCCACAACCAACTATACCAAGTGGACACTGACCACCAACAAAAGTTCTTACTGAATTTGTGGATGTCCCAGCAGAATACCAAAATTGTTGGTTTAAAACCCCGTAGGCAGCTCCCCCGTTTGAAAATCCAAATATGGTAGCAGCACCATCCGCTTCCGTAGATTTAGCAAATGTACAGATAGTGTAGGAATGAATATCGTAAGTGGCACCCGTTACTTTTCCCATATTCCCACTAAAATCTAGAAATTCAATGTAATCATCAGTCCCATCAAATAACCAACTTCCTCCTCCTTCAGGACTATATCGTGGATATGGTTGGGAACCTGAAGGTCCTTTTAATGTGCCCATAAATCCACCCACTAAACTATGACAAGTGGAATCACCACTAATATAGGATTTAGGGTTGGCTGCGTCTACGGCTAATATTAATCCGTCGGTTATTATTGTGGGAGAATAATGAAAACTCATAATCCAAATCTTGATTTTAAAGCATTATAATTTTGTTGTACTTCAGAAGCGGAAAGTGATACATTATATATTTTAACATTCGATATATTACCTTTTGAGTAATTACTATTGTTTACATACCCAATAGTTAAGCTGTCTCCAATGTTTGAACTAAGGGTAGCGGGGACACCAACTTGGGTGTCAACTAACCCACCATCAATATATAATTTTAATGTACTACCCCCTTCATAGACACCAACAAAATAATGCCAATTAGTGTCATAGGTTAATGAATAACTAGCACTGGTATTAGCAGCTCCATTTCTTGCACCAAAATAAACAGAACCATTTAACCACCAATATAATACTACTTTGTCAATAGCAGCATCCTGAATTGTATTCCCACCCAACACTTCTCCTGAACCATTTTTTTTACCCCAAAATGAAAATGTGAGAGATGTAACATTATTTATTTCTGTTATTGGAGTACAAGATATATTACTATTACTTCCATTAAATACCCATGAACCATAAAATTGTGGCTCAAAGGATACTGATGTGGTGTTACCTGTAATATAACCGGTTAAGCTTGTTATGTGTGTATCACCAGACGTGTAAGAAACTAAATTACTAGCATCCATATAAAACACTAAACCATTATTCACTATATTTGGACCTCCAGTTACATTACTCATAATCCATATGTGTATTTAATTGCATTAAAATTCTGCGTTACTTCGTCTTGGTTTAACACTCTACTATAAAATCTTAAAATCGGTATTCTTCCCTCGAAACCATATCTTTCACCCCCCAAATACGGACTTGGGTCATCACCGTCATAAGTACCAATATATAATGGATTATAAAACACATTTCTAATAGTTGCGATTAAAGGTTGTGTATTGGTTAATGCTCCATTTAAATATATATTAAATTCTAAATTCTCATAATCTATTGTCATAATTACGTGAGTATAAGCATCACGTGTTATGCCTGTAGCGGTACCTATCGAGTCAATACCCGTAGTATATGACTGTTGCCAAAAAATGTTATCTGGTCCCCCCCCATCTGTTAAGTAAACCCACCAGTACCCAAATGAAGAACTTTGAGGCCCTCTATTATATACTCCAGGCCACGAAACAACCCCAAACTGGTTTGAGTTGTATATCACAAAATCAGAACTATGACTTCCAGATAAACTAAGTGAAGACATATCAGTAAATTTTACCCAATTATTATTTACTGTAGGGTAATTTGGTATCGGATTAGGTAATACAATACTACCATCGTCGATATAAGACGTAAGTCCTGTTGTAGAACATATGCCAGCTGCAAAAGCTGGGTCTATAATGTTGTAAACGTTTAATGGGTCGTCAAATGGTTTTAATACACTTGCTCGTTTTGTGGCATCCACATTAAAAACCAAACCATCACTTACTATGTCTGTCGTCGGCGACCCTATTGTTCCACTCATAATCCGAATCTAGGTTTTAATGCGTTATAATTTTGTTGAACTTCTTCTTGGGTTAATGCTATGTTGTAAATTTTAACGTTGGATATATCTCCAACAAATCTGTATGTAGCATTATTTCTTTGCCCAAAATACAAATTATTTCCAGGATAGTTTATAGTATAGGGTAGGGTGGTGCTTGTATAGGTATTTCTTAATACCCCATTAAGATAAATTTTTTGTGTTGCTCCGGTCCCTGTTTGTTCGTGAGTAAGTGCTATTTGCCCCCAAGTATCTAATGGGATATAAGTAGCAAGACTTGCTACTTGACTTCCATTATAACTATCATTAGTAAAATTTGCTGCTTGACATACTAATAAATCCGCAGATGTAATCCAAATAGCAAGTCCTTTGTTACTTGACGCACCTTTCATAAAAACGCATTGATTCCTATTATCGGGTCTTTTAATCCACACAGAGTAAGAAAGTGTCTGTACTTCTATATCTGTAACCCTTCCACAATTAATATTATCATCACTACCATCAAAAGACCAAGCCCCATTATTCTCAATTGAGAATCCTACACCATTTTCCAATGTACCAACACTACTAGATACTAAATCATTACAAGTGGTATTACCACTCACATAAGATTTGGGGTTTGCTGCATCCACATAGAATACTAATCCGTCGGTTACTATTTTTGGAGAATAATGAAAGCTCATATTAAATACTTCTTACAATGGTCTTCATAACCCAGTTATTAGTGGTAGCAGAGGCAGTGAATGATGCCATTCCACCACTTAACCCAACTGAGAGTGTGACCGGAGAAGTGTTTCCGATATCTGTTGTGGAGGTTTCACTATAATTAACTGTACTACCACTCCATATTGCCATTACATTTCCTGCACGTGCACTACCATTACCAACAATATTATAATCAAAATATGCACTTGTGTATGCACTAGTAGGTACACTATAAATCGTTGTGCTTCCAATATTTACTGTAGATTTAACACTACTATTTAAAGCTGGAGCGTCAAAGTTACCCATTAAGACGGTATCATCTGAATTTACAGATAAAATCGGTATTCCTGAAATATCATTTACTGAAAATAATTCACCAACTAAACTGTCATTTATAGAGAATAATTGACCTGAACTACCTAAAACATTAAAAACTGGTTGGGTATTTCCTGAGGCAGTAATCGTTAAGGGCCCATCTACATTAACATCAGGACCTATTGTAACTGGAGAACAACCAGAAATAGTAGACACCCAGAGTTCATTTATACAAGTAGCGGACGTATTTCCAGTAAAACCACCACTACCCCCACCAGCAGCTACCCAAGTTGTTCCATTATAAAATTGTAATTCATTTAGTGTGGAATCATATACAACCAACCCATCTGCAAATGTCCCAGAATTGATAGCGTCTCGTTCAACGGTTGTCATAACAGGAGGTAGAAATCCTTTTGTGGTGCTTACCATATCAATTAAAGCACTTGCATCGGGGGTTATGGTTCCAAAACCAAATGAACCTGTACTATTCCACCACGAATCCTCATCTAAACGAAATTTAAGTTCAGGGCTGTTCGCAGTAGCGATAGTCGCTAAATATACACCAAAAGTGTCAGCTTCATCAGGAATTATATTTCCCCCAGATGAATTACGGGCGGCCAGATTAATAGAATTTGCCCCTATTGGGCGTAATTTATTACCTATTGTAACAATACCCGCATTAAAAGTATTGTATTCTCCCGCATAATTACCTATTGAGATATTTGTTGCATAGCAATATGCAGTAGCACCTATGGCTATCCCACTTGTTCTTCCTTGCGTATTGTTTCCTATTGCAATTCCATCTGCTCCACCTCCTGCATCTGTATCAACAAGTGTATTGTTACCCAAAGCAATAGTGCCCGTTGCTTTTGCTTCGGCATTTGTTCCAATAGCAACAGAAGTGGTACTATGTGTTATTGCATCTTTTCCCAATGTAAATGCGCCATCATCTAACATTGAAAACAAAGGGTCACTGCTACTATTTTCTAATAACAAATTTATTGTACCACTTGTATTACCTTGTCCTCTTATAGTTACAGTTCCACCAGTAAATGTTAGAGTATTTCCATCTAATTTAACTGTTCGTGCAGATGTAACTGTGCCGTCAGAATCATATAATGTGTTAACATCACCATCTAATAATATTTGTCTTGTGGAAGCACTTAATCCTGCTGCCCAATAACCGTTTGTTTCTTCCCACAATATACAAGCTGTTGTCCCCGAACCTCTTAATATTTCTAAACCACTATCGATAGGAAATGGTACAGTGTTTCCTGTAGCGTTAGCGTTTAATGTTATAATATTATCGTCTATTGTAAGTGTTTGGGTATTAATAGTTGTAGCTGTACCTAATATATTAACATTTCCCACAACTAACACATCTCCATTTACAGTTGCACTTGAATTGAATGTTGTGGTGGGGATAATGGTTAAATCAGTACCCAAAATTCGTGTGCTATCACCACCATTACCTAACGCTATTGCACTGTTCCCAGAATCCCAATCCAAACCTAAACTACCCTCAACATAGTATTGATTACTGAAAATGTTACCAGTTCCTGCCACTGCAGTTAAATCCCCATAAACATCAACTGATTGGTTGAATACTGCGGGGGTACCTATGGTAACTGGAGAACATCCAGAAATGTTTGACACCCACAATTCATTTATGCAACTTGCTGAAGTATTTCCTGTAAAAGGTGGGGCACCGGTGGTCCCGCTTACAACATTACCACTAGAATCTAAGCCCAAACTAAATATAGGTGTGCCACTAACTAGTGACCCAATAGTTAGTGTCTGAGCAGTTAAACCACTTAATAACACGAAGTCGTCATGGACAGTGATTGGGGAATACCCATAAAAATCACTAGCCCATATACCAGTAAAAGCACTGAGTGTTTGAGCACTTAATGAACCATTTATAGTCACATCTGAGTGAATTGTGGTTGTTCCAGAACACCCATAAATGTTATCTACCCAAAATATATTTTGGCAATCTCCTGAAGACGCTCCCCCACCACAAGGTGGTGTACAAAAAATATCTAATAAATTAGTACCACCACTGAATATAGACCCACTATTATAGGTATTTGCACTGAAATATACAGGACTTAAAAAAGATGTGGTTAATGGAATATCCCCACCTTCGAAATTTTGAATAATATTTTTACACTTACACGACATAAATCACTTTATAAGTAAATATCTTTTTACCTATATAAATTTCCAATTAAAGTTACCTTGCTATTTTTATTTGTGTTTATCTTTATAATTTTAACATATATCACATCATCAGGTAACGCATTAAACGGGGTGGTCACAATTTCTGGTACACCTAAACCATTGTCTGGATATTTTGTTATAACATAACTACTTACATTTTCACTTACTGTGGATATAAATTTAACACCAACATAAGGTGGTGTAGTCACATATTGATTTAATTCATTAACAGCGACCTCATCCATATTTGGTGTGGTATAGTTAAGTATTAAATCTAAAGACTCACATTCTAATACATATAATACCGGACATGGGTCACACACAGTACAATCTTTAATACAGTCAATTAAATCATATCTAAATTTATTAACTAAAAAATTATGAAAAATTTCATCATTACCTAACGGCTTAATGTATTGTCTTATTTGAGATATTCCACCATCGTAAGTTCCAGCAAAATATCGTTCAATTAATAAACCTAAATCTGTGGGGTCTTGCTGATAGGGGGGACATATTTCAATTGTTGTTCCGCTACTAGTAAATGTTAAGTTTTCATAAAGTCCTTGTGAACCACCACCCCAAGATATGTTATATGGTACTGCTACTTGTTTTTGTGGTTCAGTATTTAATCGTCTTGGAATTATTTCTTCAAAATCATCATCAACCAAGACTGGTCTACCATTTACAAAAATTGTCAGTGTTCCTTTTCTATACCCTATTTCATCAGACCATAATTTACTAAATCTAATTTTCTCTGTTAACTTGGTGTAATCAGAAGTGCAACCACTTGGTGGTGGACATCCAGCAGACACACAAAGACCTGTAGGTATCCCCTCACCAGTATATTGACCCGTGACGCCAACTTTATTGCCTTGGTCATTAAACCCAGGCATTAATGGGGCTTCTCTTACTAAAGACGATGTAGCGTTTCCTATTCCAGAATCTATGTATCCTACAGTATCTGTAACAGGAATATAAACCAAATCGTTAAAACCACCCCTATTTAATATATCACAACCCTCATAACAAAAATTTCTTCTAAATCTTGCACTTATCAAAACCCAAGGTTCTTCGGCTCTATAAGTTGCTCCACTTAAACCACATATTGTTGGGCTATATTTTTCCACCACAGTAAATCCTGAACTATAAGTTAAACCTGTAACACACTCATCTTTAGTGTAGGTAACATTGTTATCACAATCTATAATTTTTTTATGTGAATATGTGGTTATACAATCACCAGTATAATAGATGGCACGGTACCCAACAGTATACCCAGTTTGAGCTTCATTATTCCATGGAGTTAAACGTAGCCCAAACGAATTACTAAGAACATCTAATTTTGAATCATAAGTACTTTTTATAGTTTTAGGTTGGGGGGGACACCCCACATATGTGGTTGCGGATGTTATTAATGGTACAGAAGGGCCTTCACAACTATAATCTTTTTGGTCACATGTTTGTAAATAGGTTTCAGCAGAATAGTAATTATGGAATTTATTTTCTGCTCGTGTACCTAAATAATAGAAAAATCCAGCATTATTTGGGTAGATATCATTTAATGTGTTATGTAATACTGGATAATATAATGTAATATCTGTGGTTCCTGTAGCCCCCAATATAAATTCAGTGGTAGAATACGTAAACCCACTAGGTACTATAGTAGTAATATCATCATAATCTAAATTCCATGGGTTGCCGTGGTCATCGAGATTTGATGTTAAATTAAACCCAAAATCAACTGGTTGTTGTAAACTAAAACTAGATGCTCCGTAAGGTACTGAAAGTGAAGCTGTTACAGTACCTAAGGGATTTTGTTCTAACAATATATCTGTAAAAGTTTTCTTTTCATAAAATAACACACATCCTGTGGTGGTCCCGCTAGGGATAACCACACGTCCACTATTATATCTAAATTGATTATCATTAACTATTTCAGTAATAACCGCAAAATCTTCTGGATATAAATCTGTATTAAAATCAGAATTTAAAGAATTAGTTACAGTTACAATATTACCCACTTCTTGACCGTGATTAGGATAATTAACTAACACAACACCTGATGGTGAAGCGATAGACATTGAGACACCACAAGTAATAAAATGAGTATCACATGCGGTATCACCAGTTCGTATTTTTAATAATGTTTCTACAGTCCATCCACATTCTGGCCTATTGGGTAAAACTTTATAGGGGTAACCATCTAATTGGTAAAATCCTTGATAAAAACCACCATAAAGTTGTTGGTAATACCCTTCAGTTCCTCCAGTTACACTCACAATACTATAGTTGGTACGGTGTTGAGTATAACCAGTAATTTGTTTCATTTTAAATCTTCTATCATAATGGAGATGGTCATATTTATATTGGTCAGGCATCTCAACCCATAACTTTAAACTCTCTACTTGACAAGGAACCTTCAAATACCCTACATTAGTTGTAGTATGTGCTGTAAAGATACCCAAATTAACACTACTTCCTGATTGAATTATTTTTGCTTTACTAAGAGTTACTGTGTAAGCGCTACTACCTGTAAAAACACAACATCCAGAATATTGTAAATTATTCTTTATAATTTCAAAATTATTAGTAATTGAAGTCCCTGTTGATGTTAATCCTGATACATTACATGGATATAAGAATTGAAAAGCTGTTTCGGTTGAGACCTCTGTTGGTGTTGTGGGGCTCCATGTAGCACCACTAAAATAACAAATTCCTGAGGTAGGTGTGGTAGTTCCTGTGACTGTTCCAGTAATGGCAGTTAAGGAAATGAATTCTCTCAGACACCAATCATACTCGGTGGTATTACCACTCATATATTTAACAAGGGAGTTATCTATGCCTGTCAGTCCTACATCACAAATAGATTCTACAAAATTAGTATTTGCGGTGTAAACACTATTTTCACATTTAGGGCATGAACATTTAGCGTTGCTAATTGTGGGTGTGTGGTTTTCCCAATATGATAAACTTAATAACGTATTATTATCATAATATTGATTACATGATAGATTAGGTTGCCAAGTACTATTAGTATCATTTAAGTCAATCCAAAAACCTAAACAGTTAGACGAAAATGTTATTCCACTCAAATAATCATCTAAGTGGTCCCACACACATATAATGTATGGGGAATAAATTACTTCCTTATTATAGTCTTTTTCATCCGCCGCTAAAAAGAAATCGTAGTAGCTACTATAATCCAATCTTGCGTCTAATTTATTGAAATAATAGTTATTTAAATTTTGTGGTCCCATTTAAGATAAATATTTACTATCTATTTAATATTTATAGTAAAAACAAATAGATGAAAGAATTAACACATGATGGTACTTGTAATAGGGTTCATCCCGATATTTCTCACGAAAAATGGGAAGAAAAAGAACAAAAAAAAGAAGAAACTAATGAAGAACAAGAATTAGATGAACTTGTTGATTATGATGGTTCACTATTAAGTTCTAAAATTCCTCTAGGGATTAATAAGACGAATAAAATAAGTAGAAGTACTTCAGATGATGTTGTTAAAACCGCACACCAAAAAGGTAATGGTTTGGGGTATTACTATAAGCGTTACTGGGGGGAATCATATCTGGGTGGTGGATTAAGTGATGTTGAGGATATAGACACCATGTCAGCAGATGAAACAATTGACCATTTTGAAGATGAGTACGGATTAAGTCCATTAAGGGCACACGAAAAAGCGTCAGAATATGGTAAAATTGTAAATGGTAGTGAAGAAGATTTGCATGATGAGAAACAACGGATTGTAGAATTAGGTAATAATAAAATGAAAGATATGTTAGAAATATTATTAAGTAAGGACGCTAAAAATACAGAACGTGGGTTGGTAGACACGGATAAGCCTATAGAATTACACGATGAGAATAACGATAATCCCATACTAACTAAAATGGGTACTAAATTTAAACAAGCTTGTGATGCTCACGGAATTAATCCACAAGACATATTAAAAAATATATAAATGCCAGATAAAAATTTATATGATAGAACATTTGAGGTTCCTGATAAATGCATTGAACATATAAAAAATGCATTTACAAATTTTAATGGTCCAAAAACAACAGAAGGGTATGAACGTGCAAAAAATATTTTAAAAAATCCAAATATTAGTTTACCCCTATTAAAAAAAATAAATAACTTTTTTAGAAATGAAGAAGAAGGGACTGCACCATATAATTTAACTGGTGGTGATTACGGTAAAAAAATATTTCAAAAAATGGAGGACCAAGTACGTAGAGGTGAGTCTTCTTCACGTAAAAATAAAATGAGAGGTGGTATGATGAATACCCACTATAAAGAACATGAAAAGGACCAAAATGCTAACCCTACGGGTGTAAATGTCCCAAAAGTAGATAGCGTCCCCGCATTAATCGAACAAATAAAGAAAATTAAAAAACTTATAAACTATTTATAAAAAAAAAGTTATGGCACAAGAACAACAAACAAATCCAGGTGAAAAAATGACAGAAGTTGCAAAAGCAGAAAGAGATAAGCTATTTCCAAAAAACGAGTATAGCCCAAAATCAGAATTTTATAGTCCCCAACACCCCAACGCTTTAGCGGATGGTGACGATAAAGGAAGAGGTACTAGCGTATATTTAGGGGTACACGACACTAAAACCGGTACAAAACTAGATATTCTTACGAGAGATGATTTAGTAAAAACTAACGCTTACAACTCTAAAAATAACTATTCTGTTCCTGACGATGAGGCTACAACAGGTACTGTTGGATTAACACCTTCTTAATAAAGTTTTAAGAAAATGAAACTTTACAACACCCTACATTCACTTATATTAGAAGTAGCTTCTAGGGAAGACACCAAACAAGCTATTGAAAATAAATTAAGGACACTTATTTATTATGAAGGTGATACCGTTAATAACCCAGGGTGGAGAACAATCGAACCAGTTTGTGCTGGGACAACAAAAAGAAATAATCCAGTTCTTAGAGCATGGCAAACAGAGGGGGCTACAGATACCGAAGTTCCTGGTTGGAAATTTTTTAGATTGGATAGGATTAGAAATTGGCAACCGACACTGGATGAGTTTACTGAAGCCCGTCCTGGTTACAACCCAAACGGCGATAAAAGTATGAATCAAGTGTGGTTCAACGCAAAATTTTAATAAAAAGAAATGGATAAACTACAACAATCTTTATTAAACGCTAAAAGATTTATGGAGCACGATGCATTAAAAAGTGCCTCCCGAACAGCATCAACACCACGGACACAAGAACCTGAAATGGGTGAACCAATTATGGCTCACCAAGTACCAAATATGAATATAAATGAAAGTAGTATTCCGTCAGCGGCACCAGAAATGACAATGGCACCGAAATCAAAAATGACTAAAGAATCTATTTTAAATTCCAAATTGCCCGACGCGATAAAACAAGCAATGTTAAGTAATCCAATACCTGACCCTATCCCAGATAACGCCTTATCACCCCAATTCATAAATGAAGTTAGTAAAAAAATGAATTCACAAGACTACAGTATAAGTAATATGAGAGCAACGGCTAATTCAAACGTTAAAAAAGAAATCGTTGACCCCATACCGTCATTAATTCCAGACCCACCACCTACCCCAGATTCAAGTTCTTTAAAAGAAACAATTAAAGAATGTTTAAAGGAAATTTTAGAAGAAGAAAATTTAATCGTTGAATCTAAAAATCTAAAAGAAAATTTACAATTACGAGTAGGAAACAAAGTATTTACAGGAACTATTAAAAATGTAAAAACAATAAAAAAATAAAATACGTTTAAATTTTGTGTTTTTATGGGGACTATTGGTCCCCATTTTTGTTTGACAATTTCTTTAATTATGGTTATGTTTCAATGTAACAAAATTAATTTAATAGAATGTCAAAATACAAAATTTTAGTTCTTCCCAGTGACAGAACAGGTGTATCCAAATTTAGGTCTGTAGACCCACACGTATGTTTACAAAAATTATATCCAGACGAATTTTGGGTCGATATAGATTATGAACCTAAACTTAATGACGAAAATTATTTAAAAAAATATGATTTAATACATTACCATAGGTCATTACACGCCGATTATAAATTATCACAAAAAACTATACCACTATTAAATAAATTAGGGATACCACATATTATGGATGTGGATGATTACTGGTTACCCAATATTGAACATCCCGCGTATATGTTAGTAAAAGGTAATGGTATGGACCAACTTATAATGGATAACCTCAAATTAGCACAATATGTTACTACTACAACCCCTCTTTTTGCTAAGGAAATAAAAAGATTATGCTCTAATGTACATGTATTGCCCAACGCTATTGACCCAAAAGAAAAACAATTTACAGCTAACCCTACAAAAAGTGACCGAATTAGGATTGGGTGGTTGGGGGGTTCTTCACATTTAGCAGACCTTCGTATATTAGAAGGTGTCGTAGATAAATTACTTCATTTTAAAGATAAAATACAGTTTGTTTTATGTGGTTTTGACACTAGGGGGACTATTACCGAATTTAACCAACAAACCAAACAACAAAAACAAAGACCCATTAAACCCAAAGAGTCGGTATGGTTTGAATATGAAAAAATATTTACAGGAAATTATAAATTGGTTGGTGATGAACAGAAAAAACAATTAATGCAATTTAAATTTGGTGAAGAGTATAAAAATTCTGACACACCTTACCGTAGAGTGTGGACTAAACCCATCACCACATATGCCGAAAACTATAATAAATTTGATATAAGTTTAGCACCATTAAAACACCATAAATTTAATGAGGTCAAATCTCAATTAAAGGTCATTGAATCTGGATTCCATAAAAAAGCACTTATCGCACAGAATTTTGGCCCATATCAAATAGACTGTATAAACGCTTATGAACGAGGAGGCACATTTAATAAATCAGGGAACGCTATACTAATTGATGAAACTAAAAATCATAAACATTGGTTCCAACAACTTAAAAGACTTATTGAAAATCCAACATTAATTAAGGATTTAGGCGAAAATTTATATGAGACAGTCCAAAAATATCATATAGAAAATGTAACTAAAGAAAGAGCTCAAATTTATAGAGACATAATAAATAAACACTAAAACTAAAATAAAAGATGTATTACATAGCAATTGTCGCATTTGAAACTGGGGTAATAGATAATCAAGGAAACCCAAAAATTAAAAAATTTAAATATATTGTAGAATCAGAATCAGTATATGAAGCTACTGAAAGATTAAGTCACTACTTAAGTGAAGATACTAGAGATTCCGAAATTGTTTCTTTAGTTAAAGCTCCCTATGAAGATATTTTACACCCAACTTTAACACCAAAATATTATAGTAATGTTTAAAAACATCAATAAACTACTTTTTTTAAATATGGAAACTGTTCCATTATCTAAATGTTATGAAGACTTTAGGGATGATTACCCTCACCATTATAAATTATGGGTAGAAAGTATTGGAAAAATGTCACACACTAAGGACCAATCGAATCAAAAAAATTTTGACGAGGATACTTCGTGGATACCCGAGTTTAGTAAAATAATCAGTATTAGTATCGGATTCGTAACTCCAGATGGTGAAAGACATATAAAATCATTTATTTATCACGACGAAAAAAAATTATTATTAGAATTAAAAGAAACTTTAGAAAAAGTAGAAAAATTAGGTTTTGACATTTGTGGTCATAATATAAAAAAATTCCATTTACCTTTTATTAATAAACGAATGATTATTAATGGTATAACACCCCCTAAAATATTGCCTAAATATGACGATAAACCTTGGGAAACAAGAGTAATAGACCTTAAAGAAATGTGGAATGTTGGGTACTATAAATCTTATACAACTTTAGATTTGATAATGTTTTCATTAGATTTAGAGCCTAAAAACATAGTAAAAGCTAAAGAGACTATCTTTTCCTTATATTGGGAAGAAAAAAATACGAATAAAATAAAAGAGATTAGTGAAGATTATATATCGGCATTAATGGATATATCAGTAAAAATTAATACATTAAATGATTAAAGAATTTAAAGAAATTAAAAACGTTGTTAAAAATCTTAATAAACTTAAAGAGTTAACGACAGATTTAGATATTGAAAAAGGTAAATCGCTAGAAGAAGTTTTGGGCTTAGATTTACAGGATATTGAAAATATAACGACACCTTCAGAAAAACCTAAAATAGATATTAAATTTATAAATAAAAGTGATAACGATGACCCATCCTATTTTCATGAGGGTGATAGTGGATTCGATTTTCGGGCCCACATTCCTAATTACGACCCACTCGAAACCCCCAATATCGTGGTAGAAGTGGGAAAAGTATCTATAATACCTACGGGCCTTTACTTTGGGATTCCTAAGGGTTATGAATTACAAGTAAGGCCACGTAGTGGATTAGCAGCAAAATTTAATATTACTGTCTTAAATACACCCGGAACAGTAGACAGTAATTATCGAGGAGAAGTTAAAATAATATTAATTAATCTAGGTGAGACAGATTTTCAAATCGAAAATGGTGATAGGGTAGCTCAAGGGGTGATAACGCCTGTACTCACACCAGAGTGGTCTCAAATGGTAAAAGTAAATAAACTAAGTTCAACGGACAGAGGAGAAGGGGGATTTGGAAGCACGGGGAAAATTTAAATTAAATGCAAAAAAGAATAATATTAATTACTGGTGGAGCCGGATTTATTGGTTCTCATCTGGTTAAATATATGGTAGATAAGTATCCATCATATGAAATTCATGTGGTGGATAATCTCACATATGCTGGAAATAAAAAAAATTTAGATGGTTATTTAGATAAAATAACTTTCCATGAAATAGATATTTCAGATAATCGTTTTATAAATGCTATTTTTAATATAAATAAATTTGACGGGGTTATTAATTGTGCTGCTGAAACTCACGTAGATAACTCTATAGAATCACCACAGATATTTTTTACCAGTAATGTTGCTGGAACATTAAATTTAATAGAATCATCAGTTAAACATTCTGCACGTTTTTTACAAGTATCCACCGATGAAGTATACGGTGGTTTAGAATACAATGATGGTAGGACATTTTATGAATTCACACCATTTGCTCCATGTTCCCCATATGCCGCATCTAAAGCTGCTGCTGATTTAATGGTTCTTTCATTTGTGAATACCTACGACCTAAATGCTGTAATTACCCATAGTTCCAATAATTTTGGGCCTGTACAACATTTGGAGAAATTAATACCAAAAACAATTAATTGTTTGAAGAACGATGAACAAATTCCAATATATGGAGATGGAAAAAATATTAGAAATTGGATTCATGTTAATGACCATGTGACCGCAATAGATAAGGTTTTTCATCTAGGTAAAAAAGGAGAACGGTATAATGTTGGTTCACCAATGGAATTAACTAATGTAGATTTAGTAAAAAAGATTTGTAATATTTACGACGCATTAAAGGGATTTAAAGCGGGGACATCTCATAGATTAATAACTTTTGTAGAAGACCGATTAGGTCATGATTTAAGATATTCCATAAATTACGATAAAATTTCCACTAAACTTAGGTGGAAACCAGAGTCTAATTTTATTTTAGCTTTAAATGAAACTATAAAATCTTACATATAATGAGTATTAGTATTATATATAGCACTCGTAAAATTGACCCACACTTTAAAGTTCATGCAGAAAAAAGTTGTGGTATCCCTAAGGTAGAAATTATTCCCATAGAAAACCCTAATGGAATTTCATTAGCTAAAACATATAATGACGCATTAAAAAAAGCTTCCTACGATATTGTGGTCTTTACTCATGATGACATAATTTTTGAAACTCGTAATTGGGGACCCAAATTATTAAAGTTATTTAAAAAAAATCCAGAGTTCGGAGTTATCGGAATAGCGGGTACTACAGACTTAATCGATGGTAGGTGGTGGACTATCAAGGAATCTATGAATGGTATAGTTAGTCACCAGCATGAAGGAAAAAAATGGACAAACACATATTCACCCCATCAGGGAAATAAAATAACTGAAATGGTCGTATTAGATGGGTTATTTTTTGCTATAGATAAAACTAAAATTAAACATGTATTTGACGAATCTTTCGAAGGATTTCATTTTTATGAAATACCATTTTTCTTTAAAAATTATTTAGACGGCGTTAAATTAGGATTAACCACATATTTTAAAATTACACACCTATCTATAGGAAGAACCAATGAAGAATGGGAACAAAATAAAATTAAATTTGAAGAAAAATTTAAAGACTCATTACCTGTAAGGTTAACCAATAATAAAACTTTTGACGAAAAATTAAATTTCGATAGAGATAGTATTGGTTTCGGGATGGTAACCTACAAAGCAGAGCATAGAATAAAACAAAGTGCTTTTACCGTACCTAAATGGGTAAAAAATTTTGTTATTGTAAATGACGGAACACCGTATGACAAAGATTCCTATCCCTCTCATGCTCACATAATTCAACATGAAACCAATAAATCTGTTGGTGCTGCGAAAACAACCGCTATTAATCATCTTTTAAAAACTGACTGTGAACATATTTTCATAATGGAAGACGATATCTTAATAAAAGATGAGGGGGTGTTTGAAGAATACATAAAGCATTCTTTAATTTCGGGAATAAAGCATTTAAATTTTGCACTGCACGGTCCAGCTAATAAAAAAGGTAGTAAGGGATTTAGTACATTAGACGATAGACAAGATGTGGATGGTGAACCAAACCCACGAATGATTATACCCTACCCAGAAAAAGATGTAAAAATAGCCTTATACCCAAACTGTGTAGGTGCATTTTCATACTATTCCAGACCGGTATTAGAAGACCTAGGTGGGTTTGACCCAGTTTTTAAAAATGCTTGGGAACATGTGGAACACACATATCAAGCCATTAAAAAAATGTATCACCCAGCATTTTGGTATTTCGCGGATATTGATGGGAGCTGGGAGTATTTAACCGACATACCAAATTCAATAGAAGAAAGTACTATTGCTCACACACCAACATGGAATGAAAATTTTAGAAAGGGAACATTGTGGTATAAAAAGAAACACGGAGTATCCCCAACAGAAACCCCTGTTGCAACACCAGAAATGGTTAAACAACAATTACAAGTAATATTTCAAAATAGAGGATAATGATTAATTTTAAAGACGTTACATTTATAGTACCCGTAAGATTTGATTCAGAAGATAGAAGAAATAATTTCCAAATATCAATGAATTATCTATTAAGGAACTTTGACACAAATATAATTGTATTAGATAGTGATAAAAAATCTAACAAAGATTTTGTTAAATCTGTTTCAGAAAAGATTAAATACGTTTTTGAAGAAAATAACGAAAAACTATTTCATAGGACAAGATTATTAAATGATATGACTAAAATGGCAGAAACAGAAATAATTGTTAATTATGATGTTGATGTTATCTTCCCAGTAGAACAATACCTAGATGCTAAGAAAAAAATAGAATCAGGATGTACAATGTGTTTTCCGTATGCTGGAAAATTTTACGACATACCTAAAAAATTGTTTAAAAATATTAATGACGATTCATTAGATACAATACCACTAAATAATTGTACTCTATTTAATCCAAATTCCGTTGGTGGTGCTATCTTTTTTGATAAAAAAAAATATGGGGACATTGGTTGGGAAAATGAAAATTTTGTATCGTGGGGGCATGAAGACTGGGAAAGAATAGTTAGAGCCCAAAAAATGGGACATCAAGTATGTCGAACTAATGGGATTTTATATCATTTAACTCATTATAGAAATTTTAATAGTTCTGACCAAAATCCATATTATAACTTTAATGGCCAAGAAATGCAAAAAATTAAAACGATGTCAAAAGAACAATTAAGTGAGCACATTAAAAAATGGAAATGGATAAAAAAATAAATAAATAAAATGAAATTAATAGAAGAATCTCTTATAAAAAATGATAAAATTATTAAAGAGTTAAAAAATAAAGCTGCCCAAGAAGGTGGAAAGAGACACCCTAACACTAAGGATATTTTTAATAGTAATACACAAAAAGGGCATTCCCAATTGGGCCAATATGGGGTAATCAAATCTATTTTTAAAAAATTGGAGGTAACCAACAAATATTATGTAGAATTTGGTGCAATGAATGGAACCTCACTATCAAATACTGCCGATTTACGAATACATGAAGGTTGGAGTGGTTTATTATTGGAGGGTACGTCACAGAGTATGCCCAATATTAATTTACATGGTAATACATGGGTTACTAAAGACAATATTAATGAAATTTTTAAAAAACATAATGTACCACATATTTTTGATGTGTTAAGTATCGATATAGATGGTAATGATTATTGGGTGTGGGAAGCATTAAATTACGCCCCCCGTTTAGTAGTGATAGAAACTAATCCGGGAATATCTAACGAATATCCAGTTGCCATTGAAGAGAATTGCCAAAATACAAATGAGGGTTATTTTGGGGCAAATTTACATGCTTTTTATGATTTAGCAAAACACAAAGGTTATGAATTAGTTACTACGTTAAGGTGGGATGCTTTCTTTGTAAAAAAAGAAGAATTTCATAAATTAGGGATACCATTGATAAGTAAAAAAGAATGCATATCAGAATATTTCCACCCTTCGCCATTTTGGCTTAACTTTAAAAGTAATAAAAAATGGATACATTTAGAAAATAAAAAATAAAATCGATGAAGACTATAAAAAAAATATTTTATAAATGATAGAAATATATTTTGCTCCTGCGTGGGGTTTATCTAATAAAGAAATGACCGATTGGTATAAAAAGCAGACACCTAGGAATGAGGGGGTATGGGAAGATACTATTTGTGTTTATGATAAAAACGAAGCCAATTATATTATAATGCAAGACACCACAACTGAAAACATAGATAAAACTAAAACAATATTTTTTGGAAAAGAGCCTAATCATATAGCCAAACATAGGTGTAATAACTGTATGAAAGAGTTACACCATGAAAAAGGTAATACTTGGATGCCACAAGTTTGGTGGTTAGACTTTACTTATGATGAGTTAATAAATTTAAAACCATTCAAAAAATCAAAAAATCTAAGTGTTATAAATTCAATTAAACAGTCAACAGAAGGCCACAGAAAAAGAATTAATTTAATAAACAATTTAGTTAAAAAATACCCTATAAATGTTGATGTTTGGGGTTCTATCACTAGTGGTAGGGAAAACACAGGGCCTTATAAAACTAAGTTACCACCAAAAGATAAGAAGAATGGTATATTACCCTACAAATACCACCTAACTATTGAGAACGGTTCTTCACCTTATTATTTTTCTGAAAAAATTGTCGACCCTTTACTATGTTGGTCAATGCCTATATACTGGGGTTGTAAAAATATAGATAAATTTTTACCTAAAGGCTCATATATTAATATTGATATTAATAAGAAGGGGGTTGAAGATGAAATAATTAGTATTTCTAAAAGTAACATTATGGAAGAGAATATAGATAATATTGCTGAGGCAAGAGAGTTAATGTTAAATAAATATAATTTATGGCCTACAATAAAAAAATCTTTCATCGAAGATAATTTTTTTTAAAAAATGAATAAACTATCAATCCTATCACCACTTAAAATAACGACTAAAAAACAATTTGATATTTTTGTAAGGTGTTTATCTACATATAAAAATATAATACAAAATGAAAATACAGAATTTTTAGTGGTTAACGAATCTACCGATAATTTTAGAAATATGGTAGAAGATGAAATAAAATCTATAAAAAAAAATGTTATATTTTTAAACGTTAATGGTATGGTAAATTCAGTTAAGGAATTAATAAAAAAATCAAAAAATAAATATATAATGTTTTTTTTAGATGATGTTGAATTATTATTTGAACCTAATACGTGTATTAATGATTGTATTTCGGTTATGGATGAAGATGATTCCATAGACCAAATAAAAATTGGCGGTGGTAAAGTACATAGCTCTAATGAAAAACAAATAGACGTATTTAAAACAACACACCAACCAGTAAAAATTAATAACAACATTGTATGGTTAAATGAATCAAGTAAGGAAGAACCGGCATACCTAATTTCACAATGGAATAGTATTATGAGGTCTAAGTTACTTAAGAGTTTAGTTAAAAAATTAAACACTAATTTTAATAACTGGGATGCTTTTACTGTTCAATGTTCTAAAATATATAATAAAAAAAGTAAAGAAACTAAAATTGGTTGGTTAAATTTGAGCCCTGGTTTATATGCTTGGGGAAGGACCCAAGTTTCTTTTGAAAACTACAAATTAAATTATGATAAAAACAATAGGGGATAGTCATTCAGATAGTAAATGGAGTAATTGGGCTTCAGTACCAGGTGTAGAAACCAATTGGTTGAAGGGTCAGGGTAAACTAGCTTATTCTATCGGTAGAGATGGTATTAATATAACTGATTATAATATAATGGAGGGTGATACTGTTATTTTTTGTTTTGGTGAAATAGATTGTAGGTGTCACGTACATAAACATATAACTAAAAATAAATCGTATAAAGACGTTATTGATGGTATTGTTTTTTCTTATGTGAATGCTGTTAAAAAAAATGTAAATACCATACCTAACACTAGATTTTGTATATACAATGTAATACCACCCGTTAGAAAATTAAAAGTACACCAAAATCCAGAATACCCACATTTAGGTTCTGATAATGATAGAAAAAATTATCATGAATATTTTAATAAAAAATTAAAAGAACAATGTGTAGAAAATAATTTTGTTTTTTTTGGTGTTTATGAAGAATATTCAGATGAAGAAGGTTTTTTAAAAAAAGAAATGAGTGATAATAATGTACACCTAAGAGACCCTAAACCAAGGATTAATTTTATTAAGAAATATTTAATATAAGTAATTATGGAACCACTAAAAAAATGGCAAGAATTAACACAAAAAGAAAAAGAAAATTTTACTTTAAATAATAAAATTAAAGTAAAACATTGGTTAATAGATGGTAGGAATAATAAAAGTAAATTAAACGGTTTTTATGATAAAAAACTGGTTAATTCAATGATTGAAAAAATAAGAAATAAGGAAGTTAGTTATTACGGACAATCAGATAAAGAATTATATGCCCTCTTAGAAAAAATAAATCTAAAAGATAAAAATGTTGCTATAATAGGTTCTACACAACCTTGGTATGAATCTATAGTTATACATTATGGTGGCAAACCCGTAACTATAGAGTATTCAAAATTAAAAACAAATGATGATAGATTAAAATTACTAACAGTAGAAGAATTTTATAAAAACCCAGTTAAGTTTGATATAATATTTTCAATATCGTCTTTTGAACACGATGGATTAGGTAGGTATGGTGACCCAATAAACCCTTTTGGGGATATTGACGCTATGTCAAAAATGAAAGATATTATAAAAGAGGATGGTTTATTATTCCTAGCTGTACCAATAGGTTTAGATACTATTTTTTGGAATGCTCATAGAATTTATGGTGAACATAGATACCCTAAATTAATAGAAGGCTGGGAAATTGTTGATAAAGTGAGTTTTAATGAAGGTAGATTAAAAAAAGAAAACGGAATGTACCAACCCGTTGTCGTATTAAAAAAAAAGAAATAAACATGTTAAAATTACATTTAGGTTGTGGTGATAAAATATTACCAAACTTTACAAATATAGATATAAGACCAATGAAAGGCGTTGATTTAATTGAAGATATTAGTACGCTAAAGAAGATAGAAGATAATAGTGTTGAATTGATTTATGCTTGTCATGTTTTAGAACATTTTGGTAGGTATGAATATGTTAATGTTTTAACTAGATGGTTCAATCTATTAAAGGATGGTGGTAAATTGAGGTTAGCGATTCCAGATTTCGAAAAGGTCGTAAATTATTATAATGAAACTAAAGATTTAAAAAAAATAATGGGTTTTTTATATGGTGGGCAAACTTATGAACAAAATTACCATTACTGTACTTGGGATTTTAATACAATTAGTGAAGACTTAAAGTCTATTGGTTTTAAAGAGGTTTACAAGTATAACTGGAGGGATACTGAACATTCTGAAGTAGATGATTTTTCACAAGCATACTTACCACATATGGATAAAGAAAATGGTGAACTAATGAGTTTAAACATTGAAGCAATTAAATAATATTAATATGGAACTAGAAGTACAACAAAATTTAAATACGGATAATTGGTTCAATTACCAAGATTTTTATAAAGTAATTTCCGAAAAGGATTTTAATGTTTTTATAGAAGTTGGCACATGGAAAGGCCATTCTATTTGTTATTTAGGTAATTTACTTAAAAATAAGAATGTTAAGATTTATGCGGTAGATTTATGGGATGAAACATATAAATACGAAGATAACCCCAGACTTAAAAAACAAAAAGTTATTTTACATGATATTTTTAAACAAAACCTAAAAAATAATGGTCTAAGTGATAAGATTGTAGATATTAAGAGTTTATCATGGGAAGCCGCATCAAATTTTAAAGATGGAGAAGTAGATTTTGTTTTCATAGATGCCGACCACGAATATGAGTCTGTGATTAAAGATATTAAAGCGTGGTTACCCAAAATCAAAAAAAACGGTATAATTTCAGGACATGATTACTTTAACCCTTGTGGGGTAAAAAAAGCCGTAGATGAGATTTTCGGTGATGACGTACTGTTTAACGGCCCTTGTTGGTTTGTAGAATTATAAAATATGCCTATATCAGATAAATATAAATTAATTTTTGTTCACATACCTAAAAATGCTGGTACTGCGATAACAAACACTTTAGAGATGACAGATATTGGTCATCATGGCTGGGGTTATTATAAATATAAGTACCCTAACAAATGGCAAAATTATAAAAAAATAAGTGTTATTAGAAACCCTTGGGATAGGATTGTTTCGTGTTATGAATACGCTAAAATGGAGAAAAGTTATTGGCACGCAAAAGAAGGTAAGGCTAGAGCGGGTAAACATTTAGATTATGATTTACTAAAAGACAAATCATTTGAACAATGTTTAGATATTTTAAAAAACACACCTCAAAAATTAAAACACCAAGGTTGGAGAAACCAATCAGACTACATATATAAAAATAACCAACTAATGGTTGATTACACTCTAGATATGGATGAAATTAATGATAAATTAGGGGACATACTTGGTTTTGAAATTAATATACCTAAAATCAACGTTAGTAATAATAAAAACTATAGAGATTATTACGTTAACAATAATTTAATAGATATTGTATCTAAAAATTATAAAATAGATTTAATAAATTTTAATTATGAAGAATCATTTAATATCTTATCCTAGGTCGGGTAATCATTGGGTTAGGTTTATTGTGGAGTGGTTTTCTGGTAAACCAACTAAAGGTATGAGCAAAGACGATAAACCCATATATATTAATTTAGTTAATAAGGATACTCTAAGTCATGTCTCTGGTACTGATTATATACTTTTTAAAAATCATTGGTACTCAAACATTAAACCTAATGAAAACTTAATTTTAATAGTTAGAAACCCCAAGGAAGCTATTATGAGACATAAAAATAAATTTACTGATGATGATTTAAAATGGTTTATGGGTTTAATAAAATCTTTTCATAACCATAAAGGTAATAAAATGTTAATTTATTATGAAGACCTGCTAACTCAACCCGAGAATAACATAGAAAAACTTTTAAAATTTTTAAATATTTTAGATAAAAAAAAATTAAGTATTTTTATGAGTAAGTATGAAGAATTATTTAATGAATCTATAAATGTTTATGATAATACAGGTAAAAAAGAAATAATTTCAGGTGGTAAAGGTAGGGTTTCTAAGACTAAGGGTAAGAAATTAAATTTCCATAGTAATTCATTAACCAATAAAGATAATCAAAGATTTATAAATTATTTGAACAAGAGTGGGGTAAAAAAATACATAATTAGATATGAATAAAAAAGTTTTAATCACAGGCATCAATGGTCAAGATGGTTCATATCTTGCAGAATTATTATTAGAAAAAGAATATGAGGTGTGGGGTATCGTAAAAAGAAATTCGGTTTCTGAAACACAATCAACTAGGATTGAACATCTATTAGAAAATACACGTTTTAATACTGAATATGCAGATTTAACTGATATGGCCTCCTTAATTAGGGTATTATCTAAGATACAACCAATAGAAATTTATAATTTAGCAGCCCAATCACATGTTAGAATTAGTTTTGACCAACCAATTTATACCGCAAATGCAACAGGATTAGGAACACTTAATTTATTAGAAGCTTGTAGAATGGTTTCACCTAATTCTAAAATATATCAGGCATCATCTTCTGAAATGTTTGGTAATAATATTGACGAAGATGGTTATCAAAGAGAAACAACACCAATGAACCCCGTATCACCTTATGGTTGTGCAAAAGTATTTTCATATAACATTTGTAGAAATTATAGAAATTCATATGGGATGAAAATATGGAATGGGATATTATTTAACCATGAGTCACCAAGACGTGGAACTAATTTTGTAACTAATAAAGTGGTTAAAGCAGCGGTTAGGATAAAATTAGGGTTACAATATAATTTACAACTCGGTAATATGGATGCAACTAGAGATTGGGGCCATGCAAAAGATTACGTTGAAGCTATGTGGTTAATGTTACAAACAAAAAATCCAGATGATTATGTTTGTGCTACTGGTGTTTCCCACTCAGTCAAAGATTTGGTTGAATATACATTTAATTCATTAGGTTTAAATTATCAAGATTACATTCATAAAAATGCAAAACATTTCAGACCTGAAGAGTTAAAAAATTTAAAAGGTGATTCTAGTAAAATAAGAAATGAGTTGGGCTGGGAGCCTACATATACATTTGAATCTATGTTGGATGAAATGGTAGAATATTGGATTGATTATTATGGATTTGATTATTTGCGATTAGAAAACGGAAGCTTAAGATTTCAAAAAAGAAATTAAAACATGAAAAGAATATTAGTAACTGGAGGTAATGGATTAGTTGGGTCCCAATTCGTGGGTGAAAACTATGCTTATTTCTCATCAAAAGATTGTGATTTAAAAAATACTGGAGAAACAGAAAATTTATTTAAGGATGGTTGGGACGCTATAATTCATTGTGCCGCTAAAGTAGGTGGATTAGGTGGAAATATGAATTTTAAAGGAGAATTTTTTTATGATAATATCATGATAAACACAAATGTTATAGAATCTGCTAGAAAGTTTGGTATTAAAAACTTAGTGGCATTCCTATCTACATGTGTTTTTCCCAATGATGTGGAGTACCCACTTACCGAAAAAAAGATTCATTTGGGTCCCCCACACTTTTCAAATGATGCATATGCATATGCAAAACGTATGGCAGATGTCCAAATTAGAGCATATAGAGAACAATATGGATTAAACTATAAATCTGTTATACCAACCAATATTTATGGTCCCAACGATAACTTTGATATAGAAAATGGGCATGTTGTACCATCATTAATCCATAAATGTTATATTGCAAAAGAAACAGGAACACCTTTAACAATATGGGGTAGTGGAAAACCATTAAGAGAATTTATATTTAGTAAAGATATTGCTAAATTAACTGAATGGGTATTAGATAATTATAATGAAGATGAACCAATTATATTATCTACTTCAGAAGAAATATCAATTAAAGAAGTGGTGGAGATGGTAGTTGAGTTAATGAACTTTAGAGGTAAAATTATATGGGATAAAGATAAGCCTGATGGGCAATTTAGAAAACCTAGCGATAATAGTAAAATTAAACATTATTTACCAGATTTTAAATTTACTTCATTATATATGGGATTAGCTGAAACTATTTCTCATTTTTTAAATAATTATGATGTCCTTAGAAAAGGAAACTATACACTTTCAGACCATATATGATTAAATTAGTTATATGAGTAAAAAAATCATTTCAATACAGATTGATGGGGTTATTAGAGATACTGTAGATAAAATTTTGGAGATATATGAAGCAGAAAATAAAATAACTCTGGAAAGACCCCTACCTTCCTTAGACTTACAAAAAGAATTAAATTTTAATTCCAAAGAAGAGTTAATAGATTTTATTTATGTGGAATCACCTATGCGGGTATTCGGTTACGCGAAAGAAATAGAAGATGACAGTGTATTATTTTTAAATGAGATATATAAAAAATTTAGAGATACTTATAAAATTGTTCTTTTTTCTAATGAAGTAGAGAAATCTAAACCCGCAACTCTAATGTTTTTAGCTAGAATAGGTTGTCTTATAGACAATGTACAATTTTACCCACTAGAAGATTATAAAACTATATGGACTGAAAGTGATATTATAATTTCAGCTTCAACTGAAATTATAAAAAATAAACCAAAGGATAAAATTTTTATTAAATATGAAAATTACTACAATGATGATGTAAAATCAGAATTTAATATAAATTCCCTTAAACAATTATTAGAAAATGAATATTTTGAAAGAAATGAATTCGCTTAAAGATTTCCAACTCGATATCATGGGAATGAAAATGATTATCGATATGGACGAATTAATAACTCAGGTTATACTTGATAAAAAAGAAATTGATGGTAAACTTGTTGATGATTTCGCTATTAATGCCCCAAAATATGAGATTTTTAGAATACTGTTAGAAGTAATTCTAACTTCTCAAGAAGAAATGGATAATAAAATGGGATATAAAAGTCTTGATAATTCAGGATTTCCCTTTAAATTAGCATTTAATACCTTAATCGAACATAAAATTTTAAAAGAAATTAATTAAAAATGACAGAACAAACTGAAAATGCGAAAAAAATAGAAGAAGCACTTAATATTGTTAAAAACAAAGAATCTAAAATCTATTTTCTTACACAAGACACTAAAGGAAGACCAGCCGCGTCTGTAACTTATATTTATGAATTAGTAAGTACACTAAATAATCTGGGATATAATGCTATTATTCTTCATGAAAAAAATGACTATAAATTAAAGAGTGATGATGAAGGAATGGGCATTGAAGAATGGCTAGGGTCCGAATATACAGAATTACCACACGCTTCAGTGGAAGAAGGACAACTCACTGTTGGTCCTTCAGATTTCCTTATAGTTCCAGAATTATTTGCTCATGTTATGGAACAGACAAAAGATATGACATGTACTAAAATAGTTTTATGTCAAGCTTATGACTATATTTTTGAAATGTTACAACCCGGAATTAATTGGGCACATTATGGTTATCATAAAGCAATAACAACTTCTACTTCCACTAAAGAGTATATTAATAGTATGTTTCCAAATATTGAAGTGAGTATAATTCCAGTAAGTATCTCAAATAAATTTACACCGATTGAGAAACCTAAACAGCCTCTAATAGCTATCCACACTAGAGAACCTAGAGATACGATGAAAATTGTAAAAGCTTTTTATGCGAGATTTCCACAATTTAAATGGATTACATTTAGAGATATGAGGGGGATGACAATAGAACAATTTAGTGAAGCTTTAGAGGATGCGTGTGCGGGTGTATGGGTTGATGACGTTTCTGGTTTTGGAACCTTCCCATTAGAATGTATGAAGGTAGGAATTCCTGTTATAGGTAAGATACCAAACCTCAGACCTGAATGGTTAAGGGAAGAAAACGGTTTTTGGACGTTTGAACAAAATCAAATGGTGGATATTATAAACGCCTTTATTAAAACGTGGTTAGAAGATAGTGTTCCTGAAAAATTATTCACAGAAATGGAAGAAACAATAAAACCATATGATAGTGAAACACAAAAAAAAGAACTTACCACAGTTTTTGGGGGTCTTTTTGGTAGCCTTACCACAGAATTAGAAGGGGCATTAAATAAATTTACAATAAACGAAGAAAATTAATATGAAAGACATTACAATTTTAATACCAGTACACACTATTAATGATAAATTAGATGAATACTTTACCAACGCTATTACAAGCATTAAAACACAAAAAAGTATACCGTCAAATATTTTAATAGTTAGCTCAACAGACAATAAATTAACAACTTACCTAGACTCTTTTGACTTTGGGGATTTAAATGTAGAAATTATAAAAAATGAAGGAGATACTACATTTATGGGCCAAGTAAACTACGGAGTTAATAAAATACAAACAAAATGGTTTTCCATACTAGAATATGATGATGAATATTCAAATATATGGTTTTCTAATGTGGAAAAGCATTACGACTATTATAATGATGTGGATGTATTTTTACCCTTAGTGGTAGATGTTACGGAAGATGGTCAATTTGTTAGTTTTACAAATGAAGCTGTATGGGCTATGAATTTCAGTGACAAAATGGGTTATTTAGATAATGCATGTTTGTTAAGATACCCTAATTTCCAAACTAGTGGTATGGTTATAAATAAAGAAAAATTTGAGGATATTGGTGGGTTTAAACCATCTGTAAAATTAACTTTTGTTTATGAATTTTTATTACGTGCAACATATAACGACCTTAAGGTTTTCACTATCCCAAAAGTAGGTTACAAACATACAAACATGCGAGAAGGCTCTTTATTTTGGGATTATCGATATACTGAAGGTACCAATAAAATAGAACCCCAAGAAGCGTCTTTTTGGATTGAAACGGCAAAAAAAGAATATTTTTTCACTACTGATAGAGGTATAACGTACACCCCAGAAGTAGTTTAATGTGCCTAGACCTAAAAAAAATAAGATGTATTTTGGGGAACCCCAAGAACAGGCAGTACGTATGTTTTTAACTGCTCATACTTTTACTGAAAGAAATAAAATTTATGTAGAGTATTTAAAGGACCCATTAAATAAAATGATAGATAGTATCATTAGAAGATACAAACTATATAGAAAAAATGAGGATTTTAGAGATATCCACGCTGATGTCCTTTCATTTTTAATGACCAAAGCAGAAAAATTTAAACCAGAAAAAAATAAAAAAGCTTATTCATATTTTGGTACTATTTGTAAAAATTATTTAATGGGTCAAATAATAAAAGACCAAAAACTTCAAAATAGACATATTTCATATGAGGGGGTGTCCACTTTTTTGGAAAAAAGAGAAGACCTTATTTATTATATGAATCAAGAACCGGCGGACCATAATAAAATTTTTGTTTCCCTGATTGATAAGATTGAATCTTTTATGTCAGAAACACTTTTAAATGAAAATGAAATAAAAGTAGGAAGTGCTTTGATTGAAGTTTTCACAAATTATGATGAAATATTTATTCATGGTGATGGAAATAAATTTAATAAAAATTTAGTTCTACTTAATTTAAGAGAGATGACAAATTTATCTACAAAAGAAATTAGAAATTCTCTTAAAAAATATAAAATGATATATAAGATTATATCTGAAGAACAATTAGATTAATAATCTTTAGCTACAGGTATTTATGGCTATAAAACTATGTAAAAATGCCTAGACCGAAAAAAAAACAAATTACCCTCCAAAAAGAAAGTGTACTTGCGTTAATGCAAGAAATTTACAATGAATGTATAGAACAACGTAATACCGCTATTAGAATCCAAAATAAAATGTTAGGGTTTATGCATGGTCCAGAAGATTTACAACTTTTAGGACCTGTTATAAAAGAACAACAAAAAATTATAGATTCTACAATAGAAAAAAAAATCCAACTAACTAAAATTCAAAGTGCTTTAGCACAAAAACAACTAGGTGGTGAACTTGAACTCGGCACACTTAGTACTATAGACCGAGAAACAATACAAAATCTTATGTCTAAAGATGATGATAACACCACCCCCAATGAGTATAAAATTTAATGGCTGTAGATGTTGAAAATAGTAAAACTGAAGGGTTAAAAAAGCTTCAAAATTTAAAAAGTACTAATGATGCTATTGATTCTCTAAATAAATTAGATGGACTCAACACATTAATGAGTTCTATTGATTCCACCAAAACAGAAGACTCCAACATGCTAGACTATTTCTTGGATTTACTTCAAATTGTGGGGGGTCCAGATGTTGTAAAAAAATTAAGAAGTAAAACAGCTAAAGTTACTGATTCATTAGCAGAAGAATGTAAAGAAATTATATTTGAGGAATTAATACAATTTATTAATTGTAATTTAGATTTTGTTATACCATCAGCGGATGGCATAATTAATTCAAATGTAACTACAGATGCTAATTTAATGACATTAAAGGTCAAAAGTTTAGACCCATTTTCAATGTTAAAAACAAATCCTACTAGTACTGTTGGGAAGGCTCTTTATGAAAAATTACAACCAGCCGTAGGTCAATTACCATATTCTACAAATCAAGAATTATTTAATAGACTGCAAAACCCATTTTTACCACAAGATTATTTTGGTGCGTCTGGAGAAAGACTATTCACTATAGAGTTCGATGGGAATGACTCATATAATGTAAGACCTGTAGGGTTAGACAATACATTTGACGATAACTATATTACCACAAGTAATGATAGAAAAATAACTACCTTTTTAAGAGATTATTTTGATTCTATCAAAATATTTGAGGGACAAAATTTTTTAGCTAACTTATTAAATGCTTTATCTGGATTTTTAGATGTCCAAGTAGATTTAAGTGGTGAAGAAGTGGAGTTAAATGGAAAATTTGGGGAAACTATAAAAAAAATATTAGGGTTATGTGGTGATGATGGTGACGGTTCTTCTGGTGCACCAATAACCGCGTCGGGAATTGGTCATTTATCAGAAGATGGTATTTCATTAGAACCAGATAGTCCTTTCTGGGATTTTGGTCCACAAGAATTAAGAAATTTAGAAGAAGAAACAAATTTAAAATTAAAAGGTTTAATTAAATTTATTACATGTGATGACATTGAGGGTGAAATAAACATAGATGGATTAAATGGTCAAATACTTTCAATAATAAATGAAAATAATGGTGTGGTAGAAGGTGTTAAAATAAATAACGCTATTGAAAATGTTATTAATGGTATGGGTACCGATGAAAATGATTTAGGGTTCAAATTACCTCAACTACAGGTCGAATTCGATTTAAACATTTTAAAAAAATTACCACAAATACTAGTAAGTCTCATCTTAACACCAAAAATCTTACTGGGTATTGGAATTGCTTTAAAAGCTGTTGGTGAATTTTTCGAAACCAATGATATTATGGAATTAGTTAAGAAATTCTCTCGCCTCATAGTAAAAATAGTAAAAAGAATATTCAAACTTATAATTGAACTTATCTGGGAAGAAATTAAAAAGATGATAATACAATTAGTTCAAAAAATATTAGCAGAGGTTATAAATGAAAAACAAGCAAAACAATTAGCTATTATTTCTTCACTTATTCAAACACTATTAGCTGCTACTGATATCATAGATAATTTAAATAATTGTAGAAGTATTTTAGATACACTATTAAAATACTTAAAAATTCCACCAATACCTAGTGTAGATGTACCCAAAAATTTATTATTCGCATCTGCTTCTAGACCAGGTTTTAGTGATGTTAGGGCATTCCAAAATGTATTAGAGAATTTACAAACAGCAGGCATAAATACAGAACCCCACGCTGACGGGTCAACTAATCAAACAGTAGTAATGTTATATAATGCCATAAAGGGAGTAGAAAAAGAAAGAACTGAAAATTCTGTAGTTAAAGTAGCTACATATGCTCAAAATGTACAAACTTCTGGGGGACCCGGTGTAACAGAAACTGGAACAGGTACAGGTGTAATTGTTTAAAGATGGATTTAAAAGAAACAATAGAAAATTATAAAAAAGCGTCAAATCAAGATTTGTATAATGTATTAGCTTTTCTTAAAGAGCGCTTTGAAAGTGACAAAAAACGTGTGGTCGAAATAACACATCAAATAGATGCTATAGAAAAAGACTATAATAAATTATATGCGGAGTATAAAAAAAGATTAAATGGCTAATAAGGTTATATATTTTGGTGTTTGTGTGGATAATCAAGACCCAGCATTATCTGGAAGAATTCGTGCTGTATTAGATTCTAACTGGGAAGGAAAAACACCAAAAGATTATGATGCCGACCAATTAGAGGCATTACTCTCTACAGAAGCGGGTAATCCTGATTTAATTAAAAAATATGGGTCTGGAGAGAGTGGTGTACAAAAACTTAAATGGTCTGAAAATGACCCACATTTGTGTTCTCCTTTTCTTCCTGCTTTTATTAATATAATTCCACAAACAAATGAAAATGTTAAAATAATTCTATATGACCCAGATAATCCTACACAAAATAAGGAATATGTCGGTCCTAGTATTTCTAGTCCTAGTAACTACCCATACCAACAATTTGCAGGGGGCAGACAAGGAACATCTAAAGGAAATAGGGTAAAACGAGACCAAAATATAACAGATTCAGATATATCTACAAATACATTTGCTTATCCCGATAAAATAGCTTTAGATGGAAGAAATAATTCCGATTTAATATTTGGTGATTCTGAAGTATTATTACGTGCAGGAAAATTTATCTCAAATCCCAAAACCCCAGAATTTCCAGTATTTAACCCACAAATGTCTACACTACAAATAACTAACTATCCCAGTAAACTTACTTTAGAAGAAAAAGAAATAACTAAAGAAATCGTCGAAGAAGTGGATATAAAATATTTGGTGGAATATGAAATATTTAATTTAGAGTCAGAAACTACATTTGATGGGAAAATCACACTATATGAAATTTTAAGTAACCCACCATTAGTTTCATTACCTACTAGTGTTGGGGTAGGACTAACTACAGAAATTTATAATACCAAAGCACGGGTTACACTAAATTTCCAATCCCAATTTGTAAGTGGTGCTACCTACCTTATAGATAATTTTTTAAATGAGGTTGATGGGAGAGATAACACATCATTAAAAACTGGACCATTTGAGGGTATTAATTGGACAAAGAGTGCCGGTGATGGTGACGACATAATTAATATTGGTACATCAGCATCCAGTGACGAAGCTCTTAATCTATACCCCTTTTATTTTAGACCCTCACTTGAATTTCAAAAAGAATTAGATGTGGTAAACCCTAACGATAGTGGTGTTGTACAGGAAAGGAAAAAATTAAATGCACAACAATTTACAAAAGATATTAGATTAATAGGTGTGAATGGAGACAAACACTATGGTTTAAAAATATCCAGAGACCAGTCTACTAATGAGATAAAAAAGGAGACTACTAAAATCGATGAAGCGAAATTGGATGAGACCACAAGAGAAGGGATTATAAATGCTATTAGTAATAAAATTTTATTATACTCTCATGATAGTAGTATTGCCGATAAAGAAAAAAGAAACCCATTAGTAGAAAACACTAATAACGCTCCAAGTGGTGACAATATGGGTGTGGACCAAAAAACTCAGATAACCCTCAATGATAAAGAAATGGAACCTGTGGTAAGAGGTGACCAATTAGTTAAAGTTTTAACTATGATAGTGGACTATCTGGGAAAACATGAACATGGTTTACCAGGAACAGCACCATTTAATGAAACTAAATCTGGACCAACACTAAAAGAAGTGGAAAAAATATTACAAGATAAGAATTTTCTTAATCAGAATATAAGAATCAACTAGATATTTATAATTAAAGAAAAAAGTAATGAGTAATCATAAGTCCTATTTTAGTAAAAATAACACCCTTATTTGTTTTAGTGAAACCAATACTGCAAAAAATCCAGTCACTGAAATTTTTTACGGTGGAAACGCGTCACGTTATATTTGTCAACCTACAGGCATAAGTACAGATATATGTTTAAATGAAAATGGTGTAGCTATTACTGGACATACAAGAATTAGGATAAATAATTCTTTTAGTCGTTTCATATTTGATTTAGACATCACAGATTTAAAAGAGAAGGTTGGGGATAGGACTATCATTTTATCTGGCGGATGTGGTAATTCTGCTACAACACATACATTAAGAATGGTGAATACTTCATTTTTTGATAAGGAACTACTAAATACATTAACATCTAAAAATTCCAGAAGAGCGACCTCGTTCCAACTTGTTTTAGTAAAATTAACTGGAACAACAACTGGTGGTGACTGGTCTGAAGGTGTGGGTTATGACTATACAGACCAATCTAGTGACTTTGAGGGATTAAATGATAAATCTTATTCTGAAAGACCGAGTAACTGGTACGAAGCTACGACATTAGAGTCATGGAATTGTGATGGTGGATATACGTGGAATACTTGTTCACCATCTATAATAGACACCCAAACCTTTGATAATGGTAATGAGAATATCGAATTTGATATGACCTCAGAAATTAATTCCAGATTATCAACAACCGCATCAACAGGATACGCAATTGGTTTTGTGGAAGGATTAGAGAACCTAACAGGGTTAACTGAGAGTTATTCCGTTGGGTTTTTTACTAAATACACTCAAACATTTTTTGAACCATATCTTGATACTAACTATCATGATTATATTGACGACTCTCGTTCATTTTTCTATGAAGGGAAAACTAACTGTTTATACCTATATGTGAATGCTGGTGGATTACCGGTAAATTTAGACTCTCTACCGACCGTTGAAATTAGAGATAATAGTGGAACATTACTTAACACTTTAACCGCTTCACAGGTCACCAAAGGAATATATTGTGTATGTTTTTCCATACCTTGTGATACCTACAGTACCCCGTGTTTATTTAATGATGTTTGGTCTAATATTGTTATTGCTGGAGTTTGTCAAAGCTCAGTTACAAATAAATTCACATTAAGAGCTAATGAAGAATATTTTAATATTGGTACTAATGCTGGGTTACCACAAAAGTATGGGTATTCAGTTTCTGGTATTAAAAGAGACGAAAAAATAGTTAATGGTGATATTAGAAAAGTTATTGTGTCTGTAAGAAAAGAATATAGTACTGATGTCCCAGTAGCTGTTACAAATATAAAATACCGACTCTATGTAAAACAAGGTACTACAGAAGTAGAGACCACTCCATGGACAAATGTTAACAGAGCATATAACCAAAATTATTTTACTGTGGACACTGGCGACATGATACCTAATGAATATTATTTAGACATTCAAGCTGTTTCTAATCTAGAAGTGAACACATATTTTCAAACCTTAAAATTCCAAGTAGTTAATCAAGCTAATTATTTTGGTAACCCACCAGCAGATTATCGCCAATAAATTTGGTAACTAATATTTTTTTTATTATCTTTGTAGTATAAACTTAAAATACTATAACAATGAAAAAAACAATTCTATTATTATTAACGATTTCTTTCAATATCATTTCCTACGCACAAACAGATTTGGATGTTTTATTATATTATAAAATCTGTGAATATAGAACTGAAAACGACCTTCCGTGTTGGGAATGGGATGAAAAAGCTTGGAAAGTAGCAAAAAGTCATTCCGAATATCAAAGTCAAACTGGGTATATGGGGCATGATGGTGGGTCTAAAATTAGACGTTATGCTGGACAACGATTTACATATTATAACTTTGAATGGTCTTATGTTGGTGAAAATTGTGCTGTAGCTGATAGTAAAGGAATGGAAATGATGGAAATAGCAGATAGAATAATGGTTCTTTGGAAGGCTTCCCCATCCCACAATAAATTACTTCTCTCCACCAATGCACGATTTGCGGGTGTAAGTTGTGTTAAAGGTACAGACTATAAATGGTCTAGTAATTATTATTATTGGACATACGCCACACTTAATATATATAGGCAATAAAAAAACCCCTCTTTAGGAGGGGTTTTTTATTATAGATAAAGTTAGATTATCTCAACTCTCTGATATCGAAAGTTCTTACACCATCTACTGTGATTGCTCCGTAGAATCTGTTGTTAACCACTTTCTTCGCGTATCTGGTCATGATACCTTTGATAGGTGCGAAGTTGAATGGATTATACATCGTTGGTGTTAACTGAAGTGGTACATATGGTGCGTATACATATCCAGTATCAAGTAGAGATGTTCCTTTGTGTCCGATTAATATCTTATTAGCCGGGAAGTAAGGGTCTCTATATACTGTGTAACGTCCACTTAATGAACCTACTTTTTCAATACCCATGTTGTATTGGTCTTGTTCTGGTGCTGCGTTTGACACGTGGAAGTATTCCAAATCGTCAAATATTGCAGATACCTCTGAAGAACATACAATCCAGTTAGCCCCACCTCTTAGTGTAGACTTGTGGATTTGAGCGGAAATTTGGTTGATTGCGGTAATCAGGGTTTGGTTCCAATCTTTTTGAGTATATGGAGCCTGACCAGCTGTAAACCTTTTCCAACCATTATAATCCCACCTTAATGTCCAAGATGCGGCAGCTCTTAGGTCTCTTAAGATTTCCCTGTCAATTTCTGCAGCGATTTCTTCAGATAATAGAGCTGTCAATTCAGCTTCGGCATCAATGTTGTGGAATGCACTAACATCTTGTGCTAATTCTGGTGACCATTGTGCTCTTAATTTTCTTTCTGTCACTGAAACAGTTACTGCTTCAAGGTCGAAAGAAACTTCAGCCAATTCAGTTTCAAATTCAAGGTCTTGGTAGATTCTATAAGTTCCACTGAATACTGGTGCGACACCACCTGGTATATTTATTCCCATGTAACCATCAGGTGAATTACAATCTATACAAGCGGGACATGTTAAATCCAGTTCAATAAAGATTACACCGTTTGAGTCACAAATATCGTGGAATGACCCACCAGGGAATACAGTTGAGGTAGTTGTACCATATTGTACAATTCCAGAACCATATTTTTGAGTAACTACCCTAAATGGAATATGTGTTGTGTTTGCTACAATATGTGTTTTACCTGTAGCGGCACAACAAGCTAAATCCGCACTGGAAGTGTAAATCAATCCAGATAAGAATTCTTCAGTATCCATTTCATTACCATTTGGTCCAATCAATTTTCCAGCTCCTGCGTTAGAGAAACCTCCCATTGAGAGAATTACACTTCGTAAACCACCATCAGTACAACCTGTAACGCCAGCTGCTTGTGCAGCAGCAACGATAGTCGAATCGATAAGTGTGTTACCCGTACTCCATGCTTGAACTGTAGTAGTTCTAGTTACAGCAGAAAAAGCTCCTTTTGACCTGTCGAATAACCCACCACCTGGTTGGTCTTCGTAAAATTGGTCATAAAGGTCAATTGGTGAGAATGTTGTATTATCATTCGCAAAAGCACCACCCACTGGGTTAGTGTGCTCTTCTAGACCTGCAATGTTTGTTCTTTCAGAAATTTTAGGTACAAAGTAGAACAATTTACCAATTGGTAAGTTCATAGCTTGTACAGAAACGATATCGTTTGCCAATAATTTTGAGAATACTCTCCTAATGATTGGAAAAACAACCGTTTCAAATGAACCTGAAGCGTCAGCTGTTGTAGCCTCGTTAATCAGGTGTGTTGCTTGGTTTTCGTATAACTGGGCAATGTTTTCTCTTTCGTGACCTTTAAGTCCCGCAAGGAATCCAAGCTTGTCCCATTTTCCTATGGTATCTTCGCGAATAACTTTCAGGTGTTTTAACCCTATGTTACCGACCATACCAGATTCTAATAATGCTCCCATTTTAATTTTATTTTTTTTTTGTAAGCGTTTATTTAATTTATTATAACTTAGACATAATCTCTTTCATCCTAGTAATTTGAGGATTTTCATATGTCTTAGTTTCAATCAAGTTAATTGATGACCCCCGTGAAGGAGTTTTAGTAATGGTTTTTTGAACCGATTCAGTTAATGATTTTGCCTCAGCACCCAAATCACTTGAGATTTGCCTGTACAAAGATTTACTTTCATTAAGTGTTTTTACATTGTCAAAACGTCTAAGAATATTGATTTTCTCTTTTTTAGTGGTAGTGTGTTCAGTAAACAGTTTCGTTGAATACGCTAAATTAGCGTTAAAAACTGCTACTTCATTCAATTTACCTCTAAATATTTTTAAAGCATTTCTATATTCTTTATTTTTTGCTTTGTAATTGCGATTTTCATTTTGAAGTTTTTTGGATATTTCAACAATTTCGTTGATGGTTTGTTTCTGTTTCCTAGATTCACTAAGGTCTAAGTTTCTATTATTAGTAAAAGCTTTTCTTAAGCCCCTACCTTTTTTAGAGCCAAAACCTGTAGTTCTAGAAGCTTCATCAACCTCTTGTTCTTTGGAAGCCACACCCTCTAAAGGATTGTTCTTATCTTGTTTATAAGCTGTTTCCATTGAGTTGAGGTCAGCACCAACTAATTTGTTTATAAACTGACGTGGACATTTAGGTCCCATTTGTTTACAAGCAAGAAAAGCATTCCATTTGTAATCGTTTTCGTCACAACCTTCAGAACCTTCTTGTTTACACCAGCTTTGATAATTACGTAAACTGTTATAAATTTTAAAGTCGCCCATAAATTGTTCATTTAACGATTGGTCATTTTGATGCCCCCAACCATGTGAATGGTCCTTTTTTCTATTACCCCATTTACCATAGGATAAAGATTGGTCATCATGACCTGCTCCTAATCGCATGCCCATAGATTCATGTTCACGGTCATAGTCACCTTGACGTTCCTTAAATTCATGTCGAGTTTTTTGACTACGTCCCCTACTTCCAAAATCAGAACCTCCTTGGTCACCATGTGATGAACCACTATGTCCATCATATCCTGGGTCTGTATCTTTAAAATCAGGGTAGTCTACACCACCTTGGTCTCCTTTATACATACCACGTTCATCGAGTTCGATTTCATATAAAGTTTCATCATCATCCCCTTCATTAAGTTCAGGTTCTATGTCAACATCTTGTTCAAACTCAATGTCTTCTTGTTCCATATTTTCTTCATTTAAATCGCCTATCCCTTCATTTATAAAAGGATAGTTTTTTAGTTTATTCTCGGCCAATTCGATTTTATATGATGTACCAGCTTCCTGGTCTTCAATATCGATAACATTATCATCTTGTGTTACCACAATTCCGTCTTCTGCTCCCATTGATTTAAAAACTTTGAGAACTTCATCGTCTGATGCTGTTGTTAGGTCGAGTGGTTCATCCGAGTCCACTTCCATGGACACCATTGCTTCTTCTTCTTCATCAGGTAGTCCGCCTACCTCTTCTTCTTGGTCTTCATTTTCTATCTCGTCAAATTCTTCAACGTCCTCGAATTCATCTTGTTCGTTTAAAGATTCTTTAACAAGCTCTTCAATTTCTTGCTTCATTGTTGAAGCGAGTATTTCTTTTGCGTTAGATTTAACAGCCTCTTCTAATTGTTGTGCCTCTAAAAGAGCCTGTTCTAATACTGATTTTTTTTCCATAGTGCTTTACTGTTATCAGTTTTTGCTAAGTTTATTTGTTAATAAATATTATGAAAGCTCTAAAAATTCTATTTTAGAGAGAATTGTCTAATAAAAATTGAAATTAATACCCAGAAATAAAATTATCTAGTTTATTCATTAAATTAAGTGACCCAGATAACGCGTTAGATGTTAACTCTTCTTGGTCCTTTTCATGTGTTAATGATTCATCATAAAGTTCTTTTTCTTCTAAAGTTTTAAACAGATACGCACCAGGAGTAGATGGAGAAGAAACCAAGTCAAAACAAATTAATTCAAAATCATCTTGAACCACATTTTGATTTCCCTCTCGTTGTAAGGACCCCACTCCTCGAGAGGAAATTCCTAACGTTACGCCATAACGTAATAAGTTTGCTGCAATATCCCCGACACAATCTATATTTCCAGTTTTGTGATAAGCGGGAGAAGTTAATATTTCTAACTTACCCATTAACACATTTCCGTCCCAATAAGTTTCTAATACCCTATGTGAACTTCTTTCTAAATCTACTAAAGAAGATTCGGGGTGATTAAGTTCGGAAAGCGCACTTCCCATGTCTATCAGTTTTTGATAGTTTTGTACTTCTCTTTTTAAAATTGCTTCTGGATAAATTCTGCCGTTTCTGTTTTCTACTCCGGCTTTTTGTAAAATGGCATGAAATATTATTGGCCCTTCTTGTATAGACCTGTCTTTCATTTCTTTAATGACTTTGGTATTGTCTGATGGTGAAATTCTCCCCGCGTCGTACTCAATTAAAATACCCGTTCCTATTTCATTGGGTTTTAATATTTTCATATTTTACTTTTAATATAAATAGTAAAATACTAATAAAACTTCTGGGATTATTTTTTGGTGGGATAGAATTTAAAATCTGTAAATTTATTTAAGGTATCATTAATAATGGTATTTAGTACTTTACCCGCGTTACCTTCTATAATTTTAGATTTTATACTTTCTTCTTTTTTTAAGAATAGAGTTATTTCACAACTCATATAGCTTCTTTTATTTTCTCTTATGCCACTAGTTCTAATATCTAGGTCTACTATATGTTTGTTTGATATAAATAAATCTGTACTGGTAGTTTCTAAAATATTGTATTTTATTTTTCTTTTTAATTTGCCTACCACCCTATCCCAATTTTCCGATTCATGGTTTGGAGAAAACCATGATGATATATTCAAATATATGGATTTGGGTTTTTTATAGTCTACACTTCCGTAATAGGTTCTGAATTTTGAATTTAGATTTAATTTAAATTGTTTTCCTGTCTTCATAAAAATTTTATTATAAATTAAATATAAACCTATTATATCTAATTGTCAAAAATTTCAATTAAACATCTTCATCACCAACATCATACTCTTGTTTAATTGGTGTTTTTGGTGTTTTATTATCTCCGTTGGGTGAGAATTGTTCTGAAGCGGTAAAACCAAGTCCTACCATTACAATCCACTGCATAGATTCGTAGATGTTTTTAGAAACTTCTAAATCAGTAAATAAATCTACGACAAAACCCAACATCATTAAAAGAAAAGCAATAAAAGTAACCACCCTCTTACTAGAGACCTTACCCTCCTTACTTAACATATTTTTCCAAAAAGACATTAGAGAATAGTTTTATTTAATTCTTTTATTTTTAATAATGAATTTTTAGAAAAATTACCTTCGTTAATTTTATGTTTAGTTTCTTCTAATTTTAAAGTTAACTTAGAATCTGAAGTTTCTTTAATTAAACTATCTAATTTTGTTATAGCTTCATTAATATTTTCTTGGTATTCTTCATACAACTCTTCTTTTCCTTTAGAATATAATTCTTTAAACTTTTTCTTATCACCACTAGAAAGATTATCAAACCGTTCATTAAATTTTCTAGTAGCTACATTTATAAGTAATGAGTTTGGTACATTAGATTCTTTTAACTGGATAGATGATTTACGTGTTAAATGATTTAGTAATTCTTTCCTGCCTTTAACCATACTATCTATTCGTTTTACACTTTCGTTAAAAACTAATAAATCTAAATGATTATAAATTTTATTGGTGGTTTCAGTAATATATGGTTTAAATTTACTAATAGTGTTATTTACAGTATTAGTTTTTAAATTCTTTTTCTTACTTTTTAAAATTTTAATTACTTGTGTGAGATAAGCTTCAGCTAATGATTTATCGTCAAATCTTTTATTTTCAACTTGGGAATATAAAATAAAAAATTCTCTACTTTGTTTGTTTTCTTTTAATGCATTCATAAGGGAATGGAATGCGTTCTTAAAAACAGGTTTGTTATTAAAAGTATTAACTAATACAGTATCTAAATTATTTTTAACTTTACCAAACATAATAATTGTTTGATAATAAATATCTACTACTTTAATAAATTTTCTAATTCTGATGCTACATCCTTCAAATTAGAGTTACCTTTTTCTAAATTAAAATTATTGTTATCTATTTTTTCAAGAATTAATGGTAATTCAGACTCATCTACAGAAGCTAATTCAAGACCTTCACCACCTAGTCCTTCCCCACCTAGGTCTTCTGGAGGAGTTTCCTCACCACCCATTTCTAAACCAGTGTCAGCTGGTTCTTCTATTTCACCTTCAGCTTCAGCTCCTTCTTCAGCTCCACCAGCGTCGGGTACCGTTTCCCCATATAATTTATCTATATTTGCAAATAAACCAGTTTTCTTTATAATTGTAGCTGTTTGATTAAGTTCTTCACCTACAGCTTTTTCTATTCTTTGTTGTTGTAAATCAAGTTTAATTTCTTCATCTGAAAATCCTAATACATTCTTTTTAGCCCATGTTGCTGAGGCTGGTAATATACCACTACCTGGGTCTGTAGTCACTTCTCTATAAAGGGCAACTTTCTCTTTCCATTGCTCAATTTTTAATAACTCAGATTGGGTTGATGGGTTGGTCAGACCTAAAGTAAAATTACCCAATTCATCTTCAAAACCTAATAAATAAAGATGTATTATTGCAATTTTATTTAATTCTTGAATCATTGCTTTTTGTATTCTATTAATGCTTCTAGCAAATCTAATGTCTTGGATGGCTAAATTTTTACCTTCCCCAACGACATCTTCAAACCCTAAAAATGCTTTAGGTATTCGTAATGCGGCTAATAATTTTTTCTGTATATATTCGATATCTGCTATTTCTGCAAGATTTTGAGCTCCCGGTAACGTATCTATTGGGTTGGGTGCATTTAAATCTCTTACTGGGATAAAAAAGTCTTGGTCAACTGCCATTTGATTATAACGTAAATCCACATTTCCAGTATCTTTATCTACAATAGGGTCACGCTTAAATTTATTAGCTACTCGTTGGACATACGCTTCAACATCTTTGTCATCCATATTTCCCACATATACTTTAAATACTCGTCTTTCTGGAGCTCTAGATGTCCTATAAATTAACATAGCATCTTCAGCTAACAATAATTGTTTCCAAATTCTACGTGCTTTTTCCAACATGGAAGTACCATATGGGAGTCTCCTATCATCAGATAATAATCTAAAATGAGCCATTTCCCATGTGTTAAATTCCATATTTTTATTTTTCCAAATAAATTTTACTTCTCGCTCTTCTTCTCCAGTATCGTGTTGGTAAAGTTTCATTCCTCTCTCAACCCTTTCAATTTCGATGTTAGGTAATTGGCTGGCTCCCACTATACCTTTTTTGGGGTCTATTTTTAAATAAACAAAATCGTCTCCGTACTTTGCAGTATTACGAGTCCACATAGGTAAATTGGTTTCTATATCTAAAACATTGTTGAATAGGTCACCTAAAATACTTTTTATTCTTTTAGATTCGGAATATATATTCAACATAAATCCTCTTTCAGATATGGTACAGCATTCTTCCGCCACTATATCTAATGCAGCAGAAAGTTCTGGAGTAAACTCCATTGACTCGTAATCATAATAAGCCGCTAATCTAGTTGGCTCATAATAAACCGCTTGAGAATATAACTGACTTTCTATTTTTTGCCATTGATTGGCTAAATATTGTCCTTGTTGTAATTCTAATTTCGACTTATCAAAATCAGCCTTGGACGTAGTCCGTAAAATTTGTTTTTTATCAACAGTAAAACTACGTTTATCAACAGTTGGACCTTCCGCACCAAACATAGCGGTAAGTCTTTGGAATATTGTCATTTTTGGTTCAGCCATAATTAATTATAAATTTACTAATTTTTTTACTCATGTAAATGAATTATTCAACATAGTCACACATAACATAGGCGGCAGTTATGGGAGGGCTACATTTCCCACCATATACGTAAGTAACACAATTATCTACGATTTTATCATCACACGTTTCACAACATTCTACAGTAGGTTTTATTTTCTTAGATTTAAGAATAGGTTTATTAAATTCTGGAGGGAATGGTTTCCAAGCATAGACATCTTGAAATAAAGCTTGTCTTAATAACTTTCCACTTTTTTTTCTACTACTTCTCCCAAAGCCTGGCATATAACTTAATTTAATTATTGTTTATTTTAATCCTGTATATAACCATAAATAGTCATTGGGGTCATTTGATTTTGGTGGCAATACATGAGATGTAGCTCTTCCTGGTGTAAAAACAGGTTTTCCGTTGTTTTTGGGTAACTTTCTTTCATCCATTGTCCAACTATCAATCATAGCTTTAGCTTGTGCAATATTGTTTTTTAATTGTGTAAAAGAATTTTGTGCAACATATAAGGCCATAGACATAGACATAATCAAATCATCATGTTGTCCTCTCATGTGGTCAGGTCTGCCATTAATATATACAAATGTTTTTAATTCATTAAATAACCTTCTAGAATAAATCTTAAATCCAGTTCTTAATTGTTCCTCTAATGCTTGGACAATTTGAGCTCGTTTACTGTTAAAATTTATGCCTGGTACTTTGGTATCTGGGTTAAATTTCCACATTTCTGTGGCCTTAATTCCATCGTAATATAAGTCTTTATATCCAAGTTCTATCATTTTACGTGAAGTGGCTACACCCATTCCTCCAGTAATATCTATCACCACAAAACAACTATATTTGGTGGCCCATTTATGTGCCAAATCAGCGGCAATATCTGGTGGTAATTTTCCTAAATATTCTACTACTTGTTCTCTCTCATCAAAATCTATTATCTCAAAGCCAGTTGAATCCTCACTATCTCCTCGTGACACATCTATTCCCATTATATACTTATGCCCCACAATGGGTTCTTTCCACACCCACAAACCATTCCCCACCCATTTTTCTATAGGTTCAGTTAATTTTTCTTTTATTTTTTCCGTAGTTTCTATGGGTATAACGTTATCTCCGGACCCTAAAAACGCACATTCTAATTCCTGTGATATTTTTCTCCTATCAAACTTTAATTTCTTACACATTTCTTCAAACCAAAAAGAAAAGGGTTTATATCCGGTTTCTATTAAAGACTCAAAATCCTCTTCTTTTTGATTAGATAATATTTTAATTTCAACATACTCTTCTCTATTTAAAAGAAAATGAACAATATCTTTAGTTTTTATCCACTGTAAATTTTTACTAAATCTAGGGTCATAATACCAACTCAAAGTACTAATTTGGAAATTATTAATTTCTCTAATTGCTTGGTCATACACCTCATAATATATTTGGTCAAATCCGTTTGGTGTAGAGATGACAATAACCTTACCTCCTGTCGCAAGTGAGGCCATACAAGCCGCCCATAAATTGGAACCAGCTTCGATATATGCAGCTTCATCAAAAATTAATATGGTTGGTGTATATCCACGTAACGCATCTACCGAGGTGGCAACTGCTTTAACCTCTGAACCATTATTTAACTTATAATGTTTTTGTGAATTTTTATCTTTATCAAATCCAGAATTTACCCAATCGGGCCATTGGCGAAGAAAAGTTTTTATTTTATTTGCCATTTCCGTAGCAGTATCTAATTTATTAGCTAAAATAAGTACTTTTTCTGGACTATCTTCGGATGCAAATTGAAGTTTTTTGGATATCCAAGCTGAAGTAGCGGTAGAGACACCGGCTTGTCTATATTTGAGAACTATATTATCATCATAATTTTCAAAATCATGAATCATATTTTGTTGTTCAGGAAATAATTCAAATGGAACGTGTTTATTTTGGGTATTGTCGTATGTTTCTAAATAAGTTTTTAAGGCATAGTAGGTATCCTTATGGCATTTCACATATTCTTGTATGAGTTCTTGTCTAGTCATCTCTTTATAATAAATAGTGAAAAGACTTAAATGATTCTAATGTTAGGATTGTCTTCTTAGGAAAGCTAATTCTTCTTGGGTTAGAGACGCCATTCCACTTTTACCTATTTTATCTAGTATAACGTCAACACTCATTTCTTCTTCAGATTCTTCTTGTGGGATGTCTAACGACCCTAAAACATCACCACCTTCAGGTTCTATAGTAGCAACTCCTTCGTCCCCTCCTTCATCATCATAATCTGTAGGTAAAGATTCTTCATAATCTTCTTTAGATATTTGGTTAATAATTTCTTGGGTAATTCTTTGTAATTCTTCCTTACCTTCATCATTACCAGCTAAAATATTTTTAGTAAGTCTAAACATATCTTTCGCATCCATATTAGCAAACTCACTAAATAGATAATTTTGTATTTCAGTTTTATCGTCTTGCATTAAATCCATAGGATAAGCCTCCCTGAATTTTTCCCATATAATTGGCCCTAACCTTAAATCCCACACCTCAGCTGTTAGAGTATCTTCAGCGTCCATGACCCGTTGTGCTTGGTTGGGGTCATCTGGTAGACCTTGAGTGGCTAGTATTTCCATAACACCTTTTATTAATTCATGTACCAAAACTGGAAAAGTAATGCCTCGTGCAATGATGGTTGGTGGGTCCGTGTCTGGGTCTATCTCTTCTTTTCCTGCCATGCTTTCTCCACTTTCCGCCATCATCATGGTAGTTTGGTCTGGCATTATCCAATATACCAAATCATTTATAGACATCATAACACCGTATAAATTAATAAGATTTGGGTCTATATTATTTAATTCCTCTTCTACCATATGAAAAAGATAATGCCCTTTTTTGGAAGCTCCTTGAATTAATTGGTTTAAAAACCTTCTTTTTTGTTTTTCAATATCAAAATCTTCAAATTCTTCCATCGCTTCTTCTTCCCCTTCTTCACTAGGTGGCTCTTGTTGCATTCCCTCCATATCTATCTCACCCATCCCAACTATTTTCGCATCAAATTGAAGAGCGTCATCGGGAATGGCCATCTCCTCTTTTACTATTTTAACTGCTAATTCTTCTAATTCTTCTTTATGGGCAGCTTCAATTCTAAATATTTCTTGGACTGATTGCATTAACATCTGTTGTAATTGCATCATACTTTGGGGGTTTAATTGCTCAATTCCAGTATAACGTTTTACATTGTCAATTACTTGTTTAAACCTATCGGAAGCAACTAATTCTTCGAATGTGCTTGGTATGCCCTCTTCGGGAACTTTAGGGTACGCTTGAGAACCCGCACCAGGAAATTCCCCACTTTCTATTTTTGATTGTATACTGGGATGCATTCTTTCTGGGCCCTCATAACTGATAGGTGCTTCATATAAGTTAGTCTTAATTTTTTCTATTTGGGATTTACTATACTCTTTTACTTTTTTACGCATAATCTTGGTGATTTATAAAAAGTGAATCAAAATCTAACCATGACGGTAATTCATGTTTAGCGTCTTCTACATTGTTATCTATAGCTTTGGGTCGTGGGTTTGGTCCAGGTTTGGGTTTATATGGATTTCTTCGTTGTGGTTTGTGTGGTGTTTTAGTAGGTGTTTTAGTAGGTGTTTTAGTAGGTGCCGGTGAATCCATAACAGCAATTTCATTAATGGTTCTTAAAAGGTGGCCCTTAGACATAAATGGTCTTTCATATTTTTCCACTAATCCCATCAACCAATTTTCCACCATCTCTTTATCAATTGATTCTTTCTGATATCCAGTAGATTTTTTAACACCCATTACACAGGCTTCAAAATCCTTTTCTTCTTTATCGGTATAAGTGTCCTTTTTTCTTCCAGTTAATCCTAATTTAGATGTACATATGGCCCATGGATTATTACCGTCCTTAGCTTTTTCCATTAATTCTTTTTTGGTTATGGTTTCGAACATGGCCATACCATCATCTGCGTTATCGTCATTATCTGGTCCTTTTTGTGGTGCGTCTTGGTCAGTATCCATTCCCGCTACGTCTTTTTGTACGTGTACTAATTCATCATCTTCATGTAAACCACTACTATGAACTCTAGGTCCTTCTGATTGGTGTCCTCCCTCTTTAGGGTTTGAAAATGAATATCTAGGTTCGGGAGCTCCACCAAGCTCATTTAATTCTCCAGCAAACCCCCCCTCATCGTAGTCATTACCAGCATAAGAATCACGAGGACCTTCAGAGTCAAAACCTCGAGCGTCAGGATTATTAAATGATGGTGTGTCTAAATATTTTGCATTTCCACTGTATTGCCCTTCATCTTGGTCGGTTCCAGCACCTATTAATGTTCCTTTATTGTTAGTAGAATAGTAAGAATCCATAGGTCCTTGAGATGTTGAAAAACCACCAGCATCTTTATTATAAAAGGAAGTAGCGTCAAAATCACCAGCCCCACCATACATTATAGTTTCATACATTTCAAATTCATTTACATCACCAGAACCTAATAGCGTAACCTGCTTACCATCTTTATCATAATCTATAATAGGTTCATTATTAGGTGTTAATTCCTCTTCTTCAGACATACTAGTAGTGACAGTTGCTTTATCGTTTTCAATACTAAGGTCTTCTGGTTTTAATTCTAATGTGTCGTCTGTAACTTTTTCTGCAAAAGCTTTCTTATCCGACTCCACACCTAAATTATAAACATTTTCTTCTTCTTGTTTAGTTACTACCTCATTAAGAATTTTGGTGTGTAATGTGTGTAGCTGTTGGTCTGTAAATTTAAGTAGGGTACTTAATGTAAATCCCTCTTTAACTAATTTTGAGTATATGGATACTCTATCTAATTTTGTATTCTGTCTCTTCATTATAATTTAAAATTAAATCTCTACTATATAGTTTATCTTGGACAGAACTTTTATCTTCCCCAAATCTAAAAACTAAACGGGTTTCGTTTTGGGTCTCTTCTTCACCATATTTTTCCCAAGCTAAAGATATAACATCATCTATAGCATCTGTAAATGAAAAATAATCCGAGTTTTGAACTAATTCAAACTCAATACCTTCTCTAGAAAACACCCCTACCTTTTCAATATACTCTAATTCGGGTGGTTGTGGTTTACCAGCTGCAGGAACACTGTCCCATTCTTCACCCCACAAGTTTTCTAATTTATTAGAAAAAATAAACTCATACACATAATTTCCTTTAAAATTAGGTCCCAATTCATTAATGTACACTAATTTCATTTTTACGCTTTTGTTCCGTATTTAGTAATTTCTACTAAGTTTTTTCCTTTTTTAAAAACTAAACTTCCTCTTGTGTTATTTCCCATAAAATCAAAATCTTTATTTTCATTTAAAAAATTTTTAACTGTAACTTCCTGTTCATAAGTCGAAATAGAATTAAGAATATCTTTCTTTACTTTAGTTTGAGTAATTGCGTCCGAAAGTAGTTGGTTTTTTTTCTCTTCCATTAACTCTTTATTCAATTCTCTATTTATTTTTATCTTACTTTTTTCTTGTGAGGAATATTTAAAATATTTGGAAATTGTTTTATGTGTTTTTCCTTCATTAAAAATATCTGCTATAGCTTCTGCCGCGTCTAACGCTATTGCCTCATCTTCTATATCTGCTTTTAATCCTTCTTCTTCATCAAACGCCTTACGCAACCCGTAATCCATCGCGGCACCTCCCGCTGCCTGTGCGGCGGCTCTCCCAACAGTAGGCCAAAACTCCTTTAGTTCTTCTTCACTATCTAAATCAATTATGCCTTCACCAAGTTCAATATCTAAATCACTTTCTTCTTCACCACCTAAAGCTATTTCTTCTTCTCCACCTAAGTCCATTTCTTCGTCACCACTTAATTCAACATCGAACTCACCCTCTTCAGTGTATTCCATCCCTTCATCACCCTCAATTTTGGATATGATATCTTCCACATCTTCTTCGGATAGTTGAGCTAAATCTACTGCTGAAATTACAGAGTTTAAAACATATTTTATAAGGTCACCATCTAATTCAGTTTCTGGGATGTCCCTTAATTTTTGACCTAATTTTCCAGTGAGCTTTTGTATCGATTTAGTAAAATTTTCTTCATCGTCTGATGTTTCTTCTACATCCATAGAAAAGTCCTCTATTTCTTCATCACCGCCTAAATCTATTTCTTCTTCTCCACCTAAATCTATTTCTTCGTCACCACCTAAATCTATTTCTTCATCAGCTTCAGGTGTTTTTAAAACATACTTGGTGTCTTCTTCTTGCTCCCCAATAAGATTTAATTGTTTTCCCGAATTATGGTTTTCATTTAATGGTTTCATCAATAAATTTAATTTCTTTAATGCTTTGGAAAATGAAGGAAAAATATATTTCTTATTATTTAACATACCGTCTAAATAATTGTAACCACTTTTACCTTCTTTTAATATACTATATTGTGAATTTTCTCTAATTATACCATAGTTTTTACCATCTGCCGCGGTAACTGAATATTCTAAATTTGCTGTTTTATGTGTGGATTTTGTTTCAACCGCACCATAATTAGCTATTTCCATTATTCTTTTTAATTTTTGGTCCAGTGGTAATTTCTCACTTCCAATTGATTTTAAGTCTGCCATTTTTAATTATTTTTTACTTATTTTAACTATTTAAATATCCCATACCAATCAGGGTGTAGGGACTTATTGGGTTTATTACTGTAGGTTGGGTGTCGCCAGATAACCAACTTACCGCTCTCTGAGCACTACCATCAGGATTATTACAATCATGGCATGTACACACTATGCAGAGACCTTCAGGTAATGGGGAAATCCCAGTAAGTGTATTTATAACCACGTCTACAGTTCCTGAAGGTGGAACCTCAATAGTATTTCCATTAACTGTTACTGTAAGAGTTCCTCCGGTTACACTATTGTAAACTTGGAAACATTTACCTGTTCCTGTTATGGTACCACTGCCCGTGTCCATAATGGAGTATACGTCTGCCCCACAATAAACCTCATTCCCATATGATAATCCTGCATAATTTGCCATACTATAATCTATTTTTTATATAAATATTCGTTCTATGATAAAAAAAACCTATTTAGTCCAGACTTAAACTTAAATCTTTAACTTTATTTTTTAAATCAAATAATTTCTTAATATACCCAGTTCTTCTTAAAAATTTAAAAGCTAAGTTTTCGTATGAAAACTCACCACCCACTTCGAGACCCGATTTACGGAATTTTTTTAATCTTTCTTTTATTTTTTCAATAGTTTCGAGTGTTTCCTCACTGTTCATTTGATAAGCTTTATATTGTATATTGTCAATAATTTCCATCCACCCAGTAGCTTTATCAAGTACCTTTTCAATATCAACCCCAGGGTCACCAGCGACAGGTTTTTTTAACCATTTATTAAATAAAACTGAATATACCCCACTTGCAAAATGAATTTCTTCGGTATTTTGTACGTATACTTCCACATCATATCCTTTTATAGTGATATCGTGTGACGCATTCCATAAATTTTTCTTAGTATTAAGAATATTTGTAACTAGATTTTCATTTCCATCGATATCACCAAAATTCACTAAAATATGAAGGTCTATATCGGAAAATCTGGACCAATTATAATTACTTATACTTCCAGTTATTACAATATCTTCAATAGTACAGTCTTTAGTTTCAATATCACAATCTAAATTATCTATATCTACAAAATCTAAAAAATCATTTGCTATAATTAATAATTTATCTGCTATATCGGGCCGTAAAACATATTCTTTATTGTTATCTAATGTCCAAATATGTGGGTTAAGTGTTTTTTTTACTTCAAAACTCTGTAAAATATTTTGTGCAAGATTCATAACAATAAATACTTCTTAATGATATTAAGATTAGTTAAGTAATTTATATTTATATTTTCTTGCAATTTCTTTATTAAAGAAAACACCTTGACTTTTAGCTCTTCGTAAATTAGCTGCTACTACATCTGAAATATCCTCATAAAGATATTTCCGCCCCCCATTAAATTCTATTATTAATTCTCCAGTTTCTCTATCGTATGTAGAACCTTTAATGTTAGAAGATTTATAAATATTTACTATCTTTTGTCCTTGATAAATTTCTGATATTACACTCATTATTTTTATTTTATATATATGTAAAAACCCCCACAAGGGGGGTTTTATTATTTTACTTCTTCATATTCTACATCTGTAGTTTCAGGGTCATCTTCAGGTGGTGGTGTTGTGTCACCTTCAGTTTGTTCGTATAACTTACTAGAAATAGTTTGCCATTTGGAATTAAGGTCGTCCATATTAACTTTAATTTCATCTAAATCTTCATTTTTGTGAGATTCCCTTAACTTATTAACTGATTCTTGGAGTAACTGTTTATCGTCGTCATTTAATTTTTCATCAAACTCAGTAATTTGTCTTTCCGTTTGAAAAATCATGGAATCCGCCTCATTTAGTTTATTGATTTTTTCTAACTTTTCTGAATCCTCTTTAGAGTTTTTCTCAGCTTCCATTTTCATTTTATTAATTTCTTCCTCATTGAGACTATTACCAGATTCGATTCTAATTTTTTGTTCTTTATTAGTTCCTTTATCTTTAGCACTAACACTTATAATACCATTTGCGTCAATATCAAAAGTGACCTCAATTTGGGGAATACCTCTTTGTGCAGGTGGAATATCAGTTAATTGAAAATTACCTAATTTTCTATTATCCATAGCCATTGGCCTTTCTCCTTGTAGTACATGAATATCTACTGCGGGTTGATTATCTATAGCTGTAGAAAATACTTGGGATTTACTCGTTGGGATTGTAGTGTTTGCATCTATAAGTTTAGTCATAACACCCCCCATAGTCTCAATACCTAATGAAAGTGGTGTTACATCTAAAAGTAATACGTCATTAACATCTCCCGTAAGAACACCCCCTTGTATTGCAGCACCCATAGCTACAACTTCATCTGGATTTACACCTTTAAATGGTTTCTTTTTAAAAAATTTCTCAACAGATTTTTGTATAGCTGGAATTCTGGTAGACCCACCAACTAAAATAACCTCATCAATGTCTCCAATAGTTAAACCACTATCTTTAAGTGCTTTTTTACATGGGACCATTGTTTTCGTCACTAATTTATCAATCATAGATTCGAACTTAGCTGTAGTTAGTTTTTTAACCAAGTGCTGGGGTCCTGTACTATTAGCACTTAAATATGGTAAATTGATATCTGTGGAATTTGAAGACGACAATTCTATTTTAGCTTTTTCAGCCGTATCTTTCAATCTTTGTAAAGCGATAGCGTCTTTACTTACATCTATTCCAGTATCTGATTTAAATTCATTAATTAACCAATCAATTATAATTTCATCAAAATTATCTCCCCCAAGATGTGTGTCTCCATTAGTAGAGAGTACTTCAAATACACCACCACCTATTTCAAGAATAGAAACATCAAATGTTCCACCACCCAAATCGTAAACCACAACTTTTTTGTCTTGATTTTCATCTAAACCATAAGCTAATGCCGCTGCGGTAGGTTCGTTTATAATACGTAAAACATTTAACCCAGCAATTTCACCAGCTTCTTTAGTAGCGTTTCTTTGGGAATCATTAAAATAAGCGGGTACTGTAATAACAGCATCCGTTACCTTAGTTCCTAAATACTCCTCTGCCGTTTTTTTCAAATTTTGTAAAACTATAGCTGAAATTTCTTGTGGTATATATGACTTTCCATCCACACTAATTTTAATACTATCATTAGTGCTTTTTTCTATTTTATATGGAATTTTACTTATTTCTTTTTTTATTTCACTGAATTTACTTCCAATGAATCTTTTTACCGAATAAATGGTATTTTCTGGATTAGTTACTGATTGTCTTTTTGCCGAGTCACCAATTACTCGTTCATTGCTTTTAAAAGCAACAATAGAAGGTGTTGTTCTTTTACCTTCTAAATTTACTATGACTTCAGGTGTACCACCTTCAATTACTGAAACGCATGAATTTGTGGTTCCTAAGTCAATCCCTATTACTTTTGACATATTTTTATTTTTTTTATTGTCTTTTATTGTTTTATGAATATAAATTCGTTAATCTTATTGTCAATAAGTATACCGTTTAATTATTTATGACATACTGTCACCATATACTGACATATTGTCACTACTTGATTTTAAAAGGTATTAATGTATTATTTATAATAAAAAATGTTATGATAGAACCGACAGGAAGTTTTGCAGAATTTGAAAAGGGTAAACCCCAAAATTTACCTAAAAAAGAATCACTTTCATCGAAAAGTGGAACACCAGTACTAGATAATTTTTCAAGAGATTTGATAAAATATGCGGAAGAAGGAAAATTAGACCCCGTGGTTGGGAGAGAAAAAGAAATTAATAGAATAGCCCAAATTTTATCACGAAGAAAAAAAAATAATCCAGTATTAATAGGTGAACCAGGGTGTGGAAAAACCGCACTAGTAGAAGGGTTGGCTATGAAAATAAATGAAGGTAAATGTCCTCGTAATTTATTAGATAAAAGAATTGTGGGATTAGACCTAACATCCATCGTAGCTGGTACCAAATATAGGGGTCAGTTTGAAGAAAGAATGAAAGCTATAATTGATGAATTAGTAGAACATGAAGAAATTATAATTTTTATTGATGAGATTCATACCGTCGTTGGAACCGGAAATGCTTCTGGTTCATTGGACGCCGCCAACATATTTAAACCCGCATTAGCACGGGGGGAGGTACAATGTATTGGAGCAACCACCATAAATGAATATAGAGAAAATATTGAAAAGGATGGTGCTCTAGAAAGAAGGTTTCAAAAAATAATAGTCGAACCCACAACTGTAGAAGAAACATTACAAATACTTAAAAATTTAAAAGAACGTTATGAAGAACACCATAAAGTTAATTATAGTGATGAGTCTTTAGAAGCTTGTGTGTTATTATCTGAAAGATATTTGACTCACAGAGAATTTCCAGATAAAGCTATAGATATTATGGATGAAGTGGGAGCTAAAGTACAAGTAGAATTAGAATACCCTAAAGAAATTGAGGATTTAAGACGAATACTTAGTGATTTAAAAGAAGAAAAGGTAGAGGTGGTAAAATCACAAAAATATGAAAAAGCCGCGGAATTAAGAGATAAGGAACGCACAGTTTTAGGTACTCTTGAAGAAAAAAAATTGGCGTGGGAAATGGAATTAGAAGATAGTCGTAAACCAGTAACGGAAGATGATATATATGATGTAGTTTCCCAAATAACAAAGATACCCATATCTAGATTAGACACTAATGAAACAAAAACATTACTGAGTTTAGAGAGCTCTCTTCAAAAAATTGTAATAGGTCAAAATGAAGCTGTCAAGAAAGTTGCAAGAGCCATCAGGCGTAATAGGGTTGGGATTAGAGATAATAAAAAACCAATTGGTTCTTTCATGTTTTTAGGTTCCACGGGTGTTGGTAAAACTCACTTAGCTAAAGCGATTGCACGTGAGGTGTTCGGTAATGAAGATTCTTTAATACGGTTAGATATGTCAGAATATAAAGAAAAATTCAATTCAACAAGATTGATTGGTTCACCACCTGGATATGTTGGTTATAATGAAGGGGGTCAACTAACTGAAGCTGTTCGCAAAAAACCCTATTCGGTAATATTGTTAGATGAAATAGAAAAAGCTCATTCCGATATTTATGACCTATTATTACAAATATTTGATGAAGGGCATATAACTGATAGTTTAGGGAGAGTCATTAATTTTAAAAATACCCTTATCATTATGACCTCTAATGTGGGAGCTAAACAAATGGGTGAATTTTCAAACCCTTTAGGGTTCACAACGAAAGATTCTGAATCAAGAACAGAGGAAGCGGTATCACAAATATTGAAAAAAGCACTAAAAAATACCTTTAAGCCAGAATTTCTAAATAGGGTAGAACATAATATAATATTTAAAAGTTTAGAAAAAAAATCTATTAGTAAAATAGTAAGGTTGGAACTGAATCACTTACAAGAAAGATTAAAAGAAAAAAAATACCACATGACTTTTGATAAAAAGGTAACTGATTTTATTGTAAAAGAAGGGTATGACGATAAATTCGGTGCAAGACCAATAAAAAGAGCAATTCAAAATAAGTTAGAAGATTTTATTTCTGAAGAAATATTAAAAGGAAATGTCGTGGAACACAATACCTACACTATGAGAATTAATAAAGATAATGAAATTACTATAAACGAAGAAAGTGATAATGAGTAGTTTATTAGGCAATAACTGCTCCATATGAACCAGTAACTATCCAACCAGCATCTGCATCCCAAAGTAAATCAATCGAATCTCCCGCATCTGTTAGTGTAAAACTACTATATGGGCTAGTCCACGTATTAATGGTCATGGAACCAGTAAGTGAATCGTCATACACATAAATAGTCAATCTTTGTCCCTGACTACCATTAGGTAAAGACCCCGGAGCCGGGGACGAACCTATTTGTGCTATTCTCCAAATAGATTTTTTACTTATAGAGGGTGAAACATCGGCATCTGTAGTTACTATCCCTGTTTTATGTATTTGAGCTTCTGCGATTAAAGTATCACCTATGTAAGTAGTACTTAATGTAGTTACCCCTGTGCCCGTTAAATCACCATCAACAACAGCTTCAGGGCCTATTGTAACGGGTGAACAACCAGTTATGGTAGACACGTATAATGTTCCACCAAACTCACATAAATCTACATTGGGCATATAAACTGTATCGTCGGCATTTCCTGTAATGCCAAACCCACCAAGTACTGCACTTCTATCTCCATTGACTATGGAGTTAAAAGAATGTGCAAATGAAGTTAAACCTGAAGCTGTGGAACCACTACCCCCCGCGTGGGAACCTGAACCAGCCGCTACAGTTTTAATATTTTGAGCATGAGACGCGTCTCCTGACGCTATGGGCCCAATATCGGTTGGTCCTGGGATGCCTATCTCAATATTTGGTCCTCCTTCTGCATGTGCCCACTTACCACTAGCAATTGTATTATGTCCTTGAGCGTGAGAACCATAATTACCACTTGCAATCGTATAACCACCTTCAGCGTGAGAACCTGTACCTGAGGCTAGAGTATTATATCCTTCAGCGTGACCTACTGCCTCTGTTGTTGCAGAGGTTTGGTATCCCTCAACGTGTGAATAATCAGCGTCTGCTGTAATAATTGTCTGATATCCTTCACCATGTGAATAATTACCTATAACTGTAGTGTAAAATCCTTCCGCGTGAGAATAATCACCATGAGCTTTTGTTCCTCTTCCTTCCGAGTGTGCTGTAACTCCAGTTGCTTCTGTTTGGAATCCTTGAGCGTGACAATAATATTTTGCTCCACTGCCCGCTAATGTCCCATATCCTTCTGCGTGAGACATATGAGTCATAGCAGATGTTTGGGCCCCTTCAGCGTGAGACCCAATACCTAAAGCATACCCACCAATATAGAGACTAGCCCCAGGAAGTATATAACCACCTTCAGCGTGAGAACAAGCTCCTATAGCTAGTGACCCATATCCTTCTGCGTGAGAAACTTGTCCACTAGCTAAGGTAAAACCACCTTCTGCGTGAGCACCCATTGTAGTTGCTGAAGTAGGTGCTATTGTAGGTAAGTCTCCAGTTTTTATTGAGCCACCTTCAGCGTGTGAAGCAGTACCACTTGCGAGATTCCCCCACCCTTCAGCGTGAGAATAGTTTTCTATTGCTCTTGTATAAGACCCTTCAGCATGGGACGACAGTCCACTAGAAATTGTAGTGTGTCCTTCAGCGTGTGAAGCTATACCATACGCTTTAGTATCTATGCCTTCAGCGTGTGAACCATAACCTATCGCTGTCGTATCTTTACCTTCAGCGTGAGATGTGTCTCCAGTTGCCCACGAACTGTCTCCCTCCGCATGAGAATAGTTCCCTTCAGCTTGTGTACTTATACCTTCCGCATGTGAACTATTACCATATGCTTGAGTGTCTGTACCTTCAGCGTGTGAACCCTGTCCTGTTGCTATAACACCAGTTTTCCACCCATAACCTTCCGCGTGAGCACCTCTACCGATAGCTATATTAGTCGCCAACCCACCATCACTGTACCCCTCAACGTGTGAACCATAACCTATCGCTGTCGTATCTTTACCTTCAGCATGAGATGAAGTTCCCGTCGCCCAAGTGTTTTCGCCTTTAGCGTGAGAATAGTTCCCTTCAGCTAATGTGGTACTTCCCCACGCTATAGAATTAATGCCTGTTGCGGATGAAGTAATATGTTGGATAGGACTATGTTCTGTAACAGCATCTAAACACGCGTATCTATTATTTATATATAAATTAGTTATACAACTACCACTTCCACCACTAAATACAGTATCTGCGGGGTCTAATAGACCAAACATTATCGTATCTCCCGAAATAAAGGTTGTAATTCCGCTGGTTCCTTGAAGTCGTCTAAAATTTAATGCCCCATCATTAGGGTTAGCTGTCTTACTCACATAGAGACCTATACCACCAGAACCTAGATTATTTCCAATGGTATTATCTATTTTTTGACTTAAAATACTAAGATTACCATCTAACTCACCATGAGTTAATGCGTTACTTTGGCTTAATCTTAAATAAAATGGAATTGGTAATGGCATATCTACTTATTTACTATATAAATATCGCCAGTATAAAAAAGAGAAGTTTAAAAGAGTAATTGGGAATAATCTTTTTCTTGGTGTTTAAATGTATGTCTAGTATTCCCCAGCTTTTTAAGAATATTTTTTCCTAGTAAAATTGCATTACTAACATCTTCTACTACAACATATTCATTTTTTGTGTGGTATCTATAATAACCAGTTGCAAAATTTAAACATGGAAAATCAAAATTTTTCTTTAACATCATTGTGTCGGTATATGGATGATATAACCATTTAATATACCCGTGATTTAATATAATATCCTTAACTGATTCAAAAAACAAACTTTTTTCTTCATACAGTTGGACACCCATTAAAGTTTTACTCATTGTATCATTTTCTGTAGAGTCAAATTGTATTGCGTAGCCCACATTTTTAAAAAACTCTGGGTCTGCTTGTTTTGAACCGTGACATCCAGTTTCTTCTGCAACGGGAAAGAAAACTTTACACGTGTCTACTTCTCGAAGAATTTCCATACATGTAAACACCCCAGCTTTATCGTCTCCACCAATACCTGTTGGTTCTCCAGTTTCTTTTTCATAAGCTTTTAAAGCAAATTTAGGTTCATTTTGTGCATTTAACCTATATTCCTCCTCTATAACCATATCAACTTTTGGGTGAACAGTATCTAAGTGAGCAACCAAGCAAGGATAAATCTCACTCTGGCCTTTGGTAATATAAAGACACCCCAAGTCGTCTTGATAAAAGGACACACCATTTATTTGTTGTAACTCATTTATCAAAAATTCAATTAGGTCGTCTTCCTCCCAAGTATAGGTCGGAACGGCTAACAAATTTTTTAATCGTTGTAATTGTTTATTTTCCATAACACAAAGATAATACTATTTTCTAATAAAACCAAATAAATTTAATTAATAATTGTTTTAAGTTTAATTAATAATTGTTTTAATCTATTTTTATACCATTTTTTAGACCACCCATCTAAGTACCCATGCATTACCAATTCTGTTTTAACTTTAAGAATTTCTTCTTTTAATTTTTCTACTTTTTTCATAAACTCTTTTTTTAAATAAATATTTCATTTATATTTGTTTTCATGCTCCCGTAGCTCAACTGGATAGAGCAACAGCCTTCTAAGCTGTAGGTTATAGGTTCGAGTCCTATTGGGAGTACGTAAAAAATTTTGTAATATTCTTTGTATTGTCAAGTATTTATATTACATTTATAATTAGTTCTTTGAAAATATTTAAAATATGGGGGTGACTGGAATTGATTGGCATACACCGATAAAAGTCAGCACGTCGAGGCTAAACTAACCTTGGAAAACTGGTTTAACTTTCTAAAACGGCAACGTATTAGATACCATGACAACTCTTGGACTTATCCATGACGAGTCAACTGTGACTGTAGCGTAACTAGGTTACGACTATTTTTAGTCCCGTTCTTACTATAGAATTTAAGATTTGTTTCTTTAGTTTGTAGAACGTCATAAGACAAATCGAACTCACCGTAGTCATTTAGGTGATTAAAATATTAAATGACTGGGACTCTGGATGGTTGTTTATTCTATGAAAGATTAGTCCGAGGATAAAAGAATAAACTAAACGTGTAGGATAGATTTCTATAGTTGATGAGCAAGACGCGGGTTCGAATCCCGCCACCTCCACCATATTAAATTAATTAAGTGGGTACCTGAGACGGACGCTTCGTAGCCTGTAATGGATAGAATGGGTAAGACCATTTAGGGTATTAATCTCCATTGAGACCCGCGTTCTTGGAGAACCCACTTTTTTATTTTCCTAAATTTTGGGTGAATTTACCCATATATTTTTGTAGTAAGTCACTCATGATGCCTCCACCATCTGACTTACTCTGTTGGTATGAAGCCGCGGTATCTGTTGGTGGTTCCTCAACCTTTTCACCGTACTTCACTTTTTCTTTTCCCTCTTTTTCTTTATCATCAAGTACGCCCTGTACCTCATCTTTCTTTTGTTTTAATTTACCACATAAAACCTCTTTTACTTTTCCTTCTATTTCTTGATATATAGCACTATTGTCCCCTATATCAGTTAAACTATTACGTAATACCTGTTCAAAAGTACCGTCAAGCCCTATAGTAGATTCACCTAATTTAAAAGCTCCATATTCTATAATTCCTTTTGTTAGAAATGGTGCTAAAAAGTTACAATCAAGTAATTTGGGGATGTCCCATATTGGTACGTTTCCTAATGCAATCCCTACAAATTTTCCTAACTCTCCTGTTATTCCAAAAGTCCCTAATAACCACCTCCATAACTTTTCTCTTACGGTACCCCATAAAGAACCCAAAATACCTTGATTCTGGGACATCGTGAACTCCTGTTCTGACAAATATTTTTTATTATGTTTTAAAGAATAAGAAATTTCATCTAATGTAAATCCCCTACTTGTAAGACGATGCATATCTCTAACAAAATTTTCACATATAACATCAGGTGATTTCCCAATATTTTTACGTTCAAATCGGTCTGCCCAATTAATTAATCTTATGTTTTTGGATTCAGATAACACTGGTTGTTTGGGTATCGACATTTCAGATTGTGCTACACTCTCAATAAATTCAACTAATTCTGACTCTGTAAATTTAATTTTTGACATTTCTTAATTATTTTTTTCTATTTCTTCGTTTATTTTGACGTGCTCTACGTTTTTCTTTTTTGGTTGGTTTTGGGTCTCCTTTTCCCGTCAATCCATATTCAGATTTAACTTTAGAACTTCCACCCCCAATAAAATTAAAGTCATCATAACAGTGAGATAAGGCTTGATATACATTTTTACCACCTTTTTTAGGTAATAATTCAGCACTATAACTAATTAAATCCTTACACCCTTCTTTTGTTGGTGCTAATTTAACCTCATCTTCTAATGTCTTCGTAATGTTTTTCATATCTTCTTGGGTCCCTTTAAATTCGGGTACTTTAACTTCTTGATTGGAGGAAGCTACGTCCTCTTTAGGTGTGGACATTGCTTTTAACATAAAAGAAGCGGTTTCTGGGCCAATAACTCCGTCAACCTTTAATCCGTTAGTCGATTGATAATTTTTAACAGCAGTGTGGGTTGAATCATCAAATACGCCGCTTTCATTCATTCTTAAAAATTTCTGTATTCTATTGATTGATGTCCCTTTTTGTCCTTTTTTAATTAATCCGTTTCCCGCTGCGGCATCTTCTAATGATGGAGCAGTGGTTGCACTTGGTGTAGATTTTTCTTTCTTTTCTTTACTACTACTATTGTCATCCCCACTTCTTCTTCTGCTAATTTTATGTCTGTCATCATCAGAGTCATATTTTACAGTATACTTACCTTCACTAACTAATTGACTTTCATTTAAAACTTTTCTTAAATCATGAATAGACTCTTCTAATACCTCAAAATCATTAACCCCCATTGCCATAGATATCGCGGCACCTTGTATAACACTTGGTTTTCTTTTTGCTGTATTTGGGTTATCCTCCACTAAATCATCTATATATTCATCAGCTGTTCCTTCAGGTCCTTCTATCATATCTAAGGTTTCACCTTTTTCATAAACCACACCATTAACCTCTATATCATCACTTAAAGTCATTAAATCACTACCTTCGTCAGCCTTATTAAATATTTTCATTACTTTAGCTTTATCTTCATCATCTTCTATAACAAATGTTTCACCATCTAAAGTCCTAAAGTATACTTTATCTTCAGAATTTTCAATATATTCAAACATTCCCATATAATCTTTACTACCAGCACCAAAAACTATTGCAGTATTAGACGCCCCTGCTGTGTCTACAAAGACATCCACAGTCTGACCACCAAAAAGAGTTTTAAATGTTATTCGATAGGCTGGTAATCCTTCTGGTCTTTCAAATAAATCCTTAGACAGGTCTTCCATCTCTTTTTCTAAATCTTCTATAGTATAAATTCTTTTTCCGTTAATTATACATAAAGGTTTATCTTGTAATATAGTTAAAATGGGTTGGAAATCTGATTCATTTAATTCGTCACCCAATTCTTCTATTAAAGAACCATATTTTAAATCATAGATTCCTGTTAAGTGAGAACAATCATATAATGTAGCTACATTTCTAAAGGCATTGTATATACTTTCTTCATCTGTACCCGCACCTTCAGTAGCACCAAACGAAATAAAATCCACTAATCCTTTACCGAAATATTTTTCACCACCTTCTGTAGCGTCTTGAATCATGTCAGCTAACCCCGCTAATTGTGCTTCGCTTTGAAAGGTAAATGGGATTTCTTCAGTTAATCCCTGCTTTTCAGCTTCGTCATATACCGCAGGATTAAAAGCAATTGCTAATATGTCTTCTTGACTTAGTGTACCACCATTTGCCCATTGTTCCATGGATGCTGCCGCGTCTCCCGGTCCCTTTCCAGACATATTACTAGCTGCCAGATATCCTCCGCCCCCCAATACGGTTAAAGCTTTTAACCCTCCTAAAACACGTGCATTTAAAATAGATTTACTTTGGGCGGCAGTTAATGTTTTTGCTCCACCGGGTAATTTTCCTAAACTTAATCCACCAGAAGCTATTTTACCAACATTCTTGGTCCCTAAACCAGCTTTAGCTAACCCACCTGTTGGTACTTTGGTAATCCCCCGCATAAATTTAGGTAAAACACGTGCTCCACCTCGTGCAATCCATGGTCCTAATCTTGCTAATCCACCTACAATAGCCCCCCAAAACTCTAGTTGTAATTCCCCATCAATTGGTGGTGTATCGGTGATAATTTCTTTGTTTTCTTTTATAACTTTAGGTTTTATTCTACTGTCATTGGTATTTCCCAACAATACCTTTTTAGTTTTTGATGGAAAATCCTTACTGTAACTCTCCAAATAGACCATTTTTTTTAATTCTTCCTCAAGTGTTTTTTTTGGTTTTTTCATTATTATTCTTTTTTTTATAAATATATTATTTTTTCTTTAAAGTTTATTGTCCTTGCATGGCACCAACCATTTCTTCTTGGTCTTTAATATTTAACGAATCAAAAGCTTCCTCACCTTCTTTTGAACCTAAAAATTCTTTAAATTTACTATTCACATCTCCCTCTGACATGGTGTCTATTGCGGCACTTCCACCCGCAATACCTGTTAACCACCCAATAAATTTAACCCATAGTTTAGTTCTATTCAATAATCCCTTACGTTGCATTCTCGTTAAAATACCCCCACTTCTAAATATTCTTATATTTTTTACCCCTTTAGCTGATAATTCCGCAGCTTCTCTAAAAACTCTACTATACGTTTTTACATCTTTGGAAAATGTCTTTAAAAATGGTACTTTACCTAATTTTGCTGCGGTTTTTGCTAAAAATCCAGTAACTTTAGAATCTCCCATTGCTCCCAAGACAGCTTTTCCTTCTTTAGTTTTTCCCATATTTTTTGCCACCTTAAGTGCATCACCAGTTTTTAATCCAGCATTAATTGCTGTTTTATTAACCTTCCCCAATTTCATAATACCAATAAATGGTTTGGCTATTAAATCTCCAACGTAAGGCACAACAGAAATTAAACTTAACATACCATATAACATATCACCCTGTCTAAAATAAGATACAGCATTAACTGTATCCGCTATTCCGGTTGGGTCTACAATACCAACCACATCTAACATTGTATTATACCACCTACTTTCTTGTAGTGGGTTTGCCTTTCCTCTACTAATAGAATATGTGTCAGCCCAGTGAGTTACCCCACCAGCGGGATTTGCCGGTCCTCTTGTTAACCCAGACTCCCATTGTTTAGCTCCTGTTCCACCAGCATCTGAAACACCAGTTTCTACACCAGCACCTTCAGTGCCACCTTCAAGTTCTTGTTCTTCAAGTGAGGTTCGTATAATAGATATTAGTTCTGTTTCACTGAGAAATACCTTCATTATTAACCATTCATTTTAACATCAACAGTGACTGTTACACCGACTTTACCATCATTTGTCTTCCACTTCCATGTTTTCTTTAGCTTATCGTCTTCTAAGGTTTCAGTCATACTTTTATTACGAAGACTAAAAGCTCCTTTAGTTGCTTCCAAATGACCAACAACATCCTTAAAAGTTTTTTCTGCTGATGGATGTGATTTTGTTGGTGTTGGTTCGTCTTGTTTTTCTTCTTGTTCCTTTAAAGTCGTTTCTATTACTTTAATTAATTCACTTTCAGTAAGTCTAATTGTTTTATTTTTCATAATGTTACTTTATCGTTTATCCATTCTTTCAGATATTCCTTTGATACCTGAGTAATTTTTTTATTTATTGTTGGGGACAAGTAATCTTCCTCATCCGACATCTCACAAACAGCTTCACTTATTAATTCTTTTTGAAATTTTTCTTTTATAAGACTAATAGAATTATAAACCTTGAAACCGTTATGCTCATATAAAAAATCTAGGTAATTAAAAATTTTTTCACGCAAGGCTTGTTCTGGTATTGATTCATATCTTTCATTTAAAATATCATTTACAATACTATTTAAATAATAGTTAAGCCTAAATTTTTTACCCATGACTTTATTTTTATTAATAAATATTTGTAAAGGTGCTAATAATTTATTACTTTTGTAGTATAAACTAAAAAAACCCATAACAATGAAAAATATATTAACTACAGTACTTTTAATTATATGTATCTTATCATTTAATAGTTGTAAGAAATATGAATTTGATGAGCCGTTGCCCACTATTGAGAATAATGAATGGATATTACAAAGTGGTAGGGTTTACGTGGAAAATTTAGATAATGGTGAACTTAAATATTATGACCATTTTGGTCCTAATAGAACTACTAGTAATTTAGACATTTTTGGTGGTTCACAGAGTGATATAGATAATATTAACATTTCTCAAACCTCTTGGTATTTTTCAGATGGTAATTTTATTTTAGATAACTCGGTTTATTATGGATATACATCTATGGGTAGTGGTATAAATGTGCAATATACAATAATTGGAGTGCCACCATTTGGGTCTTCACGTAATATTGGTGTTTTAGAATTAAACGACAATATTCTTACTATTATTGTATATGAATCTAATGAATCCCATAATGGGGTTAACTACCATTATTTTTCTACATTAACATTTAAACGTATAGGTACAACGTGTTCTACATGCACTACAGAATCAATAAATGGTTATACGTATTCTGGTATCGTGGGTACAGTTATAGAAGAACCCACCACTTTAGATGGTACTTCGTGGATAATTACTCGTTATGATGAAGGAATGGCACCATATTACCCTAATGATACACTAACATTTATAAGTCAGGTGGTTTATACCTTAAATAATACTGGCGGATATACTTATTCCCTATCTAATATCGCTGGTAACAACATGCATAGTTTAACATTATATGATTGTACCACTTTTGGTGGTAACTATAGTGGTCAATTATCTCTTTCATTTATTGAAGCTGGAGAAATTAATAATGTGACTATGACTGGTGTGTTTGGCACAAACGGTACTATCCAAGTGTGGATGGAGAAATTATAATTAATGTTCTTCTGAGTTAGTAAAATAATTATCTAGAGACCCGTCATTTAATTCATACGCGTTTTCCATTTTTTTAACACAATCAGACACTAAGCCCCAATCAGTTTCTTCTATTGCTACATTTAAAAGTTCTATGATTTCATCTATTTCCATAATTTTAAAAAGTTTTTGTGAATAAGTATTATATATTTTTAGAAAAGACTAAAAACCAGTTTCCTTTTTACAAATTTATAAGTAAATTATTTTATGAAAAAGAAGGAATTAAAAGCTAACCACCCCGAGTTGGACATACATTTAGTTGACGTACTTAATCTTTTAGACCCATCTCAAACTAACAAATACACCCAATTTTTAATTAAAGAATTTAAAAAAATTTATTCTAATTTCGAAAAATCAGAAAGGATACATCCAACCCTACACACCCCAACCATAGGTAAACTTTTTAAAAGTGGTTCAGTTTTAGAACACCACATTCTAGATTTTATTATTGAAATTTTAGGTAAAGAAAATATACACGCTTTAATAGATTTTAATACACATTTAGAAAATAAAAGAACTCAAATTACCGATATATCTAAACTGGAATCTTTTGGTGATGTACATGAACAACTTGTACTAGCAGAATTAAAATATAGTAATAATAAAATTAAAAAAGAAGTTAGTACGTTATACGACGATGGTGTGTGGTTAATAATAAAACCATTAACTTATGAATCCTCTAAAGTTTATGGTGCTTCTACCAAATGGTGTACGTCACAACGAGATAACCCACGACCATTTTATGAATACTCTAAAGAAGGCATATTTTTATATATTATTAATAGAGTAACAAATAAAAAAATTGCAGTTAACTGGACTATTGATGGTTCACATATAGAGTTATCGTGGTGGGATGAGGTAGATAATCGGTTAGATTCAATGCAAACTCAACTACCAAAACACATACTAGAAAAAATAAAAGAATTACTAAAAAGTGAAAACTTACCTAACCATAATTTTTTTAATAAAAAAGAAAAAAATAAATGTGAAGATGTTTTAAATAAATATAGTTCTGTAATACCGTCACCAGACGCGTGGGCTGTGTATAATCGTAATACTGAAACAAATGACTGGTATTCTATGAGTGATGGTAATAATTGGACTATTAGTGATGAATCAGATGTACACTCTATGGGTGTAGATGAAGTTATTAATAAAACTTTAGAATATAATTACACCTATAAATCACTTAAAAAGTCATTAGAGGATTTAAACGATTAACCCCAATAATGTTTATATGTATTCTCGTTTAAGGGTTCTGGGGTATCTATAGGGTTACTTTCAAACCCCACTTCTTTAGTAGAAAAAGGACTTTGTCCTTCATTTTTAAAAATTAATACCTCACCTTTATTACTAGGCCCAAACACAAAATAATCTACATTAGATGGATTATAATACTTTAACCCGGTAGACTTAACAACGTGTTGATTTTTTCTTTTATAAAAACCATATAGGGGTTTGGCTTGGTACGTATGCATCTTACCACTCTCTTTATTTTTAACCTCAATATCAACCCCGCTCACCGCATCTCGTCTTAAACCAGGATTTGCCTTCCAAATAACTTCATACCCATCTCCGTACCAGTCTTTTAAATAGTTCGACGCTCCAGTTTCATTTTTAATTCCGTACCCCCACGTACTATGATTTGCAGCTGTTAATTTTTTAAGAGTATCACTATTAGGGTGAAATAAATCCTTTTTATTGTAATATATAAAATCCACAAATTCATCTATATTAAAATTAAGGGGTAAATTATTCTGAGTTAAATACGATTCATAACTCTCAAGTAATATATTTCTAACTACTGGATTAGTGTTAAAAAAATTCAGTATAGACCACCCATAATCACTTCCTTTGGCTACTTCAAAATTTAGAATTCCTTCCATGTGCTCATCGGTTGGCTTACCCCAACTATGATTAATATTTAGGTCCTTATCCTTGTATATTTCTTTTAAAGAATTATCAATAACTTCTTTAACTTTCCCCATCCAAGTTTTAGGTCCTCTATGTTTCCATTGGTAGTCACTTTTTATGGTATCTAATTTAAAATTATCTGGAATAAGGTGTTGGAGTGTTGGTCTTGTTTCTTTATTTAATACAACATATAACCCCCCTCTTTTAGAGGTTCTAAAATTTCCTGCTTGTACTTCAGCCCATTTATTTGGGTCATCTTCATTTCTTAATGTAATGAATTGTGTGTCTGGGTCAGGTAGACCGGAAGTACCATTAAAAAATAAAATATGGTTAAATTTTCCACTCCCTAAAGCAGCCTTTTTGTACGTAATTTCTTTATATTCTTCTTCTTTCAATATATTTTCTTTTGTTTCTGTAGGTGGTCCTAGTTTACGGTAAACATCCACATCTGGTAATAAGGGCATATTTTTAAATTGTTCGTTTTCTGGGTCGATAATCCACCTTACAAGGATTTTTTCACCCAATGCAGGCATACTCTCAAAACCCATAACAACACCCTTAGTTGCAACGGGAATGGGGTTCCATGGGTCTTCCATGTGAAGTAATTGAATGACATCTCCTATCTCTACTGGGGGGTTAGTACCCTTACTTTCATTAAGTCTTCTACGCTCTTGGGCATCTTCTAAAAACTTTCCACTTAAAATAAATGTATATAAACGACGAGCAATAGATTTAAAAACAGCATTAACATTTTCCATTGACATGTCACCATCTGAATTTTCTATTGTACTTAATGCACTCCGTGTCAATGCGTCTCTCACACTTTGGGCATTTTCCCATAAATAAAGTAAATCTTCATTTCCATATTCATGAAAAAATTTATCGTAATCTGGGGGAAAGGCATTATTTTCTTCGGCCCATCTTAATATTTCCCCCGCGTATTCTCCCTTTAAATTAGATTCAGCGTCAGTTAAAAATGGAGATAAATCAGTCATGATTGGATTATAACGGCCCCAACTTCTAAGTCTCTCTACAAAATCGGCCACCAATATTCGGTCATTTCCTCTAAGGGCTTTTAATAAATCCACATTACCTAATAATCTTTCCATATCATCAGCCATTGCTTCTTTTAATATTCTACTTTCGTCTACTTCCCCTCGTCCCGATGATTTTAAATTATACCCATCATCTGGATTATCAGTTAAATTAATTTTTTCTAAATGCCTTGGAGTTAATAATTCTTCTACCGGTATACCTGCACTTTTTAACTCCATCATAAAATTATATAATGTGTTATAATCTTTTTTAAGATTTTCGTCGAGACATTTACCCACACAATCTGGGTCTATACCGTAGTCACCACAATAACATCGGAATTCCATTACAATATCATAAAAAACGTCGAATAATAAAATTGCAAATACCCAGTCTAGGTGAACACCCTTTAATATTTGTAATTTATTATCTAATGTTGGGTAAAATTCGAAAAACTTAGAACTACGTTGGTGGAATCCTTGTGCCTCCCTTGAAGTGGCAGGTGGGATATCACCTAATATTTCTGAAAAGTCAGGAGTTTCAAAATCGGGATTAAGTAGCCCTAGCTTGGTCCCTTCTTTTACCGCGTCATCTAGAATGTATAGGGCATCATCAAAATTTGCTGAGGGGTCAGTAAAACTTTCCGCGTAAGTACTGGGGTGGTAAGTTTTATATAATTGTCTATATAAATTACCCTTATGTGGTTTCCAAAATTTCTTTAAAAAATATTTGAAGGGTTCTATGGGTGGTAGTGTCTCGTATTCTTCCATCTTCTATAAATAGTTATAGACTTATTTAAAAAAATATAGTATCTTATTCATATGAATAAAGAAATGATTATATGTATATTACTTTTTTTGGTTGGGCAATCTATGGTGTGGTTCCAATTAAATGGGCAATTTCTGTGGCCTGTTTTTAAAAAATATGAAGGTTTAATTATTCTATCTGGGATTCCTATAACTTGGGTGTTTTTAATAGCGACGAGATACGGTTATTCCGCGTTTGGTGGTTTATTATGGCCTCAAAGATTTTTAGCCTTTGTGGGGGGAATTATTATTTTTAGTGTCTTTACCTGGTTATTTAAGGGTGAGGGCATTTCAGCCAAAACTTTTGTATGTTTAGCGTTAGCAAGTAGTATTTTATTCATACAAATTTTATGGAAGTAATGAAATTTACACAATTTAAATGATATTTATAATCGTGACTAGTGACATAAATTAAAGTAAAAAAAAGGAGGAAAGTAATTAAAAAAAAGGGACCCTAAGGTCCCTTTTTTTGTGAAGTGGAAAGTAAAAGAAAGTAATTACCGAGTAGGTAATACAAAGATAAATATCACACTAATTACGATAAGTTACTTTTTTTCTATTTTTTTTCCTTTTTAAGTAGTTCTACCCACTTTTCTGAAACTATTTTATAATAAAATTTGTCATTTGCAAAATATAAGGATTCACCAAACCCTTTATTAATTAATTGTCCTATTAGTGGAGCTTTGTCGTCACCCCACCCAATACTGATGGTGGTGTACTTATTAGTTTTTTTATTTGGTAGGTCCGATTTAATAGGGTTCATTAAGCGATTAATTAGTTGTGGCTTAGTACCAGATACTTTTAATCCTTTTTCTTTACAAAGGGATTTTAATCCTTTTACTGTCATTTTTCTATATTTTTTCTCTGTATTCATAATACAAAGATAAACAAAAAAAATTAAACTACAAAATTAAATGAAAAATATTTTTAAAAATCGTCTTCGTTAAATGGGTTCATTTGACTTTTAAGTTGGACCATTATCTTAGAATAGTCATTCATGGGACCCACGAAATCATTTCTTACCTTACCTAATTCGTGTTTCAACCTATCTTGTACCAGTATTCCCTCAACTAATGAAGAAAACACATCCATCGAATCTCTAAATTTCATATAATTTTCGAATAGGGTCTTCATCATGGCTTCCTCATCCTGTGCTCCTATATTTGGGTCGTCATACCCACCCACCTCATTAAGTAGTTTTTGATATTGTGAATTATTTAATTTAACTTTCATAATAATAAATATATCTTAAAATTGTTTTGGTAATTACAATATTTTTATTTATCTTTGTATTATGAAAAGATTACCAAAGAAAATACAAAAAATAATTAAAAGAGAAAGATTTACTCTGGATACCACCACACCCAATGACCGTTACACAAAGGGGGTTAAAGTCACCTATCGTATTAGTGGAATTACAACTGCTGACGCAAAATGGTTTAAGGAAAGTACACCAATGGATAAAAATTTGTGTCAGGATATTTGGGTGAATATAAAAGTAAGTGGGGTGGCTGAGACTGGTAACTATCAAGACTTAGAAAAGAAGCTACGGCCTATCGGTGATGTAGCAAAATGTAAAAGAAGTTCTAGATGGGGGTATAATTCTTTATGGGGTTACCAATACCACAAAAAAATTAGAGTACACCTTCGCCGTCACACTAAATCTGAAATTGAGAATTTTCTAAAACTAGTTGGGATTCAGGCCCAAGGATGGGTTAATTTAAAAATTAAAACTATCGGGTGGGAATAGATTAACGATTCTTTTTAATGTAAGACATTCTATCTTCCATTTCATTTACATCTTGAACAAACTTGTGAACCTGCTCTTCATCTATAAACTTACTAACTTCATTTAAGTGGTCAACCACCAAACCATGTCTATCATCTGATAAGGCGTGGTTTTCTGGTTGCATCTTTAATTGACCTTGTTGTGAACTTAGAGTACCCTGCATTCTCCACTCATTTAGTGAAGTTTTTTCTTCCTCAGTATGAAGATTTCTAATTCGTTTAGTTTCAGCAGAAGAGTTATTATAATGTCTGGGGTCTTCTTTCCTTCTATTATATTTGTGCCCTTCCCAACGTGGATGATTTAAGTTCATAGTTTTTATATATAAATAGTGACAAAACCGTTAAAATTGTTTACATTTATTAAATGGCAGAATTTAGAGAAATTTTAGTAAAAGCTTATACAAGACTCGATGGAACATTAGTTTGTTCACATTTACGAACTATAAAGGCTATCCCTAAAAAATCCCCTAAAAAAATCCAGACAAAAAAAATAATAGACCCAAATCAATTATCTTTGGATTTAGAAAAACCTTTAAATAAAAATCATATGGA